TAGTTAACTGGGTAGATACTAAATTGTTCTGAGAGTTCATCCATGATACTGTCTAAGATATCGGATACTCGATCACCTTGGATTTCCTCTACATTACAACATTCAACTAACGCAATGAATTGATATAGTTGTACGTAGAGTCTCTCGGTGTTGTAACTCGATGAAGCACCTAAGATAAAGTTGTTCTCTATCTCACGAGTTAGTTCAGATAAGATCGATTGATATCTCTCAGTTTTAAGAAACATGTCTTTATCATAATGGAATTCACTGATTAACATGTTATCCAAAAGACTATCTTCTATCATCCGACTCATTCTATCTGCATCTAAACAAACGCAAAACGGGTAAGCAGGTCTTAGGTATTGTCTTGATTGTCTGACAATATACTTCGTTGGGGTGTAATGTAAGTTTTCAAGTGAGCGTGCTCTTCTTGACATGTTGTACCTTCTCTATTTATCGAATTCGACAAACTCCACTAATACGTAAATGAAATTAAGATCAGCTGTTATCGTAATTACATTAACAACTGAGTGCTCCGTATTCATCTGGTGAAGTCTATCGTAAATTTCATCTCTTACTTTAGTAAAGGTTTGATTTCCCTCTACAGGTTTGATCTGCTTTTGCTGGATTAACCATTTCACATTACAGCCTACGTAAATGCCGCGATAAGCAAGATAGCTTGCAATCGGTTTTACTAAGCTACAGAAAAAGGAATGGTCCCACCAAGCATCATTCTCATCCTTCTTATAATTCAAATCTTCTGCTGATGGCGTCTCAAACGTCAATACAGCGTACTTCTCATTAAACATGAATACTCCTATAGTTTTCTATCTAAAATCGCTCTATGGCTTAATTAGACACATTTTAACACATGTCTATAACCTTCTTGTCATATAGATAATATAGGGTTGTAGTTATCGATAAAAAAGCAAAAAAAAAGAGTAAGTTACGGGGTTTTCGGCAGCCCCGGAAGTGTAACTTACTCGTGCCCATATGGGCAATTGATCCTAACAAGGAACATATGAACAATAATCCAGGCGACTATATTTCAAATCGCCTGTGTTATTGACCATATTAACGGCGAGCTTTTAATAGCTCTAACTCAGCTTGTACTGCTGGCGTGTTGATCACATTAGCTTTATATTCTGCTTTTTGTTGAGCAGATGGTGGTAGGTCAGCTGACGCACCACCGAAGTAGCCTAATGAAGCTACTAATAAAACTGTTGCTGTAATGATTGTTTTATGAATTAGTTTAAATGTTTGGTTGTTCATACCCAAATCTCCTCTGTTAATTTAGTTATTACTATATCAGCAAATCTATATTTGTGATAGCAGTACTGATATGTATATTTACTGAAGTCCCCACGCAGTAGGCATTTAAGACATTCTACTACATCGGGGAATTGGTTATAATACCAACTACTAGGTTTAACTGACTCTATGTAGTTGATTAATGTGATGATTCGCTTTTCGTTAATCATATTACGATTCCTTATTACAAGCGGTTAAAATATGAGAGGGTTGTTCCAGCAACCCTCTCGCTTTATGTTGTAGTGAAACCATTTCAGGCGTGAATCTCGATCCCTGTACGACAGGTAAGTTCATGTTTTGATTAAACGAAGCGCATATCTAAATTTCTTTTCTTTTTGCTGAAGGATTAAGAGATATTACTCTATTCCTTCATGTAAATTATATATACTTATAAAATCAATAGAAAGGGTTTTTATAAAAATAAAAAAATTCGGGTAATATAGAGGGTACCAATTGGTACCCTCTGATTGTGTCTGTTAACTGTTTTTAGCAGGCTTATGAGCATCTATTAGATCATTGAGTGTCTTTTCTCTTTGGCTAATAAGTGCTTCATAGACACCCCACTCTGCAAACTTCTCTGAAATGAACTCTTCTGAGATCTCTTCATCGTTGTTTCTTGATGCAAAGTAGAATTGTGCTAATACATTTTCCATTGGGACTTCTTTCAATAGCTCGTCGATCGTATTTTGGAAGTGTACGGTGATTTGTTCACCTTCTACATTCTTAAAACGATGCCAATAAGCCGTATAAGAAGTATTTCCGTTTTCATCACGTGTAATGAGTCCACATGTTACATGAAGAAGATCAAGTCTTCCACCTGTTAGTAAACGTTTTTCACGGTGACTGACTGTTGTTTCATGTCCACAATATAGGACACCTGCTCTAAAACCAGGAATCGCATAGATCGTGAAGTTATCAAGTGTTCTTGGTCTGCTCCGATGGATTGGGTGTTGAGTTTCCATTTTGTTATATCTCCTATTGATAACAAAATCAAGAGGATGTATCAACTACATCCTCATTTTGGAATATTCTTATTCTAATTATAGAACAAGGCCGTTTTCTTCTACTGAACCACCATCGACATCAAGTTTAATACGTGAATTCACGACACCTGATAATTCTGCTTGGAAGGATTCAGTTCTGTCTTTAAGATGACGAATCATTTCTAATACTTCATCATATTCAGTTGTAAAGAAGACAGTACGGTTCTCAATCTTTTGACCATCGTTTAAACGGAAGATACCATCACATGAATAACCGGTTACGAATTTACCACGTGACGCTTCTTGTGCATCAAGGGATGTATGAAGCATCGCAAGTGATAAAGGATTGCGGTTATATTTCTCACCGAGTTTATCGGTGATCATAAGTGATGCCACACCAGGAGCTGCGCCAGTTACTTTCGTGAAGTTTAAGAAGTTACGTAAATCTGCATTATCTAAACCATGGTTTTCATTACTGAATAACATGGCAAGCATGCTGATGTATTCTTCTGCAACTTCATTAGCTTCTTTGATTGAAACATTCGGAATTAATAGGGTGATGAATGGTACGCCTGATTTCTTCGCCATGCTATCATAAGACACTAAAGTACGGTAAGCATTTTCAATGGATTTTAAGTTGTTATCATCTAAAAATAAGATAGAGATAACAGGTTTACCACGTTTGATTAATTCAGATGCAAGTACCGGTGCGATAGTAGAACCTGAACCACCATTTGCTGATGCTACCACGATATTGATATCACCTGGGTGTTTTTCACTGATGAAGTTAGGCACTTGTTGCATGATCTCTGGTGCGTTTTCTGCACGGATAGAACCTGAACCTTCTGCATCTTTTTCTAACTTAATTTTATAGAATGCATTACGCACTTTTGGTGATTCGATATTCGATTCTGATGTATCGATTAAGAAAGCTTCGATTTTAGCGTAACCTGCTTTTTCTTCTAAAGGTGCTGTGATGTAAGGTGATACGACATTGATCCCTGTACCACCACAACCATAAATAACCATTTTATTTTTCATAGTTAATCCTCATGAGTTTAATTAAATTTAAATTGTTTAGTTAACGTTAACGAAGTAATCAAACGGACTACTTCCATATACTTTGCTAAGATAAGAAGGATTTGTGAGATTACTTCAATAAGATAATATAGACTTATAGGAAGTAATAGAATTTAATTATCCAAGAAACAAAGGTATTTTTATTATGAGTCCAGTACAATTTGCGATTGCTGAGATTCGTTCAGTCATCCCGGATGAAATCTTAGAACTCGCCTTTATTCCAAAGACTAAATATAAATTGAGTCGTTCTCGCTTTACCCCTAAGAGTATCGACAGTCAAATCTATTTCAATGTGATCAATGAACGTGTTCGTCGTCATGTTGACAGTCAAGGGGCAAAACAAATTACGATTCCATTAAGTGGATTAAAATTCGAAGAAGTAGAAATGGGTAACGGTCAAGCTTGGACTTGTCATATCCCTAAACGATTAACGGGTGGTCGTACGATTACCCATGTGATTTCTGTTCACGTCGGTATGGTCGGTACAGGTGCAGGCTTTTTAGGTGGTGGAAGTGTTTCTCAATTTGGTTTAGGTGTAGCAACACGTAGTACCAATAATGCTTGTGGTAACGATATCCATCTTGCATCAGCTCGTGAGATTATGGATGCATCCAAGCCAATGGATATGAACTTCACCAGCAATGTTTACTTGATTGATGAAAATACGATCATGGTAGAAGATCGCATGCCAATCTCTAACCTTGAGTTAAGATGTCAGGTATCCAGTGATGAAGAATTTAGTTTCATTCAAGGTGCTCACGTTGCTGTATTTGCTGAGTTGTGTTTATTGGCTACTCAAGCTTACATCTATAAGAAACTCTCTATCGTGAGCGATAAAGCGATCTTAGATGGTGGTATGGATTTAGGTAGTGTGAAAGAATGGATTGATAAGTTTGCAGATAGCAATGAACAATTCAATGAACTCGTGAAAGGTCGTTGGGCGAAGATTCAGAAAATGTCTGATAAACCACGCCATAATCGTTGGTTAAATATGAAAGGCGCACTAGTTAACTTTAGCTAAAAAAAAAATAACGACACAAGTAGAGGGACTCTTGATGAGTCCCTCGCCTATGTCCGGATTACTGACCTCTTTCAAGTTCAGTGAATAACGGAAGGTGTTCTAGCACAGTTAAGTCTAGATTATCCACAATATTGTCTAAGAAATTTAACCATGTTTCTTCACATTCTTTACCGAAATGTAATCGATATGGGGCGTGTTCTTCATGCGCTAAATCCAATGGAATATTGTAAAGATAGCAGACATTAGAAGTGATACCTTCTTTACCGTGCTGTACAACGATAGTGATGAAGTTTTCTCGATCTGCCTTATCCATTGGTTTGCAGATTTGAATTAAACTATTTCCAAATTGAAGTGCCATAGTGTCTTTCCTTTATGCATACAACAAGAGATAAGGTCAGTTAAGTAAACCTAAACCTGATTATTGTACTTGGTTGTTTTCTGGTGCACCCATGAATGAATCAATGAACGCACGTAAATCATCGAATGTTTCGTATTCATCTACAGCAAATACATGCTCAGACGCAGTACGGAAGTATTCAGTTACATTGTATACCTGACGGCAGAGTAATGCACCCATCACACGAACAACGTGTAACGCTAAGGAGTGACTAGAGATCACTTCGATCTTCGCAGTGTTACCTGCTGCACCTTGATCCACTAATTCAGTACGAAATGATACCGGTGCTTGATGACCAAGTACACTGTTTGCATTGATTACCACACCGCTTTTCACTAATGCAGGTAACAGTACTTTTTCAAGGTTTTCATCGTTAAGTAAGTTTTCAATCGTGAACTCAGGCATTAAGCTGATACCTGCACCATTGACATAACCGATGATTGAACGGAAGATGCTGGTTACCGCATAGTCATGAACGTATTGGTTTTTCGCTTCTTCGCTTTCGAATGCTTTAATAGAGTCGAATAATTGGCGATCCATTTCAGCACAGGCTAAAACACGATACTGATCACGTTGTTGTTTTTCAGCAGCTGGGTTGACTGGTTGCACATCTACTTGATCTTCAAGTGCTTCTTGTACATCGCTAGTCTTTTGAGTTTCGACTTCTTCTGTTACCACAGTTTCATTTGTTTGTTCGGTCATTTAAGATTACCTTACTAATAAATTGATTAAAAAAAAAAGGGATAGCGGAGGACACATGCTATCCCTAAAAGAAGGGTGGAGGAAAGGAGATAACCTAACCAACCGAGGTATTATAATCGGCTAGGCCAATGAAATAAACCCCCACCCGTATACAGGAGTATGAGTAAACCGCTACCGATTAGTCTGAAAGACCACCCCATACTTTCTTAACTTTATCATGATCCATGATGTCATTGTTGTTCAATGAAGCATATTGGGTCAATGAAGTTGAGATATAACCTTTACGAACGATTTTCTCATCCGGATTTTTAAGGTTGTTGAATTTTGCTTCACGTTTTTGTAAAACACGGATTTGGCTGTGTTTACCAATACCAGCTTTAAGCGATGCTTGTTCTAATTCTTTATTTTTGTCGAAGACTTTCTTCGTTAAAGAACCGAACTCGATTGCTACCGCTGCAGCCACGTCTGATTTTGCTTCATCGTGTGCAGTGATTGATGCTTCAGTGATACCTTCTGGTAATGCTTCAGCGATCGCACCTTTTTCAACAGTACCTACACCATTTTCATCTACGGTAATTTTACCTTTGATTTTTTCAAGAATAAGATTAACGCGTTCAACTTTACTTAATTTAGCCATGAGATTTCTCCTATTAAATTTTGATAGACTAAGTTTATATTGCAATATATACTTAAATCGGAACGAGATAAGTACATGAGTTAAAGTAAGATAGTAAAAGATTACTACCTTACTATCAAGTAGATAATATACCTTTATAATAACCTATAGAAACGGGTTAAGTTTTAGAAAGGTGGATCATCATAATCGTACGCCGAGTTATCATCATCCGATATCAGTCTTTTTACATCACCACTATCATAGACATCATCGCTAACTCTACCAGTTAGGATATAGGATACGACACGTTGGTCTGGCATTATGCGAGTACTATCGATACTACTACGCCAGAAAGCTGCAAGCTCATTGGTCACAATTGGTGAATCGTTATCTGTTAAGATCCCACCGTAGAATCTCAGTGCTTTAGCAAGTAGTTCGATTTCTTTGGTTCGTTGGTGATAATAACCATTCGAGCCTAAGATACCCGTATTGAATTCACCTCTTGGTTTGCCGTTCTCATCGTTACCGTATTCCGCCGAGCCGAATAATGATGTCTGACGATGGAAAACAAAGAAGTAACCACTGACCATGTCATAATACACAGCTGAGGAATCCACCGAGTAATAATCATCGTAGCCAAATGGGAATAAATTGATTACTGCAAGATCTACCGTATCAGTAACATCTTTTGATTCGAGTGTCTCTGTATCAAAATCGATGACATGCAAGATTCGATCAAATAACATCACCGCAAATCGATACGTGTTCTCAGCGACCCATCCATATAAATATTTCGTATCTGGTTTACCTGCAATACCTGTACCAACTTTGTCTCTGCGATTGATAAGCTCGACATTATCAACAAACACATCACTGCGTAAATCAGTAATCAAAACAAGGGCAAACTTAGTTGGTTTAAGTCTTTTTGTGACAGCAGGTTCAAATGAGACAACTGGTTCACTTAAACTAAGACGAGTGAACTTCTTACCTTCGGTATAGTTCTGATATAGTTTCAAAAGTTTCTCATCACGAAGAAACGGTTTATTTGGAAGAAACTGCGTATCCTTTTTCTTTGGTTTATCGTTTACGAGCATTTCGTGTACCTCTCTTTTCTTGTTGTTCAATAATATAATGCTCCAACACCTGAAGTCTTTCTTCTACGCGTTGGTTAACATGATCTTGTGCATCTCTGTCGGGAATCTGGATAACACGTTCCTCGACAAGTTTAAGTCTATCATCAAGATGATTATAGTCCTTGACTAAGACTTCGAATTTATCTCTTTGCTCTTCCATCTCATGCACTGCACCGTATAATGCGAATGTTGAGAAAATTAAACAAAGTGACCATATCACAAATAGTGTTATTCCCGTCAGTTTCAGGAATGTCTTAACTGGTGATCTACGTTCTTGTTTAAAACCTGAAATTAAACCCATGGTGCCCTCCTATTAGACGATAAATTAAGGGTAATTTAATTGAGAGATAAGTACTTTTACTTGTACTTTACCATGGAGATAATATATACTTTTAAACCGGGATAAACCACTTCCGCCCAATACCATGTATCCAATATAAAAATTTATTATAATTAGAATTAAGGTCGAACCAAAAATGAATGAAATTAATATAGTGGAGTTCTGTCGTGAAGATGGGAGAGTGGCTTTATCACTTGAATATCTCGAATCAGGAATAAACTTAAAATTGCATCAGAATAAATGTCTACGTGATGAGTGGCTGTTTAGTCTGCCCTATCGGCTAGAAGAACTTTCTCGTTTAGACGAATTACTCCGTGATACTTGTTATAAGTATCTCGAAATGTGTCGTCAAAACAAACATCCTACTTATAAATGGATTCGTGAACAAATCAGTCCTTATAGTGGGTTGTTATATCAAAACGATTTATTTAGTCCTCGTTGTCAGATGACAAGACACGTGGCATCACATCTTCCGATGTACGTGGTAGGTGAAAATAAATCGGATCGTTTCGGTGGCTATCAAACCCGTTGCAATGGCCGTATCGTTGGGAAAGAATCCCAAGTCAACCAGATCCCAAATCACGTGATCCACCTTCACTTGAAGCAATACAAGGATAAATATCATGCTGAAACAGGGATGAGAATACCAGGGAGATTCATGCACAAATGACTTATCCGTTCAAACATATTAAAGATAAACAAGAATTCAATCAGCCATTAGGTGGGTTTATTGGAAATCCAACCATGGAAGAGAGAAAAAACCTAAATAAAGTTCATGAAAAACTTGTACCACCGAAAGTTAAACCTTTCGTAGCTTATGATGATGGGTATCATGATGAAAGCGACGAGTAATAATATCTTTAAAGATAAATCAGTATCTAATCCGAATGTGATTAAGAAAATCCATCAAGGTAAGATTGGTCATTTAGTGGATGGTAAATTTGTCGAATTAAAAAACAATGAAAAAGTCCATCGCAGTAAGAAGATCGTTCGTCTATTCGGTTGTATTAATCTGCACAAGGAAGATCTTGATTTATATACGAGATCGGGTGGTACAGTTAAAAGCCGAGGTGGTGTAAGTAATGGTGGACGATCCACGACTGATACTTACATGCCAATGTATACAATCTATCTTCCTGGCCATCAACTTAGTTAAACACGAGGCATCCTAGGATGCCTCTTAGTTTTGTCCAAAAAAAAAAATAACAACAGAAATCAGGGAGTCCGAAGACTCCCGTATATTACTTGATAACCAAGGTTCGAGATTGTAGTGCACGCCAATGTTCTCCGATCTTATTTCGGAGACTGACGTTAAGCCACTCATCGAGTTTAGCTTTTAAAGCATCAGTCAGTTCGTGACCTCCCTTTCTGAAACCTTTTGGCTGTTTACCGATATCAACATTGTTACTCAGTGCCATGTAGACTTCGTTTTGTTTGATATAAGTCAAGAACGGCCAACTATCTAAACCTCTTGATTGGTGGGCTCCATATGGCATGATGGAGATCTCACCTTCGCTCATATTGATTTCAGTCATGATCGTTGTTTCATAACCATAAACCTCAATGATGCGATGAACAAGATAATCTTTAATCAGATCAGCGAATGCACGCATCTCTTCTTTTGATTTCTTGATATCACGAAATGTGGTAATACTCTCAGCCATATAAAGCCTCCTCATCTATTCAAATTTAAGGACTATCTTCTTAGGGATATTTCCCTGACAGTGGTTCTCGTACAAACGGGTATACCGATAATAAAGCATATTGGCTATGGCATCGTTCGGTCGACCTTTAAAGTCTTTCCCATCATTCATATCCAGTCGATAATCAAAGTCATCTACGAGAGCAAGTTGTTTATGTTTGGTTTGCGCAAGGATGGTAAATCCTGTTGGTAACTGAACATACTCAAACTTTAAACAATCACGAAAATAATCATGATTAATCTTCTCACAATGACTTAATATCTTCTTACTTAAGAAACTCATGATCTCTGCACGAGAAGGTGCGGGAACATTCCTGGATACTAACATGAGATCCATGACTACCCCTTAGATAAACGTGTTACTTCCTCACCACCAATAAGGATTTTAAACTCACGAGACATCAGCGTTGTTGCATTCCAATTTCCCGGTAACGTGATCTTGTGGAACAACCAGTTATCAAGTACGATTCTGATATCATCAGAGAGATAATACTGACTCTTACGAACATCAAAATGAACATCGAATTTGTTTATCGCAACAACCTTACTCGTTGGTTCTTTATATCCGTAATTGATCTCTCTATATTCGCCGAACTCGTGATTATCATCTATAAACCCGCAGTGGGTAATACTGATAACACCTTCAACCAAATCAGGTACAACATGAAATACAAATTCATCATCGTACTTCATTCTTGCTGCCTCAATAAGATAAGCGTTTATCCCATGAACAATATCATGACAAACAAGTAGTTTGCTGATCGATTCTTCAAGGGATCTAAGCTTGGGGTAGTGTCCATCGGCCAGAACTTGAGTATTTGGGATATTGTTTACGAGTTGATTGTAGATCAGAGCAGTAGCATTGGTAGCTAACCGTTTCTGACCTGGATCATCGTAGTTATCATCATATGCCATATTACTTCTCCGGATTCTTTGGTTTAAGGTTGATCACAAGATATTGCGATGCGACTGTTGAGAAAACCTCACCGTGCGGCAATTGAACAGGTCTTTTTAACCAACTATCAACAATTGAGTTATACTCTGGATTGTATTGTTTTGCGACCAATGAATTGAGGAAACGCTCAATGCTATCTACCTCAAGATCAACTTCAGTTTGTTGTTCAAGATAAACGAATTGGGCATCTTGTTGCTTCGCTGATTGCCAGTGATGCGTGATCGTAATCACACGAGTATCAATATCATAATCCACGCTGAACAGGTGATCGATATTATAAGCCTTTTTAGCAACTTCTTTCAGATGAGCCTGCACGGTATACGGAATGTACTTTCTGGCGATATCTGAGATAAGGTCATTGAGTAACTTAGACTTGAACTCACGTTCTTGTTTAGTCTTGGGTTTCTCTTTAACTACACCTGCTGTTTCAAGAGTCGTCGCTAATCCGCTTTTAAGACTGTAGTCAAACCAAGGCATACACCCTCCCGATTATTAAAGAATTGAATATCAAAATGTTTACTTCTGATCGTGTAAACCTCTTTACCATTCGGTAGTCTTATTGGATAACGTAACCACTGCTTAAGTTCATTTTGTAGATCATCGCGTAATACGATACTATTTCTAACAAGATTTCGTGGCGCAGCAAGATTATCCAATGACGCACTTGTATGGTGAGTTGATGGTTGAGCATAGCTCACTTTGACCTCACCTGGATCTTCGTTTTCATCAGTATACTGACCAACATGGCAAATACTTAACGTGCGGGTATCTGAGCGATAAGATATATCAAATCTAAGATTCTTACCGTATTCACGACATCCTAGGTTAAGTAAATAACTCTCAACTGTGAGCGCGATATCTCGGCCAAGATTACATTCTTTAATCTGTTCTTGTATTTTCTCTAATTTAACGATATCAGCTTTTGATTCAATACCAGCATTCATATCACGGCACATGGCAATATTCAATACAGTACGAGCAAGATGTATTTCTGATAGGGTTAATTTAATATCTTCGATTTTATTAATCATGATTCCTCCTACCAAAAACCTTCAGTGATTCCAGTGTAGAACTCGAAGTTGATTTTTCTTGCTACTGGATAGGTTTTATATTCTTTATCCATGTAGAAACCTAACTGATCATCAAGTAATGCTGCATCCATTTCAACATGATCATATTTAGTACCTTTAACGTATTTGAATTTAACAAACTCACTTGCTTTGATTGGGATATTGATTTCATCATATTCGAAAGCATAGCCAAGCTGTTTTGGTTCAAGTTCAACATTGATATGAACAACGAGCTGTCCTTCCTCAATATACAAGTTACCACCCGCAGATAGTACTTTAACTGGATCACGTGAATTACGGCATGCGATCTCAAGTCGATTTATCAGTGAACTCGTAAGCAGCGACATGTCTGCTTTATGCGTAATACGAGTACGCTTTTTCACCAGTGTTTGATTGTATTCCATATCTCCTCCTATTAGAGATAAAGTTAAAATGTTTTAATTAAGTACTTAATGAGAACATCTTTATTCTCATAGAAATAATATACACTTGTAGCAATCAATATAAAAAGGCTTACTACTATATAGGAATTTCTGATATACATAGGCAAATATTTATCTATATAGGAGGGAATTGTACTATGAGTAATATCTATGACAATAATAAACCAATCACTTTACTAGCAGCACAACGTGTTCAGATTGGGAAAGGGGTATTAAACAATACGAAGTTATTAAAGCGTTATAGCAGATTAGATTTGATTGATGTACATGATCACACGAAGAATGTTTTAATCCGTAAGCTACCAACGATCATCAGAGCAAAGTTTGAGGAAAGTACCCCACCATTTAAATTAGCGTTCACCAATAACGACAATGCACTACGGTGCCACTATATCTGGAATAATCGTGCTTTAGGTTACTTCGGTGTGTTGTTAGATGATGATGGGAATTACATGGTCTCTTATGATACACCAAACGTTACACCTGTTGAGATGTTTAGACCCGATGGTAGTTCGTATACAGTAAACAAAATTACACCTGCTGTAAATAGTTTTGATATGAACACTATTCCTAATCTACCTTTTGGTGTAACAAGTTTCTATTATGACTATACGGCTAAATGGATGATTGCGATTACTAAGCGAGAAGATAACAATCAACTTGAACTTCGTATCCTACCACTTAACGGAAATGATCAAGAAAGAATCCAACAACTTGAAAGACATCTTAATCAACTTATCCAACCCACTGCTTCAGTAACAGATGGCGATGATAAGCGTTATTTGATCGATGTGGAGTTTGCTGATATCTATTCTACAGTCATGCACTATAATCCACCTGTTAACAAGGATGGATTAAATACTTCTTGGAATGCAGGTATCTTTGATAAGATTGCCATGTATGATACCAGAGAGGAAGCAAAGACTAGAGATTGATCAAATGAGACTACTTCGGTAGTCTCTTATTTCTGTTGTTAATTTAAAATCGTTAATATAAAGCGCATAGAGCGATTATTTAGTATAGGGATGATAAATTATACCAACCTATAAATAAAATGCATTAGAGAGCTTTTTAGAGGCATTCTAGATGATATTTAAACCAAAAAGAAAAGTGGACAAAAGAGAGAGGATATCAGTTGATATCCTCTATACTTTAACCTTAACTTAACAACCGATTAGATATAGGTGTCATCAAATTTGGCATCCTGATACGCTTTCGTATTTTGGATGTTCTTCATGTAGTCACCGTAACTCTTTTGAGGTTGTTGTGGTTTCTGGTAGTTATTACCAGTGTTATTGTAGTTCGGCTTGTTATCGCGTTTCATTTCACTTGGTGGGTTTAACAACTCATGCTGGATCTGGAACCCACATTTTGCACCCACAGTCGCTTTATCAATCAATGGTTGATTTTCATAGCCCATCATGTTGCTATAGAAATCAGCAAAATCCACATCACCAATAAAGTAACCATCCTGATGGATATTCCCTGCACTATCAAGATACTGTTTTAATTTCTCTTTGATGCTGTTTAGCTGTTCTTCTGAATGAGAAGAGAGACTATAGACATGCGGGATGATTTTCTTACTTTGTTCATTAACAAAAATACGTAAGATCAGTTTACTCATGTAATCGTAGAAGTAACTGGTAAAACCAAACTCCGCTTCTTTCATGGTAGCCGGATCAAAACCATTTTTACTTGGCATCACCTGACGCATTTGGAATGCTTCACCAGTAGCTTTACTAGTAAGATCTAAGACATTTACCTCAGCAGGTTCGTAATGTAATTCATAACCATACCCACTTTGCGTAGTCGATAAACGGAAGTGATTAAATAAACGATCGATCACTAGGTAATCTACCTGGATACGACCTTCTTCGACTTTCACTTGGTATTGGGCTTTCTTCGGATTCGTTTCATGTAAGATACGATCCGCTGCTTTCATCTTATACAACGTACCCTTCTCACCATGGTTAACGATATCTAATAAATCCAAACGACCAAAGCGTTTCATTAACCCACCTACTCGACTGATGGTCTCAGTATCACGGATACGATGAGGCTTGACTAACACGAGTCCTTTTTCTTTGTTCTCTGACATATCCAAAACTCCTTAACTCAATTCTATTTAAGTATTCGATTCAAAAAAAATAACAAGGGACAATAACACTTCATTACCTACCCTTGTATCGAATATGCGGACATAATCGAGAGATACAAACGGCGTATCTCCTTTGGTTCAAAATGGGGTGACTTGATGATTTCCATAAACCTACTCACATTAGACTATTCTTACTTTGATACGTGATATCAGGTTTAAGTATCGGTTTTACGATTTAGGCGATGATAAGACCGCGATACTGACTCTTGCTGTACCTGTCTTGATCATGTCTAGTTTCTTGGCGGCACCTTGACTCACATCAAGGATACGACCATGTTTATAAGGGCCTCTGTCATTGACCTTCAAAACAGCACTTTTCCCATTACTGAGATTGGTGACTTTTATTTTACTTCCAAGGGGCAATGTCTTATGCGCTGCCGTCATGGCATTCATATTAAACACTTCCCCAGTTGCAGTTTTACGTCCATGATGGAAACTTCCATAATAAGACGAGACACCCGTTAAACGGTGCGTGTCTGGATAGGCTTTTGCTTCACTTATTCCTGGTAAGAGAAATAAACTCAACAAGGCTGCATAAATGCACCCATTCGATTTCTTCATACTGGTATACTCCGAGTCTGGATACTTTCAATCTTGGTTTTGCTTTAAGCAGAGTTAAGAAAGTTTAATATCACTACAAGCGTACTAAAGTAAAAAGAAGTTTAGTGTGGAGATTTACATCCATCATCAAGTCATATAGCTTATACACTACACTAGGATAATATAGCCTCGTAGCATCACATAGCCGAGCGGCCGCTCACCGCACCGCTCATCGCCAAGCCAGCCGAACCCATCCGCCGCCGGCTCTCAATTATCTCTCTTAGGTTTTCTTTTTCTCTCTAAAGAAAAAGCAATAAAACATTTCTCAGATAATCCAAATATATAAAATCATCAAAACGTTTACTTGATACGTTTTTGTTGATTTTATATATTTGATATCATAACCATTGATTTGGTAAATCCTTAGTGTATACTAGGCGGTATATAAACCGCCATAGTAATCTTTCTTAAAACATGATTAAAAAGGATTTACTCAAATAAAGATCATTCCCTGGTAAGATACTTCTTACCAGACAGGAATGAGATAAGAAAGATGTTACTTTGTAACATCTTTCCTTTTTCCTAAAATTAAATTTATTTAATTTTTTATAAAAATAAAAATTCTTAAGGGGAAGGGTAGATAATTTATGTAGTGTAATGAAGATGAGTGTATACGAATCTGAATGAAACGGAATAAATTATCTGGGTTGGGGTTTCAATACAGAGAGGAGTGAATGAGTAGTATACGGATTGAGTATAATACGAATGAACGACATCCTTCCACCAAAAATTAAACTATAGTATATAAGGGGCGAAGCCCCTTATATATAGTAAAAAAATTGAACAGTAACATATACTACAAAAATATAATAATATTTTACATTTACATGACACTTAAGAGATAGAGATAATGGAGAGATGAGATAACCTTATCTCTCTTATTTTTGTTGTTATATAGAGATGAAAAGAGATATACTGTATACGTATAGTACTAAGTAGAGATAAGAGAGATAGTATACTTAGTAGAGATAAAGATTAACCATAGTACTGAATAAAGAATAGATACTATACTCAGATAAAGAGAAAAGAGAGTATAAGTATAGGGAAATTCGTATTCGGGAATTTTTTGGAGAAAAAAGAAAGATGACGTATTGGATTACAGAAGGACCGAATGGGATGGGAGCAAATGCTTCAACAAATGGCTATACGGTATTACCTGGTGGAACCATTATGCAATGGGGGAGATTACCGGGTAACCATGATGGAGCGTGGCATAATTTTCCTACACCGTTTCCTAACGTGTGCTATAATGTCGTGGTGACGCCACATGCAAGTGCGATGAATAATGACTATGAGAACCCGCATATCGGTGAGATACGACGAGATATGTTTTGGGCGAAGGCTAAGTATGATCACCAGTTAAATAATGCGACCTTTATCGCATTTGGTCGATAAGAGAGAGAAGGATATCTTTAAGATGACGTATTGGATAGAAAATGCACCGGGGAATCTAGAACCTCGTACTGCAGAAAATGGTTATAGTATACTACCGGGTGGGATGATGATCCAATGGGGTGGTATACCGAATGAATATGGGGGTGGATGGCATAATTTCCATACCCCTTTTCCAAATGAATGTTTTATGGTGTTAGTCAACCAAGCGGATGTTTCGGGGGACTTTGAAAACGTACGGGTAGATCATATCGAAAGAACCCGTTTTAGTGCTTGGGGTAAACATGCTTGGCATGCTAACGGCGGTCAGTATATCGCCATAGGGAGATAACAGATGACTTATTGGATTACAGAAGCCCCCGGTACCAGTGATACCCAAGGTGGTGAGAATGGGTATAGTATCTTACCAGGCGGTGCGATCATTATTTGGGGAACCTTTACAGGGGATGGAGATAAAGTGAATTTCCATCGTGCTTTTCCGAATAACTGTTTTGCAGTAAACTTTACAGGTACTTCAGGTCAGCGGGTAAACCCTAAGATCGCGAGTAAAGATCGTTTTGGATTTGTGGTACACCATCGTGAGAGTAGACGAAGTGGTTTTGGTCGACATGCGACGACCACCGGCTATGAAGCAATCCACTACGTAGCTGTAGGTAACTAAGGTTTTAGGAGATACATCTTTGGGTGTATCTCTGCCTTATGTCCCTTCCAATGCCATGTGTCTATATTTAAAGAGATAGAATATGAGTTTTAGTAATTTAAAAGAGATCTTCGATCATTACTGTGAGACGGAGATCAATCGTAAGCTCCTTGAGAGCTTAACGAAATGGCGTAATCGTTTTTACAGCCGTAATAGTGAACATGTGGGATTTTTCTCTACGGCATCATTTGGGTTATACATCCCAAAATGGATGAGTAGTGATGATGATGTTTGGTTAAATGAGATCTTAGGGATCGACGAAGATGAAGTCGCCGATTTCGTTTATGCGTTACCGACGATCAATAAAGATTTTAAAGTCAGTAGTAATATCTTAAGTATCGGGATGGTGTATCTGATGCATCGTGCTCATACTTCTAAAAACTTAAGTCAAAAAGAACGTGATGGATTAAAATTGGTGATCATGGAGATCATGGTCGCGCGTTATTTGACCTCTGTGATGAATAACTATTTCTCTCGAGGTAAAACCTCACCTGAGATCAGTACCGAGGTCTATGAGCGTCTTACACGTCGATTTGATCTTAAAGTAGCCGGTAGTTGGAAAAACTGGATCGAAATGAAATCCGAGTTATTTGTTATCGGTGATGATCAACGTGCTGATGCAAAATATGCGAAGCAAGAAGTCTTTGATACCTTTGATGATGAGTTAGTAGTGCGTAAGCTTAACAGTGTGAAATCTCAGATCAATAAATCGATCGTCGAGATCAATGCGGTATTTAGACAAGTACTAGATGACCAAGAGAAAGTCATCTCGACTTCAGCATTAAGTATGAGCGTGGATGGATTATACCTTGGTGATTTGGTGAGACAACAAAGTCAGTTCTTACACTACCAAGATAAGATCTTTACGGATGAGAATAGTTTCATTAAAGAGGATCTTCTCTACGTGATCGAATCTTCCATGCCGACGTTAGTGAAAAGTACGTTCCGTGAAACCTTAAGCTTTATGGTGCGTAATCAAACTGTACCGAAATGGAAAAATAAAATCTTAGATGCCCGTCATGATGTCATGATCTATAGTCTGGCTTTAATCCAATCAGAAGGATTAAAAACGAATGACTTGGTTCAGATTGCGCATCGTTTACGTCAAAACTTGTTATCAGGTAAAGCTAACGATAAGACGTTATTGTCAGTACGTAAATTGGTAGATGGATTTATCTATGAAGTCAAACCAAAACTAAAAGGTAAACTCGTTTCTTTAGAACGTTCAGGGGTGATGTTGTATATTATTCTTCGTACTCTTGCGATGAACTATTATAAATCTTAAGAAATAAAAGTTTATTTTATTTTGTACTATTATGTGGAAACATGATAACTCCTATGGGTCACTGGCAGGTGACTTTATCATACGCCCACAGTTTTCTAAAAAGATCAGCTGGGAGTAAGTATTTTCTTACTCCCTTGCTTGATTATATGAAATGAATTTGATTGACAGATCAGTCAGGTATTCTTGATAAGAAACTAATGATTCAGTTACGCTATCCATATGGATTCTTCATTGGAATCCTCCTTATGAAAGTTAGAGTTGAAAATAGAAAGGCCTGAATACCTAGTAAGTACAATGAAAGTGGTTTGTGCTCTGTTTCTCACGTTTTCTTAAGACGTTGTAGACTTTTCTGTCAATCGCCCTCTTTGGTTATGGGGATAAGATTTTTTGGTTCGGTTGCACGCGGATCTTTTGCATCCTAGCATAGAACGGTTCTTTTGTTATTAATAATACGTCTTTCCCTATAACCAAACCCTTTTCGTTCTGAATGGCATATGGGTTTGCTAGCATCTTCCCTTTTACAGTATCTCAGCCTAATGATGGTACCATGTTTCATGGTGTTTCCTTTATCTCCATAAGTCCTCTGGCTTGAGTGGTTGTTCAGAACGAAACCTAAGTCTACCCTGGTGATTATCATTGAGCATGTACCATCATTATTTTGTTCATCTTGTATCGCTACTCTTACCTTCTTCGGTCTACAAGGATGAACTTTGCGCTCCGTATGGTCATGCGATATTCATCAACCTCACCAGGGTGACACCCTTATCCTATAATAATACAACTTGATTAACATTCTAAATTCCCTGGGCATCTTTATGATGCCCTTCTTTTTTGTCGTTATTTTTTTTTATTTAAATTCTTACTGAGGTGAAAGATAAAATGTTCTAGAGACGGTTGCTAGGATAAGAACTGGTTTCAAATGAAACTTTTATTTGCAAACTAAGTGAAGATGAAAGAAATAATTCCTGTTTAATAGTTACATCAATCTATAGTCGTGTTTAATCCGTCTTAATCACGCCGTGTAGCGTTATTTCAGGATGACCTATACGATTCATCGTCTAAAGTGAGATTGTCGTCCTATGCTTGTTATATTGCGTTCTCTGATATCGAGTAACGAGGTCACGGCCGTGAAAGTATTCGAAGTGTATCTCAAGATATATAGTGATCTTCATTTAAACGATGAGACAACAAAAATAGAGGCATCCCAAGGGATGCCTCTTATTCTGTCCGTTATATTACTATAACGTATCACTAAGCTTAGCCAGCTGCTACACCCATGGTAGTAGAGCGTTCTTGTTGCGCTTTATCAGTCGCAAAGTTAGCTTTCATCTTAGTGGTATGCTCAGTACGAGCCATTTTGTAGTTTTGTTGCATGATACCAGTGCTATCAGCTGATGCTAAATCATCGTAAACTTTGATTTCGCCTGCTTTCACGATATCTTCATAGGTGTCACCTAAGTATGCACGACGGTCTACTGAAGCCATACCGCGGATTTCAAGAGATTGCAAGATGTTATTTGCAAGTACTTTCGTACCGCTGTTAATTTCTTGAAGACAAGTAAATTTAACAGTAACCTCTTGAGTCTCACGACCTGCAGTTTTATCCATTTCACCCACACGATCACCAGCATTATCTGGCATCATGTTAGTACACAACCATGCATTCACTGCATAGGTACATGTCGGATCTGGCTCGATATAGATACAAGTCGCTGCAATGTTTTCAGGCATTAAGCTGTAAGCATTGAATGCAGCTGATTTACGGTTGTTAGTTTCAGTGATGTATTTTTGAGTCGTTACAACACCAGGGATTTGAGTAATTGGATCACCCATACCCATAACAATCCAAGTTTCGAAGAATAAACTAATACCACGACCGATTACATCATCCCAAGTATGAGTTGGTTCTGATTTTTCACGGGTAGTACGAGAGAATACATCGAATACTTCGTTTGCACCTACGTTAGTTTGAACGTATTCAGCTTTGATAGAAGAATCCAAACCAGAGATTTTCTTCGATTTGTTTTCCATCAATGCTTTAAACGCACGAACCATTGATTTACCGTTATCGTTACCGATGTATTTGAAGAACAATGGTACTTCAAGTACGAAACAGAGAACGTTATTACGGGTGTATGGTGTATTGGCATTCAATACACGGAAGTCGGTACTAAGACCATTCTGACCATCCACGTCAAGACGTGCAACAACATCAGAAACACCATTAGCAAGACCAACTTTATTTTTAAGAACTGAGTCTTTTGCGATGAGAACTCGTCCATTACGTAAAGTACCACTAGGCATTTGTCAAGTCCTCCATGCGTTTTGCAACCACGAATGATTTATTCAAGGTACGCATATTTGGACCGTAGAGATCTACTTTACATGTCCAGCTGTAGCCTTGAGCTTGGTCTTTCGTGTCTTTGTAAGTTTGTGGAACAACCACAACACGGTCATCATAACGACCACGTACACGGTCACGGATCATGGTGTCAGATAACTCCATGAAATCTTCATCAGTCAGTTTACTGTTACCGGTTAACTCCGCCCATACTTGGAAGCAAATATAGTCGATATCGCAGATGATTTGCATTGTGATATCAGAAGTTAAAATAGAGGTATCGTTTTTGTAAACGGTTTTAAGACCAGGACAGAATACCACACGGTCAGATTTATTGATGAAGTATGATACACCATTATCCCAAGAACGAATACGAGATTCAACAGGGATATAAGCATTCGTTACTTCTTTACCTTCCAATACATGGTTGTATGGAGGCGCATCATAACCATAACCCGCAAGCATACCACCAGGTTGACCCATGTATTGCGCACGCATACGTGCTACTTCATACGTCATTGGAACGTATTTTTTATAGCGTGGGTTATTGATAAGTTTCATTGCTTGTGGAATAATTACAGCACGCATTGCACCTGTACCGAATAGTTCAGATTCTACGTAGTTACGTGCTTTAGAAACAAGGTTTGCACCGATTGATTCTTCTGCATCCACAGCTGGCGCTTGGTTAGGGTTGTTGATGAAGTCACAAGTACTCATCGTTAAGTTAGCTTCTTGACGTACACCAAGTACTTTATAAAGACTCACTTTAGTTTCAGTAGAATAACCCACGTCGTATACTTGACGGAATGGATATTTACCTTGGTCTCTCCAAGTAGTAGGGTGTAATTCATTACCGGTTGCCATGGTATCAAAGATTTCTTTAACTAATGCGTCAAAGTTCTTGTTATTCATAGTACCATCGCCACCACCTGCTAACCAGAAGGTTTTACCACTGTCCATAGAGATCGCATCATTGCTATCTAATTCACGTTGTACGTAAATGGCATTGTAAGGACGGTTAGTGTGGTCACGACCAGTAAAGAAGTTGATAAGATGTTTACCATCTTCAACACCTTCAGTTGTGCTTAACGCAGTATTGTTGGTTTGTGCTTCAACTTTATACATTTCACCTAGAACTTCTTCTAAGTTTTCACGATATAAATGGAAGCTACCGATATCACCATAAGTGGCTGGTTTACCACCACGAGTATCGAAGTCTTGATAACTATCTAAGAAAATTTCTTCGAAGTCGATAGAAGCATTACCTGCATTAATATCGAATGCACCTTCTTTGAATGAACAAAGAACAGCGTTACCGCCGGTTTGAGTTTTAACAACAACACCATCAGCACGTTCATTTTGACGTGTTAATACTTGGATGTTGTATAGATAAGCTTTTTGGTCTAACAATGTGCTTACTTGAGCATTAGTCAAGCCACCACGTTTGTTAGGTGCACTGAAACGAAGACCGATGTTGTTACCAGATTTACCTTTCCATTGTGCTTTGAATTCAAAGATTGGAGAAATTTTAGATTGGCTGGTTGCATCGTCACGTACTTGTAATGTACCAGTACGAGTTTCTAATGTGCCAAGTTTACCATCTGATGGCATTGCGATAACGCGCCATCTTGCAAGGATACCTTCGATTGGTTCTTCAGTACTTAATACGATTTTGTTGTTCGCATCCACTTCGTGTTCACCAGAAACAGTACGAACTGTTTTACGGAACTGAGGTGATTTAACCCATTCAAGCGCTAAACAAATACGTGCTTCTGCTGGCATGTCTTTTGGATGAAGACGTTGTACCATCATTGGGTTGCCGTATTCTTTAAATAGGTTAGCAAAAGGCGTTGCTAAAGTACCATATGGACTCTTTTCATCAAAGATCTCTTCCCCGAATAAAGCGACTGCAGAAGAAGCAGAGCTAATTACTGCATTGAATGGACCTTTACTTGCATAAGTAAATACCACTGGTAAATGCATCGGGATCTCTGGTGCAACGTAAGGAACAGCACGGATGGATTCATCCTTCGTACCCGGATACCAAATCAGCGGGGTACTATTGTGCGGCTCAAATGTAGCCATAACCATAGAGAAACTCCTCTTTATTTATTGGTTACTAATATATTAGTTTTATTATCTCACCCAGTACTAGATGGAGATAACCGTTATTGCTCTTGAGCTATCAAAGTAAAATAAAGTAGGGTGACTAGAATTCCTACAGTTCCCACTATTAATAAACTCCTTAATTAAGAAATTTATGTCGTTTTATACCCCAGACATAAGGGGTCTACCCTCGGTCTTTCGCTTATGAAATGGCTTAAGATCTAGGGTGGGTCGATTTTACGACATATGATACGAACTCTGTAAACATTTACACCTAGACGTAGGTGGTCAAAGTTACAGAGTAATCAACTATAAACCACATTTAGCTAAATGAGTATATAAAAGATGAACATGAAAAGTCCATATGAGACCATGGTTCTGCGTCGATCTAATATTAGTAAGCTCGAGCAGAAATTAAAAGAGATGGTAATCACGAAGCAAGTGAAGTCTATTGACCAAGAAGGAAAATATGATTTCGACACCTATCGTATTTTAGGTGTAGCAGGTGAAGTAGAGATTCCTTATTTCTATCAACCAATTATTATTGAATTACCAGAACAAAAACCTACTATCGTCGTTGACTTCCGTGCTTATGCTGGAGTAAAATTAGAAAACGATATCATCCATCGCAATAGAACAAATGAAACCACTAACTTCATTATGGTGTATGCCATTGCAATGGGTGAATGGATGAAAGATGCGGATTCATTAATCTTAACGCAAGATTTACCAATCAATACTTACGGTGCATTAGTTGCTGAAACTGTAGCACGTCGTTTAGGTTTAGATCCAGAATCAACCTTACGTCTGATGGCAGCATTCCAATTGTTCTACGCAACCCGTACAGTGAAAGATATCCAAAATATCAAACCAGAAGAACTTGCTTCTATTGCAACTATTCTCTCTCGTAAGATGAAAGTGGATATCGGTACGCACATGCAAATCGTTGAGATGTTAGATGCATCTGATCTTAAAGATATTGATTCATTCATGAAGAAAATCCGTGAGCTTGCTTGGTCACCTCGTTTATCAAAATTAACAGTTGGGGATTTAACGATTATGCTTGCAGGTGGATGGATCTCTCAAGGTAATCCAAAAGAAACCATGGCTGTGGCGATTGAATTCCCGCCAGCTTGGCTTGCCATTAACTTCACTTGTGCGAAGAATAAGTTCTATCAAAAATTACCATTAGGTCAAATCATGAAACGTTTAGATCGTAATGGTGCATTAGGAACTTTCGTAAGTAGTAATACCGCGAAATACTTCGGTCCAGTTTACGAATAATTTTATTTAATAAGGAAAACAGAAAACATGGCTGTGATTAGTCCTTATTATCAAGAATATCTGATCCAACATGCTGCTAAGCTTGTTTGGTGTAGCCCTTATGAAGATGAGCAATATATCATCGAAGCCGCCCAGCTTACCGATGCAAATGGGGATATTATTGATACCATGGTGTTTGAGCGTTTACTAACGCTTCCAAATAACACCGACCGTTTCCACATGTATATGATTGGTGGGAACTATCCGGATGAGTTTAACTTGTCTATATATAAAGAAAGATGGATACCAATTACAGAATGGTGCTTAGAAGCTGACTTCCTTGTTCGTGTTTATAATGATGCAGGTATTTTAGTTCCACTTTGTAATGTTTTCTATTTCTTAGAAGATGATGGAACCATTTTATTTGCGATCCGTGAAGATGGTGATCTCGGAATCAAGTTTGGTGTTGAACCAATTTACTTCCATTTTAGAAGTAGCCATTTCTGGAAAACAAATAACCAAACTGAACGTACCAAACGTGTTTACGTCGATAGCCGTATCTATAAGAAAGGAACAGACTTAAGTGATATGGTTAATGCTTATAACGATCGTTATGAGAAAGATTACCATAACCCACTTATTTTCACCAACGGTAGACCATCCAATAAAATCATGGGTAATAACTACGGTGATTACGTTGAAATGTCAGATGATGGCTCGGTGACGCATGTTGAATATCATTCAGTAAAATCATTGCGTTCATTCCATTCGGATTTGGATAAATGTAATAAATATCTTCTGATGTTAAAACACGTACAAGATAAAAGAAAGATCCATTATCGTGATGATATCGAGATATTCCCGATCTACGTACCGAGACTTCAAATCGTCAACTACATGAAGCTGTATCCAGAAGCAACACTAGCTGATGCCATTGAACATGCTGAATTTGAAATGGGTAACTATTATCACCGTAATCGTGAAGACAGTTTACGTATGGTAACCCATCAGGCTTATTCGCTTCCTGTTGATTACCTTCTCTCTATGCTGACAACCATGCAAGAGAAAATCGATATCGATAACTGGTATTTAAAAGTGGTAGTGCATGAGTCAGGATTGGATCGTAATCTCATTGCAGAACGTCATCATGTCATGGAGTTATATCAACTTGATTATGAAAAACGTTTAGATGCGATGACAGATACTGCATCAAATATCGATGTATGGAAAGCCAGCGAACTTGAGAAATCAGATTACAACTATCTGATGCGTTGCTTTAGACACGAACTCACTGCAGGGCGTGTCCTTGATGCTTATGGCTATGATCAAGCATCATTAGCACTTGCGAATCCAAACGTATCAATCACGAAAGACCCAAATAAGAACTACTTCATTATTCCAGTTGGATTGATGGAAAGTTGTACGGTTTATGAGTATGATAGAGATGGATTACTCTTAGGCTGGTACTATAGTACCGATACCATGAAGTATTATCCGGTTAATGAAGGGACAATTTACATTGAGGCGATCTCAGGTAAAGGTTCTCATGAGATCTCATTATATAAAGATGTTGGTATTGGTGATAAAGTCAACGTGACAACAAACGCTGTATCTAACTACCGTTTATACCGAATCGCAAAAGTACTCGGTTTAAATAACGTGGTAACTTACCAAGGTGGTTATATAGATGTCACGAATGTGGCGACGAATTTCGTTCAACGTGATAATGGATTTTCGTTTACTAACTCTGATCCAACTAACGTTCGCTATGATGTTGTCGGTGATGACAAGTTCCTTTGCCGTGATCTTATCTTAGTGCCGACATCGGATGGTGTGGTAGACTTTACTCTTGTCTATGGTGAGAACAATGAAATCCTTGATATCGCACCAGCTAAGATTGCCGTGTGGTTAAATGGAAAAGCCCTCATTGAAAATATCGATTATCGTGTTGATTTCCCACGTGTCATTATCTTCTCAAAACAATATTTGAAAGGAATGACTGAACACAACGAGCTTCATATCACTTATCGTGCATTAGGTTTTAGTCGTGACGGTAAAACCGTTGATAAACCACGTGAGGTGGGTTATGTTATCGATGGTAAACTTTCCGTTGATTATCATTATGACTTACACCAAAACCGCATCTCTCGTGTGACAATTGGTGGGGGTATTTATAACCCACATCTCTTGAAGTTCGATGATCAATACGGTGAAGCAAAAGTGAAAGTACCAGATGGTACCCCGTACTCAATCGATGATCACTATATTGCACTACGTGGTTATGCGGGTTATCGTCAGATCTATCGTTTCCAAGAATCCGATAGACGAAATACGATTGATATCATCAATTATTTATCAACTAGACTACAACGTGAGAAATTACCAAAACATGTTGTGGTAAATGGAAAATACGAATTGTACTCACCTTTCATGTCTGCAATTATTACGCACGTATTAGCAAACGAACGTAAATATATCGAGTTTGATTATCACAATAAAGCGAAAGTTGCGAGATTGATTAGTAAGTTTAAGTTCTTATTAAACAGCGACCCATGTGTTAAAGGTTACGATGAAGACTTTGCTATCGTTGACCCAAGACCGTTTGACCAAGCTCAGCCTACTGTAGTACATCATCGTATCTACGCATTGTTTGAGCACATCAATCAAACTTACTTAAATAATAAGGTAAGATTGAATGGTTGGTTTAAGGTAACACGTACTCGTCGAAACGTAACAGAATAAAAGGATAGGATAAGATGGAGTTAAATGAACTCAATCAAGCTACTCCAGACGTCACGTCTATAGACCGCAACGAAAAACGCGGGTGGCGTCAATGGAATATGAATCAGATCTATATGGGTCAAGATTCAAAAGGATTATACGTACCGAACGTCGGTGATATCGTTGAAGATATCCGTGGTGGTATCATCCGTTTTAAAGAAGTGGTGAGTGTGGATGAATCTACACTTATCCCAACATTTGCAAACTTAACGTTTGCAAAAGAAGATGAAGGTGAACTCAACCAATTTAGAGGAGTGGGTCCAGGTTATCAATCTGAAACTTGGCGTATCTTCTACGATAAGAGTGTTATTCCGCATACACTGATGGTGGATGTGAACTTACATCAGTATGGTACTGACACGGCTTATATGAAATTATTTAAAGGCCGTGATACTTCATCGACTGGTAAAGTGATTTCTCAGTATCGTAATAACAACCTTGATAACTACTCTGAGAACGTACCACTTGTTACTATCGGTAGTCGTTTTGATGACAGTAATGCAATCAAACGTCCATTAGTTTGCCATACGACTGAACACCTTGAAATTGGTGAAGTAGTAACCGCAGTAACTTACTCTGCTTCTGGTAAAGCATGTAGTGAAAATACGTTTATCGTAGCGAATGCAGCTAACGTACGTGCTTTAGATGCAGCAACGGCTTATGTAACAGGTATTGAGTTAATCAGTCCATTTATTTCATCATCTGATGATCGTCTAGTTGAATTCCCATCTAATATTCAACGCGATGGTTTATTTACTATGGCGAAAGTTTATTACAGTGATGGTAGTGATCGTGTATTGTCGATTGATGGTGGACGTTTCTCTATCTTAGGTTTAGATCATTATATCTCAACCTTACGTGGCGAAACTAACTCATTCGGGTTACGTTATCAATTAGCCGATAATGAACTGGCATGGAACGCTTCTATCGGTGCAGATCGTCACATCACCGAAATCTATCGTTACCGTACATTAGAGGTAGATGGTAGTTACTCAGTGAACTTAGTGGCAATCCCACGTTGGGCAAATGCGGCTGCAGGTTACGAATTGGAATACTGGTTATTTAACCTTGACCGTGATATCGTATTGAACGTAACTGATTACATTGAACCAGGTGCAAATACTGAAATGTTTAATGGTAAGAAATTCGGTACTGTTCAGCATATCTCTGTTGCATTAGAGTTATCTAAACTCAATATCGGTTTAAATAGCTATCGTCATGTTCAAAACTTCCAAATCGGTTTATCCGGTAATCCACTGAACTACGATGTACCGTACTTAATTCAATACCACGTATCACAAACTCCTGGTTATGGTGCAAACACTAAACTCAAAATGACACGTCGTGAACGTGCTGATGAGATTGGTATTAACTTAAACGGTTATCTTGACTTCCGTTCATTAGATCTCTTCTTAGAAGGAACCTACTATCAAACTAAACCATTGTTTGATGAGAACGTAGAAGCTAAAGCACCCGTACCAACTCACTTTAGTGTGACTACACCAGATGGTACATCAGTGGAATTTGAGATCAGTAAATGGAATGAAGAAATTGCTATTCCGAATAACTCTCAATTCCCAATGGTAGAAGGTAGTACATTAACAATCGAATGGTTACGTAAATTATCTCCAACTGAAACGCAACATCTTTCAGTCACACCGATGATTTTACGTTACTAATAAGGTAATAATAACATGATACTTTATCAAGAAGACTGGTTACGTTATCCTGGTGCGATAGCGGATTTCCAGACGACGAACACGTCGTTCATTCGATTCTGTAATCTCCTTAAAAAGCAAGGGATAAATAACTGCTTGTTTCCACTCGCACTTTTTGATAAACGTCTCGTAGGGGTCGATCCGTTCGACCCCAAATTACCTGCTGAACTTTGTACGGCAGTGATCATTGAGTGTAAACGAAATCCTTGGTATTGGCTACGTGAGGTCGCAAGACTTCCTGCAACTGGTACTGATGGTATCCGAGTGCAAGCTAACCGTTCTATTATCGCCATGTGGTGGTGTTTACTGAATTGTTTCTCAACTTATGCAATCCAACCACGTCAGACAGGTAAATCTGTTGGTGCGGACTTGTTCCATGTGTATAACGTGATGGTGTATGGATATAAGACGCAAGGATTACTTATCACTAAAGATAGACCCTTGGTAGTAAAGAATACGGAACGTCTTAAAGCGATTCGCGGGATGTTACCTTCTTACATGTGGATCAAAACACGTAAGGATAAAGATATTGAGGATTATATCAACTATGCTCAGGAGATGAATACTCTAAACTTAATCCCAGCTCAGAATGACCCGCAATCAGCAATCAACGCAGCTCGTGGTTATACAATCGAACGACTCCACGTGGATGAGATCGCTTTCGTAAAATACAACTGGGTGATGTTACCGGCTGTATCCTCAGCGATGGATGCGGCGATTAACAACGCCAAAGCAGCAGGTATGCTTTACGGAAGACTTTATACAACCACAGCAGGCGACTTGTCAACCAAACAAGGTAAATATGCTTACGATTTATTTGTGAGTGGCTGTCCTTGGTCAGAAGGACTTTACGATAAGCAGAACCACGAGGAAGCATTGAAATTTATCAACTTCCAAACGGGGTTACCTGTTCCACTAGTGAGTATGCAGTTCTCACATCGAATGCTTGGTATTTCAGATGAAGAGTTCTACGCTCGTATCATGTCTGCGCCATCTACAGATGAAGATATCAATAAAGACTACTTCTTAATCTGGGGTAAAGGTGGTAAAGATAACATCATCCCTAAAGCGATATTATCCGATATGGATAAATCGATACGTATGGCGAAATACAACGAGATGACTTCAACGGGTTATGTGATTCGTTGGTATATTGATCAGGAAGAAATTCCTCAGTATATGGCAACGCATAAATGTATCTTAGGTGTCGATACATCCGAACAGATTGGTCGAGATAGTACTGCATTAGTATTGATTAATGTAACGGACTTATCTGTTGTCGCTACCGTATCGATTCGCCAAGGTTCAATTTTAACCTCAGCGAAATGGCTAGCTGATTTCATGAGTAAATACGAAAACGTAACACTCATTATCGAAAAGAAATCTTCTGCTCAAACATTCATCGATACGATCTTATTAACATTTACTCATGCTGGTATCAATCCGTTTAAACGTATCTTCAATCGTATTATTGATAACAAATTACTGAAGCCTGATCTTTATATGATCTTGCAACGTAACAGAATGCCATCTAAAGACGATATCGAACAATGTCGCCAGTACTTTGGTTTCAATACTTCTGAGAAAACCCGTACGCATCTTTACTCTAAAGTATTAGATGAAGCAGCAAAACAATCCCGTCATGTGATGCGAGATCAGTTCTTAGTGAACCAACTTGCTCAATTGAAAGTGGATGACTCAGGTCGTGTTGACCACAGTGCAGATGGACACGATGACTCATGTATCGCTTGGTTGTTAGCTAACTGGTTACTTCGTTATGGTAAGAATATCGATTTCTACGGAATCGACTCAAGACGTGCCATGATCAATGTAACGCAGGATGGTAAACAGCTTTGCGAAGACGATTTCGTTGAATTAGAGCGCATCGAGAAGCTTAAACAAGAAGCCGATGAATTAGTTGAGGAATTCTCTAAAACCTCTCATGCAGCGCTTAGAATGCGAATTAGCCAACGTTTAAATGTGATCAATAAACAACTGGATGGATATGGTATCGAAACAAGGACGGTAGACTCGTTTGTTCGTAAAGAAGAAGATGATAAACGTATTGATGTACGTAAACGTCGCTTCGGTATGATGACAGGTGTAACACGTTCTCCATACGGAAACCATTGATTATTTTATGTATATATTGCATTATACAATCGTTCAGTTTTTTTTTTTGATGAGACATTGAACACCTTTTGTAAATTTTGTTAGTTGTTACAAAGTGAGGCATCTTCGGATGCCTCTACTTTTGTCCGAAAAAAAAAAGAAACAGACAAAAGTAGAGGCTACCGAAGTAGCCTCATTGATATTACCAGATCATTTTACCCCAGGTAATCATGATACTGCTGGCGTTGTTGATGAATTCAAAATCATAACCTGCCTGTCTGAGGTACCATTGGATGTTAGGGTCAGTGATACGACATGGCATCATATCGGTGCCTCTATATGTGTTAGTTAACTCAGCCTCTATGATGATAATACTATTGTGGCTGGGTGCGCTTTTACGTATTTTGTCTGCAATGAAATGCAGAGCATGTTCAACTCTACGTTTAGCTTGTGGTCTAATCACATCGCCACGTCTTGGCAGAATCGTTTCCAGTTCATCTGCCCCTGTTATTTTTAATCCGTATTTTTCCATTTCATTCCTCCTAATGATAAATGAATGTTTTAACTTCACCACCAGTGAGTTCGTCGTGCTTCATTGCAAGTTTGACTAATTCCTCTGGTGTATGATTACAGGCTACTTCTGCAACTGAGATTCGATAAACGATTTCATCGGTAAAACGTTGAGCACCTGAACCCATTACGATAGCAAGCTGATCGTTGTTTGGATAGTAACACTCATCACGACAATCTTCTTTATTACTATTAATTCCCCAAGTATAACAACCTTTCTTGGTGATAAACATGAGCTCTACTAGAGCACCAAACGCCTGTTCATAAGTAATGGTACCATTTTCCGCATCACGGATCATTCTGGTGTTATAACGATACCAGAATTCATTGAGGCTCTCATTTGTACCATCAATCCAGTTCTTAAAATCAGCAAAAGCCAGCATATTACCTACGCCTGCAATTGCAACAACTTCATTATCGGTATCGTCTTCATGTAGACGAAACTGTTGTTCTTTATCTAAGATGATAAACTTCCCATCCTGATGAAGACTCATAACTCCATTATTGATAAGTTCTAACGTACGAAGTAGGATACCACGATCTACTTCATCTGTTTCTGGATTATTAAGCAACCCATCGATGATATCACCAGAAGCCGCTAAATTCTCCTGGTTCAATGTTAACTTAGTATCGGTAGCTAATGTACCATTTTTGTAAACTATAGTTGTCATAGTGAACCCCCTATTAGATTCTTACTATGTTGGTTAATGTAATGTAGCTGCGATAGTTCTGCTCGATTGCTACCACAGCTACTTCCTACGAGTGTTTACCAGCCGTATAGCTGGCGGAAAACATTATCGGCGAGTTTGTACTCACACCAGCAACGTTGATATTCGAATACCGAGAAATCACCCTTGCATAATGCGTCGATGTATTTCTCGGTATTCTTGAACCAGCTTGAGTAAAAGTGATCTGGTCCAAGAGCTCGAATAAACGTTATCAGCGTAAATGCTCGATTAGGATCGATCATAACAGCCTCCTTTTTGGATGGTTTATAATAAGAGGGTTACCAATTGGTAACCCTCTGCCTATGTCGTAACTTCATTCCAATGCTGGTTCTCTTTGCAAGATAACGAGATCTATGCCCACTATCTCAAAATAATAATATATACTTATAAAAACGATAGAACAACAAAAATAAGAGGCTACCGAAGTAGCCTCTTATTTTAAATTAATAAGCTTAAGCTTTCACTGAAGTACGAACAGGACCTGTTGTCATGTTCTCAGTCATCTTCTGCTTTGGATTGGCAGGAGAGTTCTGATTACGTTCAGCTTCCTCACGCTGTCTTGGTGTCATATTACTGTCACCACTTACAGCACCACCATTCGCTTGGATTGCTTGTAACACCTGAACTAACGTATCGTTATTAATACCCTGAAGTTCTACTTGTTGTTTAAGTAGATCTGTCATGAGTTTATTGCCCTCTGCAGAGCCCTCTACGAAGGCCTGTTTAAGGCTGCTTACGATATTATCAGATGGACTAGAAATCGCAGGAACGCTCGATGTAGGCGTCATACTGAACGTATCTGTTCCAGTTGGTTGAGTTGTACTATCACCAGTAGCAGCACTACCATCGACTGATGGTACTGGAGTACCAGTTGGTGTAGCTGTACCCATTTGTGAACGTAATACATTCAACTCAGGTGCAATACTACTTCCAATATTTGGGATTGCTGAAGTATCACTACCTAATTGTTGCGCAACATCCGCAGCTGGATTCGCTGGTGCGAGTTGCGTACTACCTTGACCTGTCACAGCCGCTAAAGCAGACTCACTACTGTTACCACCTTTCTCAACACTTGGACCACGTGTATCAGCACGGGCATCATTTCCATTGTTATAAACATTCATATCCCCTTTATATTCAGGAATATCGTAAACAGGTTGAACACCCGTTGGTAAGATATAACCTACCACGTCATTGGTTGGGAATCCTGATACTTTAACCATGTTACCTTGGTTACCACCAAGTACGGCTAACTTACCTGATTTCATCCCGACAACGAAACCAACGTGACCACCACCTGTTTTCCATCTGAATACAACAAGTGCACCATAAACAGGTTTATTGAAACGTTGACCACCACTCCAATCTAACCAAGATTGTGATGAAGCACTATTGGTACCACGCATACCTGCTTGAGTAATAACCCAGTTAGCAAATGCACTACACCAAGGTAATTCATCTGTTACCCCTTTCATGTTACAAGTCGCAAAGTATTCAAGAATACGAGGATTATGAGAAGAACCTTCTTGTTCTTTCACTCCGATCTCTTTACTTGCAATCTGAATCCATTTATACTCAGCAGGAGAAACACTCGTACTATTAACTGGACCACCCAATGAAGTTGGGATGGCTTGGTTAATTTGTTGAGTTTGACCAGGTTGCGTTTGTAATGGTGCATAACTTTGACCATTACCACCTGTACGGTTTACGTTCTCATACTGCGCAGGGTTAAAGACTTTACCACCAAGGATACTATCTTCATACTGAGCTGGATTGAAATTCGGAGAAGCTGTTTTAGCACCTACAGGTGGAATCTGCATGTTCAATACTGAACTTGCAATATTTGCACCAGTTTGAGCACCCGCAATACCAGGAACATTGTTAGTAACCGTTGCACCAGTATCACCTTTGTTAATGGTAATCGTACCATCTTCAGAAGTGTTACCTGTGATACCACTACCTTGTCCATACTTACTGATATTGGCAAGATGTTTCTTATAGGCTGCCATACGTTTGGTCATGCCATCCCCGATACCGGTACTACCCACGATCCCCTGAACCATGCCATTAAAGTCTTTACGGTAAAGACCTCGATCTTTCGCATAAGCATGAGCAACTGCAACAGCAATCTTCGGATCATTCATGAGATCAGGGTTTGCGATGACTTCGGGGTAACCTGCAAGTTTAGCATACTTAACGTAGTTCTCTTTACCGGTGATCTGAACTAATCCACGGCCACGGTACATGTAACCTTCGGTTGGTCCATTACCCATTCTACCACCGTAGAATAAGTTACCCAGGATTTGCTGACGATTAGGATCTTTCGAGATAGCGGCGATTTGTTCATCGCTCATACCAGAAAGTTTATTACGTACTGAAACGTAACCTTCCCAACCTTCCGCACCTCGTTTGATTTTCAGTAAGTTCTCCGTAGAGTACTTCATATTCTCAGACTGAGGTTTAAGTTGAGACTCTGCGTCCATCATGCCTAAGTACATGGCGATGTGATTATCATCAACACCATCAGCACGAGCTAACTTAACGTACTCATCGATAATCTCCTGTTGTGAGGCTGAAGGTGGTTTATAACCACTGTCTTGATAAGTACCTGCCATATCTGCATAAGAAGGAGTAGAAACCCCACCGTCTTCTAATGGTGCACCGTTGTTGGTATAACCAGCAACACTGTCATTTCTAACACCACTGTTATCAGCAGCCATAATAGAAGAATCGATATATTGGCCACGACTACTTCCATTATCTTGTTGGAATGCAGCTTTCACTTCTTCACGGCGTTTTTCTTCATCAGCCATGTATTTTTGCCATTTCTCTTGAAGGGCTTTCTTCTTCTCTTCAGATAAAGGCATTTCATATGGCTTAGATTCTTTCTCTGCTTTGATGTTCTCATAGAACTCTTTCATCGCATCAGGGCTATTATTAATTGCCACACCTGCAAAGATGATACGACCTGTGTCATTAACTTTATCAGATTCATTCTTGATAATATCAACAACTGGTTTACTCATTAAGAAGTTAGCGAGTGGCATCTGTTCTGCAACAGCAATCTTATCAAGGTCTTTTGCATTCTTACCACGGAAATCCTTAATATCTCTCCAAGCAATAGCAAGTAAACCAAAATAGATCGCACAGAAACGATGTTTAAACCATTCTACCCAAATCTTAAAGTTGTTTTCATCTTGTTCTTTGAAACCAAATTTCACTGCAAATAAAGACCAGACTTTCTTAAGTCCATCTTCACCAGAAGACCAAGTCACACTACCCTGAGCACCATCACGTGATTCAGAACGCATGTGGTTTTCTCGAACTTCTTTTTCAAGCTCAAGAATGACTTCCATGTGGTTACGACTAAAGTAGTCAGTTGTATTATAAAGTAAACCATAAGCAATGAATCGCATCGCTTGAAGATTACTTACACGGTTATCTTTCAATCCATATTGTTCAACTGCTTCGATATATGGTACTTCAATTTCTGCACCATCACCAACTTTAATCTTAACCTTCGTATCTGCATTACCCGCAACCACGACGTTGTCTTTATCTTGACCATTGATCGAGATATTACCATTTTCAACATCCGCTTTATATTGTTCACGTTGAGCGATGAGTTTATCGCGATTTGCAAAGAGATCTTCATAAAGGAAACCATTTCCTGTTCCATCTTTCTTGTTATCGTTAAGATCCTCAACGATATCTTTCTCATCTTCACGGAATGCTTCCGTTACACGAACAGCATAATAACGAACTTGATCATAACCCACACCACCTTCTTCATAGTCACTGAATGGTAATGCAGTATAGCTATAGATATCGGGTACACCAGGATTTTTATCCTTGTCTAAGAATGACATGCGGACGAATGAAGGTTTATAACCATCATCTAATCCTTCGAGATTATAAAGCTCACGACCATTATCACCTTTAAACCATTGCTTGATGTTACTCCACGTTCCATGTTCGGCTTGTGACATCATGGCAAATAATGCTTCTTTATGACGTTTATAAACTGGATAGAAACGTTGTTTATACCACATGGTAAAACGTGGTAATTGTTCATCTTGCATTTGTTGTTGGCTAAGTGGACCTTGTGCTTCTTCATTCCAGAAGAATGCCGCCCATTTATTCATGTCGATTTCTTTCTCTTGGAGATAACCAGTTGATGGGTCAACCACGAGTTCATTATCCATCTCTTTCTCAAAAGCAAGGATAACGTTAGAACGACCAACATCATTGTTAGGGTGGATACCATAACCGGCTAAACGATACTCATCCATTTCTTGGAAGTTATCACGATAGTACTGCCAGAGTTTATAACCGAACCAACCAACAGCCGTAATACCAAGTAATGCCCAACCTGTTGGTGTACCAAGTAATGCTGCACCAGCACGTAATGCGGTATTCGCCACAAACTTACCCGCTGCTAAACCAGCCCGTCCAACAAGTTTACCCCCTGCATGAACAACTTTACCTGCTGCAGCACCCAGACCAGTACCTTTACCTGTTAGTGCACCTTTAATAAAGCCACCAACACCACCCACGACTTTAAGTACACCATTTAATGCACCACCAATCCATTGGAATGGTTTAAGTAAGATACTACCAATCGCCGCAGGTGCACCTTTGATCGCAGCAAGAATCATCGGAATAAACATGCCAAGTTTTGATAAGAATCCCTGACCTGCATCTTCTTGTGATCCTTTACGACCAAAGAGCTTACTCATCATACCACGTCTTGAATCTTTATTACCGTATTGCATAACACGGTCCATCCAAGAACCTTTGCGGCGTTTACCTGTAAAGCGATCGATGATGCCTGTGCCGAAACCTTTAAGACCATCTAACGATAATCTTGATTTGCGTTTCTCAGCTTTCTCAGCACGTGCTCTTTCACGTTCTTCTTTCTTCGCTTTAGCTCTTTCAGCTTTTTCGTTTAGATAATCTTGAATACCATCTTTAACGTTAAATCCTTCACCCATTCGTCTGGCTTTATCCGCCATCCAACCAGCAAAGTTTTTCGCATTACCAAAACGTTTCTTAATTGACTCGGCACGTTTCTTCGCATCTTTAACGATATCACCGGTTGTTGCCTGACTGATACTATCAGATGCAATATCCTTCATGTGATGGTCAGGTTGACCACCAAACTTCCAGACTAATAACTCATAGATCCGTTTAGTCCATTTAGTATTAAAGGTGATACCTTCACCCCAACCACCAAATACACCACCGAATAGACTTTTGAATTTATTACCAAGTGATCCTAAGAAGTCGATTCCGCCCTTAAGCATTTGCTTACCGAATTGGAGTGGTTTTACGATAACGTTATTAATGAGGTTATCAAGGACATCTTTATAAGGCTTACCATCTTTATCAAATAAACCCTGATTGCGCATTTCAGATAATGATAAGATCACGTTACCATCATGATCGACTACATCACTAACAATATCACGAACTTGTCTTAATGGTTTTCCGTTACAGAAATAAACACCATTAATTAATTGGTTAGCAGTAATACGTGGCGAACGTTCATCTCCAACGTAAACATCTTTAACCAATGCATCCGTAATACGGTTAAGCACTTTGCGACCGAAATCTTTCGCACGATTTAATTGAGAACTGATATTAAGGTTAGATGAGATCTGGTTGATCTTATCTTGCATCCAAGAACGGATATTGGCACCAAGACCTTTGATCTTATTGATGTCAAATTTATTCCCTGCTTTATCAACTGCATTTTGTAGTTCTTCTACAGTTGCAACGACAACTGGTTTGCCATCCTCACCCATCTTACAAAGGTGACCTTTAAGTTCACTGAAACTACGAATCACTTTACCGTTGATATCGCAGTATTTACCTAAAGCTAAATCACGTGCTTTAACTAATGGCTCTTTAAGATTATCAGGTGAATATAAATCGAATTTAAGTAAGACGCTTTCTTTTATTTCACTTCCTTTATTAAATAAAGGATTAAGGACTTTACTTTTTACTGCACCCACGAAACGATTCGTGCTGTCTTTTGCTTTCTGATAAAGATCCATGGCTTTACGTTGAATAAAGTCACGACCATCCTGAGTGTAACGTTTTAATTTCTTCCAGTTGATAAGACTATCCGTCATCTCAGAAGAATTAATATCACGACCTTTATCATCACTGATACTTCCACTTCCCACACCCATATCAATAATGTTTCGATTGATGCGAGCAAGACTATTTAAAATAGCTGAAGTTTGGATATTAATAGAAGCATCTAAAGTCTGCCAGCTAACGCGTCCACTATCTTCTTCGCTATCTGGCGTTTGATTACCTTGAGCGCGCGAACGCAAGGCACTAACATCTTGAGCAATTTGTTCAAGGTAACGAGTATTGTCGCGAATGGCAGATAGATAATCAGCATTAGGACTAATAGGACTACCAGTACCAGTAACTCCAGATAGATACGGAGATGACGTGCCGCGTCTTTCATTTGTTGTTCCTTTTGTTCTTCTTCTAAATCCACCAACAGGAATTGCACCTTGAGCGGATACGTCATTTTTGATGTATTGGTTATAATCACCACTTAGAAGAATATCGTAAAGTTTATCAGTATCAATCGAATGCGAATCTTTTCCATCACCCGCAACGATACCCATGGCTTTAAGTGTATCGGTATTAACTAAACCTTGTCTTGCTAGATCTTTAACATGATCAACAAAGTTTGGAATATCACCACGTAGACGATCAAATCGGCGATAGAGATAAAGATTGTTGTCAGATGACTCTTTATCATCTAATGCAATTTTACCATTCTCGTTGAATTTAACCTGACTGCCGATACCTTTACGAAGTTCACTCAAACCACGATAAGATAAACCTTTCACTAACTTATCATCGTCTTTCATGAAACGATGTAAATCCATGCCTTCGCCATTACGGATACTTTCAACTAAGTTTTTACGAAGTTGTAATTTATCTTCACTAGTAAGATCTTTACCACCTAGTTTCTCAACGAAGCTATCAAGGTTACCATTTAAAACATCGCTATTGCGTTTAAATAAAGTATCAGCTAAATCTTTCGTATGGCGACTACTACTTACGAAGGTATCACGTTCATTACTAAAGAGTAGTAGATCAGGCATGTGACCAGTACGAATCCCTTCGCTACTTTGTAAGATACGTGCTAAATAACCAGGAATGATTTCCGTGATTGATTTATGCGCATAATTATCAAAGGCTCTTGGATCATGAAGATTCTTAGAGGTATGCCAATTTATAGCACCAACTTTAGTATCACGTTGTACGATCTGATCTAAATCAGCGGCATCTCTAAACCAGTTTAATCCTTTTCCAACTAAACCGAGTTTACCATCTTCACCGGCTTGAATACCATTTCGATAGAAGTTATTGAGTACATCACCAATCGTCTCGTTGATGTTACCGGCTTTCGCAGCCGCACCAGCGATGGTTTTATTCTTCATCGCAAGGGTGCCAAGACGCATCCCCATGCTACCGAAGAACTTACTTCCTATCCCTTCACCGATACTCTGCATGAGTTGCTGACGTATCAGTTCTTTCTGGTCACCAGAAACCGCACCACCTGTAAGCGCCGCCATCTCCCGTTCCATTTCTATGGCTTGACCTTGCATATCCATGATGGTAGTTAAACCACCCATCAGTTCTTGCAATGGATCAACAAGCATGTCATTGGCTTTATTCGAAAGATGTTTGATCGTTTTACCGATTAGCTTATTACCACGCAATTTATCACGTAGAGTATTTTGACTCCAACCAAAGAAACGTCTTAATGAAATATCTTTTAAAACTTCTTTATCGGTTTGTTTTGCTAAATCAGGTAAAGCCGTATTCTTAACGATTGATTGTAATTGGTTTAGCGCGTTTTGACTAAACTCACTGAATCCTTTTAATAAGGTTGCTTGTACGTTGTATTGGCGTAGAGAAACACGAAGCATCTCTTTTTGCCAACCAAGGTTAATCCCTTCCTGATAGTTTACTAATCGAGTTAACTGATTAACCACCTGATTAGTACTATTTAATTGATCAGTCTGGGTTTTCGCTTGAGCGACCCGCATGACTTGTTGTTCTTGTCTTGCTTGTCCCTCAGCTTGTTGTTGCTGTTGGAATACACCAAGGATTGTTTTCTCAATCCCGAGGTTAGCGATCTCTTCTTGTGAAGGACCTCTACTACCACCGCCATCTTCTTTAAGTTTACTTTCCAGCCACTTGTTCATCCCTTCTGGAATGGCATTACCAAGTGTACGACGAAATGCCTCTGCACTTCGTTTAAACTCTTTTATTGAAGGTGCAAGTTTTTGCATGGTCTTATCGTATTCATTCTGAACCGAATAAACCGTATCACCAATCAGATCTGCAGTATCTCTGAATTCTCTTGGTGCTGCATTCTTCAATAAGAGTCGCATGGAATTTTCACTAAAGACGGCTTTCTTCACCCCTTCTGCGACATTGGCAGCATCTTTAACGATGGGGCTTCTATCATCTTTGACTTTTTCAGTCGGTTCGAAGCTTAGATCAAAACTATCCAGATCTAAGTCATCATCCCCGAAATCCAAATCAAGATCGTCTTTTTTGGCCATAACAAAACTCCTTTATTAAGGCTTATTTATATAACGAATAAGTTAACATTTTACCGTATTTACTTAGGCAAAATGTCGAAAACATAGCCTGCAACCTATGTCCACATATTAGGCAACTAGTATTGGACACTAAACTTTTTAACGTTAAAAAATTTAAAAATACTTAGATGTAAAAGGAATAAAAGGTGAGTTATGACAACACCCATTAAACCTTTTGATGTCCAACTCTTAATCCCGACAAAAGAACGTCTAGCACGTGTTCCACGTATTACCTCGACGGAGATATATGACGGTACCAGTGAAGACTTCAATCCTGGAGGACTTTATAGCCAAATCTTATTTGGTCAAGTGGGCTCTCAGAATCGTGATTATACGTTTGGATATATCAAACTTAACACGGAGTTGATTCACCCAACCGTAAGGCGTTGGATTAAACAACTCAAGCGTTATTATGAGAGTATCTGGCGTGGTGAAGCATTTGCTATTTGGAACCCTAAGACAGGTGAGTTTGATCCTGCCGATTTAGGTGATGATGATGCAGATACGGGATACCACTTCTTTATCTCTCATATTAATGAGCTGAAGTTTAAACGTAATACTTCAGCTAGACGCAATCAAATGATCGATGCATACGAGAAATATAGAGGTCAGCTGACCCTTGTTAATCACCTCGTATTACCCGCAGGTCTTCGTGATCTACAAGTAGCACAAAACGGTCGTACAACTGAAGATGAATCTAACGACTATTATCGTCGTTTACTTCGTCTTGCGAACAGTTTAGAAAATAGCCCACTTCAAGGTGCGGAGATCAACAACGTTCGTCTTAATATGCAGATGATCGTAGATGACCTTTACGATTACTTCCTTTCATTATTAGATGGGAAGAAAGGCTTCTTACAATCACGCTTCGGTGCACGTAATCTTTTCTTAGGTACGCGTAATGTTATCTCATCAATGGATATGGGTGCGGATATCTTAGGTGACCCTTCAGCCCCAACGGTAGATACTATCTTAATTGGTTTATTCCAATGTTTAAAAGGAAGTATTCCGCACATCGTCTATCTCATGAGAAATGACCGTCTTTATACCACGTCATTCCCATCAAGAGATGGTGATGCTTATCTTGTTCACCCGACTCGTTTAACTCGTACTAATGTACAGTTAGATGATATCGCAATTGATAGATGGGTAACAATAGAAGGTAATGAAGCGACTATCGATGCGTTCAGTAAAGATAGTTTCAAGACAAGACCAATTATGATTAATGGTCATTATCTTGGTTTGATCTATCAGGATAACGAAAAATATCAGATCTTATCTGATATCACTGAATTGCCAAATGGTTGGGATAAAGATAAAGTAAGACCGATCACTTATATCGAGTGGTTATATTTAATTAGCCATAAGGCACTTAATGAGAAGAAAGTCGAAATGACGCGTTATCCTGTAACAGGAGATGGTTCTTCTTATATTGGTGATGTCTACGTCAAAACCACAACACCATCAATCCGTCTTGAGAAATATGAAGATGGGCAACCAACTGGTGAGTTTGCACTTGAATACCCAGTTCTGAACGGAAGCTTCTTCCAAACGATGTCTCCGCATGGATCTCGTTTACCAGAACTTGGAGCTGACTTAAATATATTCCGTCAGGGTCAGCATAAACCTATCTAATTGCGGGAAAGCCTAAACACCATCTTACTGACTACTCTACCGTAGCAATACAGGTAGATACCCCTAGAGTAATCAATCAATGGGGAGCAGTGAAACGAGTAAGGGTTTTGGCCAATCGGCGCAGCAAAGCACGTTACTGACGTGTGAGTTCAACGACTATCGAAAGCATAGTGGTAATAGGAATATTGCCATGAAGAAGTGAGTAGAGTAGAGAAAGTATTTTTAATATGAGTACCGAAACGGTAGGAGTATATATCCGAGAGACCCCCTGGTATATACTAAGATATAGTCTAAATATAGTTGACGGAGATAAAATGAGTGCTAACTTTATCCACAGTAAAGATGCGATCGAAGAGATCAACAGAAATGCTGGTAAACGTATCTCCGTGATTCGTGCAACTGGTAAACTGGCTTATGATATCGAAAATGATATCGTAACTCGAGCATCTTTAGGTTTAACCGCACCACCACGTGGTTACCGTTCAAAACGAGGTGAGTAATGGAAAATATAGATAAAGACCAATTGATCTTGTCATTAGAGGCAAGATATCCACAGGTCTATCGTCAGCAAGGTATCCGTTACTTTGTTAAGATGGAAGATCCAAAAGTTCATCGTGTAGCAGATCTACAGGAGATCGATCTTTCCATCCTGCATTATTTCTATCCGAATATGAAGGAGAGTTTTGGTATTTCACCAGAATCCCCTTTTGTTAAGAATAGAAAGAAAGCACAGGTTTCCTTCCACCATACAGATTACGCAGGTGCGATTGCAGGTCCTTATAAAAAGAAAATCTTTAACTATCGACTTGCAATCAAAGCCTACCACAAAAAGAACCCTGGCATCTTCTGGGCAAGAAATGAACGTAAGTTCTTCTCGTTCAGAGAAAGACGCCCGTGGAATATGATTGTGGACTACTCATTGATGGGTAGACGATTTGAGTTTAGATACAACCCAAGACGTCATCTGTTTGAGTTCGAAGCGAAATATAAGGGATATTTAAATGGGATTAGTTATTATACTAAACAAACTAATCGACATCAGTTGATGATGTTCCATGTCCCTGAACAATTACCAAAAGTCCCAGAATTAAAACGTGCGACTATTGAAATGAAACGATCTTATTTCAAGATCTTCGATAGTTATGAGAAATTAGCACTCCTTGATTTCTGGAAATGGTTAGATCCTTATACAAGGTCAAAATCCCTCTTCGCTCAGTATATCCAAGAAAAAGATTTAGATCGAATCGACTTACTTTGTTTATATGGCAATACAGTTGTTCTTTTAAATCTCGGATTACTCGATAGATGGGTTACAGGAAAAGAGTCACTCGGTGAGGATGATGAAGATAATGAAACACCAGAAGATTTAATCGAAGGTGAAGAGTTAAACATCACGCAGTCTACCGCGCGACGTTTCCAAAAGCGTTTCCTCCGTTTCTTAGCAAAAATTGTTGAGAAGGATAAACTCGCTAATAGTTTCATTCCACATCCATTAGAGATCGATGAGAAAGAAACCAAGGATATCCAAGTTATCTATGATAGCAACACGGAAGAAACATTAAAAGATGATGACTTCCAAGATCCGGAAGTCCTAGAAGATAAAGGTGATGATACAGTTCTGATCCCACCTGATATCGTAGAGGAGAAACAGTCTGAATCTACGCAAACAAGAACAGAAGCAGAAATTAAAAGCGTTATTAGCATCAACCAACAGCCGCACGCTGGAGGAACACCAAGCGAAGCTCAGACAATTGTCAAAGCTAACCTCAGTGACCTTAATACCGTTACTTCTGCTCTTAGCCCTGCTCATCCTGATCCTGTTCAACAGTCTGCAGTAATTAAAGATAACTACACGCCTGTTGACGTAAACCAATTAGTGGGTATTCAAACTCAGATCCCTGAGAAAGAACTCATCGCTAAACCGGTTTCATCATTAGTTGATGTGGGTGTTAAGAAACAAGTTACCCAGTATAGCGAGGAACTTGGTTTAACCAAGAAACAAAACGATTTCTGGGAAAAAGCAGCCGAAACGTATAAAACATTGAAATCACCTGTTAAAGGAAAAACCTTAGGTGAGTTTATCAATGAGAAAAGAGATATCACCCTAAACCAAGAAGATGCAGAAATCCCTGATATCCCAATGGTAACCGATAAGTCTTTACTTAAATCAACGATCATGAATATGCAACGTGATTACATTAAGAAAGATTTAAAACGTGATATCGCCCGTAATATCGTTGCGATGCAAAAGACTGGTGTATTAGTCAGCAACTATGAAGTTGAAGATACTTCAAACCTTGCCTCCGACACCGAGACCCACGTGATTCAATTCACACCAGTAGGAGGTTCGCCATCTACAGTAAGACTGAAGTTACCGAAAGTCCATGAAGACGGTACGATCAGACAAGGTGGCGTAAGAACCTATTTACGTAGCCAACGTCGAGATCGTGTTATCCGTAAGATCGACAGCGATCGTGTTGCATTAACGACCTACTACGGAAAACTTTTCTTAAATCGGTCAGATAAAAAGAAATACAACTTAGACAACTGGGTATTATCTCAAGTTGATCGTTTGATTAGTGAAGGGACGTATACTGATATTCAGTATGGTGCAGTAAGAAGTGATATTAAGAATCTTCCTCGTATCATCCAAGCACTGATGTCTCGTTATCGTGGTTTCCACCACAAGAAACTATTCTACACGATCGACTTTACGAAAATTACTCAGGATAAAAATGGTATCTTATCATTTGGTAAACATGTTCAGTATAACCCAAAAGACGATACCTGGTTGGTGAAAAATAAACCAACTGATGTAAGTGAAGTCTTCTCCATGGATTTACTCGAAGCACCAGATGAATACGCTGAAGCGAAAATCTTAGGTGTACTGATGCCAGTCGGTTTCATCCTAGCACGTGAACTCGGTTTTGCACGTCTAGTTGAAATGTTAAGATTACCTGTAGAGAAATATGAAGCAGGTAAACAGATCGAACGTAACAGTAAACAACTGATCATCCGATTTGCTGATGAGAAATGGGTATTTGATAAATCGATCATGTCTACCCGTGATAAACTAATTATCGCTGGTATGAATTATTACGCACGTTATCTAAAACAATACAGTGCACTTGATTTCGATACCAAAGAAGTATACGGTGCTATCCTACATGAAGATGGTGTTGCGGTGAGATATGAACGAGAGTTAGATCTTATCCAAGACTTATTCATTGATGATAGTTCCCGTGAGATGCTTGAATACATGAAAGAACCAACAGAAATGGTTCCACTCTATATCCGAGCGGTAGAACTTCTTTCGACCTCCCATTACGTGGATGAGATTAACATGGATGACATGGTAATTAAAGGATACGAACGTATTGCAGGTGCAGTATATTCTACCTTTGTAAATCACATGCGTCTATTTAAATCAAAACCTATCACAACCAAGCGTCGTTTTGATATGCCACCAAATGATGTCATGATCATGCTCTCCAAAGATCCTTCTATGGAGATCATCGATGATATTAATCCTATCCAAAATGTGAAAGAAAAAGAAAACGTCACATTTACAGGTGAAGGTGGTCGCTCTAAACGCTCTATGGTAAAACGTACTCGTACGTATAGTGATAGTGATATGGGTGTAATCTCAGAAGCAGGTGTGGATAGCTCAGATGTAGGGATTACAACTTTCCTTGCAGCTAACCCACGATTCGACACGAAATTGGGTACTGCTGGTAAACACAAACCAGGACAAGAGTTAGATGCATCACAGCTCTTCTCTACGCCTGTTTTACTTGCACCATTCAGTACCCACGACGATCTTTTGGTTGTCGTTAAACCTTTCTAATTCAGGGAAACTATCTAGTCTTCTCTTTTACTAAGCTTACACTAGTAATAGGTAAGTGGCTAAACTAATCACTTAGGTATAGTAACAAGAAAGAGAAGTATATAACCAGGATACAATCCTGATCCAAGCTTCCTACTTTATTATCAGTAAAGGGAAGAAGGAGCAGAGACTATCGAAAGTATAGTTTAGAGATATCTAAATGAATAAACGAGTAGAGTAGGGAACGTATAATTACAAGTACCGAAACGGAAGGATCTAGAGATATCTAGATAAGATATAGTCCACTTGAATACTTGTCCTATAGAAATAGGAGAATACCCGATGCATGATGTATTTTTACTATTGAATAATCCAGTTAAACATGGGTGTAGAATATCAAATGCTAGCTGGTTCCAAGGACAATATTCACAACAGAAGAGAAATTCGTTCACTGGGATTCAGAGCTCTCACCGTATCCCAATTCGAGGTGCAATGCCACCTTGCGTAAGAACAGGATACGAAAATGTCCTTGCTCATCGTGTTGATGAGAAGTTTGCTTATGTAGCAAAAGGTGACGGGGTTATCAAAGAGAAAGGACCGAAGTATGTCCTTATTTCTTATAACCAAGATGACCTTGGCGAAGAAATGGTTGAAATCGGTGTAACGATTGCTTCATCAAAAGGAAGTTACTTCCGCCATGATATCAAATGTGATCGTGAAGTAGGATATAAATTCAAGAAGGGTGAAGTATTGGTATTTAACCAAGCCTTCTTCCAACGTGATGTGTTATGCCCTACTCAGGTGATCTTGTGCGATAAAACGTATGCTCGGGTGATGTTAGTGGAATCAAACGATACTTTTGAAGACTCTTCAGCCGTATCGATGGATTTTGCTAAACAGCTTAAATCATCCGTTGTAAAAGAACGAGTTATCGTTGTAAATGCAACCGATAACTTACGTAACATGGTTAAACTTAATGATGAAGTGGATATCGATGATAGCTTAGTATTGATCGAAGACCAAGCCTTTAGTGATGCGGGGTATTTCAGTGGAAGTAGTTTAGATATACTTAAACGACTTTCTCAGATTTCGCCTAAAGCAAAATATAAAGGTAAAGTGATTAAGATCGATTGCTTCTACTACTGTGACGAAGATGATCTCTCCCCATCTATTAAAGAGGTGGTGAACCAGATCATGAAATATCGTTTCAGTGGAACGAAGATGAAGTTATCCGATAAACGTCATATGACAGGACAGATCGATGAGCCATTAAAACTGAAATCACAAGAAGTCCTAGAAGGTCAAGCAGGTATCCGTATCTACATCGAAACTGATCTAGGGTTCTCAAGTGGTGATAAGCTCGTGGTTAAATTATTAGCCCCAGTTACTGTAGTAGCTGGAAACCTCTATTAATTGACGGGGAAGTCCTAAAGCTTGGATCACTAAGTCACCCTGGTAACAGAGGTGATGGCCAAGGGTAATGCCTTGGGTAAAGTAAAAGAATCTAAGATGAACAATGGACAATCCGCAGCTGAAACTCCCATTGGGAGGAGAGTTCAACGACTATTGGGGTTACGCCCATTACAGCCAAGTGGTACGTATTACTTTGAGCAAGTAAGTAAATCGTTTAAATGGAAATAGGAGGGTGCGAAAATATTCGTACTGATATAGTCTAGTATCCAATCGAAAGACTGGGAAGTTCATAAGAGAACTGCGTAGATTAACGACCTACGTGAATACAACGTTGCAATCAGCTTAAATCTGTTACAGGTCGCGTGTTTACTGGTAAGAATGAAACCGAGTCAGGATTACCGATTCACGCTATGTTTGGTTATGCCTCTATCTCGGATCGTATTGTGGGTTCCCCAGAGTTAATCGGAACTACTGCAACACTCTTGCAGTTAGTGACACAACGAGCGTTAGATGCGTACGATAACAAATAACACTTAGAACAAGTTGTTGAAAGACATAGGGGAGGGTTCAACCCTCCCCGCTTTTATGTCGACACTTAGCCGGTCTCTTGAGAGACCACATTCGAATGTAGTAAAAACATTAATCTTAACTGATCAATAAGGTTATAAAATAATGATGAATAAATTAGACACCACACGTTACACGCTAGCGAATATTATTGAGCTAGTCACTGCTGTAATGTATAAGGTAGAAGGGAATGGTGCAAAGTTACCTGAACCTACTCCAACGTCGGATGAATGCGTAGAAAGTAGCTATACTGAAAGCCGCATCCAAGAAACCGTTGCACTTGCAATCAAGAACAATCTTGATGCGTGCCCAGTAGAGGAGAATGCTTAAGATGTTAACAAGCTATTCAAGACAATTAGCTGACGATTTAACTGAAGAACTCTCTCGTCAGGGTACAGCAGTTATCTTTAATCAAGCAGGTACATTCCAAGACTTACTTGGTCGTACCATGCCAGGTCTTATCGAAGAAAATGGTGTTGCGGTTTCATTAGATGAAAATCAAATGAAAGACTACCAACGTCAATCAGGTCACGGCCAACATTTAGAAGCGGTTGCTGAAATTTACGCAAAACCACTATTACAACGTCTTGATGTATTACGTAACCAAGTGTTACCATTTATCAGTCGTGTAGCAGGCGGCATCCGTGCACAATACAATGAAGGTTTCTATAAAGTATCTGATATTCAAGAGATTGAATTTGCTGATATCTATAAAACTAAAACCTTCTTAGAGTACATCCAGCGTCATGCACCACTTGCGAATTCACAAATCCAAAATGTGACTATCCAATCTGGTTTTATGGATCGTAATGAAGATGATATCGTAGGATTATTAAAATCAGGTAATACTTCATTAGATGATGCATTAGTGGATATGATCGCACGTCATCCATCTAACTGGTTAACTGATGTTTATACTCGTTACCTTGTAAATGGCAATATCGTCCCAACAGGTTTACGCGCAGCACAACAAAGTGAATTAGTGGATGAAATCGTAGTATTATATTTCATCCATGCTTCATTATTAGCTAACGATGTTATCGATGGCACTGTAAACATTCCACTTGTTCAATATCGTAATTACCTATCTGAAACATTTGCTCAACTTGGTGGTTTATTAAACCGTTACGTCAACCAAATCAACTTAGTTGATCAAGGTGGTCAAGTTGTTGCATTTAAAGATGAAAACACTAACGTGATTTACGTCTATAAAACCAACTACGAAAAATACCTTGAACAAGGTGGTAATGCAGATGCAGTATTAGGTGCGGTAGCTTTAGGCTCAACAGGTAATATTAATGACTTACTTGAAAATACTGAGCGCTATGCAAATGAATTCAACCGTGCTTACAATGAACAAATCAACGCAGTAAAAGCCGCGTTCCGTTCAAACTACATCCGTTTGTTCCCACAAGTGTTCATTGAAGAACTTAAGAAAGAACCTTCTGGTTTCGTTGCGTTATTTGTACAACCAGGTACCGTGATTCCAGAAACTGGTTTCTCTTACAGCGATCTATCTGGCCGTATCTTAAAATCACTTGCACCAACGCAAGGTTACGATAACATCTACGACTTCACTAAAGCGTTGATCTTAGATATCGGTTTATCACATTATAGCTTAGGTGCATTCTACCGCAAAGTTGAACAACAAATGAAAGCAACCGGTGAAGAAGATCCACAAGTTGCAACCTTCGCTGTCGCAGTAGATGAGTTAGTGAAAGAAATCTTAGCTAACGCAACAGTGAGAACTAAACTAGGATAATTATCATGACTAGTTTAAGAAAGTGTAATTGGGCTGGTCAGGTGACATCACTTGACCACTTCATTCATAATACGACCATTGCACTTGAGTCTGTGACTGAACTTGATGTTGACATTTCTAATGAAAGCATGAACGAAAGCCTTAAGAACTTCGGCAGAAATATTATCGCGTTGTTAAAACGATTCCTTGAGAACATTAAGCAAACAATCAAAGCACTCTTCGCTAAACTTGGTGTAGGTGTGACGATTAAAGATCTTACGGATCTTATTGGTGATATCCGTAAGTCACGCGAGATCACCTTCTCTTTTCTTGAACTGAAGAAACTCACGAAACTTGGTTGGAATGTTGAAGTTAAGACAACTGATGGGAAGAAAGCGGAATATACTGCAAAAGATCTACGAAATGGTTATGATGCTTATGCAACTGCAACTCTACGTATGATCGACTTTTTAAGACAAGCAAGAAACATTGAGCTTATGACTGATCATGGTGTTGCTCAAATGATGTCAGCAGCGATGGATGATACCTATATGCTGTTTGGTTCTAAACCAACTCGATTCGTATACCACAATAACGAGTTTGGTGTTATCCATGATGAGATCGCAGAAAGCAAAACACTGATGCCATTTGCTTATCAAGCTCATGTTGCTGAAGATGATATCAACTATCTGATCGAGATCATGAAGCGTTATGAAATCACTGGTCCATCAAGTAAGTTCATTGAACGAAATATTGATCTATCATTGAAATGTCTTTCTGGTATCGATGATTGGATCGATGAAAGTTTCTTAAACCGTGATCATCTGCGTAATATGAAACGTTTGATATCCGACGTATTTAAGGTAACGATCAGTGATGTCAGTGTCAGTCTTGTTCGTGGTATCCATGGTGTATACCGTGTTTACTCAAAAGCAGTCAGACGTCTTAAGTACAGTGATAAAACAGAATAAAAATAGAGGAGATATCTATCTATGAATTATAACGATATCACCGATGATATCTCCCTGTCATCGGTTTTAACTCGTGACCCTAAATATATCTTAGGGTTACTAGAAGAAACAAAAGACGATCGTATCATCGTTAAAAAACCGCTTGATGTTATCTATCCAGAAAACTATCTAACGAAAAAGCTCGCTAAACTCGACCAAGATTTAACGGTACTTGGTATCGTTGCCTTAGTTGATCCACAAACGAATAAATATGCTGTCTTGTCCATCCCAGGGATGATCACAATTCCCATTGCTGAGATGAAACAATTCATTTATCAGGATGATGTTTATCGAGTACTTTCGTTGGATGCTTACGATACATTAGTCCTTAACACCAATATCGTTAAGGATGAAACATTAGACTACTTCATGTATAACTATTTTGTTGAGTTAGCCCGTATTCCGTGGTATCTCAGCTATCTTGATATTTTAAATATCTACAGTAAAGATAGTTATTACATCGGTCAGAACTTGATCGATATTCCTCAGGTACTTGAGATGTTACTCGCTAACATCGCTCGTGATCCGAAGAATGACAAGTTCATGTATCGCGATAAATTAAAATCCATGGATGATATCAAAACCAATCCACCATCTTGGGTACCACTTCGAAATGTCTCTTTAGGTAGTGTGGATACCTATAGTAAGTTAATGGGTTCTTATTTTGAAGAAGGACTCACTTCTGCGCTTGCGGATAAGTCTAAGAAAATGACTCGTATCGAAAAAGTACTGAGAAGTTAAGGATAGAGAGATGACTGAATATGAATCGCTCGTAGAGAGCCTCAGAATCGCTTATGGAGACGAGTTCTCTAAAATGGCGACCATCATCAAGGGTAGCGAAAATACCCCGCTCTATCATATCTCCTTTGACGATAAGATCAAATCCTTCGTTCCTCGTTTCTCGACTAAGTTAGTCAGTGGTGAATCAAGAGCAATTCCACGTACTTCTACCTCATCAAGTATACTCGGTTGTATGCTTGGTTTTGGTGACATCGGTCGTGGTTACTTAATTAATGCTTTTGATAGCAAGAACGATAACACCATCTTTATTTATAAGATGGATTATGATCTTGCCGTTAAACCATCAAAAGATCTTGTACCCGATGTCGATTATACTGATGAACATTGGTTAATTGCATCAAGTGTGAAAACCCGTGAATATACTGGTAGTATTATCGGTAAAGGATTCTTATCTAATATCGGTATTGATCTTTTACGTAATGGGTCGATCTATAACTATACGTGGTATTTCATCTTAGATAATAAGACGAAATTCATTAAAGGACTTGATCTCGAACCGGGTTATTATCGGATTAATTTACTTGATATCGGTGGGTATGATTTTATCCCTAAAATAGGTGATAATATCAAAGTGGAAAAGATAACGAAAGATGAGTTCCTCTTCCATGAAGGAAGACGAATCGAATCGATCTCTAATAAACGCCTTTATTAAAGAATAAGAAAGTAGGAAATACTCATGAGTCAAATTAAACTCAACTCAGAAGTACTACTTGGTGTGAATAAAGCAGGAACATTGAAACCTGATGCACAAGGCTGGTATGATGTGATTTTGGGTGCATTAGAATACCCAAATAGCTATGGTGCCGTCTATAAGCAAGATCCAGTTCAACAACTTTTAAACGGTGATAGTATCTTTGCTCGCCGTTTACGTAAAGGTTGTTTGATTGGTGAATTAGGTCACCCGATGCCTGAGCCAGGTCAGACACAAGAACAGTACGTAGCACGTGTGATGCGTATCGATGAAAAATTCGAATCGCACACAATCAAAGAGGTTGTAATCGATACAACTTTAAAAGATGCTAAAGGCAATCGTTATATTGGTATCCGTGGTAAAGTAAAACCATCTGGTCCATATCGCGACGTACTCCTCCAAAAATTTGCAGACCCAGATATGAACGTTTGCTTCTCAGTTCGTAGCTTTACGAAAGACCGTTTCCAAAATGGTCGTTTAGAGAAATATACGACTTCTATTATCACATGGGACTGCGTAGGTGAGCCAGGCTTAGAGAAAGCCAATAAATACAACTCACCATCCCTTGAGTCTTATACCGCTACCGTAGACCCAGCAATGCTTCGCCATATTGCAGCAATGCCTGTTGGTCTTGGTATGGAATCATCTGGTATCATCGAACAAGCTAAGGAAATCCTTAAAGCTTCAGGTGAACCAGTTGAACGCACAAAAGTATCAGTGGAATCTGCCGAGCCAAATTGGCATACTAAGTGGTAATCCAAACATAATCAGAGGCATCGTAAAGATGCCTCTACTTTTGTCCGAATATCGATTAACTTATCGCGATACCTAATAATGCAAGTGCACCAACCGCTGCATATTTAAGTGGTGTCGGTAAACCATCTAAGAGACCTTCTTCATTTTTAGGTTCTGGTTTTTTCTGACCAATCGCAATCTTGATATCACTAATTGATGGATATCCAAGATCACTAGAGCTAAGTTTTGGATTCGCTTCACTTATTGCGTTAAGATGTTTATGGATGTATTTTTGCCATTTTTCCGCATTGGGTACTTCATCAAAATAGAATACCGCATTTTTACTGCGTTTCTCTTTTGATTTAGTATGAACATCGATTACATCAGTATTATATTCACGTTGGTTGATGTAGACCGAATCATGATCAACAACAAGTAAATAACCATCCTTTCTCACCACGCCATTTACTACATCACTGCCTGCGTAGACAGCATTATTTTTATTACGGTAGAGTAACTCGCCTTTATCGAGTTTAACGATCCACCAGTTGTGCTTACCTGATAATTTTGTGCTTGCCATAATTGTGCTCCGGTTTTAATGAGTCAAAAGAAATACAAGAACCGTAACAAGAATCCCTGCTATCATTCCGAATAAGAATCCCCTTAGTGTAGGAAACTCACCTTTTGCATAAGTATTAAGGATACGATCCATAATATCCGTTCTATAGGTATAATGGACACTCCCAGTTATCAGACTGAGATGGTTGTCCATTAACGTACCCCAGACTTCTGGATCGGGTTCAGACTCAATAGAATAAGTCGCTGTTTCAGAGTTCTTATCGATTTTACTGATACCAATGATATCTTTATGATCATCTATAATAATTCTGACATGATATCCAACTGTCAAGAGATATTTGATCCCTTCAGCAACAACAAGAGTGTTATTGCCAAGTTTTACGGTATCACCTTTACCCAGTTGGATGATCTGACAGTCACGGTTGGTGAAAATACTAATTGCCATTCTATTTGTCCTTATCTCATGATCCCAAAGACTGCTGCTGCAACAGTGAGACCAGTAAGAATAATATCTTTGAGCGTAAACATTGGCTCATCAATAACTGATAATTGCGGCTGGTCCACTGCATACTCAATTTCCTTGATATCAGGAACTCTATTATTCGGATTAATTCTATCGCAGATTACGTCCCACCACTCACTTGGGCATGGCTTATATGCATTGAGTACGACAGGGATAACATCGTGCTTAATGTTAGATGGAATTAGGACATGAACATGATTGCCACCCTCATTGCGTTGGGTGATATTCATCTTTACTGTTCCAGCCAGTAATAAATACTGCTTAACAAGAACAGGAAATCTAAATCCCCGTTCGTTGGTGTATATATCACCTACGTCAAGTCTAACGATACGACAGTTGTCTTGTTGCCATGTAATAGTAGCCATAATAAGCTTCCTTCTAGTTTAGTCAAATGGCTCTGAATCGACCACAGAGCCATTATCATCATTAGTCAATGCGATTCTTCATGTTATACATGAAAATCGTCTTATACGTCGATTGAGGGCTATTTAAAGCCCTTTATTCATCTGAATCGTTTTCTACATCTTCCGACTCATCAGATTGTTCCTCTTCGATGTAGAATTTTTTATCCCACGATTCATATTCCTCACCTTGTGACTTCGTAGTACGTCTGATAGTATCTAACGTATCATCCTTATCTGCACGCCAGTCTGCTAAGAACTGAGGTTCAATCAGATCAGGTCTCTCATCCAATACCATAGATGTTAACCAACGATTCACACGATACTCGCCAAATACTTCAAGTAAGATATAGAAAGGCTCAAGGCATGAGAAGATCATTTTACGAGTATTTAAAGCTGGTCTGAACTCCTCAGGGATACCGATATTTGCCACCACATCAGCAGGAAGAATAACAGAAGCTACTGATTTCTTATCATGCATCTCCATGAAGTCGATATATTTCTTACGAATGTTTTCATCTTTGATATTATTTAACCAAAGATCTAACGCCGTTCTGTTAGGAAGGTTCATTTTAATACGAACCCCAACAAATGGTGGTGCTGGACATTCACCATACTTATCTGCAAATACGTGTTGCCATAACTCGTAATAGAAATATTCACTACTCATCGGATTGATGTAAGCTTCTTTGGCTTTAACCGTACAGCTTGTTAAGAAACGACTATCCCCACGCATAATAGAATGGAAGATATTAGCTTCTTCTTGAGCGATCTTATCAAAGAGCTGATTAACATGAACCTTCTCACCACGACTAATTGACTCCATAATCCCAACAGCTTCATCGTGGAATAACTTAATCAATTCAGGTGGAGCTTTAGAGTTCTTTAATGCTACCCCTTTTAATTCTTCCTCAAGATGTTTTAATGCCATCCCTTCTTGGATACTTGCAATAGAAAGATAGTGTTTAGTACGGTTAGTTGGCATGAATACATCGAAGTAATACTCAGACTTCATTTTAAGATTGTGGATATATTTCTTCGCAACTCCCATCTGACCTGCAGCCATTGCAAGAATATGACGGGTAATCACGTTAATCAAATATACACACAAACAACCCGGTAACTTCGTCTCACTGTTTACCACGATAGTCCCACTATACCACTCTACCCATTGCATTACAGTATACAATACTGAGTCAGTATCACCACCTAGTACACTCTTACGAATAACAGACGGGAATAACGCTGTCTCAGCTGGGATAAATTTATTCACCATAAAGAATTTAAAATAATCACTATATTCATATAAGGCATTGCGCATATGTCTTGCGTAAGCACCAATGTAACCATAGTAATCTTTATCTTCGTGAGTCTTATCTTTGATCCCTTTACCATCAAGGTAATGAGAGACAGTAATGGTCACTAAAGGCTCATAGAACTCATCGATTAACTTAAGTTCAGCTTGAGTCTCATCAAAGCTTAAAGGTTCTTTATCTTTGAAAGCTAAGATCTTATCGAACATCCCACGAACAAAACTATCGTTATATTTCTTAAGATGAAACAAATCACCCATATAAAGATAGATCGTTCTTTCAAGATCCGTTAGCTTCTCAATGAACTCATAAATCTTCATATCCCAATACTGAGACTTGTAGTAAGTATCCGTATTATATTTCACCATTTCGAATAATTCATCTACGGTGATATAATGAAGGTTATATTTATCGATCAATCGTTTCGCTTCATCATAATCCACTTCAGCTAAAACCGTTACGATGTTCTCTAACACGATAGGACCACTATAGAAGTGACGTCTACCCATAAAGAAACGTTCAGTAGAAGCGTTCGTAAATGCCGTTGCAGTACGACAAACTGATGTTAACGTAGAGTGACCGCTTCGGTTAGCAAGCGGCGTACTCCCAATCGTTAATAAACCTGAGATACTGTTGATATCTTCTTTAAGTTTATTTTGTTTGTTATTCTTGGTTACAGCCTCATCCATACGACCGTAACTCTTCGCTATTTGAGATTCTTTCTTAGTACGAGCACGTTCGTAGTATTTCACTTCCGTATAACCACTTACCTCACTCACCTGTTCTTCCGTAGGTGCATAACAAGTTAAAGTGGGTGCCATAATAAGGTTACGTTCTTCTACCTCTTTTAAGAACTCAGTTAATGTACAAGTATCTTTAAAACGGTCACTCATGTCATCACGTCTAAAGATCTTCATGATAGGATCATTAAAATCGATCTTACCATTCTTAACACCCCAATCTAAAAACGCTTCTGCTTTATCTCTTGGGATATCTCGCATTCGACTTAAATACCAGCCAGTATACTTTTTCCATTGACTTGGTATATCAAGATTTCGAACCGTTTTATAGTAATCCGTTGGTTCATATAAAAATTCCATAACCATTCCCTCTATAAATAATGAGTTGAAAATATAAACATGGTTTTCCCTAGGATAATGAAAAAAAAAGAGGTTGGACAAAATAAGAGCTATCCCGAAGGATAGCTCATTGATCTTACTTTCTAAAGATGTAATTGATCCATGTACTTTTGTAGTATTGTTTCATCGAGAGATAAATATCACCTAAGTATTGGCTTGGCTGCAAACGAGCAAATAAACATTGTTCGCTGTGAGTTACACCAAATTTATTAATGTCGGAAACGTACCTATCAAAGTTTTCACGCATCTTATCCTTGAACTCATCATCATCGGTCTTGCGATTCCATCGATTTGCCCATAGGTCATAAGTGACATTAGAATCTGGACCTACCAACATGAAAGGATATTTTCTCTCAATTAACCCCTGTAATACTTCAGGGTGAGTACTAATCAAGAAGTCATAATCTTGATAAGCTGGACTACTGATTAATAAATCAAGCTCGTGTAAATAGTTCTCAGGGAAGTCCGGTTTCTGACTCCACCCGAAACTATCCAAATCAAATACGTTTCTGTATTTATTAACAAGGGTTGATTTACCACACCCACTAAATGCGCAAATAATCATATTAAAGCCAACCTGGTAATAGTTTATTCGTAACCTGTCTTCCTACCTGCATGATAAGACAAGCGACTGATCTTACTGCCCACACTAAAGCAAAGACACCACCTACAACAGTATAGACAACGAACATCATCATCACTAACATTAAAGTGAATGCGCTATCCATTATCTTTATCCTCATATTCATCCCAGCGGAACTTCATTCCACCACGCCATCTTTTCTTGGTTTTCTTCTTTTCGGCTTTAAGGTATTTACCCTTTGCCCACCACGTTGTCATGACGATGCTCATTAATGCATATTGACCAATTAAAAACAACGTTGCAATGAGAAATAAACTAAAGACTAAACCCGCCATTTCTTTTTCCTTTTCTTTTTCTTATGTTTACGCTTCTTCTTAAGCTTATGGTAGCAGATCGGTGTATCGGGTGACATCATCCATTTCTTCTTGGAGAAGATATCTAAAATAAAATGGATGATGATCACACTACCTAAACAGCCAAAGAGGCATAATAATGTTACGATTTCGTTATGACTAAACATTTGCGTTAATCAAAACCCCACAATTAAAAACAGATTAATGTTTAGATCTCACATCTAAAATAACAAGACCTACCACAAAAACAATCGTTCCGACGAATGTATAAAATTCAGGTGATTGTAATATTGACATAAAAATCCTCCAAGATAATAAAGGACTAGATAAAGACTAGTCACCACTACCACGGATGCTTCCTGATTTACCACCAGATGGGAAGTCAACTGGACCAGAAGCACTGAGGCTACCTTTAATGGATTGACTACCACTAACATCCATATTGCCTTTCACACTACCGTTACCAGAACCACCGTTACCTGTAACAGCCATACCACCCATATTAACTTGACCAATAAGATCAATTGTCGGGCATTTGATTTCAACTTTACTGCCGACTTCCCACTTAACATTATCTGCTTTCAGATTAAATGTTTTACATTCAACATTCCAGGTTTCTGTTTTCATGTTGATGGTTTTATCGGATTGGATATTGATCACCTGTTTATCAAGTTGGATGTGAGTACGATCTTTATTTTGGATATCGATACAAGTTAAGGTACTATCGATCTGAATAAAGTTACCGTCCCCATCTGAGATAACAAGCTTACCGTCTTTACCGTTCATCTGAACAGTCCATGCAGCTTTTTCACCATTGGCTTTAGAAGTACGCATCTCCATTAAACCGTTAGCTGTATCAACAGTACGGGTATAACTGTTTTTAATGTTAGTTGGGGTTTCTTCCTTAGCGGCTTCTTTTGGTTTAGCTGCATAAGCTTCTACTACCACTTCCTGTACACGTTTATTCATGTGTTGGTTAGTCGGTTTCCAGTAGAAGGTCTCATCACCATTAAAACGATAAAGGTGTACTGTTTCACCTTTCATTAATTGAGGAGGTGTAATACGGTTACTGTCTTCATTCAACCATTTCGCTGTAACAGTTGAGCCAGTTTCCACTTTGGATTGATAAGCCTTACCGCGACTATCCACCCCTTTTGTTGTAAATTTCTGCGGGTTCAATTCCAATCGACCACGCATATTCGGTAATTGGTCTTGAGGGGCCACATGCAATAATTCTTCGTGTCCTAAGATAGCATTCTCTGCGACTACCCCAATTCCCATATAACCTGATTTTTCTTGTTCTTCTGTCATTTCAAAATCACCACTATAGTAGAAAATGTTTTGATTCCTATTTTTACTTTATATAAGGAAACCAAACAATGTTAATCAAAAAACTTGTTTTACATCATTGTCATCGCTTGCATCTTTTAGAAGACCAAAGCTTTGAATATGATTTTACCCAGAAACACACGATACTCGATGGGGTCAACGGGGCAGGTAAGTCATCTATCTTTAATGAATTATCACCATTACCCGCTAACATGGATGACTACCTACCAGATGGGTATAAGAAGATTGTTATCGAGCATAATAACAGTGAGTACATTTTAACCTCTCAAGGTAAAAGACCGGGTAAACATTCTTTCCTTAAAGATGGAGAGGAGCTTAATCCTGGTGGTACATTAACCGTTCAGTATGAACTAGTCGAAAACTTCTTTAATTATACTCCTGCTTATCATCGGGTGTTACAAGGTAAGTTACTCTTTACTGAAATGTCAGCAAAAGAACGCCGAGATTGGTTTGCGGATATCTCTGGAATGGACAGTGATTTCGTCATGAAATTTTGGGATAAGATTCGTGCAGGACAACGTGATAATACGGGCGCGTTAAAGAACATCAAGAATAAGATCGCAGAGGCTAACCTTCAATTACTTGATGATAAAGAAATCGGTGAGGTAGAAGAAAAGCTTTCTGATATCATCAAGCTATTTAATGGATTAACGGATTTATTAAAACAGTTCCCAAGAAGTGAAGTTCCGACTGCACCCGTTGAATACAATGAAGATATTGCTCAACGAGTAAAACACCTTTACTTTAAATACTTGAAAGAAAGTGAGGGGATTGGTGGTGTCAATCTGACTGAACGTTATCAGCTTCAAAGTGAGTTACTGGAACAAGATCGCGTCCAGATGAATGATCTCCAAGAACAGCTTGTTAAACTCACAGATGAGAAGCATCGTTTCGACTTTAACAGCGAAGATAATATCGAAGAACTCGAACGTCGTTATGATGAATATAGAGCAAGACTTGCTTCATTTGATCAGAGTACGATTGATCAATATAAAGTGATTCTTCAGTATCCTTATTTTAGTCGTGGTGATGGGTTAACGGAAGTTTATCAGACTTACAATAACCAATTAAGATACGTGGATGATGCATTACTTGCATTCCAACCATTTAGTCTTCCTTATAGACAGGCTAAAGAGCAAGTTAATTATAAAAGTTCTGAACTCATGAAGTTACAGGGTGAGCAACAAGGTGTACAGTTTAAGATCGGTGAGATCGATAAACAACTCCAACATCTTAATCAACATCCTGAAACACAATGCCCGAATTGCTATCATCGTTTTAAAGAAGGTAACGTGGATGCAGAGATTCAACGTCTTAATCTAGTAAGGGCTCAACTCATCCAAAGAGATAATGAGCTAACTGCTAAGATAGATACATTGACAAAAGAAGTTGAGTTTGAGCAGGCCAACCTTAAGAATTATGAGATGATTCTGTTAACAGTGACCTCAGATGAGCACGGATTAAGTGAATGCCTTAAAGCAACAATGACTAATGATGGAAGTCTTGGTACATTAATGCGATTGATTCATGATAATCCTAAAGCTTATCTTGGTGCGTTCCAACAACAGATTGCTAAGATACCAACTTATATCGAAGTAGGTAAAGTCTTAACGGAACTTGAGGGATTAGCTGCATTGATTCAGAAAGGGAAAGCTCAAGCATCACCTGAGTATATTCAGTTAGTCGGTCGTATTGAACAATTAACTCAGTTACATGATGAAGCTTCACTCAGATATCACAAACGACGTGCACTTGTTGAGAAGATTTATAATGCAATCGAATTGCAACGTAAGTTTACTGAGCAATTAGATAAAGTCAATCAGCTGGTTGAACATCAGTCTAACTTCATTAAAGATGAGACGACGAAACTCTTTCATCTGGAAGTCAGCGAAGTCCTAGCGAAACTTAAGATGGAAATCGATGAGTGTCAAGATAGAATCCAACATCAAGCTGGGATTAAGTTTGTGATTCGTTCTCATGAAGAGAATAGAAGTGGGATTGAGAAGTCAATTAATATCCATACCCAACTGATGCAAATCCTTGATCCTAAAACTGGCTTGATTGCGAAATCGGTGATTGGGTTTATTCGCCACTTTGTTAAAGAGATGAATAACCTGATGAGTCAGGTGTGGACGTATCCGATTATTATTGATATTGAGTCAGAAGATGATTTCACGAAGAAATATCTTTTCCCTGTAGTAATCGGTGAGGATGCGATCAGACGAGATGATGTCTATGAAACCTCATTGGGCCAAACGGAATTAATTAACTTTATCTTCCGTATTACCCTAGTGAAGTATCTGAAGTTAGAGAACTATCCACTCTATCTTGATGAAGTGGGTGGACACTTATCGGTACAACATCGTAATCGATTATATAACTTGATTAAACGCATGGTAGATCATCATTATTTCTCTCAGGTCTTTATGGTAACCCATCTTCAAGATGTGAAGGTCATCATGGAACCTGCAGAAACGATACTACTGAAATAATTAAGATATGTCAAAATCACGATTTTGATAACTTTATAACTTTTTTCCGATGATAATATAGTTCTCTTTACTGTTGTGAAACAAAAAAGAAAACGGCAAATATGGAGGGTACCTTTCGGTACCCTCTTATTAAGCCGAATGATTCGGCTCTTTCGGAACGTAGCCTTCTGGACGACGTCCTTCAGCTAAGTCTTCATATCGACCACGACCAAGATGTTCATAACCATCTGGGTTCGCCATCTCAGCTTCCTCCACACCTTCTGACACATCCATTTGCACTTCATCTTCCAATAACCCATCTACTTCATTCGTTGAGTTAGTGTATACGGCATCAACCGTAACAGCACGACGACCATCCTCAAACTCGAGTTTAACTGTCATGGTGACTTTTGTTGCACCTAAGGCTTGAGTGAATTTCTGGAATACCGCAATCGTTGCATTATCACCAGCAATTTCTTTATTTAGATTACCACGATGCGTTGCAATACGAGATAATAATTTCTTCTGGTTATGATCACCAGTATATTTCTTCGCACCGAACTTACGTTTCAACCAACGCTCACTGACCATGAACCAGTTTAAATAACTTAAGTTCATTCTCATCATGATCATACGAATCATGTAGGTTAGGATATTTTTACTTTCACCGATACGATACGTTGGATCGCGGAACAGCGACATCAAATCGCTTTCTTTTTGATTGGACATGTTATCGCCTCCTATTTGCTATATTTGATTGACTCAAAACGACCCACACGAAATTCCGCTACACGGGTAATCGTAATTAACATTGGGTTAATGAGATTGACTAAACGACCCACGAGTTTATTCGTGTTACTATATGCAAGTTCTTTATCATCATAAGTAAGTAAGCTACTTGCATGACTACGCATGAAGTTATTTGCAATCACCCACAACAAACGAAGTGCGTGTCTGAATGCAAATCGTCCTTCTGTTACGAAGTAATCTTCAGCAGGGATTTTAATCTCTTCTGGTAATGCACGGAAGTCACTTGTCATGATTCGTTTACCACGCTTAACGATATCGATTAAATGGATGAACTCTGATAGCTGATCATAGATCGCATTGAAACGAGTAATGAGCTCGTAGTTCGTTTCGGCGTATAATGTAGTATCGAGTTCTTTATCATCACAATCGATATAGCCATACATCAAGTTGATGATATCGCACATAAGAACCAATTCCTCATATCCATTGATATCAGGACGGTTTAACTTTTTCAATAAACGATTAAGTCTAAACTTAAAAAGTTGAGTACTTAACCATGTCGGTTTTTCCATGATTTCCTCCTATAGGAAACTTCTCTATTCTATTAATAGAACCCTTACATTTGTGCATAATACTAATACCATGTATAAGTATAGATTAATGAGCACATAATAAGGAACGACTTTGCAAAGTGAAGAAACGGGATTTATGTCATTTCTTCATGTAGATAATATAGGATCATAAATACCTATAGAACAAGATAGTAGAACTTAGAACGTGTACTTTATTCAAAAGAATAAAAATTAAAATGGAGTGAAAGAATAAAATCATGGCACGCGAATTAACCTCAGACATGATCAGTGAAGATGTGACTGAACTACAGACGAAAGATATCCCTTCTCGTCTTGAGATGATTCAGAAACGTCGTCTTAAATACATGGAGAAGATTGAACGTAAAGGTGATGATTGGTTAGCAGATGAAGGCTTATCCATTACCTATATGCAACTTCTCAATGGCTTTGAGAAACAAGAGTTGTATAAACACAAATCAGCTCAAGATAAAGAAGAGGGTGATAAAGATCGTAAAGCTTACGAACAAGCTGCAGAGACCTTCCGTCTTCTTAGACAACAACGCCGTGATGATATCGCTAATGGAAACCCAATCATCGACAACCCACCAGCACCACCAAAATATAACGAAAACTTGGCGGCTCAGTTTGGTACCGATGATATCGCTGCTCAATATGAGAACTATAAAGAGCAGGATTGGAAAGACTTCCATAAAGATATTATCCGTGCAGGTAAAGACCCACGTCACATGATCGATGATGATGGTAACATCGTCGAAGTCGTTGATGACGAATAGTGGGAACACAAATCGAGGGTACTCTAGAGTACCCTCTTAATTTTGTCGCTATTTTAAATTAGCAGCAGTGGTTTTGATACAAATGTAGAATTCATCTACTAATGCTAATACTACACTGTATAGTGTTACGTATTGCGCAGTTAAGTATAACACTTCTGAAATGTATTCAGATTGTTTCTTATTAAGTACGTATTTGCTATCTGGTTTATTGATACCATCTGCAATTAAGTTAGCACGATCACGGATCAATTGCGTTGATTTCTGAACTGTTTCAGGTAATAGTAATTGAGTATTTGCTGATACCTGTTGCATTACTTTACGGAACTGTTCGACATCGCCATTATTATTGAAAGCACGACCAAAGTAAACTTTCTCAGTAGTCGCACCAGAGAAGATACGTTTCATCTGAGTTTTAATCGCATCGTAATCTTTTTCCTGATACTTAGGTTTAAAACCAATAGAAGAAAGATTATCAGGTTTGTTGATTGCACGACCCAAGTACTCTGCAATTGGACCTAATAGATCACGATCAATACTGCTTACAATCGCAGTAACATCATTTAACCAATTCGCGTAGGTTAACCAGTCTACACCAAGTTGATGTGGTTGATATACCTTAGCAGTTTTACTAATAGCAAAGTATTGGCGACCCGCAACGTAGCGAGACATTTTACTTAACCCGTTATCATCGACACCAACAAAATCAGATTTGATCTTTTGACCTAACTCAGATAACTTATCAGCTGCTTCACCTAATTTATTGGTAAATGATTTAAAGAAATCAGAAACAGAGTTCATGAAATCTGTACCTGGCATCCATTGAGTGAATGCTTCCACAGCAACAGCCTCTACCTCACTTTTACCACTATCACGGTTCACTTGAATCGGATAAAGAATAGGACTGGTTTTACGGATACTATCTAAATCACTTTCAACCTGAGTTAAAGCAGAAGTGACTTCTGGTTGTACTACCTCTTCAGCTACCGTAGTATCTTCTGGTTCTTCTTTATTTTCTTCTACTGTACTTTGTACGTCTTCAGAGTTCACATCCACTGCTTCAGTAGGTGCTTCTACTTCTTCTGCATTTGTACCCTGAGGTTCTCTGACCTCTTCAGGGTTACCCTGCTCTTCATTTACGATAGCAGGTTCATTAATATTTTCAATTGTCATATCTAAATAACTACCTTTTATTTTAGTACTAAAAAGAGACATCATCCAATAACTCGTCAGTTTAAAATAGGATGATGCTAGTAAAGGATATTTATCATATTTATCCTCACCATACCCTTACTGGCACACCAAAAGTTCTGTGATTACCCAAAATAGATAATGACCTTGTTGTCTATATGTAACAAACTCAAACTTATTTTTATAAGACTCGTTTTATGGAGACTTTTTATTATGGCATTTAAACCAATGACGATGAATGAGTTCATCGATACAGCACCCCCGCTTCGTCCACTATTAAACGTATCACCAATCTTTGATGTTATCACAGGTAACTGGGAAAATGGTGAAAATGGATCTAAGATCTTAAATGGTGGTATTATGCCTTTCATCGCATTCATTGGTGAAGGGAATACCTTTAAATCAACAATCATGAACAGTGTCATGGTTCGTGTATTGGCTCGTCACCCAGCGATGACACTATCTACCTATGAGACAGAAGGCTCGTTCTCTATTTCTCGTATGGTACAATTAGCAAGTCCATACCCAGATCTTGCAAAAGAAGATTTCTATACGAATGAATCACGTTATTCATTGACTACTTCAACTGATATGGATGGTGAAGATTGGTTCAATGGCGTGAAGAAATTCGCTCAGATGAAATTAAAAGAAAAATCACAAATCGGTACGACACCGTTTATTGATGCTTCTAAACATGATGGTAAGACATTATTAACTATGCCTTATCCAACAGGGATTTGTCTTGACTCCATGAGTGAGTTCCGTACTGGTGCGTCTCGTGAGAAGATGGATAAAAACAAGATCGATGATAAAGAAGTCAACGATTACTTCATGCGTGCAGGTCTTGAGAAATCTCGTATGATTACTGAGATCCCTCAGTTCGTAGGTCGTGCAGGTATTTTCCTTGCTACCACCGCACACGTTGATGATACGATTAATATGACCAATAAACCTGAGCGTAAGAAATTAACTTACATGCGTCAAGGTCAAGATATCAAACGTGTACCGAAGAACTTCTCGTTCCTAACTAACCACTGTTGGGAGATTATTAAATCTGCACCTTACTATAACAGTGATCGTACAGGTCCATACTACCCATCAAAAGAGCACGGTAGTACGGATGGTAAAACTGATTTAATGCAAGTGACCTTCCACGGTTTACGTAATAAATCAGGTTTATCGGGTATCCCAATGCAACTGATCGTATCACAATCCCAAGGTGTCCTTTGGAATCTTTCACATTACGATATCATCGCTTCTCGTGAAGGATTGGGAGTGACACGTAAAGGTCATAGTGCAACGGTTGACTTCTATCCGGATAAAGTCTTAATGCGTACTACAGTGCGTGATATCTTAGATGAAGATGAGAAACTGGCACGTGCTGTAGAGCTATCATGTGAGATTGCTCTCATGTACATGTACAAGGATAGTATTGGTAACCAATATCGCATGAGCTTTGAAGAAATCAAGCAAAAAGTTATCGATAAAGGTTATGATTGGGATAAAGTACTTGATACTCGTGGATATTGGTTGTATATCGAAGAAGAAAAAGAACTGAATGCGAAACCGTATTTAAGTGGCTTTGACTTACTTCGTGTAGCAGCCGGTGAGTACAAACCGACATTCCTATCGAAATAAAAGAGATGAATAGAGAAGATGATAAGGGTAGCCGCAAAACTACCCTTATTAATAAAGAATTTAAATGCAGTTTGTTTCATTGCTATATTTCGAAATAATTTTAGAACGAAGAATTAAAACATTTTGGATTTATATGACTATGAAGCAAATAATCGATCACGTTGTCGATACAATCGAAGATAGACAGGAAGGATTGTCGGATAATCTTTTCCCGAACTACATCGTTGATTATATCGGAACACTTGAATCAGACCAAGCGCAAATTTGTTATATTTACGAATACCTTGGTTATGGTGGTACTCCACCAGCAAGCTTAAGTGAACTATTGACTTTATTGAAAGAGGATTTCTTGCCCTTTCTTGGTTTCTAGTTCTCCAAACATTTAAAACGAAACAATAGAAAGGATGATGAAAATCATGGAACACGAACCGATTTCTTACATCAATGCTTACTTGGCACTGCCAAATAAGTTTATTGAAAATGGTTACTACAGTGCAGTCAAAGAAGGCGTCCTAAGTGTAATCAAAGGTAAAGCAGAAAAAGATCCACAGCGATTAACACTTTCATATGGAAGTGAAGATAAAGAAGCGCAAGCTTTAGCTGTAGAAATCAAAAAGCTTTATCCTGAGATCACCATTAAAGGACTTGAGCCTAACTTTGTTAAGCATAAACGGAAAGCCTATATTAAACGTAACCAAAATGCTTGGCTTCGTGCCACCCATGTGATCATTATCCGTGAACAACGTGAAACCTTAACCCAGCGTTTCTTTATTGAAAAAGCAGAAGAAGGTAACACGAAGTTCGTAATGACACTTTGCCTAAATGAAGAGGATAAATCAAATGAGCAACCGCCAAGCTTTCATCCAAACAGCGGTGAAGATGTTAAAGGAGATTGATCCTAAAAACAAATCTATCGATATCTGGGCTGATACTGTAACAAAAATGACAAAGGCTCAGTTTGAAGATTATATTGAACGTCTAAGAAACGGTGCTTCCGAAACACCTGATCTTGATAAACCACGTGAACTTATCCCACTGGTTGTTCCAACTTTAGATGATAACCGTATTACGGTAAAACGTAATCTTGCTATTGCAAAGAAATGGGGTCACAATTTTTTCGAACGTTGCTATATTACTGACGGTAAAACTGGTCAGACGATGTTAACGAATGTACCCTATGGGACTTTCTTGATGCCAATCGTTCGACAAGCGCAAACACTTGAAAAAGGGATTGCCTATGAGAAAGATGGAAGTAAATTAGATGACCGTACAAATCAAATCGCCGATCATCAGAAAGGTTCATCCTTCTCTGCACCGGAAGTACAAGCGCTACTCTCCCAAGGTCAAGAGAAAACCGTTATGGAATTTATGAAATTCCGTGGTGGAGATACGAAGGCTTATCAAGCCATGTATAAAGGTTTATTGGAAACAGGTGAATTCGAAATGAGTTCATACCAAGACAGCTCTCGAGTTAAATCGGCAGATGTCGCCGGTATCTACTTGAAAGCATGTCATATCGATAACGACATTTAACGAAAGGAACATGCTACCATGATCAATGATGAAACAGGTCAGCCTTTAACACCAAGTCACTATACTGAAATCGCTGATTTCTTAAATCAACGTCTAAGAGATAAGATCCGAGAACTGTCAATTTACTTTTTACAAGCTAACGCTAATCGTACTGAGCGAAATGGCTTTGGCGAGTTAAAACAAGGTAAATCGGTTCGCGAGCAAATCTTAGACCTAACTTGGTTATCTAACCAACTCTACTTATCAGCTTTAACAACGCCATCTGGTTTGCGTCAAGTATTAACCTTACTTGAACAAAAAGAAAAAGAACGTACTCGTCTTGATTTCATTATTAAGATCACGACTGAGTTACGTTTGTATCTTGGCCAACAAGGTTTCGTTGATCTTGTTACTGAATTAACAAAGGCAATGAATATTGGACCAACCGATGGTAATCTAAAATCAAAATCTGTGATGAGCTTGCTTAATCGTGAGATCAATACGGTTGATCCGGAAGTATTGGTCGCTAACCCATGGATCGTACCGATTATTATTTATGGTCTCGATAGTCGTACTGCGACAACAATCCACGCAGAAGCAAATAAGATTGAAGATTTAATCGAAGGACAATAATCAGATGGCATTATCAGAAAGACATTTACTTGTTGATATTGATATGCTGTTTGATGTGCGTTATGCGGAACTCTCACACTTTGCCCCAGAGGCAGGTGTGGTATTATTACATGAAGGGAAGTATTTCGATAGAGAGCGCGATAGCGTGCTTTATTCGACCGCTAAGGTGGATGATAAGACTTGGTGGGGGACTTATAAGGATAGATTCATTTCGTTGCTTAAAGACTCTCCTATTACGTTTTTGATGCACAATATCTATCCCCTCACGAATGATTATCTTGAAGATAACCATCCCGGTCAATCTGTTGTGAAGAAACTCACGATCAATGTACCATATGGACGACTTGATGATGAAAGTTATTATGAGTTAAAAGAAGCGCTCTCTGAGCATTTCATGGGGTATTTCGAATCGATTAACATTCTTCATATGCCACATGAGAAACTTGATCTTCAGTACATCAGTAAATATTATAGCGATTACTTCTGTTACCGTTGGTATGATTGGATGAAGCTTCATTATGAAACGTTAGATAAAGGCTTGCGCCCCTCATTTAGAATGTGGTGGCCTCGCATGTTATCGGATGTGGAATTTGAAGCAACAGATAGAAGAGCAAAAGAATTCATCAAACAGACAGATGTCTATGAGTTCTTTTTATACCTTCATTTACCTGCATTTGAGATCCATTGGTTGGATAGATTCCAGACGTGTTTCTACGTAGAATCAGAACAGCAACAAAAACAAGAGGCATCTGAATGATGCCTCTGCTTATGTCCGAATGATTATTCTGGTATCGTTAAACCTGAAGAAGTGATCTTATTCTCAAGTACTTTGATACGTTTTTGGAGACTTGCAATCAATCTCTCATTGTTCGCATCTTTCGTTTGAAGCTGACCATACTTCTCATTAAGTTTACTGTACTCGCGTTTCTTCTCTTCAAGTGCACGTTGGTTAGCGACACTGTTATCAGTGAGTGCTTTCTCACCTGAAGCAAGTTGTTGCTGAAGAGCAAGACAATACGCCTGTAAGTTACCGTAGTCTTCAGTCATCTTTTGAAGCTGACCGTAAGTCGTTGATGTATCACGTACACCACTTAAACGACTTTTCTCTTCACGAGTCCGTTCCGTTGGAGTAAGATCATCACTCTTAAGTGGTGCGATGTGAGTAAGGACAGTTGGTTTACGACCTAACGCCTCTTCTACCGCATCACTTACTTTAGGAATGAGATGAGATACATCCGTATTACCGGGCAGTGTACCGAGATCACAACTTAATATGAAACGCTTAAAGACATCACCACTTACATCAGGATATTTATCGATATAAGTATCAGGTACGTAAATACGTTCACCATCACTACCCAATAAAGTCACGATAGAAGCATAGATCTTACTGTCTGCTTCATAGATGTCTTTACTTAGCTCACGTGGCATGTAGTACGTTTCATAGACATTCACGCCTTGAAGCTGAAGCATACTAAAGCTACGGATTTCTTTGCAGCTATAGATCTTACCTGGTTTGGCTACAAAGGGAGCACGAAGCCCCCAATGTCCAGAAACACCATAAGGAGGGGTCATCTTAGATGCCATCGTTTATCTCCTTAGATTATTCAGATGCTTCTTCAGTTACCGCTGCACGACGGTTACGAACCAACGCTGCGCTGGTTCCTTTAAGCTTACCACTTGTATAGTTGTGACGTGCTACGCAAAGGAATTGAATATTCTCATACATCACCGAAGCATAAAGTACACCATCACGGGTTACTTTAGTCAAGTTAAGACCTGTATCTGTATCAGGTTCGATGTTCTCAGCAGCTAATAGTAACTCATTAAGTTTGAGTACCATTAGTTGATGCTGTTTATCCATGCGGTTGAAATCATCCGTACGAGAACCAATTAATGCATACTGAGGATATTTCTCATAGAAGCTGATTGGCGCTAAACGGTTCATGGCGTTACCACAAATTAGCATACTGATTGATTTATAAAGACAAGAGCTGATTTCAAGGTTAGCTTTTAAGTGCGCTTCTTCGTAACCTTTCATGGCTTCTTTAGCAAATGGGATTGCATCTTTATAACGAATAGTAGGACTGTACATCGAAGCGATAGTACGGAACCCAGGTACAGAAGACATGGTCCATACTGGTGCAATTACGTACTCAGTTGGAACAAAAAGATCAGGGAATATCTTTTCCCATTCTGCACGAGATTTTTTACTGTTAGCTAAGATGTATTTAACAAGCTCATCTTTAATGATATCTAAGTTTTCACCGATACCACCATAGATCAATACTGTCCAAGGAATACTGATACCATCGCCAGTTACATCACCCTTCCACTGATAGTTATACGTTTTAAGTAACGTAAATGGACTATCTTCACGTAAACGGTTTACTTTATCGTGTAGGGTTTCAAGGTTAAGTTCATTGCGAATACGCTGAACACTGTTTACATCTAAGAAGAAGTCATCAAGATTATCAACAATTGGAATGATCTTAATTTCGTAATATGGGTATTGTGTTTTGAACGCTGGATCAGAGAACCAGATCTTAATGATACTATCGCTATAAGTAGCCGTATCAACAAGCTTAAACTCAATAAACTGAGGGAGATAAATCCCTTTAACAGTTACAACACGACCAAGATTAACATCTTTGATATATTGTTGGAATTCTGCAACGATAGCTTGTTTGTTAGTTACGTTATTTTGAGAAATAGTACGATCGTTAGCTTTAGTTTCAAGCCATTTCCCTAATCGTATGCAGAGATCTCGTACGGCCAATGGGACTTCGATATCTGCCGTATCATCCGTTTTAGAACGGAATGAAACAAGGCGAACACCTGGTGCATCGTCTTTTGTATAATAACCTAAGTCGGTTGCATAGGTACGTCCTAAAGCGGAGAGTTCTCCCAACGGAGAATCTTTATGACGGGTGTTGTCAATGAAATCATTGAGTGTCATAAAGGCATGTAATGAATATTTCATAAAGGGTAATTACTCCTTGACAATTATTACGTAATAATAGTATACTGTACTAGATCCACAAAAGGACTATAACGATTATAATTAAACAGAGGAACTTAAATCAATTATGATGATTTTTAACATCTTCCGATTATTCCGTTTCTTCTGGCCTTTTGTGGCTGATGTGTTCAAAAATTCTGAGGAAGAGCGACGTGTTATGATTGCGCGCATTGTATTGATTGCAGGTATTGCGATAGGCGGTTCATGGCTATATATCAACGACAAACTCGATGATATCGATGAACTACAAGCAGAGAATGCACAGCTTCGTGTGTTTTTAACACAAGCTGAGGCCGAGAAGTCAAAGTACTTTGACCAATTCACTGATGCGAAAGGTATCTTAAAAACCTGTCAATTCCACGCCGAAAAACTCGAAGAAGATCGGACTATACTCGAAACGAAAATTCGAGATCTCAAAGAAGAGATTGAAGAATTAACCCAGAGCAAACGCCAAATTGAACATAGCCTGCCAACCAATCCGCCGGTAGTTGTTGAGCAAAAGGCAGAAAAGAAACCTGCTGCTAAAGCAAAACCGGTTGAGCAGAAGAAAACGGAAAAACGCGATCGTCTCTCGGAGTTGCAATGAAAAGATCTCTCTTAAGACTCGGAACAATCATGTTGACACTAGGGATTCTTACAACGACTGGATGTCAGCAATATGCTGGTCCTTACATCGAATTCCCACCATCGTCACGTGCCCATGATTTTCCACCCCCACCCCCACCTGAAATCCGTCGCTTCGATTTTGCGAAGATGGATAAACGGTCTCGTGAAACAGTCATCAACGACATGTTAGCGTACCACGAGTTATATGATCAATATCTAAAAGGGGTGGTTGAAACCTATTTACACACGAACTACTCTTCTATTCGGGATCGCATGTCAGCATGTAGACCGAAGTCATTTATCAAGAAGGTTAAAACCCCACCTGAACTTCGCATTAAAGATGATGGGAAGTTTACGGATGATGAAATCATCTTGATGTTGACAAGACACATTCGTGTGCTAAAGGATAGAATTAGTGAGCATAACGATAGAGTCGATGAGTTAATCAAAGACTATACTCGTGACTGCTTGCCACCGGAGCGTGGTTTCTCGAGACACTAATTTGAGGATGTCAGGTTACCACGTAAAGCATTAACGATGTAACGAAAGTAAGAACACTTATATCAGAATGCTCATTATCTTGATCCAACATTTGTGAAGGATCTCAAATGAAGGATTTAGATGATTATGAGTACGAAAAAAGAAACGAAAGAGATTGAACCGATTATTGTCTCTGCTGTCCTTTATACCGATGGCAGTGCGAACCCGAACCCCGGTTATGGCGGTTGGGGTATTCATGGTTATACCTATGATGCAAGTAAACCAATTGAATTAAAAGCCCAGAAGAAAAATCTAATTACCCAGTATGGATATAAAGATTTGAAATTTGTTCAACGTGATGATTTATCTGTCTATAAAAAGATTGATGAATTTAATGGGTTTGGTACCGCAGTTCCACGTATTACGGATAACGTAGCGATGGAATTAGCAGCATTAGAAAAGGGCATGGATTTTGCGTTAAAAGAAAACTTTGATAAAGTGACGATTTTAACGGATAGCCAAGTCTCAATTAATGCATTGACCAACTGGTATAACACGTGGGTCAATAATGGCTGGGTGAATTCAAAAGGTGAACCTGTTAAGATTAAAGCCGATATCCAACGGATCTATCCTAAATACGAGCAATTAACAGCTAAGGCTGATGACTTTAAACTGTTATTCGTAAAGGGCCATAGTGGTGATTATGGAAATGATCTCGTTGATGCTTTAGCGAATAAGGGTAGTACCATGAAACAGTACGGTAAGTCTCATGAAGAACTTATTTACAAATCAGGAATAGAAAAAGTGAAAGTCGATTATCATGACCTATTTTCACGGAATCGCTGGTACTTTATTGGCGGACAAGGTGGTGGTCAATTAAACAACATTATTGACGATTACCATTGGTATTATTTGGGTGCGCTAGGTCACGGTAAATCAGACGAAGACTTTGGGATGAACCAACCCGATGGTTTCATGTCAATCGTTATCCTGAAAGAACCAGAACCGGTCATCGAAAAAGTTCAGAAAGCGTATAATGAAATTTGTAAACATGATTATTCATTTGTAGTTGCAGGTCGTTTAGATAACCTCTTAACCCCTGAGATCTATCAGGATATCATGAGCGATAAAGTAGAGTTGATTTGCGAAGATAAGATGGAGAAGACATTATTGCTTCCGAATCGCAAAATCTTAGCGAAAGAATATAACCCTGCTCATCTTTCATTTGCGCAGATGGTGAAGTATGATTACCCGATGAAGTTACTTCGTAACTATTTGGGTACAACTGAAACTGTCAAGTTAACGAAGACCGATATCACTAACGAGCTTATCGAGAAACAACCTGGTAAGAAAGAAGGTGAAGTGAAGTATGCGGTAAACAGTCATGTGCTTAAGAATAACTGCTTAAGAACTCACGTTGACTACTACAATAAAGCAGAAAAGCAAATGGTCAAACTCCCAATTACGTTAACACTGAAAACAGATCTACCTGATAAACCCCATCTTCAGAAATTGATTCGTAACCATGGTGATAAAATTAAATTCACGATTGTTACCCATCATTTATCTGATCTTGCGGTAGGCTATGCATTAATTGCCGATCTTGGTGATGATGCAAAAGCGATTTGGGTATCTTCTACGATGACTTCGGTGATTCTTCGTAAGTAAGATCTATCATTATCTCGTCTCTTGATATAAATGGTATGCTTAACTTTCGATAAACCAATAGGCCAACGCTTATGTCATCAGTATTTACGAGACTACTGGGACGGATAACCAATTATCTCGTCCCTGATACAATCAAAAGAATGATCGTCTTAACGTCACTCACTAACGGTGGAGAACAAGTTCCAGAAACTGAACTCAATCGTCAGCTAGATGACTTCCGTAATTACTTCAACTTATCGAGTAGTAAAAACAGTATGAAGTTTGCGGTAGAAGTCGGTCACTTCTTATGGAAAGATATACGTGGTAAATGGCAAGAAACTTACGATAATCAGCGTTTACTCGCTAAAGAAATTTACGAGTTATGCCCTTTATCTCTCCGTTATGGAAATGAGGAGAAGATGCAAAAGGACATTGTAGCAGTTTTAGATTACCTACGTAAATATCATCCACAGGCGGCGCAAGCTTAATGTGTAAATCAAATAAGAATAAGAGGTCACTTGTAGTGAGTGGCCTCTTGTTTTTGTTCGAAAAAAAAACAAAAATAAAAAAGGTTACCACGCTAATAACTTATATGTTAGTTAAGACGTGGTAACCTTTGTGTTAATTATGAAAAGAAGCTACCAGAGTGGTATCTGGCATAAGCTAGGCGGTAGAAATACTCGCCTAGTTCCCAACGCTCACCTCTTTGGCGATATGCCATGGCAGCGTGGATATTATAAAGCCAAGTTGGATTTTGTACCCAATTGACTACGTTCATGTCCATAAGCAATTCCTATAGAAATGAAGTTAATTGTACTGAGGTTGTTACAGCAACCTCAAACCCTGATACTCATTGTAGTATCATCAATATAGTAATATATACTTGTAAAATCCATAGACGGTGTTTCGCCAAAAAGAAAAGAGCGTTAAAATATAGGGGCTACTTGCGTAGCCCCTTTCTTATGTTGTTAGTGCGATAATACCTCTTCCTTCATATCCAATGGTAGGAAGAAAGAATCCGCTAATGCAAGATAGAATCGCATTAATGCACGCACACTGCGGTATTGTGGTGAACGATCAAATGTCGCTGCCATGTCCATGCTTTTCATGAGATTGTGAAGATCTTCATGGCTGAACACCGATTGTGTATCACCATATTCTTCACCCATGTTAGCAAGTGTGATAAGACTTGCATCTGCATCGATGATAACATCGTGCACGTTCTTACCATTATGGTCATCGATCTCAACTGTAACAGTGGTTTTACCATCATTATCTCCAGATGTTTTAACATCCGTAATCTTGATCTTATTGGTCACATTAAAAGCACGTGATGCAGAGAGTACAGCAGAACGTTCGACCATATTCGTTAAGATCGGTGCAAGATCAGGTCTTTCCAATAAAGCTAAACCTAACTCTGGTTGAGTCCAGGTTTTCTCCCCTTCCTCACATTCAGCTCCATCCTCAATATGGAATGCCAATTCATCGCCATGTTCATAATCCATGAGCATGGTGTAGTCAGTTGTTTCAGGGATATATTTCAATCCCTGTACGTTCAATAATTCTACGATCATTTTATTCCATCCTTATAGTGTATCTTTTGGTGCACCAGTGTAACCGAGATCAGCTTGACATTTTGCTGTTTTGCTAGCAGGACAGCTCCAATATGAGGTATCTTGTTTGCTAGTACGACCACCGTTTTTATCAGTGTTAGCGAAAGCTTGCCAGAAGTAGCCTTCGATTGTAGTCGGTTCACCTTTAGTTAAAGATTTTGCTGCACGATCTTTAATCATGAGATCAAGATATTTAGGTGATGCTGGAGTATACCACACCCAGTAGTCAATCCCATCTTTATTGGTTACCCCAACTTTAATTGCAGTTAAGGCAAGACCGTTACAGAAACCGCCTTGTTCATAGTTAGTTGCACAAACCTGAGCTTTCACTGGACCTACTTCTGGTGGAAGTGTTTTACCTTGCGGAGCACGTACAGCGATGTAGCTACCCATTTCAGTTTTGAATGAACCTTCAGGATCATTAGTCGAATCTTTGAAGTGAGTATTTACGGTGTTAGTGTTCGCATCTGGCATTGCAACGCGTAAATCATCGTTCCAGAATCCAGTTGTGTTTTCTGGGAATAGGACTTCTTTCGTCCATTCCCCTTTTGCGGTTGCATTTAAAGCGGTTGCTGCTAATACAGTTACTAGTAATGTTTTTAAAGTTTTCATGATAAATCTCCTATAGATTTTTTGGATTAAATAAGAGGTAGCGAATGCTACCTCAGTTAGTTAAATTAAATTTCTTTTAAGATGCGGCGCATCTCAAGATCAAATGGTACATCTGATTCTAATCCATCGTGGTAGAAGAATGCACCAGTGATCAATGACTCACGACCATCGGCATAGGCGTGGATGTGGCCCATCTTTCCATTTTTCTCCATTGAGATGATGAATAGCGCATTACGACCATCCTTAAGTTTAGTGTGAATGGCGAATGCGTTATGCACTAACCAGCGTACTTCTTTTGGTTTAGCGCATTTACTTGCGTCTACATCTATCTCTTCAGTTCCAGAGAACTTACCGTTTTCCAATGTACGGTGATTAAGAATCATATCGCCATCACTTGGTCGTTTGTTTAGACCATGCAAATGGATACGTCCATCGACGAAGTAGATTGCCATCCACGGAATCGGGCGATAGAAGTTTGCCATTTTACCCGTTTCACTTACTGTACGGAAGAAGCGAGCGCGGAATTTATTTTCACCACGAACGCGATATTTAACGTAATCTGCCGTACTGATCACGCGATATACTTCGTTGTTAACCCCAGTGATTGGATTAACGAAGCTTAGGTCGTTCGAACCAATACCACTGCGAGCTGAGTGTAAATCGGTATAGCTTGTAAAATCGCTGATCCCTTTATATATGCCAGCGATATTTAGGAAATCTTTTTCAGTATGGTTTACTGGATGATAGCTTTTAGTAATAATATTACCTTTCATTTTAATCCTCCTTTAGGATTATAGTGCTAGGCTTATTGTCAAGAGTCTGCCTAGATTATCAAAAAGAGATTTACACAGAGCCAGCTATGAACGCTCTGTGTAAATCAAATACACGTGTCGAGTTTAAGGTTCTATGCCTTATTCTCATGTAGATTATATATACTTATAAAAATGATAGAAACCATTTTTATTTTACTAACCACTTAACGAGGTAAGAAAAGATGCAACACGAAACCGCATTCTATCCAGAACAATACCAAGGTGATATTTCAAAACTCAATTATATCACCAATCTTCTCTATGATTGCATGAAGTTAAATCAGGATTTCAAAGAAAAGATCAAACCTGTGACACTTTATCAATTATCGGGGGATTATGCTGAGCTTAAGAAAGAACTTAAGCAAAAAGAAACTGACGAGTATGATTACAGACGGCATATTCCTTATGTTAAAGTAGATGGTAAACTGCGTGACGAGGAAGCTGTGAAGCGTTCTATGATGCCACGATTTGCTTCTATCTTAGATAAAGCAATTACACGTAAACCTAAATTGGGTGAAACATTACCTGAAGCTTGCCAGCATAATGAATGGGAAATTAGTTCATTAGGATTGGATTTCAAAACCCTATCATATCAGAATTTCATTGAAGCCATGAAGCTTAAAAACCCAACTGATCGACAAATCCGTAATGCTTTAATCAGCTACGTGATCCAGTTCTTAATTAATGGCGGGTTAATCAAAGATAGTCATGAGTTACGTGTGTTTGAACGAATCATGCACAAGTATACTTATTTGGCGTCTGCTTTATACTTCCATGGATTATTTGAAAAAGAAAACAAAGGTCTATTTGGTTTATCTAAATCAAATGCCAATATCTTATTTGCGATGGTTTATGGAAATGATTTCCGTGAACTTTGCGTATTGGAAGGAATCGATAACGATAACTGTGAGTTATTCTCTATTCTAAATAAACACCGTGTTCGTTTACTTGAAAACAACAGCTTATTGACACGTCCTAATATTGACGTGGTACCATCTGGTGATCAGTATGCTCAACTTGCTGTCGACTGTATCGTCCAATCATTGATCTATACATTACTTGGTGTGGATTATACGATGCATAGTCCATCACTATTAGATAGTGTACCTGATCTACCTGATTACAGTGAACTTGCTGTATTATCTCGCTTTGGTGTACCGCAAGATACGTATATGCCACTTGCAGGTTATCGTTCAGTCTTAGGAGAGTAATGATGGCAGTATTACACGGCACCGTCCGTGATAACTACCAAGCTATTACGAGACGAATCGTTATCCAAGTCATCAAGCGTTTAAGAAGTCATCTGTCTTTTAATAAAGATACGGTTTTCATCATCAAGGGATTAGAAGATAATCTCATGGTTTGGAATAGTGAGAAGAATGAGCTTCAAACTATCCGCCATAATCCAGGTGAAGACAGTGCACGTTTCGGTGAGTACGATCAGTTAGAGATCGAATTTAAAGAAGAACTAACGGATGATGGGATCGCAAGAAATGGTTATATGACTGACATGCTACCTCCAATCTTTCATGATGAGAGATTAGGGATTCGAATGAATGTTGGTTATATTCAAACCAGAGTAACATTATCCTTTACCTTTAAATCTGGTACATGGGAATCCATGCAGACCTATGAAGGATCGTTTGCGAGATTACTTCAATCATCCAGAACACTTATTCTTCATGAGTTAGAGTACTACGTATTACCAGAACTTCAGCAATGCGAGTTACTGCGTACGTTATATGACCTAAAAGAAAAACGTGGTGGTATTGGTGATACCTTCGATGAATGGATGGATAAGAATACCAAGACAGGTGCTTATCGTACATTGACAAATAGAAAGGGTAATGGTGCGGTTATGGCGTTTAAAGAACGTCAACGCCAAATTATCCTGATGTTAATGGAAACTCAGTTAACGGATGCGCAGAAGAAAGAACGTGGTGCTTCAGCTGAAACTCAATTCGAAGTACAGTTCTATTACGATGCGCCTTACTACACCACAACTGAATATCCTCTGATGGTGCATAATCAATTCGTACCAGGTAAGTGGTTCGTAGGACCTCGTGTACATCATGCTAATCGTGATCATGAGGTGACTTTCGATAAATTACAGGATGGACTACAGCATGTGATCAGCGAAGATCAAGCCGTAAGTACCTTTACCTCTCAGGAAGGATTGCGTTATCCAAGTTGGGATAGCTGGAAAGTACCTGCTTCTCATTACAATAACATGAAAGCTGCTACAATCCTAATCCAGCTTCCAGAAAAACTTCCTGAAGCGGATAAGCTGACAAACTACACGTTACTTTTACCATGTAGTGCAATCGAAAGCAACGTCATGAAATTTGGTCATGGTACGAAGCGGTATATGAAAGATAACCGCAAGCTCATGTTCTCAACTACGCACTCACCTGTTGTATATCAGTTATACCAAGGTAATGAACGTGTGGATATGGAAAACTGTTATTTGGATGAGAAGCTCGATCTCTATACGAACTACAAGTTAGAGTACTGGCAACAGTGGCATCTTGTCATTGAGATCCCAAATAACTACAATCACATTGAACGTGATACCATGAATATGATGATGCGTTATCCAGATTTCCTTGCAGAGATTTATCAGACTTTATTATATAAGGAACGGAATTTCAAAGCAGGTACAACAATTGAGGAAGTCTGTAAGGAATACCTTACTCGTATCCCGATGTTGCAATCTGGCATGTGGTATCAGATTTATCGTTGCTTGATGCTCAATAAACCACTAACTATGCAGTACGGTAAGCACATCGAGAAATATTTCTATACTTGGTTGATGGCAAAACATCCTGAGTATAGAGATCTCGATGAGGCTAAAGATGATTGGTATCATTTTGATTTACCGCATGAACGTCATGCTATCCTATTGGATTTCCAACCAGATCTCTTTGAGTGGTTAAAAGCTCACCACGATGACCCAGATGCAGTGAATGATATTTTCTATGGTAAAGCAGATGTAACGAAGGTTATTCCATTCTTAACGCAATATACGACATCGATCAATAACTACTTCATGGATATTCCAATTCCAAGAACGCAGATGATGTCATTTGTTAATGCTAAACGATTAGGAGACTAAGATAACGATGGCAGGTTTTAACTTTGAAGAAGTCCCAGAACGTAAAGTCGTTATTGAGGACGTATCTAAACACCTTCCTGATGAACACGTAAAAATCACTGTGGAGCAGGAGAAAGATCTTGCTCCAACGGATTTCTGTAAACAGGAAGAAGCAGTCAAACTTCCTATCCACCATAATCCTTATTTAGGGGTAGAGGTCGATAGTAAGAGCGATGACATTTTAAATATCATCTCCTTCATGGAAGGTTCACCTTGGGAAGTTGAGTATTACAGTCAGTACCTGGGTCAGGATGATGAAACTTATGCGTGGTCTATTGATCGTGCTGCCGCATTTCAGCAATACCGTTGTATCAAACACTTCGAACTTAAGGTAACGAGTAGTTTATCTTATAGTTATGATGAATCAACAAAAACGGATGAGTTGACAGGTACTGCTCATTTCTATCCAGTATTAAAACCAAATAAAGGTGATATGTTTATTGCTGATATTGGGGATGGAAGAAGTGGTTTGCTTGAAATCACCTCAGTGAAGAAACTTTCCGTACGCCGTAATACAGCATGGGAAGTCGAGTATTTTGTGCGTCAGTTCTTAACCAAGGAAGCACATGATAACCTCAAACTCAAAACCATCAATACAGTCGTCTTCTCACTTGAAAGACTTCGTATGGGTAATGGTGCATTCATTGAAGAAGAAACTTACAGTGAACTCGCTAATATCGAAGAGACGATGGATAGATTGATCCGTCAATATTTCCGTCATTTTTATGATGAGGAGACCTGTAGTTTCACGGTGCCACTTGGTACCAGTATCCGTACTTGTGATATCAAACAAAATGATTTCTTATTATCACTTGTTGAGACATCACGCTATCCGGAGTATTATCGTGTTAGACGTATTCGTACTGATTTAACGGATAAGCATAAGGGATGGAGCATTTGGGATGCGTTAATGAATCAATCATGGTTAGACCTTGATGATGCCATGACGAAGTTCAATATCCTCTCTAAGATGGAAATGCGCAATAATACCATGCAGTGGAATGGAAGTCATAGTCAATATACGCACTTTATTTATCCGTATAAAGATATCGTGGCTGCAACACCAGTACAATACAACCCTCGCTTTACAGCACCAGCTGAAATCCCTATCTTTATTGATGAGGACACAAAACAAAACAGACGCTACATTTACCATGTGGGCATGAACAATGACTACGTCTTCAGTCAGTACTTCTATACTGCTGACGAAGATAACATGTCAAGATTGGAATTACAGGTTTATAAATACTTAAACCAACAACCAATCTGTCCTCAAGAGATCATGCGTTTATTAGGTGCTTGTACGAGATGGGATGATCTAGATAGATATTATTATATTCCTATTTTATATCTATTAGGTCATGCTATTGTGATGGGTTACGTTGAAACGTACGGTGAAGTGGTATCACCTTAATTTTGATTATTACATGGGACATTGTGGTTAAGTTTATTATAATGTCCTAATTTAATAATTGAGGTGATTTAAGATGGTAGAAGATTATAATCAACCGCACTTTACAATAAAGTATAAAGATGGTGATTTTGTTTGTGATGTGGAGTGTTCTGATCTCAGTTCACTTGAGAAACAGGAAGTTGGTAAAAGAACTGAGTTTGCTAGTAAGGTATTGAGAACCATTCGTGGTTATTACCCAAATGCAACAGATATCCGAATTGAAATTACATCGGATGATTCTAACAATGCGGTTGGGTTTGTTAATGACGCTATTCCAATCAATATAGTCTGGCGCAAATGGGATGACGGGTATTACCTTGTCTACCTATCTGAAATAGATGAGATTACAAGAAAATTCATCGAATGGTATCCAGCCATCGATGCACCGGTAATTTCTGGGTACCCCTACGTTACAGCCATTCCGACTATGATGTTAGAGATATTGGATGATATTTTCAAGACGACTGATATCGTGTGGCATCGACTTACTGATGTGGATTAAAAAATAAAGTTCTACATGGATACCAGATGATGTGAGAAGATTCCCAACACCATCTGGTTTGTCACGCGTCTATACTGGTGAGCCGAGGAAAGGGTAACCCATTTCCGCTTGAATGCGGGCCGCGTCTTCGCGTCCTACACTGTACCAGCTCATAATCCGGCGAAGCTGGGCTTCTTTCCGAATTTGGTAATGTCGCATCTTCTCAGATACAACATCAGCCTCAGTAGCTGTGATGATGTCATTTAAGAATGTTGTGTCCATGGGACCTCCAAACTAAAATGGCAAAACCGTTAGGTACGGTAGTCTGAATACCGTACCTAACACCCTACTCGAGATATACATCCTGAGTATCATGTAGATTATATATGAATATAATTTCGATAGACTGGGTTTTTACTCGGTCTTCATTTTTGTTGCAAAAAAGAAAATAGGGTATATAATAGTGTGGGGATTTCCCCCCACACTATGTTCTATATGCGGATAAATGGGTATCCCATTTCCGCTTGGATCTCTTGGGCACGTTCTCTATTAACGTTATACCAAGACATCAGACGACGAAGCTGTGCTTCCCGTCTTATCTTAAAGTTTTCGATCCGTTCAGCACTTAGTTGCCCAGACACTGAATCGATGATTGTCTTAAGAAATTGATCATCCATATAGATTGGTCTCCGTATGGTGATTGTTAATACGAGTACTCCACGTGTTCCTGCACGTGGAGTACTATTACTGTAAAGTTAATACATTCTGCTTTACATCAAAAAGATAATATATACTTGTAAATTTTATAGACTAGGTTGGAGATATCCGACCTTGATTATGTCCGAAAAAATCGATATCTACCTAATAGATGGGTTGTAATTAACTAACTTTTAAGGAAATTTATCATGTCTAAGATTTATGAGAATATGAATGCTGCAGAGCTTCCTATCACTGAGATAGATGAGAAAGCGGTGGTCACTATGCATGTTAGTGACGATGGTTCAGTTGAGACGGCTGTTCAGATCAAGATCAATAATGAAGCGATTCGCATTAATCCAGAAACCATATCGATATCACTGGAAAGTAGTACTGCAGGTGATCTATGGAAAGCTTATTATCTTCCGATGTATCATCAGGCAATGCAGGTGTTAAGTGCCATGGATTTCATCGTAAGAGCTACTGGTACTAAGAGTTTCCCTATCGGCGTTCCAATGACAATTACTTACTATGCCGAAAGTGATAGCTTCATGATAGAGTACGGACACAAGAAGTATATCTTATCTGCTCGCAGTAATGAGGTAAAATTGACAAGTAAGCATCCCATTGGTATACTTGCCTCCCCAGTATTTGAAGTAAATAATCCTGCAGTCTCCGGTTATCATTACTCTCTAACGTTAAGTACGACTAAGTTTCTTACTCAACTTACTACGGGTTATTCTATATTTAATTATTTGGAATCCCTCATGTATGGTGCCGAGAAGAGAGAGGATTTCTTAGCGCAATATAAACTGAAACATCAGTAGTCAAAAAAAAAATAACGGACAAAATAAGAGGGTACCAATTGGTACCCTCGATTTATGTTACTTATTAGAAGATATCATCAAGATTGATTTTCTTCTCAAACTCTTTCATGTCAGATTTGTATTTATCGTGATTTTTATAAATCGAATCTACAATGTCTTTGCAAGACTGGAGTTCTTTAGCTTGTTGATCTGCTCTTGCTGCTTCTTCGATAAGAGTTCTTCTGTCTTTTGCAGAAAATTCCCAACCGTGGGCGTTAACATCCACTGCGGTCTCTTTGGAAGATCGTACACCGGGATATGAATTTCCGGTTTGGGTTGGGGCTTCGTAGCGCATCCCGTAGCTAGGAGCAACGTAAGTGTCAATAAGCTCATTACTTTTAGTAGTGATTTCATAGATACCTTTCTCTCTTTCATCTGAGATTGCAACTAAGGCCTGTGAGAGCTCTTTAGTTGTTTCATTTGTTTTAACGAGTGCTTCATTATTTGCATTCTGTTGGGTGATTACCTGTTCAGCAAGTTTAGCCTCTGCATATTTAACGGCGTTGTGATAACCCCACTGATAGCAGAGAAAACCAGTAATCAGACAGGCAAGTGGCCAGTGTAGTTTATACTTCACGACCATCTCAGATACAAATGACAAGAAGCAACCAATTAATGCTTTAATTTGTCCTAATAACATTAGCATATCTAACTCTATTCGCCTTTTACTTTAATGTTAATAAAATGAGCTTGTTTAATGGTCCCACGTCTTGTTGAGACATTAAGCTCATTTAGATAAGGTTGTTCACTTCGGATGATCGTATCACCTTGTTGTGGATAATAACGATTCTCTTCAGTACAGATCACAACACCATTTCGATCTTCCATTGGAATATAAGGAAGATATCGACCGTCACTACATCTTAATGGTTGATAATGGTGCGTTGCGGTGAAATAACGTTTTGGTAATTGATGTGATGACACCAACGTTTTCGTTATTTCAAGTGGTTTTGGTGATTCCACAATAACAAGGAATGATTGCGGTAATGTAAATAAACGATGAATCGTTTCAGGTTTACGAACTTCCTCAGTCTTGATGCGTCCATCAAGATAAGGTGTAAGACCTAATTTATCATTACTGAAAAGATCCTTGTATTTCCAAACCTTTTCGTATAGGTGCCATCTTTGTAAATCAAACTTCAGTGTATTGTGGTTGATGTACTTCACTATTTTACCATCAACATTCAACCAATACAACTCACCGCACAATACCACCCCAACCAATTTATTATCTAAATTAATATTGTCGATATGAAGGAAGACACTATTGAAGATATCACCTTTCGCATCAGAAGGTAAAACATTTTGATCTTCTAATCGATAAAGTTTCACCTTACCATTGACTTCTTCAAAGTTGACGATATTGATGTGACTTGTGTTAAGTCTTGACTGACTGACTGCACCTTGCTCGATAAATATCCCTGTTTCATCTCCATCATGCCAATGAAAGTATCCACCTATATTAAATAAGGAAGTATCACGTAAGTGTTCATGATCAACGCCTTTTTTACTTAAGTGGATATCACTGAGATCAGCTGGATGAACCAGGCTATCTTTATGATAACCGAGCTTCGCGTTCTTCTGGGTGAAATCCCATTGATGGGCATCCACACTATAGACCCACCCAGGTTGTCTATAGGTGAGGTTTTTTAATACCGGTTTCATTAAAATTTACCTTTCGCGAAGTTATGTTAAAATCTTAAGGTTTATCGGGAAATATGTACGTGCACAGTACACTTCACCCAACAACATAGCCTGAAAATTTTAACAATATTTTATCGATAAAGTATAGTTAAACATTTTAACAAATTAAAGGAGGGTCATGAAATATGGCTCAAACAGAAACAACCGTGATCACAGGTGATGCACCGTATATCGATGTCTTGGCTGCGATCCTACTTGGACCAGTGTGGAATAACAGGGTGGGATTCTATTTCAATAAAGATGAAATTGATGACGCGGCTGTAAAACGTATTATCAGTCATCCTAAATATAATGAATTGAGAGATCGTTATAATGAAGTAGAAAAAGCTTGGTGCCGAATCATCAATGGTGATACTTCAATTACAAAAGAAAATTGGGATGGACTAGTTAATCGCTTTAAGGAACTTGCAGGTAGAATGGATCGTAAGGGATCTCCAGGTGACCAAAACGCACTTTGGGGTAACTACGACTATCGCAATCTATTTAGAAAATCTCCAGCACCAAGTGGTGAGGAATGGGTTTACCCAATCGTACAATTTCGTGGTGGAAACCAGCGCACAACTGTTAACTACGTTGATGGAACTCGTACCTACCCAGATAGATCAATCGACTATGGTAATCTAGATTTTGCAGTGAATGCCGTTATCGAGACGATCGCTTGGCGAAATGCCACTGTAGAGAAACGGGATGATACATTTAAGATATCTGACGAGTATGCAGCTGATCCAGTTAATGCGTTTGTTAAAGCATTTAATATTTTGGAAGAAATCGTACCATCACTTAATCTACTTCATGGTAGTATTGTAACAGATAAAACATGGAATCGTATTGCGGAATGGGTGAACGAGAAAGTCGTTGAGCAAATGCTACTTCATCCATATCCAGTTAAGAAGTTAGCACCAAAAGAAACACTTAAGAAGTATTCGTTGTTATATTCTGGCAATAGAGAACAGTATTTCAATAACATCGTTAATGCTGCATCACCAGGCAATTCATTGGGTATTTTGGCTAAGTTGCGTCAAGCAGTATCAGATCTCGATAAAAATGCTTACGATACCGCCAAAGCACGTCTTGTTGCTCAAATCGAAGCAACGAATGGCGCGCAATCTAATCCACTTTATAAACAAGATCCAGCTGATCTTCCAGCATACGTGGATAATCGCCCTTATCCAATTCGTATGCCTCGTGAACATCGCGGTTTACCGGATTATGATAAATACTTCGGCACTAACCACTGGGATAATGATTTAAAAGTTGTCTTCTATTATTTAAATGGTGGCCAGAACTTAACTTCAGAAATCGTTGGTTCAACTGAATATGCAAGACTTAATGCGATTGGTCTTCAAAATAGTAATGCGTTAGCCTCAGCTAAACCAATCTTTGCAGATGCGATTGAATTATGGCGTGATTATCATCAAGCAATTGCGAATAACCAAGCTGATGTAGCGAAAGCAAAATACAAGTTACTTATTGCAAAAGTTGATGAACTCATCATCGCAACAGGTAACCCGACCATGCCTGCTGAAAATGGTAAGGTCCTTTCTTTCAGTGTATTCTTAAAACCTTATTATACACCAGAGGAAAGCTTAGATAAAGCAAATGCTGTACCATATTCAATCTCAAGTTGGTCTAAATACTTTTCACCACGGTTCACTGATAGAGCAGGTATAAACCGTCGCGCCATGTTTGCCGGTAATGTAGATGGATTAAACTATAGACTTGATCCTAAAAACATTACGGGTAAAGTAAAAGCACTAGAATATAATCTTGATTATGCTAACCTTGGTATCTGGTTCTTATCATTTATCGCATCAGATAATAGAGATAAACCACTCAAGCTTACTAGTAACTATGATTTCACGGGTATTAAAGGTTGGGTACCGGTAACGAAAGATAAATTCGATGAGATCAAAACGGCGTTTTCTGATTATATTGAAGCGGTCTTCCGCGATCATTTTGGGTTACGTGACTTAGTCTCTTTCCCAAGACCAACAAGTGAGCAAATTAATAAACTTGCACAGCTTGCTGATGTATACGGTGGTTCACCAGAAACAGTACGTAATTTTAGACTCGGTAACTTCCATTTAACAGAAGAATTGGTACCCGCAAACTTCACGCCTTATAGTAGACGTAATGAGCTAAACACCGCAGCAGGTGATTTACGTAAAGCAATCAGTGATTATATTAGTACGACCACACCTACGACTGCACAATATAATGCAATCGTCACCGAGTACAATCGTATTAAAGCAGAACTTACCACCTATAATGATTACTACAATACTAATCGTCAGTTCGAAGGTAAGTATGCGATCACGATGGATCGTGCGAATATCCATTTACCAGAAAAACGTGGTGCGTCAGACAACGAGTATAATGATTTACTTCGTCGTATTCGTGATTATGAAAATCAGGCACGTGCTGGTTATACCACAACTAACCCGCAAAACGAATATCGTGCATTAATCAATAAACGTACTGCGTTGGTTGATGAGATCAGTACGTACAATAGAAAGTATAATTACAGTGCAACGGATGGTGATAAATATATCAATCCTGATATCTATACACCAGAACAACCACGTAACTATACTGCTGATGAACAACTTAAGATCAATGGTCTTAATGATCGTTTCTTAGAAGTAAGACGTAAACTTGATGCCTATAAACGTGCATTGATTCCAAGTTACTTCTTATGGAATGATTTAAATACGAATGATACTTGGCATGCTAATACGTATCGTAACGAGTTCCTTCCTCATCAGAACTATCAGGGATTCCAATATATCCTTGATCACTATAATGAGTGGAATACACGTTTAGATAACATCAGTAGTAATACGGATATTCCAAATATCCCTAAATTGATTGCTGTTGATAAAGCGGAATTAGACGCTCAGATTAGCGAGTATCGTCGTGATCTAGCCAAACATAAGGCTGCGACAAATAACAACCTCTATCAAGCGCTAGTGGACAAATACGGTACATTGGGTGCGGCGGTTGCGAACTTCAACCGTAAATATCAATTGGATGATCCAAGATTTGCGGTATATAGTGATTTAAAACTTAGACCACTTGAAGAACCTCGTGAGAACGAAGGATTTAGTCCACTACCACAACCAATCAATGTGGGCAAATTAGTACAATACCCATTTGACCCAACAGGTGTGAGTAAGCAAAACCATGTTGAAGAGATCTATGATCTTACTGATACGAACCGTAATGAGTTTAACTACATTATTCCAAGATATGCACCATTCTACTCGAACAGTGTTAAAATCGAAAGATTAGATACTGAAGATAATCAGCCACTGGTACTTGAGAAAGACCATGATTATTATTTAGGTGGGCACTTTGGTGAGATGGAACCGTACGTCGGTGGTAAACAACGTATTGAGTCATTGATTCTGTTTGATGATAGACGTATTACTGGTCGATATAAAGTCACTTACCAAACACTAGGTGGTAGCTTTATTTTAGATGCGACGGGTTATGCAACGCAGATTGCTAACTACTTGGTTAACCCATTACAAACGCCATGGGCTGAAATTGTAGGGCGTCCTGTTAACTATCCAGTTAAACCACATGGTCATGATGTCGGTGAGTTAGTCGGTGTTCAGGATTTAATCGATGCAATCCTACAGCTATCAGCAGCAAATCGTGAGATTGCGAAAGCAGAAGCCGCACAAGCCAGTGCAGTAGCGGACCTTCTTGATGAAACTGCAGCGATGCGCCAGTTATCCCGTGATACAAAAGCGAATGTTCAGAACTTAATGAACCAAGTCCAAGAGAAATATCTTGAGATCAAAGCTTTAATCCGAAATGGTAACGTCGTAGGTGGCGGCGGTGGCGGTAGCTCATCCGCTGACATCGATGCAGCCGTATACCGCATGAAGAACGAGTTAACTCTTCTCTTCACAACCATGCTCAATGATAAAGCGGATGATTTATCGGGTAAAGTAAAAGCAAGACTTGATGCATTATCAAATCGTCTTGATAATATCAATACCGTGATGAATACGGCTATCGAAGCGAAGTTAAGAGAAAAAGACTACGTGCCTTATTCTGCTACAGTACGCAACCAAATCAATGCGAATGGTGTACTTCGTTTAACAGCAGATAAACAAGTGGGACTTCCTGCAACTGGTGTAAACTACCTTGATCCAAATAACAGTAGTGTCATTACAACACGCAATACTGAAGTGACACCAAATAGTGTTATTGTCAGTGAGACCGCAGCCGGTAATAAACCGGTTATTAATCGTGTCAATGATGTTCGTCTTAGTTCAACCGGTAGAGTGATCTCTGTTTCAGGGACAATCGATAATCTTGCTCGTTTGTCTGAAACACCAAGTATCACAACCGCAACAAGTGTACCAGCAATGGTGACTTCTGCGATGGATATCATCAAGAAGGTTAAAGTCCATACGAAAGGTGAAGAAAGTGCACCAACGAATACGTTAGGTGGTAACAAGAAAATCGTTTACTCACTTTCATCTACTGATACTAACTTAATCAGTAAGCACTTCTTTAACTCAGAAAGCTTCGTGACGGTTAATGAAGATGGTAGTACAACATCTGGTTACGGTTTAAACCAAACTTCAAGTTTTGCATTTACTGTAAAAGCATTACAAGAACTTGATACGAAGATCCAAGCTGCAGCGAGAGGTGATTTCATTCCTACAGCTAAGTTGCCATCTGGTGATGCGACTGAAGCAGGTAAGATAGTTGTTGCTGATGCGAACAAGAAAATCAAATTAGTCGGTGCGATTAACTTCTCTAACGCAAGTTACAACAGTGACACGTTCGGTATTGCGCAAGGTCTTTATACGCCGAAGTATGCAGCAACTGAATATAACGTAATGAACGGCCAGTCAACATTCAAGTATAATCTTGTTACTGAGTTTGAGAAATTACGTGATAATCACAGCTATAACACTCGTATCAATAAATCAGGTATGAGTGCGACAGTACCAACTGATGCATTAAAACGCATGGCACAACTTCCTGTTTATACTGGTTCAACAAGTGAAGGTTATTTAGTTGATCTAGCAAAAGCAAAAGAGTTAACTAACTTTAATGATGACCAACTCTCTACTGAGTCCTTACTTGGTGCAACAGCTCTTGCATTTAAAGATACCAATAATAAATTGGGTGACCTTGAACGTCGTGTAAATGCAGCAACAGGTGGTCGTGCAGATTACATCCCACTTGAGAAAATTCAAGCGGTGGTATCCGATCAGTACGAGGTTTTAGTGGCGGATGGTAGAAAAGGAACACTCCCTAACTACCTCCAATTCAGAGACTCTAAAGCGGCCTTTGAGTTACGTAGTGATGGCATTGCAGTCCACTATGCTAACCTTGTTGTCGATGACGTGAAAGTTAAAACATCTGATGCAAATGCATATAAGACTAAAACTTTCACCGAAACACTGAGACAAGCTGATACGGTGAGACTTGAAAACACTGAGCGATTTGCAGGTGGTCAGTTATCTAATGTGAATATCGATAAACTGAAAGGTTATTTCGATACAGCAACGGTAGTAAATGTCGATAATAAACGCATGTTTGTTGCGACAACAACTAACTATGGTTTCACAGATAACGATAGTAGTACAAGCTTCTATAACCCAGGTGCGATCGATGCGATCTTATTGGGTACATTGAAACATGTTGATAAACGTTTAGTAACATTATCAACCCAGTACGATGGATTCTCTAAATCCACTTCAACTGCATTAAGTTCAGTGACAGCGAAAGCTACTTCACTTGAACAAACAACTACTCAGTTGTCATCTCGTGTAACGGAACTTGAGAAAGGACCATCATCAGCCGCACTTAATGAAGTTCGTACGATTGGTAACAATGCACAAGCAACTGCTAACCAAGCGAAGTCTATTGCTGATAATAACAACTCTAGACTTAACGCCATGGATAAGCTCGTGAGCGCTGCAACATCTGATGTGGCTCGACTCAAGTCTGATGTCAATGCATTAAATGGTCGTATCCCGAATATTTCTATTCAGGGTAATGCGACTGACTACGGAACAGGTAAACTTCCTAAGTTTATCGAATCAGGTAAACTCAGTGTAAGTAGTGTTCAGTTTGCTGTAGGTAGTACAACAAAAGTCATGAACCTTTCTGGTACTGACTTGATGTACAATGGTCGTTTCAGACCGCAAGAAATCAACTTAACCTCAGATATTCGTAAGAAAGAAAACCTTTCTGTGATTACAGATGCACTTAAACGTGTACTCACCTTAAATGGTTATTTCTATAACTTCAAAGGTAGTGATGAGGAAAGCGTAGGTCTTATCGCACAGCAAGTTCAGAAAGTGCTTCCATCAGCTGTATCAGAAGATGCAGATGGTACGTTATCATTAAACTATAATGGTATCGTCGCATTACTTGTGGAAGCGACCCGTGAGCAAGAAGTACGTTACTATGAGTTATTGCGTCGTGTAGAAGCACTCGAAGCAAAACGTAAATAATTTTTTATCTTTAGGAATAGGTGGGTGGTCTGGGATGATCACCCACTCTTCTTTTTTATTTATTTTTTTAAGAAGGAGTTGAGATGAAGAAAGATCATTTCAGTAAATTAGAAGTGGAACCTTTAGATGAGTTCGTTGAAGGAAGACGAGTTTATCGTTTAGTCAAGGACTTTACTTTTACCTCTGAGAAATATGGGGTTATTACTGTACCAGCAGGTTTTAAAACAGACTTTGCTTCTGTCCCTGCTATCGTAAGAAGTATTTTCCCGACTGATGGGAAATACATGGAAGCATCAATCGTGCATGATTACTATTATGCTTATGCGATTGGTACGAAGAAATTAGCTGACCGTATTTTTAAACACGCCATGAAGTTATCTAACGTATCGACTGTTCGTCGTTGGTTAATGTACTGGGGTGTACGTCTTATGGGTAAAGGTCAATATGGGAAAACCGTTTCTCATACACCACGTGGTCACATCTATCAAGATATCCCACGTGAACAAGTCAATCCACGTAAGAAATAATTTGTATTGAGGCTACAAAATGAGTAGCCTCTCTCTTATGTCGCCAATTCAAAAAGTCTATGTTCGTACCCATATATACGGGCTATGACACTAAACGTTTAATGTTATTTTAATAATAAAAGATTTAATAAGTAAGGATTTATATATGGCAGATCCAATCGTAAAAGTTCCGACGTATCCTGTCGATATGACAGGGGAACTTGCCAGTAACTTAGTGACTGAACAAGTCACCCTTACCACCAAGAACCGAGAAGATTTTAATATCATCTTACCTCGCTGTGCGCCGTTCTATCACGACAGTGTACAGATCAAGAAACTCGATACTGAAGAAGTCATGACCTTCGGTAAAGATTTCTATATTGGTGGTATATTCGAAGGTATCACGCCTTATACGAAATATAATCAGCAGGTCGGTAGCATCATCGTATTACTCGACCAATGGGTAGCAGGTAATTATGAAATCAAATACCAAACGGTTGGTGGAGATTTCATTTTAAATGAAACGCAATTTACCCAAGCATTGAAAAATGCAATTTTAAATCCGTTGATGGTACGCTGGGAAGATATCCATGAGAAACCAATCGATTTCACCCCGATTAAGCACTATCATCCAACTGATGAAACTAATGAATACGATGACTTCATTAATGAATTAGGTCGAGTGCGTCAAGCCTTAGAGAAATTCTTAGGCGAAGAAAGAAAAGGAACCCCATCTTATAATCAGATGCTTCTTCTTCTTTTAGAACATGGTCGTATCCTTGCGGGTTTAACAGGTCGTATCAATGATCTCCAAACTGAGATCACGCAATCCACTGCGGGTGCAATTGCACGTGCTTTAGAGAAAGCCAATGAAGTGGCTAAGATGGCAGAGCAACTTACTGCAAACCTCTCTGCTGCGGTAGATGATCGTGTTGAAAAACTTCGTGTTCAAGTCAACGATAAAATTGATGTCAACCTTAAAAAGTTATATGCTGCGGATGAAGCATTAAAACAACAAATCACCACGACAACCAACGCACTCAAAGATGAGCTAACAAATGTGGTTAACGTGAAGTTGGCTGATCATCTTGCTAAGATCACCAAGAACACGGAAGATATTGAAAAGAACAAACGTGATATCAACACCGATCTTGCTAACAATGTCGCAAATTTAACTCGTACGATCAATCAAAACAAAACAGATCTCACTAATCTTGTTAACGCATTAGCGAATCGTGCCGTGGTGAAAAACGGTCAAGCTGCGCAGGTGATCCAAGGTACATTAGAAGCCACTAAGTTTATTTCTGATGCGTTTGGTCGATTAAATACTCGTACGCTTTATACGGATAATGGTACAAGTAGCAATATCGATAATAAGGTCAATGATAAAACTATCTTAAAGATCACACCAGATGGTACAGATAACTACGGTCGTTTCCGCTTTGGTGGGATCGATAATAAGTTTGCTAGTCTATATCACGATGGTCATGATAATGTTCTATTGACTGATACGAACAATCCGATCAACTTGAAGGCACGTGACTTCATTATTGATAATACCAAGAAGTTATCTGATGCGGTATTCTTAAGTGGTAACCAAACCATGCGTGGTCCACTGTATCTACAAACCGCCAACTTGATTAACGTGCCAGTAACTGACCCACGTTTTGAGGCATCAGGTTTTAGACGCCCAAATGGTACACCAGAGAACGGTGTAAGTCATAGCGAGCTTGAGATTGCTGTGATGCATCCTGATGCACCAGGTCGTCCTGCTGCACCGGGTCGTGCCTATGGTCGTACGATTGGTTTCAGTTATGGTCCAAGTCTTGGTTTAGTAACTGGCAGTTATGACGCACAAGGTCGTAATTTCAGAACCACTGATATCTTAACCCGTGAGTGGATGACGGGTGATAAAGCAAACAATAGTGCAGATAAAATCCCAACCACCCAAATGGCACAAGAACTTGTTTCGGCTAAAATCGCAGAAGCTAAAGTTAATCCAACACTAACTGGTATAACTTACATTCGTTCGCCAGGTAACAACAGCTGGAATGTTCCACTGATCCTCATGGCTGATGACCCAAATCCTAAATCCGTTGAGATGTGGATGGGCTTACGTGGTGTAGGTGGTGATACTAGAGCCAGTGCGAAAATTATCATCATGCCAGATAGAACGAACAATACGGTTATTCGTATGCATGGTGTTGTGGATGGTAATGACAATGCGTCATTCATGGAACTCTATAAAGACCGTGTTTGGATGCGTCCTTATGGTAACTTACATGACTACTTCGTTCGTCGTAGTGAGTTGGGTGATCTTAATGGTTACGTGAAAACGTCTCAGTTGAATGACTGGACATCAGCTGCAGGTATGGCTAACCGTATTCCGCATACTCACGGCAACGGCCATATCTATCTTGGTTATCGCGTTCATATCAGACCAGCAGCGGATTACCGTGGTGCAGGTTGGGATCATGTCGCTTACTATGACTGGATGTGGGATGGCGGACATGGCGGTGCGGGTCACTACTTCAGTGGTTTCGTGTTAGCCCACCATGTTGGGGTTCGTTCAGATATCAGAAGTAAAGAAGATCTTAAATTGATCGATAGTCCTTTTGAGAAACTCTCTGCAATCAATGGTTATACCTATAAGATGAAGAAAGACCTTAAAGGTCGTCGTGCAGGTGTAATTGCTCAAGAGGTGGAGAAAGTCTTACCTGAAGTGGTCAGTGAAGATACGAACGATAATGAAACCTTGAAATCGGTTGATTATAACGGTCTTGTGGCTTTATTGATCGAAGCTGTAAAAGAATTGAAAACTGAAGTAGTTTCTCTAAGAGAGGAATTAGATCAGTATAAAGAGGGAAAACAGTAACATGTCAACCGCAAAACAATATAAACGTTACCCGTTGGATTTAACGGGTAATCATCCTGATAATAGAGTGATGGCAGAAGTCCATTCTATTACCCCTCAGGAACGCATCTTTAATGTGATGGCGGGTGCATTCTATACGGAGTCTGTTCAGATTACTTATTTGGGTGAGCAACTAACTGCCCATGAGGATTTCCGTTTCCACCGTGTAGTGGAAGATGCAATCCGTCAGTCTGGTAAAGATGTGGCGATGTTAATCGAGATCACGGATAAATCCGTATCAGGTGATATCGAAGTGCGTTATCAAGCCGTGGGTGGTGAATTCCAAAATATCCACGAGTCACTTGTTGATATGCTTGAGAACTATAAACATGATGCACGTGGTACGTTCTATAAAGATATCATCGAAAAACCACGTTTCTTTGAACCGGTTCGTCATTTAACATCGATCTATGATATCTATGGATTAAATCCAATCGCGGGTCCATTAAATGAACTCGTGAGTATTGCTCGCCATCGTGCAACAAAAGAGAACTCCTCTTTATTGATTCGTTTGCACCGTATCGAGCAGATGATTCATGATGCGGATTTAGGTAATCTTGACCTATCAGGTATTGCTAATCTTCGCAATGAATTAAACCAAGTTAAAAAACAAGTTGCGGCTGCAGATATTACCGCATTAACGCAATCCTTCAATGCACTTAAATCTGCACTAGAATCTCAAATCTCTGGTTTAACAGAGAAAGTGGATGCTGCATTACCTCGTGCTATTACAGAAGTAACGACTAATGTAACTAAAGCTGACGAGAAAGCACAACAAGCATTGACTAAAGCAACTAGTACCGAACAAGCACTCAACCAATTTAAGCAAGATGGTGGAAGTGTAACCCGTGAAGTAAACTTCGGTACAAATATGGAAGGGGCTTTTGATAAGGTCGGTCCATTTGGTTTCCGCTTAGTTATTAGTGGTGATAAACGTATCGGTGGATTAACCACTGAAATCGAAGATGTAAAACGTAGACTTGAAGAAGCCACCACTAAACTTGCTGGTGTCGATACGAAGATCGCTCAAGCAGCAGACAGTGCAAGACTTCAAGCTGTTGAATCTAAAGCAAACCAACTTGAATCAAGCCTTGGTGTGGTGACGGGTACAACGATCCCTGCTATTAATGATAGTATCAGAGGTCAACAAGATCATATCGGCGTTTTAATGGGTACGGTTGCGAATAACAAACGTGCAGCTGATGAAGCCATTGAAGCGGTTAAACTTACTGCAGATAAAGCAAAAGACGATCTTGCTAATCTTAACTTAAATGAGTTTAAAACCACAACCGTTCCTAATCTCATCACAACGAAAGTCAATGAGTTAGTGACACCAGTTAGCGATAAAGTAACTCAGTTAGAATCCGTTACGATCCCAGCATTGGATACTAAGATCACCACTGAAACTGAGAAAGTGAAAACTGCTTTAGAAGGTGAAATCGCAAAAATCAAAAGTGCGAGTCAATCTGATGCTTCAGCCGTTGCATCAAGATTAGATGCGCTTGAACCTCAAGTCAATGATCGTCTCAGCAAAGTTGAAGTTAAAGCCAATAAACTCGAGAAAGATTTAGAGGAGTTTAACGACGCAGCTACCCAAACCGTATTTATGGCAAATGGGTATACGGATCGCGCTAAGAGACAACTTGAAAAACAAATTCAAGATGTTAACACGAAAGTATCTGCAGTTGATGGGACAATTACAGGTGCGATTAAGCCTGTTAAAGACAAAGTCGATCGAGTTGAATCAATCGCAAATGCAGCTAAATCTGAAATCAATGAGATGAAACAAGCTCAAGTAGTTAAGGATACAGCACAAGATGGACGACTTGCTGAACTCGAACGTAAGATCGGCTCAGCACAAGCCGCTGCAGAAAACGGAAGTAGTCTCTCACAAGAGGAGCTTAAACGTGTTGAACGCGAATATAAGGAAGCGGTTAAAACGGCAGTGCAAACAGCGGGAAGTAATGCTGATGCAAAAATCCAAGCAGAACGCGACCAACTTGATACCCGATACGTTAAAGGATCAGAAGTCGGTGGAGAATACTATCTCCTCGAAAAATCTTTAGTAAGCGACGGAGTGAATTTAACTGGTACTGAGGAGTTCCCGAGCGGTAAGTTTGGTTTCTATAATAAAGAAACCGATCATGGAACCTACCATGTTAGTTTGGGTAGTAATTCTCTATCATTTAAAGATAAGCCTGGTAGTGTTTCAGCTTACCTGACTTCATCTCAAGGTACCACAGCTGAGATCTTAACAACTGCTAATATCCAGAACGGTTCAAACGCATTTACTGATCCCTCTGCTACCTATCCGGTTTCAGCTCGTGCGGCGAAAGAGTACGTTGATGCAGTACAAAATGGACTCAGTCAACAAATCACTGCAGCTACCCAAGGTATCGAAGCACTTAGAACCAATCTAGGTGACGGGAGTCAATACCTTAAAGGGACTTATGATGATACCAAGTTCACTACGACTAGTACTGTCTTAAGTAAACCAATGAGTATCGTCTTCCCAAGTGATATTGTTGAGGATTACAGCGGTTATTACACTGCAAGTCGTGTTGGTGATTACGATGATGCCGCCAATAAAATGCCACGATCAATGCTTTATCTAAGTGATAAAGATGGTGGGTTTGTGCTCGGGTTCAATAAGTTACCTAATAGTAATTACGTTAGAGCTAGAGTTGGTTGGTATCATAGCGACGGTTTTACGATGACTGAGTTACTGGATCATCGTGATTTGGTTCATGCTATCGAGACCAATTCACCGCAGTATAAACCTGTTTCAGTAAAAGGCTTGCGTGATTATCTCGGTAGTCAATTTAGTACATTAACCACTAAGATCGGCGATATCGAATCTGCTGTTACACCCGTTAAACAACAAGTGGAAGCTGCTGGTAACATCAAAGAAAAACTTGACGCAATCGAAGCGAAAGCGATTGCAGATAAAGCGGAATTAAATCGTGCTATCGACGAAAAGATCACAGCTGTAAAACAAGCTGCAGCTTCAGGTCAACCGACTTGGATCAAACGTGGCGATACTTATGAAGCACAAGACTTCATCACACTTGGTACGATGAAGGCACCAAAAACTAGTAAACCAGAAGAATATTTTGCTGGTAGACTCGGTACGTATTATTCAGATAATACTTATGCTGCTCTTACCATACCAACTAGTCCAACGACATCCTTCGCAATCGTGAAAGCACAAGACCACACGCTATTCATTCGTCCTGGCGGTGGTGCTAATGATCGTCAGATCCTTACTAGTGTGGATGTGGAAGGCGATATTACCAAAAATGGTCGGGATTACAGAGTGCCAACCATTGCTACGGTTAACCAGATCATCAACAATAGACTATTTAGCGAAAGTGAAAACACCCTCCAATTGGTTGAAAACGCAAAACGTGATATAAAAGCGACATTGCCAACCTTCTCTAAAGATGGCGATGTATTTAACGCTCAAAGTGTTGTAACGTTAAAACCAAAATCGATCGAAGCGGGTGATGCCCCAGAAACATTATTTGCGGGTAAGTTCGGTGTCTGGATAGGGAGTACACAAAGCGGTATCACTATACCAACAGGTACAACAGAGTCCGTCTCACTGTACGTCTTCCCGAATAAAGACCTGATGTACAAATCAGGTGGACAATCTTATAAAGTATTGACTGATAAATATAAGTCAACTGAGATTGAAGACTCTACACCAAACCACAACGTTCCAACGGTAAAAGCAGTTAAAAACTACGTAAGTGGTAAGGTGGACGCTACCGTTCAGAAAGTAGGACAGTTAGATACTAAACTTACCCAAGTGGACAGTAAACTTGCTAACTATGATACGTTAACCTCTACCGTAGAATCACTTAAGACATCTGCAGGTCAAGGTGTTAATACCGAAGTACAAGCGAAGTTCAATGATCTTGAACCACGTGTAGTAAAAGGTGAAACTGCGTTAACCAAAGTCACTGAGATCGAAACGAAGTTAAGTAAACAATTTAGAAAATTTACTTATAAATCGAGTGATCTCATACCTGGTGGTGTTTATCCGATTAATGACGTCTATAAAATTCCTGGTCCAAACGATCAAGAAACAACCATCACTAAGATGGAAAACATGACGGCTAAGAAACTTTGGGAAGATGATAAGAACCGTAAGAAAGGATGTTTCCTTACCGTCTATGGTGATAGCGAAGCGATTTTAGCGGGTGAGTCACCATTCATCAATTCGTGGATTCAAGCGGCTGATGGCAGTGTAGATAGAATGAGATTACGTAACCTGCTAAGTGGTATGGTAATGGAGAATGATTCTAGATGCGCGATTGGTATTCTAACTTGTGATGGTTATATCGTTGATATTTATTTCTATAAACTGAACGCGAATACTCCGTACGAGATCTCCAGAACAGACTTCGGGGATTATACTGGTCTTACTGCAACACCAGGTATCCTACCTTATATTAGAGGAGCCTGTGCATCAGAAGGACTTGGTTATCAGATTGCATCTAGTGTAAATATGATCTCCAACGGTAAGCTTCAGGTTAATAACAGCAAACTTTCTGGTTGGGAAGTATACGCAAGCACTGCAGATATCACCGCTTCACGTAAGAAAGAAGTGACATTCGAGAATGGATATCAAACCTCAGCGAAACTGAAGGACGCTGGTGTATTACTCAATACGAAGAAAATCGTGTTTAGTGGTGGTGGTCGCAAACGTCATCTCATGGTTACAGTCCAGTCGGATACGGTTGGTACCGCGGTGATCTCAGACCAAGTACGTTTCTCATTGAGACGTGTGAGTGATGGTCAGACTTTAGTATTTGAATATCGTAACAGTAGCATGCCTGTCTCTAACAAAGCAGGAAACGAACTCCACGTTCGTGCTAAGTATGAGCTTGCTTCAAGAGCACTCGATGGTGAGTATCAATTAATTGCTGACTTTACTGGTTTATTAACACCAGCTGCAACAGATACGATATCCCACATCTGTTTGAGTTATAAGAACAACAGTTTTGATTATATTCCATCAGATGATGATTTCGGTGCAAGCGAAGACCCTGATGCTTTCAATAACAAAGTGCAAGCAGAGGTTCGTCGTTATATTCGTGAGAATATGAAACAAGATGCACCTGACCTAATCACGGAGAAATTTACCATCCAGCCTGGTGCGGAAGATTGGTCATCGGTTGAACAAGATCAGTACGGTAACATTCGTGCTCGAGGGGTTATCCTTCAGAACTACGATGGTGGTACATCTGCTGTATTTGCACCTAACCAAGTGTTCTACGTCAGTGAAACACAAACCTGGACAGTACCTCGTGTACTTGTAGGTCGTAAAGCAGAAATTACGATTCGTGCTAAGTCTAAACTTGACTCAGAAAACAATCGTATCATCCACTCCTGTACGCGTCGTGCTTTCGTAACTTTACCAAGCGGAACGATTAACATCCTTGCAGGTGAGTTGACCTCATTTGGTAATCACTTAACGGTTAACGTTAACCAAAATTATCCTGATGCACTTGTCCCTCGTGTCAGTGTCACCAAAGATGATATTAACGTTGTCCAAGAAGCGTTGATTACGATTGTCGTTTAATAAATGTAATAAAGTGGGTGCATTATAGCACCCACTTATTTTTAAAGGATAAATAAATTATGACGAAATATGCCATGCTTGATGATGGGAATATCGTCACGCATATCGGGACTAAACAAGATAAAGATAACACCGAGAAGACAGTAAAATGGATTCAGTTATCCGCAGCTGAAGAACACGTAGTTCAAGTTGGCTATCAGTGGCGTCCAGATAAAGGTATTTTTGAACGAGTGCGATTACCACTCGATGAAGAACGAGAACGTATTCTTGAAAAGAACATCAAGATCTACTCAGATAAGATGGGATTAATTCTATCGGGTTATGACTATTATGAGATCATGACCTTTCCATATCAAACCCAAGACTTGATTAACTATCGTGCAGTAGAACGTGGTGAAGCCACTTCTGACTTATGGTTTTTACCGGCACTGTGTCAAGCACGTGGGTTACCTGTTTCTATTGTTGTAGATCGTCTTGAAGAACACGTCCGTCAGTTTGCAAAAGCCTCTGGTTATATTACGGGGATGAAGCAGAAGTTTGAAGAGCGTATCAATTATGCACCGACTTACGAGATGCTAGATGAACTTGAACGCCATCTTGAGATTTGGCGTCAACAATCGCTCCTCTAATAGAAAGGAATAGTGAAATATGGCAACCGTCCAACTTAAAAAATATCCTGTTGATACGACAGGTAGAAGTCCAGATAACTTAGTGGCGAATGAACGCCATGAAGTGGACCCATTAAACCGTGCCATTGTACCACGTGAAGGTTTCTTCTATGGGGAGTCAATGGTCGTTCGTAATAATGATACTCAATTGATACTTGGTGTTGACTATCGTTTAGATGACATCAATGATCAGTTAACCAAAGAAACGGGTAAAGCAATCTTCAGTGCGATCATCTTACTAAAAGAAAGTATCATGGGTTACGTGACTTTAACGTACCAATGCTACGGTCGCGGTGATGAGTATACACCAGACTATCTTGCTCAGTTAGTAAAAGAAGCAACCGTTGAGAAAGCCGTTAAATTCAACAATATCATCAACCGTCCTTCAGCTTATAACCCTGCACCACACAGACACCCAATTGGTCAAGTGATCTATTGGAACAGTGCAGTGAATGAATTGCGTAATCTTACTCAGGTCATTGAGAACTTACGTATCGCACATGATCGTGGGATGTATGCTTTCGTTGTGGACTTCCAAACCAAACTATTAGCTCGCCTAGAAGCGATGGAAAACTTGGTGCGTGAATCTCGTGACGTTATCGGTACGGTAGATAAGTTTAAACAATCTACTGCAAATAGTCTTGGTGAAATCGAAGCCAAAGTGCGTGCGTTATCTAACCTTAACGAACTCCAAACTTACATGGATAACATGAAGCGTGAATTAGACGCTGAATTAAAACGTGTAAAAGCGGATATGGCTAAGGTGAACCAATCGGATATCGTAAAACTTCAGAAAGAGCTTTCTGATCTTAAGATCACAGTTGGTACGAAAACTGCACAACAAGAAGTCACCAATCAAATCAACCAAGCGATTGCAAACCTGCCATCATCTGAAAGCATTTCTCAGTTACTGGCTCAGTATGCGAAGAAAAACGAGATCGTCAACTATCGTCCATTGATCGATGAGAAGATGTCTCGTACGGATGCTGAAACGAAGATTGCAGAAGCAGCGAAGAAAGCAGAATGGGAGAAAGTAACCGGTAAACCTAAAGTCTTAACCCATGATGAATTAGATCGCTATACCGATAAAACCAATGACATTAATAAGTTCATTATGCCTGGTACGTACAGTATTACAGCAGGCTACGGTAATATGCCATCATTGAAGTTCTACGGGACGAATCTAGATGGTAATACCAACCTTAAGGGTGTCCTTGAAGTCATCGGTGATAAGTCATCTGGCGTGGTTTATCAACGTTTAAATATCGGTGGGTTAACACTTACTCGTAACGGTACGGTAAATGGTGAATTTGTGACCTTCCCGAATCGTTGGGATGTCGCAACCGTATCACAGCCAGCTTGGAATGAGAACATCAGCCTTAGTGATCGTAATGTAACGTCAGTCTTTGCATTTACTCAAGGTATGCCTGGTCTTCCAGCGATGCCTGGATTCTCAAGTGGTCGATTAGACGAAACCATGTGGACATCTGCACAGAACTACGATGGTGTCGGTTTTATGATGCACACTCCACATCAGCGTACTGCATTTATGAGTCTTGGTGGTAATAACCATTTCATCATGAGTAACGATGCGAGTGTAGGTAGTAGTGATTATACTAATGCAAGTGCGTGGACAGTCGATCGTTTGATTACTCATCGTGATCTTAAAGATAACTTCCCAGATTTATTTGGGTTAGGCGATAAACTGGCTGATCTTCAAAGAAAAGTCGTTGCGGCCTCAAGCACTCAAGTTAATATCAATACGCAAAACGATCTTGATGATATCACGCCAAATAAAGTCGTGAAATTATTCGACGGTGGTCGTATTGGTGTGGGAAGCTTAAGGCTTAAGAATGGTGGTGGTAATGCACTACTAACTGTTACAACAGGTAGCGTTCTTGATCTTGGTAACCAAGCTACTGTGACTTCTTTAGTTATGCGTTCAGATAAGAGACTTAAAACATCGATTAAACGCATTGAGAAGCCCGTAGAGAAACTTTCTCAGTTAAATGGATATACTTATCAGTTTAAAGATAAAAACGTGTCTACGGCTGGTTTATTAGCTCAGGAAGTAAAAGAGGTTTTACCTGCCGCAGTAGTAGAGCAAGATGACGGCATGTTATCCTTAGACTATAATGCGGTGATTGCTTTATTAGTTGAAACCGTTAATGAACAGTCTAAACGAATTGAGAAGTTAGAGGAACAAGTTTCTGAACTCACTAAAAGTAAGGAACAAGCACTATGGCCTATCCAGTAATACCTGAAAATATTGCATTTGGAGAAAGACAATCGTTAACACCGTATAGTACGTCATCTGTGAACGTTAAATATTCCACCTACGGAAAACCGTTCATATCGATGGAGTACCCAAACGCAAAATGGATACCTGTTAACAGCGACGGAAGTGAGGGTTATAGCAAAAGGATTATTATTAATGGTAGTATACCGTTTCCAGCGAATATTGATTGGCTTGATACGAGCAATACAAGACGTTCTACCATCGTTGGTATGAGTCGCGGTCAATTATCATCTAACCGTGCAATATCCATCATCAGATATACTTGCAAGTTCTACTCCGATCAGCAGATCATCAGCACACCGAATATTTTCGGGTATGATGGTCGTATCTCCCCACCTCCAGGATGCTGGGGTGGGATCGTGATGATTGGAGATTATCCGATGAAAGACCATGATATCGGTGTACCGGGTAACCCTTACTATATTGCAACGAGAAGTAGACCAGGAGCAGATGGTTACGTGAATACGGCGCTTGTTTATCCAGTGGATGCTACTAATAAAAACCTAGCTGCCGAGTATCCTGCTGTAGCGGGCTACTCTATCTTTGGTCGACCAAGTTTACAGCACGATAGTGCTGTAAATAATCCACCGCAACCATATTGGCTTGATATCAATACAGAAAGACATTCTGGTGTGGGTAGAGCAAGATATGCGAATTATATCCGAGACCAGAGTAGAGATCCGGATAATCCATGGCCAGGTGATAAGTCAACTAAAATTATCAGGCCTGGTGGTGTGGGGTGTGGCTCAAGTGTAAACCGCTATACTTACTTATCCACCCCAGATGGCATATGTCTTGAATATATTAATGTTGCAAATGGTGGCTGTGTTGAGGTGGAATATGCTGGTGCGACTGGATTTGCGCAGCCCACTAGGAAGTGGGAGCTGAATAGTGCAATACGAAACCAAAATAATAGGGTGGTGCTAAGTGAACTTACCAGTAATACGGCATATATCCCTAACAACAATGTTCTCGGATCTGCTAACCAAAAAACTGAGAGTGAGAGCAGGGTCATCTTTTTAATCAAGGCGAATAATAGCATAATTAAAATTAATATTCGGGATTGTAATTTCTTATCGGGTGTCCGAGCAAGATACCAGCATATTTATCTGGCTAAAATCATCGGAAGTAACAACAAAATTATTTTTGATTGCGGTCTGGCTGGGATAAATTTTTATGGTGGTGAGGTTGCGACTGATGAGATATATTGGTATGCAGGTCTTTGCGATAATAATACCAATGAAGTTATCTTTACGATGGATTCTGAGGAAAGAGATAATATATTCAGATTCGAAGGTGGTCCACCGAATAGATGTCGCACGATGTACCCGATTGCTAAATCGATAGGAAATGGTGCCGGTGCGCAGAATCTTTGGATATCGGTCCATAATACTCAGCTTAATGAAGCAAAAACTAACTGGTATATACAACCAAATAGTTTTGGTGTTAAACCATTCTAATTGGGAGGTTAAATGAAATTCACAAATCCAAATGATGTCTTCACTAACGTCCCAATGGATAATGTTGGAATATCTCAATATGCTGGTACGGTTGATTTCGTTAACCAGGTTACTTTAGGTGAACGAACAGTTACTTTAAATGGTGCGAGATTGAAAGTGAAACATGTTGCGAAGGATCTTAAAATCAATCGCCGTGCTACCGAGGTAAATCGATCTAATCCAATGATTGGCAGGAATATACTGGATAAAACTAACGTAACGCAGTTGAGAACCCAAGCATTAATCGGTGGTACGCTTAAGTATTTAACGAATAATGACCGTGGTCCTTATATAAGTGGTATAAAAGTAGGTGGGGATAATTTTCATCGCCACTTTAATGATGATGGTGTATCGAATGCGGGATATGGTTCTGGCTATAATGTTGTTGGTCGACCTTCTGATAGAGCAAGTTATTTAAGTGATAAGCTGCTAGAATTAGCAGATCCTATCCTGATGACTAATCTACCTTATTTACAACCAAATGAGGTATGGCCATCTACTCAGATAGATTTAGCACCTTATCCAACTTCGATTAGTTCTCGTATTGGTACGGACCTTAATATTAAGATGACTTCTGCTAATATCCCAGGTAAGGAAATCAGCGATCTCATTTATCGTATTGAGGTGAATGATGTTAGACTCAACGTTGATGATTTTCCGAGACTGGACATTAATCCAAATAAGAATTTTGGACCGTTTGAACACAAGTACGCTATCTTTAATTTTGATGGTGATAATGAACATGTGGAACTCTCTGCACATGACAGAGATAAAACTACAGCGGAAAAAATTGACTATGGTGTACTGCATCGCATGGTTTTGGGTAATTATAATGAGCGCATTGTGGGGAGATATAACTCGCAGCAGATGCACGATCAGTTGCCTATCGGCCACAACCCCCGTGAAGCTAACAGGGTATGCTATCCTATTTGCGAGAACTTCAAGTTAAGCAATGCCCACTTCAGAATACAGTATAATCAATATAGTCCAAGTATACCAGAGACATCACTTAGAATAGGTGGCGCGACTTTTGACCCATTCAAAGGTCTTAAGTATACACCTGGTATTGGGGATTTAGGAATTGGGTCTAACTATCCGAAAGGTAAATATCTCCCTCGTTACATGTGCCTATGGGCTATTGAGGGTGATAATAACTACGTAGAAATAGACTTGGATTACGGAGGTAACATTTACGTTAACAATGTTGATCCAACGGTACTTAGATATTTGTCACTTGTTGGTATCCGTGGTACAGGAAATGTCGTAGTGATAAGATTAAGGAGAGAACTTAAATTCTACGGTAATCCAAATTCGGATGATGGTGCTGTTGCTGTTTTTACGATGACATCAAATCATCCAGATAAAAATGTTGTCTATATCCTAGGACCAAAAAACCAGAATATCTCTGAAAGTATTATATTCAACGAAGAGACATTCAAGAATAGAATGCGCAGAACCTTATTTGGTTGCATTGAGATGGACTTACAGCACTCGTACTGGGAAGCCCAACAAGCTGATCAGTTTAAGATATACGATAAGTACTACACTAATCTCTGATGTTAATTCAATCCAACAACATAAATCGAGGCATCCCTAGGGATGCCTCTTATTTTGTCCACTACATCAAAGATTAGTGTTGTTTTTGAGCCATATAATGACTTACTAAAGATTCACGTAACTCTGTGGTTAATGGTTTAACAACAACTTTATCACCTGATTTAGGTGTAATCACTGTCATCTCATCATTTAGATCAGAGAGTTGTTTTGTAAATAAGACGAAGTCTACATCGGTGCCTTCAGAGATACCTGTTACAGTTGTTCCTGCTTTAGCAATCGTCGCATAGTTATAGTTGGTTGTACCCACTTTATACGGTTTTGCTAAAGTCATATCGATCACACCGGTTTCTAAAACGGAAGACTTAAGTTCTTCGAAACTTGCTTTAAGTAAATCAAGTCCGTTCTGGACAGGATCAAATCCTTCTGTTAATCCAGTCACTAAATCTTCCGGATTAAGCTTTGGGCTGTCAGCATCCGCTGGCATCTTAACGGTATTGGTTAAGATCGCATCTAACATCCCAACAACACGCTCATCCACAGTACCAGTTAAGCCATCAGCCGTACTGTATACTTGACGACCATCTTTCATTGCAGATTTAGAACAAATTGCACGTCCATTTGCGAAATAAATGGCTGTTTTGTTACCATCGGCATCTTCATGGAAGAAGAATTCATGCTTACCTGTTTTCACTCAAACTCCTTAAACTAATCTCGCTGCGATTTCTAATTTACTTGCAGCACGCGATAACCATCCGTTCGTGAATGCTTCATTTTGTGGACGGTTCTCAGTAATACTGATATAGAAATTAGATTGCATCGCAATTAAGTTAATGATGAAATAACGTAAACCAGTTTGGCCATTACGTTTAACGAAATCCTGGATTGCACGTACAGTACCAGGACCAATCGCCCCATCGACTGCCACATCTGCGTAATCTTTACCACCACGGTTTACTACGTTAAGTAAACGTTGTACGTGTTTGATTACTGCACCTGAACCACTATTTACTGCCATATCAAAAACATGGAAAGCTAATAATGGATGGATTTCCATTAACTCATCACAACGGTTTTTCTTCCAGTATACGTTGTAATAGATGTCATAAGCTTTTGCTTTAGTTAACTCACGCATTGCGCCAGCATAACCGTTAGCTACCGCTACGGCTTTAGTAATCCCGTAGTTGGTTTCACCACCACGGTCATTTGGGTTATTCACATAACCACCTTCTACCTCGATGACTTCTGAGATAATATTGGTTGGTGTGAAATCGCCAAGAGTTTTAAACTTAGCAAGATTGAAACTCATCTTGGTTGTTACTCCTTTTATTTATAATGATAGATGTGAGTGGCCATCTGACCACTCACATAATGATATTAACTACAGACCACCGCCATTGATATCTTTATCCTGTCTGTTATATACCAATACCTCTTCACTGTTAATAATGAGGTTATTGGATCTAGGACCGTTGATACGTCCAGTTTCCGCATCGGCAGTATTACCTGTTGGGAAAGTACCAATCACCCATGCTTTATCCTCATATTTCGTGTTGAAACATGAGAAATGGAACATCGGGTTGATATCATAAATCCAGATACGTTTACCATTGATCTCACGATACCAAGGTGATAGGAATAATGGGAACTTATTAACCGGTCCAAAGATACCCCAGCCAATATCCCCACTTCTACTAGGTATTAACTGACGGTTAGTCTTCATCTTGGATAACTTAGACTTATCTACGACTGTAGTAAGTCCTGATGGATCGTAAGCCTGTGGGGTATCCATGAATGCATACGTCCAATTGTAGTTACTACGGTTATCCCAGTCAAGTGAACCCAATAACCAACGTGGTAACCAGATCCCCTCAAACTCACCACCTTCTACCTCAAGGATTTCTGTTTCTGTTCGACCAGCGGATTCCATCCAACCCATTACTGTGGTGATGCTATCATTTGATGATCCCCACGGCTTGATGGTTTTCTCTAATGCCTTCACTTCACTAAAGCTTAGCATTCTTATACTGTAATCACCACCAGAACCAGTAGGTAAATCATCGATTCCGTATAACTTACCAAAGCCTGGACCAAATGATTGCATGGTGTATAACGGTGATAAACCACTGAAACGATCATACAACTCAAGAACACGGTTGATGAATGTAACATCCATCTCTGCAGTTCCATCACTGTTGAACTTCCATGGAACACCATTATTACCATTATTACCAAACCACGCACTGTCCTTTCTATTAAGCCATGCTGAAGTACCCCAATAGATTGCCATATCTAATGGTAATCGCTCTATCTGTACTGCAGAGTGCTGCGCTGGATGGAATGGTGGGATACGGTTGGTCTTCGCAAGTAAGTAACCAAAATACCAGAATAACTTAGCTGGGATCGCAATTCGATCCATACCAGGTATTAGATGTAGAACACTATAGTTTTGATGTGGTAACTCTTCATCCTCGTAAGTATTCGGATTGTCATGTCGAATACGTTTTACCATATCGAGGATTTTGTCTGGATTATCCCCTGCTGCATCTGCCGTGGTCTTATAGACCTCTAATGCACGCATCGTATTTAACATCGGATGAAGTGCAGCTGCAACGTATTGGGTCCAACCCCCTAACAATGATCTCGAGGTGTGAGAGTTATAAGGGATGATTGGAATATCATTTGCTCTAGTACGATAACCACCGTACATCATCTTGATCGGCTGATTATTAAATCCTAAAAATGCCCAGAACGAACCGTAATCATACCCATTTGCTCCTGCGTTGAGTCGATCGTAATTATCAAATCGAATCGTACACGCATTATCCTCACCTTTCGGTTTAAAGTAACTGAAGTTTAAGAATGAATCCGTATAAACGGTACTATCTGATGTTAACTTAGTTCCACGATATAAGTCGATCGAGTTCACTGCAAAACCGACATCACGTTTCGAATAACGATAGTTAAACGGACGGTTGATCATACTCGTTTGAGTATAACCTGTACGGTTGCCTGCCCACGTATAATCACGGTAGAAACGATAAACATCATTTTTACTGTAAATAGTAGCAGGTTGATTCACCATGATTATAGTCGGTCTAGATGAGAAGAAGGATGTTGGTACTAGCAAGTTCCCTTTTGTCGCATCTGACCTTTGTACATCCACTGAGATTGTATACGTAAATGGCATATAGTCACTATTACGTAACTGCGCACTCGTACTCACTTTCGTCAGCATGTCATTATACTTCGCACTATCTTGTGCTGTCAACAGTGCACTACTATAGTCAGGTGAACGGTTTAACTGGAGATTAGAATCAAGTCGTCTGTTCTGATTTAGAACAGGCATCACTCGTTGTAGTGCATGTTTCGTTGCTCTAAACTCAGCACGTTCCGTGTTAATCTCAGCATAGTCTCCATCTGCGAAGGCATCATATAGATCCACAACACAGTTGATGATATCTGATCGACTGATCGTACTAGCGATATCTGTTGCGTTGTTAATCAGATAGCCATTCATTCTAGACATGATAATTGTCCATAGGAATGTATGCTCCGTACCTGGCATGTTTGGTGGAACAATGTACTCAGATGTCCATGGCACACCTTGTTCACCTTGGGTCTGGCTGTTCGAGGTGATAAATCTCGATAATAACATGACCAGGTTAAACGTCGCTGGGCCACAAGCTGCATCACGACCTACCGATGCAAATCCATAAACTTCCGTTAAGCATTGCAGTAATCGTACTGCTTTAGATTGCGTATAACTTGCGAGTTTAGAGATATATGAGTGAGCAAGTACACTGGTGCTCAAACCAGTACGATAACGCGTAGGAATGAACATCCATCCGATCTGGGTTGGTGCACCATCTACACCTGAAACGCACACGTTACGGTCAGATCTAAGTGCGATCACCCAAGGTTTCATTCTATAACGACTATCTGCCTCATAGTCCGGAATAGCTGTATGATTGATCTCGATCTTACCAAGGTAGCTATCAAATGAAGGAAGAATATTATAAATCTTCGCTTTCTCAATGACGGATTCCTGATAGAAGAGATTATGGTCATAAGTCGTATACTTCACACTCGGTACACGACCTAACTGACGGAATTCAGCTTCTGCAGTGGTCATCTTTTGCGGTCGATATGGACGCCAGTTATGCGCACCTTCCCAGGTCGTGAAGGTAAGAAGATCCAATGCAAGTTTTACGTATAGTCTTGCAAGATCATCATCTGATTTACCACCGCCAGACGCACTCTCACTAAACTGCTTACCTGTCTCAAATCGTTGATCAAGCATAAACTCGTAATCTGGATCGAGTACTTGTCGATAAGCACTATCTTTATTTTTACTGTTCCATTTATCCTTATGGTAATATAAATTGATTACTGCAAGATGATAAGCAACTAGTGGTTGTAAACCCATGAAGTCAATTTTACCATCGCGTGCTGCCATAAAGATCTTAGCCATGTGACCATTTAAGTTTTGGGTGACTTTATCGCGTTTCTCAGCCAAGGAGATAATCGTATCTCTAAATCCAATTAGCTGGCCATCTTCAAGACGGCTTCGTAACTCGATCTTAAAGTATCTTGGTGTCGGTGCACCATCTGGTGAACAACAACCTGCAAACTTCGTATCATTTTGATCACGCCACCATGTACGCCCTAATAGATCCAGATGGTCAATAGAACAAGCAATCGCCCTGTTTTCTGAGTCAGGCCCTGATGCGAGGATATCACGATAATGGTTTATATTATATCGCATCTTATTGAAACATCGCGGTCCTACGATCATCGAGTAGAGAACATCGTAATCCTGAGGAACCCACGGTTTACCAGGTCTTGCTTGGTAAACAAACAAGCGATAAGCCACGTATTGGTATAACCAAGACCACTCTACACGACAGTATCTTGGGTAACGTGGATTATAGTGCTCATTCGATGCAAGTGTGTTATTCTTCGCTGCTAATAAGTCATTACGGATAATACTAACGAAATCTTCCTCAGTAACGTTATTTAAACCAAAGAGTTTCTTGATCTCAACTAAGAGATACTTATTGATCACCGTATTAGCGGCTTGTTTAAACTTGCCATTTGGTCCAGTATCTTCCCAGAGTTTCTTAAACCCTTTCTCAGTTGGCGGATAATCAGCATAGAACTGAAGGTATTTATTTTCACCCTCACCAATATAAACGTAGTTCTCAAAGAAATCCGATATCGCTTCATCAGAGATCCCGATTGGGAATAGGTGAGCGAAATAAGGATACATCAGATACTTACTTCTACCAGTATGATACATGGCTACAGGACAGCGGTTGAAGTAGTGCATATGCACAATACGCCAACCATTCGGGCCTTTTAATATCTCAAGCATCTTCTCATCATTTGGAATAGTAGTATGGATGATGCGGGTATTCGGATCACTCATCACCTCATCTTGACTGAAGACACTAAATGGACCATAGAAGTATGGCCATTCTGATTGTTTATCCGCAAAGACATCATCATTTGAGTTACTGTAGTCAAAACGTGCATCCCAGTAACCATGCCAACTATCACGAGTAATACTTTCAATTGAGTGGTCATAAGTGATACCAGACGTCACGTATGATTGATAGTTCATTGATTGAGGATAGAACTCATCGAAGTACTTACTGTTATCAGCCACGAATTTCTGAGTTGCAGTAAAACTACCACTCTCATTCCAATAAGTCCCATCGATACGATGCACGAAACGATGTCTGGTTCGCCATGCCTTAAAGAAGTTTGTATCTGTCCAACTGACATTCGACTCGGTAATAAAGGCCGCATCTGCGACCTTAAAATTAGCCTTATCAATCTTGAATTTCTCCGCTTCTGAATAATTGTCTTTCGTATGGATAAGCCAATCATCAAAAGGTTTAAGTACCATATCGATGTCGTACGGTCTATCTTGCAACCCTTTCGAGTAACCATGTACACCATCGATAATACTTAAGAGTTTTGCTATGGTAGTTGGTTCACCATAGTACTCGATCTTTTTCTTTTCATCTGCCATAATAAGCTCTTATCTTTTATAGAAGCACAATTTCAGTTTTATACATCCCAACTGCACTGTCTTCGATATTCACGCCACGTTCTACGTAATACCCAGTCACAAGAGATGACCACTTGTTTTCTTCATACCTGAGGTTTCCTCGAATCAACTTAGCTGATGCAAAGAAGTACTCTAACCAAATATCGTTTTGTAAGAAGAAAACTTCCGGACCTTGTTCCCAATCAGGCAACCATTTACTATCTGGTATTCCGTGCTTAGCAAAGATTTTGGCGAAAGCAGGTTTGAGATCTTTCGGGGTACCTTTCACGCGTTTAGCATGTTCGATCAAGATATCCAATCCAGCCGTAATCAACCAACTTTGCGGTGAGTTGTGTACTTCAATATGATCATTAACACCAGCTAACTCGCTGACGTCATTTGGATCAATGCTGGTCCCGTATGTTTCTCCAATACCCAATTTAACTGCTCTTTTTCTCGTATAAAGAATAGAACGATATCGCGGGTTATTGTTTGACTTCCCAGCATAGATACTTTCCTGTCTGTTTTGGTTAGGTAATCTGAATTGATTTATCAACCCCTTCGGGCCATCTGCTATCTCTATCGCATCTAGGTGATAGTCATAAGTCGAGATAGGATGTCCTTTCGTATTAAATTTATAAGGTAACTCTCGATCGCGCTCTCCTACGAGTGTGTATTGGTCAAATGCTTTGCGATACCACGCTTCACCGTCAGTATAGTCATAGAGCGGGTTCTCAATCATTGTAGATGATACACCGTCGATAAGCTCGTTGACATTACCCTCATACGGCTTCCATTCGTGTGGTAACAGTGGGGACACTGATGCGACTCGAACTAGTGGAGCAATATCGCATGAGCCAAAGATACCATGCCGCAATGGCGGCGGTGCATCACGCCTGTAATTATATTGCAGATTAAAATAAAAACCGGATAAACAAGGGAAATAACCACCTAGTACAACACGGGCTGATGAGTTGCGACTAACGAATAACTTATTGTTCTCATACTGATGCAACCAAGCCATGTTGTCTTGTATTGTACCATGTAAATAACCACGAATATACTGATAATCCACCTGACCATTTTCCCATGGGATCATGGTATAGATTGGTTTATCTTTGAATAGTCTTGCAGCTGGTGCAGGTTCAAAGTTGACCAAGGAATGGAGATTACCACGATGCCAGTTATTTTTATCCGCATTACCAGTAAAACCAAATCCATCACCCTGCGTCAGGTAAGTCGCATTCGGATTTCTTGCATCGAAGTTATATCTTGACACAATGGAATTCGCATTTAAGTTCGCAGGTAGTCTAAAGTGGCCTAGTGGTACATTGTAGAATCCACGATTTCCAGTTAAATAATTCGGTGTACTAACATGGAGATACTCGGTTCTTTGTGATAGCACGCCGTTAACACCAAACATCGCATAGATAGTATCTGATTTACGATTATCTGGATTGTTTTCCGGTACTTTATTCATGAAAGAAAGACCAGTGTGCAAGAATCCGTGGAGTTGGATATCCTGATATGCATAAGTCGGTCTTAGATTCTCGCCATCTGTCATCACAGCCACACGCATATAGAGTTCACTATATTTCAGACGTGGGATGATGTATTTCATCCAGTATTCTTGGTTCGGAACATTTCCGTCATTGGATAATTGTAACCCACCAAGATATGGTATCGATCTTGCCACTTCATTAACATTATTAAGATTAACAGTATTGATGAAAGCATCTCGCTGTTTAAAGACATTATCACGGTAAGCAGCCATGTCTTTATGATAGATAACCTTTATTGCGTTTAAATTAATGAAATTACTAATGACTTTCGTTCTGGTTGCATACTGGACAGCATAGGTGATGTTTGCCGTGTAGGTAATTCCATCGGTGGTTGATAGTGTACAGTTTACATCAGAAATACCACCCCTGAAGTTATGGTTTCTTCTTAGGGCGTATGTTGTTAGCCAAAGATTAACTTGCCATTCTAACCACTTTCTTGCACCAATAGAGTTGTTCACTAAACCACGATAAATTACACCCATGAAGCCAAGTGCATCGTTTTGGAATGTCACTTTACCTTTAAGCTGTTTCGCTTCACTACCTACGCGACTGATATCACCTGCACTTGTTCTAAGTGGTCCATGCCATAAATGAGGTCCATTTGAGATCTCAAGATATTGGTCATTAATTGGTACAAAACCAAAATAGTTATCTAAATCTTTTGAAATAGGACCACCCACTGGTTTACACGGAATGCGTAGTAAGAACTCGCTATCTGGATTCGGTAGGTAGTAGTATTTTTCATTCTCGTATCTATCACCAAAATCGTCAAGTTGTTGTAGTTTTTCAAGATCATTACTTAATGGAATAACCAACTCCGCTAACCAAATTGGTGTATCATCATAAAGGCGATTAGCTTCATCAAGTTCAGCCCATTCTTGCGCTGTTTTAAGCCCAAGTTTAGATGGAGTATAATTCACCTCAGAAGTAGGTACTACGACATTTACTGGGATCGCTCTACCAACTCGATGGAACCATCGAATAGATCCACCATTCCCAGTATTTGGCAAATCACCACCGATCGGCGTATACTCATTAATGTTAGCTCGAGTAGCGAGGCTGTGCTGACTGACAATGTCATTGTACATCAACTCAGCAAGTGAGTTATTCGGTGCGGGAATAAATTTACCCGCTGGTGTCGCACTTATTTCAAGTGGCACGAGTTCACTATCACGTGAACGAATCAATGCCATTTCTGGTTGGTAAATAGCGATATACTGATAACCACCAATGCGAAAAGCGTCATTCTCCTCAACGTTTAATGAGTAATAGGTATTACTAATTGTTCCATTATTGCCATCTAACTGTACAAAGTCAACTTTATTCTGGTTATCGTTGATACGATAGAAAATGATATCGGGATAAGCTTTAGGGTTACCAGGACGAGAAACAAATACCATGGTTGACACCCCAGGGTTTTTAGCGCACTCCCACGCTGGATAAAGTTGTTTCTTAACATTTTTATATCGCGCCCGGTTAAAGCCGTAATAAGTGACTTTATCTTTACCCTCACCCGCTGTTTCTTCAACGAAGGAAGCACGGATCTTCGTTTCTGGGTTATCTGAGAATATAAACCCGCTACCCGGTTTAAAGTTTACTGTATCTTTAACTTCTCTTCCGGTTGCATCGTCAATCGAATAGAAGAATTTCGGCTTTGGTTTTTTGTTGAAGTGATCTATATCTGGATGATCTTTAATAATGATACGGGCGACGTTACCCTGTGCTGTAATCAGTGTTCTACCGAAGTAATCATTTAGTATATCAAGCTTAATATCTTTAATATCTGATTTTGCTAACTCATTTAACTTCACTTCTTCTGGTAATACACCAATCGTATCCTTGTAATTACCACTTCTGCTTAATCTCATCCACCCATTACCGTACTTACTTGCGATATCAGTACTCTTATCGTCCCGATTGTATTCGGTAATATAGGCTGTTATATTTCCTGCCATATTAATCTATAGCTCCTATTTAAATTCATTCTTATTTATACGTAGACGACATAAGTGAGGGGTATCACGAAGATACCCCTATGTTTGTCATTTTCCACAACACAATGCGTTTCATTCAAGTCATGATTGTTGATAAAAAACTGTACATTGTTGAGTGTCGTCTATACTGAGGTACAAACCGTCAACTATTTCGACATATGTTGTCGTAGCATGTTCATATAAAAGACAGCTAGCTCCTCAGCATTGAACGCTTTCTCAAGTAATAAGACTTCATTGACTGTATCATATCTGAAATTTACATTAGAAACAATACTAAGGAGATGACGAATACCAGATTGAGTTTCTATACTAATACCCTTCGTCCAAGTTGCCATATTCGATAGTGCTTCAATATAATGATACAAACCACGACTTAATGAATCACATTCTAACGCACCAACATTCGCACCAAAGTAATAACGACCATCCATCACACCAAACGCAAAATCGAACTCTGGTTTGGTACTATCATTCATGGTGATATAGATATATTCATCCTTTCTGCCACCTGTCGGATCGGGGATACCGACATTAACATACTGGATTTTATCCTCACCCCAACGACCGATCTCTTGCTTGACAATATTTCTATAAAGGAATGGATTATGAAGACCAAGATAACCTTCTATGATTGGGTAGTATACTTCTTCAAGATAACTGATGATTCCCTCTTTTAAATGACTGGTGTATTGAGTCATGAACTCAAACTTATCGCTGATCTCGCTAAATTTATCTAACGCACCATCAATCGATGTCTTCGGGTGTCGACCAATACGAATACCACTGATCATGGCTTCTTCTACTTTATTGACTACATCATTAACCATACTGAAATAATCACGTAATCCTAACACCACCAAATAAACGACCATATCAGCACGCTCAACTAAATCATCGGGTAAAGTAGAGTCGTATCTACCGTCATATATCTTCTGGATAGCCTTAGACTTATTACGAGTTACGCCAATCTCATAACCCGATGCCTTCTTGCTGGCTACCACAAGTGAGGTATTTGAACCAAGCGGAAGCTTACAAATAAAACTTTCGGTAAATGCTCGACTTTTATCGAGTGCATCATATAACGAAAATGCCATATTGATTTTCCTTTTTAAATGTAACATAAACAAGGGAGTACGATAGAGTACTCCCATACATGTTTATTAATTAAGATTGTAATGATTCTTAGATCTGAGGAAGATCACCTAAACCTGTATCATCTGCGATACTGTCATCTGAAGTGGTGTCATCCGTAGACTCATCAGCTGAGTTCTCATCTGGATTTTCTTCGTCTGCTTTATCAGTATCTTCATCAGGTTTATCTTCATCTTTATCTTCGGAAGATTCATCATCAGTGTTATCATCCGCGAATGGATCGGTTTCATCTGATGTATCATCATCTCCATTGAGATTAAATTCATCATCACTACCTGACGCTGAACTATCATCATCGTCTGAATTAAAACCATCACCATCACCCTCCCCCTCACCTTCTGGTGGCGTGAAAGCATCACGGATACGTTTAGCGATATCACCAAAGATATCGGCTGATTCAGCTTGTTGACTAAAGATGCGATCAATAAGGTTGTTATCACCCATCTCTTCATCGTTAAGACGAATGAGATCATTAAACTCAGGGAAGAAACTATTTTTATCCATCCACTGAACCATGAAGAAAGATTTCATGCGTTCACGGAAAGCTTTAATTGCCTCACCTTTACGTTCTTCATCAAGATCCTCAAAGACCATATCTAACCAATCCTGATCGATATAGAAGTTAAGTGCTGCTTCAACACGTTCCTCATAGGTCTTCATGGCTTGGTTAGAAAGCTCATTACTGTTACTATCTGGCAATGGAATAGAAACACTAAGATCATTTAAGAATGCTTTAATCGCAGGAACCGTTGATTTCTCTGCTTTACATTCTTCAAGGACTTCATCAGATAACTCAGAATAACTCTCACGAATCGCATCAGAAAGCGCCTGAATCAACTCACCATCGTGTAATGTATATTTCCCAACGAATGAGGTTAACATTCGATTAAACGTGCGAGCAATGATAATATTGCGTTTAGCGAATAACGCATTCTTGGTAATGAATTCAACTGCGAACTCAGTATCACGTGCACTATCTAATAGTGTTGGTGGAATGAAACCACTGATATAATCGGATTTCATTTGTTCCATGTAATCAGTATCGATTAATGGTACATCACCAGAGCGGTATTCCATATTCACATTCGTTTTATCAACCGCTTCACCACCTGTCACGTTCACCTCATAACCAAACATGGACATGGAGGATTCGATATTACGTGGATCAAAGCTACTGAATAAACGAGAGAAACTGTTCGCTTCCATCGTACGGTTAACAATCTTAGCGACGACTTCTTCATGATCAAGGTTATCTTCATCAAGTTCGATATTAAGAACCTTAGTCCCCACCGCATTACGGATTAATGCACGAGTATTGGCATAGTTCATTGCAATACGATGCGCTGCAGTGGTTTTTGATTTACTAATCAATGATTGACCGATACCTAATCCATTATAATAGAAAGCAATATACTCTAATAATGATTCGGGGATATACACTAACTGAGTTTTACTACCACTTAATGCACGAGCCAACATGATCTGATAGATCTCAAGAGGTCTCGGGATAGAAACATTTTTACCATATACCCCATCATTTAAGCGTGCAATCAAATCACGTTCAATTAATGATGCATAAAACGCTGTCATTTGTTTGGCTGTCATCTTACCCCATTTACATTCACCTTGTCCTGCAAGTGAATTTAACTCAGATAATGTTTGAGTCACAACACCATAATGACCACTTAAAGCACCACCATCGGTACTGGCTTGCGTACTGACTGCAGAAGCAAATTGGTTGATCTGTTCTAAGCGATCCATCTCATCGGTATAAGTAACAGGGTTACCACTTTCATCTAATAAGACGATATAGCCGATATGATCTTCAGGGTTACCTGGTGTGAATACTGGGATAACCGATTCATGTGGAAGATCTAGTACTAGTGGATGTCCAATCGATTTACGAGAACTTCCATCGCGGTCATTGACAATTGTTACACCATCATAAGTCCCTTTTGGTCTTACATCACGATATAACTTCTCAACTGGTAGTACACGTTCTTCATCTTGAGATTTACCATCAACCCACATCACGCTTTCTGCACTATAGGTTTGGAACTGAGATTGGATTTGTAGATCAGAAAGCTTACGCATTAGACGTGTTGATTTTAAGATATCGAGGTTATCTACAACGGATAATAAACCAGGGATGATCTCGTAGTTCGTCGCTTTCATATCACGACGGTATTCATCTTTAAAGAAGTGCTCCAATGCAACGTGGTGCGTTGGTTTATTACTACCCACATTAGCTTGTTCTTTTAAACCACGACCAAAGATCCCACGACCAATAAACTTTCCATCTTTATCAATCGTATCAGAAATCTTCTCGCGAACGCTTTCTAAAGAGGTAACACTATTCTGATGTAAGATATCATCGATACTACTTTCTGGTAATATCGCAAGAATATGGCTACCACGATCAAATAACGCATTTGTCAGCATGGTATAAAGCTTATCTTGCAAGCAATAATGGTCTGTGAAATGTGTTTCTATGATAGCTAATAAATCTGTCCCTAATTTATGCGGGAATTCCCCGTCTAAAGTAAAGGTCAGGTTTTCGTTGATCATGTCCTGAGGAGATAAGATAGAGGAGACTAAAATATCTCTGATCGTCTCTAACTCAGGCAGGTTTTTCTTAATATTAACAATGTCAATTAAATCATGACTGATTTTATTTGAGATACCTTCAACGGCATCACGTGGTAAGGTCGCATTACGCTCAGCACTGGATTCTGCAGTCTCAACTAACTTGGTTGTGACGGCTCTGATCTCAGCGGGCTGATTGATAAGGTATTTGTAGATACGGGATTCTTCTTCCGTTAATTGTCTCTTCGATTGAGAGACATTTCTACCTTTTACATTATCGTAATAGTAACTGGTATTGGCCATAATGATTTTACCTATATTAAAGTAATATGAAACATATAGAATTGTTACGCGGGTAGTTAATCTGACTACCCGCTTATTTTTAATGATAAAAAGGATGACTCATGACTTTGAATGAAGACCTTGGCTTTGATGCCAGTCAGTTTTATCATGCGTCTTGTATGAAACTTGCTAAGTCCATGGTGCTTAAGTCAACAGCTACTGCAATCGCAATGAACAATGAAGTTAATGCGAAGTTTGCAGCCTATGATACAAGCTACCTGGTGGATACGTTGCATCCTGAAACATGGCGATACTATTGCCATTTACAGGGAAAGTATCATTATACTGACGAATTGATGCAAGTAAGAAGTTTGGATACGTTACAGACGATTGACTTCACCCCTGAAAACATGAAATTACACCGTGCGACATGGATACATTACAAGGATAAAGGTGAGTATTATTATGAGTTAATTGTGAAGTATCCAGACCAACATCTTTTAGTAGATGGCATCTGTAATCCGATCGATTTTGAAACCGCTTATAATGCAGAGGAATATTCTATCCTTGACTATGACCGTAGTTTAGTGGAAGAACAAGAAGTCGATCTTATCCCGAAACTTAACCGCCAGATTATTGAAACCTGTAATCGTTTCCATAGTCGTGGCTATGGTGCATTTGACCCGACGTTTAATGCATTAAAACTTGGTATCCTAGCAGTCCATTTACCAGGTATGATTATTGCTTTACGTGAGCAGTACATTAAAACTGAACAAGTTCACTCTTTCCACATCTGGAACTATTTAGGTAGTTACTTCGGTTTAGATAAATATCGTCGTTTCTTAACCCATGAACAAGCGATGTGGTTATATAAACATCTTCCTTATATTGACAGACATGCCGGTAAAGAAGATACCTTCTTAGATATCATCAGGTGGATGTTAACTAGTCGCAGTATTCCGATCTATGGTTATCATATTGGTCGTGATACCAATCAGATCTTAGATCATGTCGATACACCAGATGTTTATCGTGAACAGCTTAACTTAAAGCATATCGATTATAAATCCGATGAAGACCATCTAAGTCTTGCTAAATTAATCGATAAAGAAGTGAAGGAAGCAAATCGTAATGATACTTTCAGAAATCCAGATCTAAAACTCTCTGAGAATCGATACGATAGAACAAAACACTCTAACCAAAAATCTAAGGTATTAGAATCGGAAGTGTTTGACTATGCTAACCAGCAAGTGAAACCAATGAGTGTAATGTTAACCAACTATTGGGCACATCTTGCTTTTACTAATCGATATAGTTTGGTTGGTAGTATCACTAACCCTCAAACAGGTGAACCGATCAGTATGGATGCAAGAGATGCATTTATTACTTGGTTGTATTGTGCGATGAAGATTGCTGATGATCGAGATCTTGACGATGATAATAAAGGGAAGTGGCCAAATCGAGCAAGAGTTGAGAACATGCTGATCCCAACTTTCACTCCTAAGGATATCACTTGGGATAGTGTAGATTGGCAAGACCTTAAATCGAACTTCCTTGATCGAAAAGCAGATATCAATCTTGCATTTAATGATCTTCAAGAAAACTATCCGAAGAAAGGACACTACTATAGTGCTGAAGGTTTCCACACTTACGTAAAAGAAGTCAATGATTATTTCAAACGTATCCGCCATTGGTTAGGGGTTTATCATGATCTCTTCCATGCAGGGGAAATCCAACAACTCGGTGATCGTTTATTCTATCAAGAAAAAACAAGATTAGTTAGTACTGAGATGACCTTTGGTCAGTATTTCAAAATGAAACACTGGGAGATCGATGAGTTAAGTCGTGAGAATATCGTGACGATGGCCAATCAGATTTATAGTACCTTTACCGGTCAAGCGATTGACGATGAAGCCTCTTTATCTGAGATCCAACAAGCCATGATCGGAATCATGCGACAACTCAGTAGTTACTCAGTTCAGTTTACTCATAAAGCGAATGCAACGAATGGTCGTATCTTGGATATGCCTTGGTTACGCTTTGGTAAGATCATGACGATGAGTAAGTCTATCCACCACCACTATCGTAACTGGTTGATTAAGTTCAATGAGTTTAATGGTAAAGGTAAGGATAGTATTTACACGGGTGTCCTCTATGGACCAGAAAGTTTCAAAGTCCATGATAAAGGATTTGATGTACTGACGATCCCACCACCTATTCGATTCGGTGTTGATGGGTATAACCGTGTTTATCATCGTGGTACGCTTGGTATCTTAACGATCCGTAAGATCCGTAAACCTGTTCAGTATACTGAACCATATTTCTATTATATCCATAATGGTACGCTATTTAGATGGTATAGAGAAGAAGACATGGCAGGGGTGGAAGCTGAGCTTGCTGAAGGTAAGTCTGGTATCAAACCTGATCCACGTGTCGCTTATCGGTTAGTGGATCGAAATACCTATCCTGCATTTGATGGGTTAGATGATGATGAATATAGTGATTACTATCGCTTAGATACACCAGACAATACAACGCGTGTTATCGGTCCTGGTGAAACAGTTACTGACTAACTATAACAAGAATAAAAATAAAGAAGGATAACTATGATTATCAATAATGTCAAGTATCATCGTGATCTGGAATTATCCCAGAAACTTCCGATGACTACTTATGCCAATAACGATATCCGTTCTCTCTTTAAGACTTATTATGAACATCTTAAAAAAGAAGAAGGATTCGTGCTTTCTCATATCGAGTCAGTTGATCCTGAATTTGGGAAGCGTCTTGGTGCAAGCCAGGTTCTTGGTTTGATCCAGACCGATAACCATGAAGCCAACACGATCGTAAAATATAAATTACCTGAGGACCTGGGTCATGTACGTGGTGAGTCTGAAATCCACCATCATCGTGTCAGTCTTAAAGAGTACTTTAATATCGATGAAGTGATCTTATCTCATCGTCGTAATAAAGAACTGGTGATCAACTATGATCGTTGGGTAAAAGCAGTAAAAGCAGGTCATGGTAGTTTAACCACTTTAATCCATCGTGTACTCGGCTATAAATTCGGTCGTACCTTTACGCATGATGGGATGATGGTCTTTAATGGTGAATCAAACGGTAAAGTGTTAAATGGCACTAAACCACTTGCACTGATCGTTCCAACTTTAGATCAAATCGAATTAGGTTGGAAATACTACGAGAACGTAGACAGTTTAGAAAAAGATGGTACATTAGACTATCAGATTCTAAATATCCATTTACGTTTAGTAGCCTCTAACCACATGTTCATTGAAGATGGTGAGGTGTTGATTCGTATTCAACTACGTTACCCACTCCAAGCGTATAAACGCTTACGTGATGGTAAAATCTATACAGAGGAGCAAGCTTAATTATGGGTATTGATATCGAATTAATTAACCAGAAGTTTGGATTGATTCCTCTTACTGAGTTAGAGAAAAATCCTGAGTTCTACACTGCGGTTTGTTTAACGGGTGAGAACATGTCAAGATTCTTATCTCGTCGCTATAGTCTTGCCAAACCAACAATCAAGATCGATGGCAGTAAACCTGAACTGGTTGAAGTGAAAATGGTCAATGGCTTTAGTCAGGAGAAAACCCTCTTAACTATCGAGCGTAATGTCTGGACACAAGAGAAAGCAGCGACTTCCTCTTTCACTATTTGCATCAAAGATGAAAAAGAACCGATCTCAACGATCGAAGATGATATCATGCAATTACTTGATATCCGTGAGTGGAAGTTCCCAGATGAGATCCGCAATCGTCCGTTTAGTGATTTCGTCACCGAGAAAAGTCCGTACTGTTTTGATATCCAAATTAAAGTGGATACCTTAACGACTTACGCAGACTTCCCAGTGCATGTATTATTGGATTGGGTGAGTATCTCAGATGCTTTCAAAGAGCTTGCTCGTCTTCATAAGAAAGCCAATGGTGAAAATAAGACGATCGACGAGCTTTATACTATGATTCCGAAGGAAGAAGATGCTTTACCTTATGCATTACGTTATAAGGCTGAAATGGAAAATCTTCCTTATGTGTCACAAGTTAATCATATTTAATTTGAGAGAGAAGTGAGATGGCAACATTAAACAACATCCTCGGTGATGAAGGTACACTTGACCGTGTGAAGCATACAGCGATCGGTCAGTATATCCAATCCCGTTTATTCCTTGGCTTGCCGGTTGAAGTGACGAAGTATACCACGTTAAATGAGAAGTTCAATATTAACGTGAAAACCCGTACTGAGACAGGTGATGTATTCAAGGCGATTTATTTCTGTATCGGTAATGGTGGTGTCACTATTAACCGTACAGCAGGTCAGCCTGTGATCCCTGATTTTATTGATCACGATCCAACTGACTGTGCATTATATCACCATATGCCATTTGTATTACGTCCCGTGAATAACGACTTAACCGATGAACAACGTCAACGTTATCGTCTACGTCGTAAAGAAACGTATAATGGTCAAGACTACTATGCGTACTATGCACGTTTAATGGAATACGAAAACACCACTCGTATCCTCACTGAACGCGTACAAAAAGGCGCAACTGAAGTGATGCCTTATGCATATACTGAAAGTAACTTAAGTCCACGTGAGCCTGAGTTAACGGTTGGTCGTAAAGTGACTGCATCTAATGTGAAAATCAAAGTTTCTACTGGTGCGAAAATTGTCTTTACTGAAGATGATGTACGTGAATATGCTAATGCAGTAAAAATTATTACAGGTAACAGTCGTTACTCTGTGATCACTGAAATTGCGATCGTTGCGGGTGTGGATGATACAACTTACGTATCAGCAGATGATGGTAAACGTATCAATGAACTTAAATTAGCAACAGTTATCTGTTTTGCTGATACTTACCAATTATTAACTCGTAATAATAATGGCTTCGAAGAAGTGATCGAGTTAGGTGAGAAAACACCATTACCTACTACCTCTGCGATTCTCCCGACTGTGGGTGTTGATCCTGATGCAGGTCGTGGTGTTGGGGGTTAATCATGTTACCCTTCAGTACACCAGGTAGACGAGAGTCAATCTATCTGAGTGTAGACGGCGGAACCTATACAGTAGGACTTTGCTTATTTAAAATTAATGATTTAACCAATGAGATGGAAATACTAGACACCCATCTGATTAACATCCGTAAACCCGATCATAACTATGATTATCTTGAAGAACGTCATGGTTTTGAAACAGTGCGCATGTTACGATTGGAAGATGAGTTGGATCGATACCTGACTGAGAAAATCAGTGAGTACCAGTGTATCGATTTGCTTATTTATGAAAGTCATTTCTTTAATGTAAGACGTCCTACTGCTGCCATTCCGTTAGTTCGCTTTATGCAAGTGACAGAACGCGCTTGTGTGAATCATGGGATCATGATGGTCACGGTTTCACCTCAACAGATGAAACGTACTATCGGGATTTCAAGAGAACTCGCTAAAGCAGATAAGTTTGCTGTTAAGACAAAGATCCAAGCATTAATCGATAGACGTATGATCCATTTTACGGGTAGTCTTGATGATATCTCAGAACACGAGATCGATGCGATGGGGATCGGTTACACGCAGATGATTATTGACAAGTTACTGGTGGATAATCCATCTTAATAAATAGGCGGGGTGAGGTGATAGTATCACCCCCTTGCTTATGTTTGATTTTATTTTATTTCCCTTTATATGAGGTTTATTATGTTTATTGTGGTAGAAGGCATGGATTACTCAGGTAAGAGTAGTTTAGTTAAAGAGTTGAAAAAGAAATACGAAGCACAAGGTAAAGAAGTCGTCACTTATGGTAATCCAGGTGGGACACCATTTGGTCAGGAATTACGTCAGATCTTTAAATCAGATGTTCCTCGTAGTCGAATGGAAGACTTCTTGTTATTGTGTGCTAATCGTGTTAGTTTATCTCATCAGATCAAAAAGGATTTGGCTGAAGGTAAGATCGTAATTTGTGATCGTTGGGATATCAGTGCGCATGTTTATCAAGCAGCCCCTGATGTTGGTCAACTCAAGGATGTCTTCTATTACCGCAATATGCCTTTATATGAAGCGATTCATGATTTACCTAAACCGGATTTAACGATCTTACTCGATGTAGATTGGGATATCATTAAAGTACGGAGTGAAACTGTACGTGAGGAAACGGTTGGCGAGACTGATCGTTATGAGACTAACCTTAAAGCCTTACATGAAGACTATCGTAATGTGATGGCCGTATTTGTGGCTTGCTCAAATCAGTATAAGAAAATCCTTGAGCATTGGGACAAGCGTAAAAGTGAAGCGATCCTGTATTGGGGTTTACCACATCCAGCAATGGCTGTAAAACCTTCTGAACGTTATCTTCGTTTACCTGTAACAGGTTGTACACCAAATAGTGATGTATCACCCGCACTTGCTGATACTGTTATCAGCATGCTTGAAGGTCATGAGGAAGTCTATCCATTAGGTAAGATTGAAAATGAACTCAACACGATGGATAAGAATGGTTTAGACCATATGGCTACTGCTTGTCGAAATGAACTTGGCAAGTGGTTGGAAGCACGTGGTCGCACTGGAGTATAACACCTTACTCCTTTTTAATTTTAAATTTTATTTTTGAGAGTGAATGAAGGATAAATATGCGTTTAAGAAAACCAACCGTATTTAGTCACCTTAAAGATGCACTCGACATGCCGATCAAGAGAGTCCCTTTTGGTCGGCTCATTATCATGTACGCACCAGAAGACAGTGAAGTGGATAATGGCATGCGTGCAGATGAGGTCTTGAAGTGTTTTCAAGAAGAAGGCTATACGAAATACTTGAAATTACCTTTGGAAGAATTGGTACTTTTTGATGAACAAAAGAAAACCCGTAAACTTGCAAGATTTGCATTCTATACTGGTTTGATTGGTAGTTTTGTGGCATTGATTGCGATCAGTGCGATTGGCTATATTACTCAAGAGTATCCACATTGGGCATTACTTGCTCCACCATTGATTATCCCTGGATTTATCATGTGGAAACAAGTCGGCTTATTTAATGCTGAGAATGCACGTGGTATTGCGCAAATCTTAGGTAATGTTCTTCCATGGAATCGTGGTGGTAATCAAGGTGGAAATTATAACCAATATGATAGTGGTTATGAAGATGACTATGATGATCGTCCACGTCGTCGTCGCAATCGTCGAGACGAAGAAGATGATGAAATGGATACAAGTACTCAAGATGTAGAAGAACGTCCAGCAAAAACGCAAGATGAAGAAACGACTTCTACACCAAGCAACGGTAATCCGTATGCGGATGGGAGATAGTCACTTACATGTTTAAATTGTTTTTTATGATCTTAAGCATGTGGGTGATGAGTTGTGCAATCGTGAGTACTGAGGTGGCACTCATCGCCCACCTCTTCTAATTTATCGCTACCCAAGTAAATGCTTACTGACGTATTAATATATGTTAATAAATGATAGATACACAATAAATAGAAAATAGCTGAAACGAAATTTATACGAGCAATTTCATTTCTGTTCTATGTTAGGACAAGTATATTGAAATGATGGGATGTGTCCTGCCTGACAATGACGACTACGCCAGCCGTGACCCCTATTACTAAATGGAAAACACCTAACGTCTATTTACTCTCTCATTTGTTAACCATTTCTTATGCGTTCACGAAAAAGAAAAACTAATATAAGAAATGATTACGTCAGTTCGCTCATTGGAACGGGGAGTGATACTGATGAGCCATTTAAGGTGGGCTGAATAGCCACAGTAGGCCCACCTCTTTTTTAATGGCAAAAGTGTAAAAAAAAAGAAGATGAGAAGAATGAGGGTAGCATTTGCTACCCTCTATTTTTGTCCGACTATTTCTTCTACGTCTGATTTCCTTCCAGGATGATAAAATAACTATTGCTTGTTTTCGGGACTGAACAAGAGTTATCTTATCGGGTTTGCAGATGGTAAGAAATCATCCATATCAGAGATAATCTGACAGTTGATTGATATCAAGTCTTATATATCAATTATAATACACCTAAATGCGTCATATTCGATATATTTAAGATAACTAATACAATTTATCATCTTAGACAATAAAATGCGTGTATGAGCTTAATATAAGCGTATTTAGGAAAACACCTGATAAACTTCTACGTTCATCCAGACCGTCCCAGGAGATACGTACAGTATTACTGTATCACTACCCACGTCTTAAACTTTTCGATGCATATCGCACATGCTACCTCTCCACAATACGAGTGAGGAATGCGTAGCCGGTAAAGTGGTCTCAATACCACGATCCTTTCCTATCTTTCATTATTGCTCAAGTCTAATTATCCTAAACCTGATATCTCTCATGAAGATGATATATCCTCATGAGATAGAATACAAGTTGATCATTTGCTATGGTGAGATCATCCTATATGCTATCCGATGCAGACACAACTCAGGGAGTATCCGAAGATACTCCCTTTGCATATCTGCGTGATGCTTATTCTTCAATGAACATGTATTCTGTTGCATTAGTCTTATAGACTGCAAAACGAGAACCATCTTTCAGTTGAAGATACGCTGCGTTGTTTCCATCCGCGACTTTAACAATCGTATTAAAGAATGGGGTATTGTGTTGACTGATATCGACACAGTTCACACTCAGGATAAAACCTAATTCCTCTCGACTATACGGTAGGAAGTAGATATTACCAAATACATTCTCAAGGATCGTCGTTTGTACGACTTCTTCAAGTTTGTAGTCTTCGAATTCAGGATAGAATGATTTTAAACGCTCTGCACTGATTGAAACCATACGACCTAATTGAGAAACGAGATATTGCTCGAAACAATCAACTTGTGCATGCGTGAACTTATCGTCGTTTAGACCCATATTGATATACTCAATGAAGTCATCGATTTGATTCACGAAGTTATCCATCACTACACCAGGACGTTTTAAGATATAGGTGATACCGATGTTTGTTGCACGGGTAGCACGATCATTAAGTTTATTTAAGAGATCTTTATCAAGACCGGCTGATTTAAGACTTAATGCAATCTTATCTAACGTACTGCTACGTTTACTTAATCCCACTAATAAGTTAGATTGAAGTTGGTAGTTAGACGGTGAACCACAGTGATATAATGGGTTGATCAAACTAAATGGTAAGAGGTAACCTTTAGATGGCTCATCCATTGTAGACAACTGATAGTTATAAAGCACTTTTGCTTGACTGATTGCTTCATCAAGACTACGCACATCACGTTTTGAACTAATCGTGGTAATTTTCAATGTATTATCATTGACTGTACCTTTCTCGATTTGTTCAGCACGTTCTTTCGCATATTTCTCACGTTGCTCAAATTCATAGACATCGGTGGATTCTTGGATGATACGACGTTTGATGTCTTCAGGGAGTTTCATGAAAGGTGTTCCTTCTTTCACTTCCTTATTATCAACCATACGTTGTAAGATCGCATCAACACGAGAGTTTTCCACTAATGATGGTGGTAATTCAATCCCATCTACCACGTAAATGACTTCACGTGTTTGTGGGTTATTGAACTCACGGTCTTTGTGTTTATCGATCATGTTTTCGATAACACGTTCATGTGCATCTGGATGCATGTCATTTACTCCAACAGCTTTGATGGCATAACCATCACCTTCTTCTTCAATTACGTGACGTTGACTGAATGGCTCAGCATACTCAACCTTAACGATTGGCCATGTGAATTCTCTGCGTGTACGATCAGAGATACCACGAGCAAAAGTATTACGAATATGTTTCACTTGTTCAGGATCTTTAATCCCTGCAAGTGTTTTTGGTTCTTCTACTTCGATCGGTTTAATACGAGTACGACCACGTAAGAAACGATTTTCTGATTCGGCTTGACGTTGCTCTTGTTCAATTACACGTGCTTCATTACGTGCCGCTAAACGTTGAGCGCGGTTTGTTGTCACCGCTTCTGTTGATGCACGGTTATTATACACCGGTGCACTATCATCACGGAACATACTACCACTACGACGTTGGTTATCACGATTGTTGCTGTAGTTTCCTACACCGCGGTTAAGTGATTCACGACGATCGTAAGACGGACCAGAACGGAAGAACGCATCCATTTCACGTAAGGTGACACGATAATCTTGAATCAATTTATCCATGTCATCTAATTGACGATCACTGTAACGTGATTGAAGGTTACGGTCTTTAAGGATGATGTTAGCACGAGTGACATCTAATACGTAATTAACAGCTTCATCAAAACACCAGTTAGTATCTTGGCGGCGATAAGCTTCTTCCGTATAATAAGTATACGTATCGCATACACTAGTCACTAATTTATCGATGAAACGACGGTCTTCTTGTAAAAGATAACCGATCTCATCGAACCCTGCGTCTCTGTCACGATTTTTATCCACGATACTGTAAATCGCGTTTTCTGCATCACGCATAAATGCTTGATCTAAATTACTAGCCATAATTTGTTTACTCCTATAGTAAATTTCTTTTTCCGATTTTTGATATTAAGATGAGACGACTTAGTCACGAGTGATCATCTTACTAATATAAGCGATACGAGATTTCAGTTCTTTATTCTGTAACGTGATCCCTGTTCTGTTTAAGATCTGATAAGGATTTAATAAAGAACGACCAGAGATCTCTGAACGCTTGATTGCCAGATAACTACCGATCTCTAAGATAGACGCATGTAAACGACTATCTGGATCTTGTGGATTCACCTTATCTGGACTGCTGTTTTCTGTGATATTATTCTGCATCAAGAACTTATTCGTATAACCGAACATCTTGTTATCTGACGGTGAAGTTTCCGTACGGACGTATGGTTTCTTACCCATCTTCAAGATTTTCTCTTCTTGCAGATTCTCACGGATATCTTTACGCACGGTTTTATCTTTAAGTTCTTGTCCTGAGAGTGAACGACTTTGAATCGTATTAATCCCATTAATAAGCTCATCGAGTACGTTACGTAAAATCAATAGACGTTTATTGTATAAACTGCCATTATCGTTTTCTGTAATGATGTTAGCAAAGTTTGCCATTACATAAGCGAGCATATCAAACATGTCTTCGATGTTATTCAACTCAGCACCTTTTAAATCTTGTACTTGATGATAATCGAGCATGTTTCTTACGTGTGCCATATGACGAGTCACTTGCGTCACGTAAGTGGAGATATGTTCATTTGTCCAGAAGATAGCATGACCCATCATTTCAGCCCAGAAGTTAAAGTCTTCAAATTCTGAAACATCACGGTCGCTATCAGGTTGTGGCATCTGTACGATATAACTGTCTGCCAAATAGAAGAATCCGACTAATAATGCATTAAGCATATTGGTCTCTTCTTGAGTCCGATCATCTTTACGTTTAAATACGATCGAAATCTCATGCGGGATATAAACCCCACGTTTGAAAGAGATCGGTTTCTTCCCTGTTGTTTGACAGATCACCCATTTACTTTCATCATAGTACTCTTTTGGAATATTTCCACAGAATACCTTGATATCAGTATTGGCATACTTCTTGAATGCGCCAGTTAAACCGAATTCAGTGAAAAGATATAACGCCAGTATATGCTTAATTTGTACACTGTCATTTTTCTTCTCTTCATAGTGCGTCATCTTACGACGATCACCACGCCATATCTGACTCCACACGATCCCATGACTAGACGGTTGTCCATTCATTAAGAACGTATAAAGATTGATACGTTTGAATGTGAGTTTAGCTGCTAACAGTTTTAAGAAGATTAATGGGCTACCACCTTGTACTGTCACACTGAAAACAGGGGCAGTCAAGACAGGAATAATCGTGTGCAGTACACCACGAATCCACAGTTGATTGTTACCCACAAGGTAAGGAAGGTAAACACGATGTTCAATCTTCTCACCATTGAATTCGAAATCAAAGCTCACTAAATAAACACTACTCTCAGCAATCTCCACTGTACGGTTATTGCTCTTTTCACATTTCTCTAATACATGCTTCGCTTCGACTTGTGGGTCTACTCGTCTCATCCCAAGAAATTTCAACTCAGGAGGAAATAAGGATGCGGCATCTCGAAAGACTTTCCGGATATAGTTTTCAAGATCCTTAAACTGGTCAGAAGCCACCCCATCAGCAATCGTTGGATTGAATTTTGGGATCGATTCTTTTACAAGATCTCTTGCCAGTTTCTTTGGTTTAAAATTACGCGCCATGGTTCGCATAATGAATACCTCTTTTAAATGTTGTTACAGCTGTTGTATCCTAAGTTCAATAAGAGTAGTATCAATTCATCAATTAAAAATTGAGTCCCGAATTGAACTCAATACTATCTCTTATCTCTTTAAGATAATATAGGAATATAATTCCTATTTAAAGAAAGAAAGCACCGATAATACTTATGATACTTACAATACTACCGACAATCGTTGGTAGCCATTTAAAGAATTCGCTCGTGTCAGCACGGGCATACTTCTTCATCTCGTGATCATACTTCCTCATCTCGCTGTTGAGTTTGCGTTCATCACGATCTTCCTCAAGTTTCTTCTTCATATCCCCTAATGTTCTTGCCTGATCTGCAGTATGGTACAGCTTAGGTACATCGGGGTTAGTATGAGTTATCGCATCGTTATGGTCTATGCGGATATATTTCGGTTTATTTGATGGCCATTTGTTACTACCAGAGTCCAATGATCCATCTATGAAGAAGTAAATCCCAGATCCCAATGAGGGATGTTTTTGTGGCTTAATTTCAACGATAACATCACTCAGATTGCAATAATACGTGGGACCCATTGAGCCATTAGTATTATCCACATTAAGAATCTTGATTCCTGCGACACTGGTTGCACCTTCATCTATCGCATTATTTTGCTCATAATGCTCAACAATCAGCTTACCCTCACGACTAAATGGATGATAAATATCCTCCTCTCTAGTTGCAGTAGAGGCAAAGGCGAGATCAAGATCATCTACGTACAGCAATGGTTTATCTGTACTACCACCAATGATATCCTCGATTGGAATAAAGTACTCAACACGGAATGCTTCGACGTAACGACTTGTTGAATATATTCGTCTATCTGGATCACGATTTAAATACTCACCACTGAATACTGTAGGCCCCAATCTAATCTCACGGTCATTACTAAGAATCAATTTCATTGCTTCTATATTATCGACGTTTGATTTATTTAGTTTTGGTCTGAGTTTGTTCTCATTCGGATGATAGGTCATGCCGTCTTCATAACTGATAGTTCTTGTACTACAACCATCAACAACAAAATCGTCTTGTTTCTGACGACCATACACCGCAGTTAATAAAGCAGCAGATACATTGTTCCAGTTCTTATCCTTGTTCTTCTCAAGTAATGATGTTCTCCCCGTATGACTAAAACGAGAAACATCATCCTCCCCATTCTTGTAATTCAGTCCAGCTAAACTTACGTATTTATAAGTGCGGATATAAATACCCTCTCTGATAGCAGGTACAATATCACCTTGTCTAATTGTACGATTAGGTTTACGACGTCCATGCATATCAAATTTCCAATCTAAACGATAACACCGTTTACCGCTTATATATTCAGGTGGGGTATTATCCAGCTTCACGATGTCCCCTTTACGAGTCGTCATGATAACAGGTTGGTTACTTAAGTTCATGATTTCCATCTCATCGTGATATATATCGATGCGACGATACGGAAGTGAACCCGGGCTGTTGGTTTCTGGATTACCTCTGTTAAAGTCATCTGAAACACTTGGACAGAGTGCTAACTCTACAGTATCCTTGTTACGGTCATTCGACTGAAAATCATAATTCATTTCACGAGATGCTGTCTTCTCAAACCCCTCAACCAATCTTTCGACATCAAGATATCTTGGATTGAATTCTGTTCGGGCTTGAGTAGGATTGAGTAGCTTCGCCTCATGTAAGATACGATACGGCTTATTCATATCTAAACTCCTTATATACTAAAATTATTTAGGTTAATCGGTGGGTCTTGGACCCCTTGTGTACCTTCTTCATTTAGATAATATACACTTATAAGTTTAGATAGATTTACCGAATATGCGGACATAAGCAAGGGACACCACATCCAGGTGTCCCAGCTTAACTATTAACTTAACATTTAAAAGGAAACTCATTTAATGAAAAAATCTCATTCGCAAAATTTTATCATCGCGTACAAAAAGGCCATCAAACTGTCTTTATATACATAATATATTTTATTATATATTCACGGATATATTTTATCGGGACATAAGCAGAGGGTAGCAAATGCTACCCTCGCTATATGCGGTTACTAAACAGTAACTCTCACTTAAGGCGCAACTCCAGGGGATGGAACTCCACCCGCGCCAGGCGCACCGCCTACACCAGTGCCAGGTGCTGCAGCCGCAGCTCCAGGACCCGTAGCCGCAGCTACAGGAGTACCTGTTACCGCACCAGCGGCTCCAGGTGTACCCGTTCCAGAAGTTACTGGAGCAGGTGATACAGGAGTCGCAGCGGCAGCTGCTGCACCGCTAGTACCGCTTGTTACTTTACATCTTGAGATAATACGCGGTATTTGTTGTAAGTGGTCATGAATTCTTGAACACCTTTAACATCTACTTCGATTAAAAGAGGTAAGTTTGGTACGTGTTGGTAACGTGGAGAAACCATTACAGTTTCTTTATATGCACCATTTTGGTTGTGTGGTGATAATGTCGTTACTAACTCTGGGTACATGAAGCAGTGACCGAAACGTAATTCATTGAATTCGTCTGATTCTGGTACAGCAACAGTCATGAAGATCTTGTTGTCAAGTTCTTCGTTAGTTGTAGTTACAACAGTGTGGCCGAAGTTTTCGCCTAATAAGCGTAAGTCACCACGAGCTGATAACAATAATGGTAGATAGTTATCAGTTACGATAACGAAGTGAGGTTTCACTTGTTTACCATCGTTTAACATTGTTGATGCAACGTTGTATTGAGATTTAACGATTGCACGTGCAGCTGCTTCTTGAAGGATTGCTAATAAACCTTCACGAGCATTTTCAATGTTGTAACGAGTTTCAGTTGATTTAACTAATTCAGCTAAATTCACTTCTAATTTTTCGTAGTGTGGTTTGATCAAGTATTTACCGAAACCGATCATACCTGAAGTACGAATACCGTCGTTGATTTCTGAAGCAACGTATGCTGCTAAAGTATCACGATATTGGAAGAATTCATACCAACCATCAGCGGATTGACGAGTACGAGTTACTTGTACTAATTTGTCAACTGTTGGGTAAGTTGCTTCTGAACCAACTGGACGTTGTAAGCGAACTGGTGAACGAACACCGATAGCAATTTTCGCTGTAAATACATCAGTATCAACAGTGAAACCTTGGCTACGTAAGTTGCGGTTTGTACGGTTACCATATGGGTAGAAGAATTCACACGCTAAGTGTAATTTTTTCACTTCACTAGCTACTGTTGGATCGTTGATGTCTACTTTGTCAACGATATCTGGTTGACCTTTAGTACCTTTAGTTACTTTATAAACGTCAACTACTTTAACTTGTGCGTGTTGAATTTGCAAGTAAGAAGTTTCTACGTTAGCAGAACCTACTACAGTTAATTCTAAACGAGCACGGTAGCCTGCGTCTACGAATGCTTTAACTTCAGCTGGAACTTTACCGTTTACAGATAAAGTACGACCATCGATTAATAAATCAGTAGTACGGAAGTTTAAGTCCATATCAAAGCCGTGGCCTTGAACTGATTTGAAGAAGTTAGCGCGTTCTAAATGACGAACTGGGAATTCAACAACAGTGTCTGCAGATGCAGTTGCACCCATTGTGATATATACTTTATCTAACGCTAAATAGCTGTCGATAGTATCAGTTTCATCAAATACACCACCGTTTAATAAACCAGGGTGTGCAGAGATGTCTAATAAATCGTATTCAACACCCACTTTTAATGGTTGAGTTGGAACTTCAACGCCTGCTACAGTACGAGTTACTGGTGCAGAGATTGCTTTATCCATGAATAATGCTTGGTAATGAGCTGCGTCAGCACCAGTTTCACGGTAGAATGGAACGATATTTAATACATCTTGACGTAAAATAGATGGTTTACGTACTGCGTCCATTAAGTTGTATTTGTCGAAGTTACGACCTAATTTCTTAGCAGTTTCAGTTGTGTGTTTGAAACCATTCCAGAAACGGTCAACTTGGATTTCGTAGTAGAAACAAACTTGGTCTGGTGCTAATACGATAGTTTTGAACAACGCTTCAAGTGCAGGTTCTTGTACTGCAGCAACTAAGTTATAAACTACTGAGTAGTTCATTGAAGTTGCAAGGTTGTTGTTTTCGAATGCTTCCATTGACACTTCTTCAGGTGCTAAGATACCTAATGCAGAAGCACGAGCACCGTTGGTGTAGTCTGCCACATAGTCGAAGTGTTGGTTAGCGTTACGTTTGTTGAAAGCTTCTGCTGATTTAGCGAAACCTGCACGGTAAGCTTCAGGGTTACCAGCTGCTTCTAAAGAGATAGCTGCTGCAGCGCGTGATGCGTTTTCTTGTGAAGCTTTGATCCAGTCGCGGTTAGATGCAGATGTAGAAACGATACCTGCTTCTTCGAAACTTTCTAAAGATGCAACTAAGCCTTTACCATCGGTTGCAACATTGATGATTTGGTCGATGGTTGCTGCGTTGTTTTTAAGGTTAGCTGTTAATTGGCTAGCAGTTGCCGGATTGCTCCAAGATTCTAATGAAGCAACATCTGCAGACATAGCGCCAGACAAACCACCTTGGTTTAAAGTTGTTTGAACTTGAGTAAGTAAGTCACCGTACTTAGTTTCACCGTGACTTTTTGCATTAAAATAAGAACGCATGGTTTCTTTTTCCTTATTTATAAAAATAATGAGGGAAATAAATTGAATATTCATTTTGAGTAGAATAACTACTCTATCATCTCACCTCAAAGTGCTATTAAATGATCACCTTAAGATAAGATGACACCATTCGCAGTCTTTTAAGTGCAGCATATAAAGCATCCCATCATTAACTTAAATCCCATCATTACTTCGTACACGTTAAACTTCCCCAAGCTACGGAAAAGTAACAACAAAATAATAAATTAATAATAAAATGCAATATTCTTTTTCGTGTGTGACTATATCACATAGATAATTAGCCACGTCCTGCTAATAAGTCAGCCTTAGATTGGAGCCATGGTTTTTCATGGAGCCATTCTTTGAAGACATTATAGCTGGTTAATTCATTGAAGGTCATATATTGACCGAGTGCATCAAGCACTTCTTTTAGACCTTTATTGTAATCATCTTGATTAACAATAGTGGTGAACTGACCTTGGAATTGAACATAAACGTAAAGAATACGATTAGCACTATCAAATACCGCACGTTCAATTTGTTGATAGGCAGGGAATTGATATTTACTATAGTGATCTTTATCGTTATTAGCTTTAACAAGATCTTCATCTGCCCAAGCTTGTTTTTGATCTTCACTCACCATGTCTAAAGCTTCACCTGGTGTGGTATAAGGTACCATATCACCAAACGGTTTTGCATAAGCACCTTCTAATGTCGCTAAAGCGAAGTTAAAATGAACGAAATCTAAGAAGTCGTTTGGGTTTAATAAAGCTGCAAGTGTTGCAGGATCTTTTACTAAGATACGTTTAGGACGTCCAGCGGCATCAACTAATGATTCATCTTCTGGGCTGATTAACGCCTCACGCATCAGACTTGGTATAAAAATTACCTTGATCGGGGTGTATGTTTTGTTCATCATAGAGGGAGCTCCTTTCTCTAGATTTTGATTTATTTTATTTTTACAAGTATCGTTATATAGCTGATCAATACTATACAAGGATACGATTATCTTAAGTCTTAAATTCGACATAAGTTGTCGAGATATACAGGATGACTGGATAAAAACAAAAACGAATTTCTATTTTCAATGTGGTATTTTAATTATGAGTGATAGTTTCTTAAATGAGAAGAAGGTCGTCGTTTATGCGATTGCACTCCGTTATTGGGAGCTCAATAGTGAGAACCCACCTGTTCGAGCTCGGGCACTTTGTGAACGAGTACTAAAAGAAGTCAGACCAAAGGAAAGTGTGGCTGACGATGGTCTAAGTAAAGACAATCTAATTAACTTGGCTTCTACGCTAGGTTATCTATTAGATACTGAACAACCGCAAAGTTTCAGTATGATGAAACAATCAATCCGTATGGCTATCAAGAAAGACGATGAGCTATATGATGCAGCAATCATGGCTTTAGAAGGGCCATATAAATATGATGAGTTATTAGAGGCATGCCTATCGTGGCAGCGTGAGATCAGTGCTTACTTCCAACGTTTAGATTTTACTAAATCCGTTCGTAAATATACCAGTAATGTACTATACGGTGATAGTCGTAATGACATCATGGAGCAAGCTCGTGAAATGATCGCGATGCTTCAGCCTTATAGTACTTATGGTGACAGTACAGGTGGTACAGGGATTCACAACCCGATCTTAGTCGCAGGCTTTAGTACTGAAGAAGAAGATACAGTAAAAGCGGTTTGGGAGAAAACTCAAACCGCAATCTCACCTGAGTCGATCATGAAGACAGGGTATAAAGGGATCAACCGTGCATTAGGTGCACCAGGTGGGTTGTTTCGTGGGGATACGATCTTATTAGGTGCATTACAGCATAACTATAAATCAGGTATGCTTGATGATATCTTATTTGATATCCCTCGTTTTAATAAACCTCACTTCTTTACGGATAAGAAGAAAGCTGCAATCCTACATCTTTCATTAGAGAATAATGCAGGTGATGACTTGATGCGTATTTACAAACGTGCTTACGTAGTAAAATACGGTAAGATGCCATCACTACAAGACTGTATTAATGAAGACCCTAAAAAGGTATCAGATCTTATCAATGAGTTTACGGCACAAAATGGGTGGACGTATTTCTATATGAAAGCCAACCCAAGTAACGTAGGTTATATTGATGTGCAAAACTTAGTGATGGAATTTGAGATGAATGGTTATGAAGTTCATGTATTAGGTGTGGACTACTTAAGTATGCTTTCATTAAAAGGGATCAGTCGCATCGGTGATGGGACAGAATACCAAGAGTTATTCAGGCTGATGCGTAACTTCTGTTCTGAACGTGATATTACATTAATCACACCTCACCAGTTAAGTACGGAAGCAACCTATCTTAACCGTGATGATTATCAAGCAGACTTCGTGAAAAGTGTCGCAGGTAAATCTTATTGGGCGAAGAGTAAACAGATCGACCGTGAGGTGGATGTTGAAATCGTTCAGCACATTGTGACCTTACCTAAAGTCGGTGGTCGTAAAGGTGAAACAGAATCTTTCTTGACATTTTGTCTTGGTAAGAACCGTCGTGTACATGATACCAAACCTGAGCATAAATCAGGGGCACTTCGTTTTACAGATTGTGGTATCATTGCTGATCTTAATGAACCAGATGATAAAGAAACTTACGTGAAAGATCTTCGTAAACTAAGAGGCACAGGTAGTGTTTCAGGTGAAGAAGATGTTTGGTAGAGATAAAGTAGATGGAGGTAACTTCGGTTACCTCTTACTTTTGTCCCTAAATTTCTGTTAAAGGTTTTTATTTTATATAGGGAGTCTTATTATGACACGAGAAGAATTAGATGCACTGACGCCCTATGAGGCGAAGTTATTGTGGCGAGAAATATTTGATACGTATTATGATGTTGAAGCTAAGCAAATGTATTGCTACAGTGATTGGACATTAGAAGTAGCGGGTATCCCGATGACAGGGAGTGATGAGTGGGATATGGCAATGGCTGAACAATATAACGTCACAAAAAGAACGATCGGTGAATTAGCCGATTGGGTAGCCGATGAGATCCCATTTTATATTCATCGTCAAAGTGATAGTGTTTATATCTTCAATATGATCAAGAAATATAACGGGTTTATGGTCGCCTTATTAGATCGTGCTAATGTTGGTGCAAACCGCATGAGACGTAATGAAGATTTCCAGCACATCATCGAAGATTGTGAACGCTTAGCCAATCTTGCTAATCACTTATTCACTACGGTACAAATGACAGTCGGTGATGAAGTTTATCGTATCTTTGGTGTATTACCCGATGAACTTGTTACGGAAGGTCGCTCTGGTCGTACTGCACTTCGCTTTGGTTATCAGGGTAATACAGGTATCAAGGAAGTCAATAAAGAAATTCCGAAACGAGTCAGTATTACCGATGGCATGAGTGATCGCCTACGTCAAGCTACTCGTTTATGGCGTAATACAACGGAGGATTAATGGATGACATCTAAATCAGAAATTTACTATAAAGGTGTCGTTGACCTTTGTAACTTGGATATCAAAGCGATTCATTGGTACTATGAAGCATTACTGAAAACGGATAATGCCTCGTTTGCTTTTGATAAGGTCATGGGTTTTGATATCGTGAAGGATTATGAACTTGGGTTTACAGATAACTTTGTTATTGAAGTACAGTGTACGAAGAAGTTCTACATTGAAACACTCTACCCACTTCGTAATAACTTTAAAATCGTTTTAAAACAAACGCAACAAACCGAAAAAGAAGAAGGGATGAAGTTGATCAAGCCTCAGACCTATCAACGTATCTATAAAGGTGTTTTGGTTAATCCTGTTGATATGGGGCAATCCACTAGTCAATCTTCTACACCAGATAACAACACTGATCCTAATGCTGAAAAGACTACAGTTACGGTGAAGATTCAGTTATTACATCCTGCAATCGAATACATCATGCGTTCTAACTTTGGGGGTAACTTCCATGGGGTGCCAGGTGATATCGTCAAAGGGATGCTATCTAAATCCATTGAGATGTTAGATTGTAAACCAGATGAGAAACCAAAAGGTGTCGAGATGGTGCCACCGGATAATCAGAAGAATACGACTGATGTCTTGATTCCACATGGTACACCGATATTAGATCTTCCTCGTTTTGTACAGAAAGATCGATATGGGATCTACAACTATGGCTTAGGAAGTTATCTCTGTAAAGATACGTGGTATCTCTATCCTCTATATCAGTATGATCGTTATAAGAAATCTGATACACGTCTTACGATCAACGTAATCCCTAAAGCGAAGATCATGGATAGTCCTCGTACTTATCATGTTTATAATCGTGATGTGACGATCTTATGCGGTGGTGGTGTAGAAGTATCAGATGATGCAAATGCCCGTACCACCAATGAAGGGGATGGAGCAACGATGTTCGATCCAGCTAAACTTCGTAATGAATCTGTTATTCAAAACGAAACTGGGACTTACTTAAATCCAGTGGATGCGAAAAAACAATTCGTTCAGAATAAACGGACGGATGATCTTAACTATGCCCCTATGGTAAAAGATCGTTTAACTACTTCATTACAACATGCGATGAGTAACATCGCTCAACGCAATGGGATTGTACTTACTTTTATCTGGGAGTATGCTAATCCACATTTGTTAGTACCAGGCATGCCAGTACGTGTGGTGTATTTCAAAAATGAAGTGAAGTATGAAATCACGGGTGTTTTATTAAAAGAAGCTGGTGCTTATCAACTAGTCGGTGGAACGAATAGTAAGAAACATCTTGGTAGTGTCGGCTTAGCTGTTATGGTTGACCAAGATCAGTTTAATAATACTGAGAAGAAACAATATCAATCTACTTCTTCAGGTGTGGGTAAATCATTGATCAAGAATATTCTCTCGATATTTTAACTTCTTATTATTTGAGAAATAATCTGTATTGATATTGATCCTTATTAATATTGATTACTATGCACTGAACGCCTTCTATCGGGTTGAACGACCTATGTTTTGGCAATACAAGCTGCACATTTAAATTTCTCTTTTTGCATAATCTCAAGTCGGGTATATGGTGATCCATATACCCACTTTTATGTTGTCAATTTTCATAAGGCTCTGTTTACATGAGTAATTAAAGGATATTTTATTATGGCACTAAATACTGGTTCAAGCAACAGTAGCAATAGCTCCAAATCAACAGGTATCCTCGATAAAGCAATCGAGAGTGTTTGGTTTGAGGGTCCCGAGAAGAGTAAGAGTATCGGGGATACATTTGGTAAAGATATAGATCAGATCTTAGGTGAGTTCAAACAAAAAAGTATCACGAATCTTGACACCTTATTTAAACAAGGGGTAAATGGATTAGGTGGATTACTAGGTGGATTTGTTAGTAAGTTTAATCTGAAATCATTAGGTATCGATCCGAATAAAGTCAAAGATTATATCGACCAAGGGAAACGTATTGCGTCAGCTGCGTCTCAGGGCCTTGAAGTCTATAAACAATTTAAAGAAGGGAACTATGGCTTAGTTCTTGATAGTCTTGGTGGGGTATTAGGCAATAACCTTGTTAACATGGGTAAATATGGTCTTGAAATGCGAGACCTCGTTAAGAATGCTGATTTCCATTCCTTTGCAGGTTTAATGGATTTCGTTTCTAACGTCACCGGTGTTAACATGGCTGATGCATTAGGTATCAGTGAGATGCAAGCGAAGATCGGCGCTCTTGTCCAGTTAGCACAAGAATACGGTGGTGCAGACCTTATTGCTAAGTTACAGAATAAGTTATTTGGTGAAGGGATGTATCCTGGACTTGAACAAGCACTAGCAACCAACCTTGCGTTAAATGCTTCATTCAGTCAAGTGGATACGATCGATGAGATCTTAAAGATTATTGATGGTCGGATGGCAGGGGAAATCAACCCCGATCTGATTAATCGTATCTTATTAAACTATCGTCTACCAAGTAACTGGAAAGACTCTAGTCTTAGTGAAGAGAAAGAACGTTTATTCCGTATCTTTGAAAAAGTTGATCCTAACTGGGATAAAGAAATTATTAACGGTAAGACTTATTATAAAACAAAACCGTGGATGGCAATGAGTGAAGATGCGAAAACCTTATTTGGCAATGATGCGTTATATGGCGTCACTATTGCAATTGCAGGTAGCTATCCAGAGCTTACCGTAAAAGAAGGATTGAACTTAACCTACCCTTATCTCAACCTTTCTATATAATAGCGAGATCATGTTTTGTAGCCTTTGCTTTAACTAGAGAAGTATGGGCTATATTTTATTATTTGCAAATATTAAAAGGTTTAAAATAACAATTATGAGTACGTTAAAACAACGCATTCTTCAGGCCACTCAAGCTCGCTTATCCATGGAAGCGGTCGATTGGGATGATGACGGTACACTCTTTAGTGATATCGCTAGGGTCATCTCTGAGTTTCGCTCTGAAGTCAAAGCAAGTGATGCACTCGCTGCAGAGAAATTACTGCACAGTGAATTCGGTCGAGTGGTACTCAAACATATGGGCATGAAAACTACGCTGACTATCGATAACAGCAATGGAATTAATGCTTATATCGTCGTACCCGCTATCGATCGTAATAACCCAATCCTTCATCGTTTTGCTAACATCACTACCGCAAACCGTACGGTATTAGATAAGCTTGTAAAAGAAGAAGAGCTTTATGCTTTAGTCGACCGTAAAGAGGGTCGTGTAGGTGGGATCTTATCTGAGATCGATCACCCTATTTATATCACCCGTGGCATGCTCTTCAATAATGACAAGTTTAGTCCAAGAGAAATCGCTGCGGTGATCTTACATGAACTTGGCCATGCATTCAGTTACTATGAGGGGTTATCTCAGTATATTCGCCAAAACGTGATTCTGGCTTCTAATGTGGCAGAATTCCGTGATACTTCTGATGCGCAAACTAGACTTCGTATCATCTCTCGTTTAAAAGCTGAGAAACTCTTACCGAAAGAATTCGATGATAATCGTGTAGCAAGTGCAGGCGATAAATATACCACCGTGGTGATCTCGATGGGTCAACGCATGATTGCTGAAGATCCAAATAGTATCTTCCATAACAGTACTACATTCGAATCAGCAGCAGATCAGTTTGCTATCCGTAAAGGCGCAGGATTATATCTGGCTAAATCATTAACGAAGATTTATAAACAATATAACTCAAGTGCATTTGAATATTACTTCGGGTTGTTTGTTTCAGTTGCAATGTCAATCATGACTGTGCTCTTTGTTGCAATTGGTGCATTACATCCAGTTTTCTTCTTATTTGGTTTGATCTCTTACATGACTGCTTTAGTACAAGGTGCATTCTCTGATGCATTAAGTAGCTATGATACACCACGTGATCGTTTAAAACGTATCCGTACTGAAATGATCGGCAGACTTAAGAAACAAGATCTTTCAGATGCTGCACGTAAAGAGTTACTGAAAACGTTTGATTCATTAGATGAGTTACTAAAACAAAATGATCATCATTATAATGCGAATGAAACGTTAGGTAAGCTGATCTACGATCGTTTGGATAGTTTATTCATCCGTCAGAAAGATGCGAAGAAACGCCAACAAGCACTCGAAGATTTATTAAATAACGAGCTCTACGTTTCAGCTGCTCGCTTTGCTTAAATCATTTCTCTTTTACTTAAATAAATATAATATAAAAGGTTTAAAATAATTATGGAAAACATCCAAGCTGTGGTGATGGCTTATCGCCAATGTTTAAATAGCGGTATTGACCGTACTACTTTATCTCGTGGTGTCGCCACTCACGTAGGTTGTCGTATCAACATCTTAGCAGGTGGTTTAGATGCACAAACTCGTATGCACTTTAAATTTGGTATCACCAAACTTGCTTCTTATATCAATGAAAACATCGTGGGTTTCATCGGTGAAGAGTTTATTGAACAAGTGGTGAAAGTAGTAGATTACCGTATTGCGATTGCAAGTGGTACATTAAACTACGAAGGAGATAAAACCTTAGTAGAACTTCTTGATGCCGATAAAGCAACGTTAGGCGATGAACCAACCGAAGCACAAGAAAATGCATTAGGTCAATTATTCAGTGCAGTGACCGCATTAATGGGTACTGATACTAGTCTTGTTGCGATTGCAACTAACCTTGGTAACTACAAACCTGAAGCTTAATCCTTAGGTTCAGATAAAAGAAGGGAGTATAAAACGATGAGTGATGTCGTGAATATTTCAGACCTTCGCCGTAGAATTATTAAAGGTTACCAAGTTGATGGTGACCTTTTAGATGCGGTAGAAGAATCTGAACGTGCCATCGCAGAACATCAAGAAGCGTTACGTCCTGTTGAGCGACGTTTAGAACGCATCGAACGTGTAAAAGCGATGATTCAGGAAGGTGGGGTAAACCGTGCATTAGTGCAACAAGTGATCGAAGAGACTGAGAACCCTGCTTTATTAGATGAAGGTGGATTAACAATGGAATCTTTTACTACGGTTCCATCTAATGTTAATCGTCTTTCATTAGAAGCAATCACCGAACAGCAAAAGAATATTGCATTAGGTGCTGCTGCGGCTATCGGTGTCGGTTTAGTGGTTAAATTGATCGCGATCATTTGGGGTTTTGTTCGTAAGCTATTTAGTAAACAAGAACAAAAACCGGGTGAGAAAGCAGTCGATTACACCAAACAAGTTGCCATCCGTGAAGAAGAAGCAGAAAAAGCGATCCTTCGTCTTGAAAAATCAAATGTGATCCGTGAACAATTAAAACGTTTCCAAGATGCATTTGAAGATGAAGCGAATCGTAATGAAGCCGATCAAAACTTACATGAAGCATGGAATGAGTTATTACAACAAGCATTTATTAAAGGTAGTCAAATGGATGCAATCCAAGGTATCTTCAATGACATGCCTAACTACAGTGCAACCGCAGTAGAATGTAATGCCACCACTCGTGAGTTAATTGCAGATCTTCCTGAGAAAGGTGCAACCCCTGAAGGGAAAGCGTGGTTTGACAGTAAGGTAAAAGATTGCTATCGTAAGTTTGCTCCTCAAGCGATTCGTAAGAACCTTGAGAAGATCAAAGATGTGCTGGATAAAGCGGAAGGCATGCGTGATCACATTCTACCTTGGAACAGTGAAACTGAGGAGATGGTTTACAATGCGATTAAAACACGCAAGAATATCATCTTCTTGAACAAGATCATGGAATACGGTCCATTTGCGAAAGATAGTCTTCTTATTAAAAATAAAACCTTTGATGAAGAAGCGGCAAGTCATCTTGATAAACTTAAAGAAGTGGCTGAGAAATCAACCATCACAAAAGAAGTCGGTGCATCACTTAAAGAATACATCACTTATTTTGGTGATAACATGAAGTGCTACTTTGCAGTACTTAAATTGTACATGTTAATTGCAGGTAGCTATGATCGTTTCATGTATCTTTATAACAAACAAGGTGGTAAATACTTTACCCTATTAAAAGCCATTGCAAAAGCAGCCAATAAACAAATCAATAGTTTCCTCAATAAAGATGGAACGGTTAACCTAGATAACCTTGATGAGTTTGCGGTGAATATGGAATATAAGATGGGTGAAGGCTGGACATTAACCCCAGTTAAGGGAGATGACTAATGAGTTTTGATAGCCAAGTTGAAATCCATGAAGAAATGGGTGATGTAACACCTGAAGAGACCGTATCTCAAGAAGGGATCGTTTACGAAACCAATGAGAAGTCTCAGTTAAATGAGATGGTACAATCTCATCTTGCTGGTATCGCTCAACAAGAAGAAGCTTTTACTGAGTTAGAACACGTTAATGCAACGACACCTTTAACGGAACGTATCCGTGGTATCGTCAATAACGAGAAAGTTCGTTTAGTGGAAGTTTCAAAGACAGTTGATGTACCAGCTGAACCTACTCCATCAGAAAACCAATCTGAAGAGTAAAAAAAACAATAAAGATATGAGGGTACCAGCTGGTACCCTCTCTTTATGTTAATATATACTAGTCCAACTAATATACTGTGGAGATCTCATTCATCCCCACAGTGATTGCCATTAACGGTGTGCAAACCTGTATATGCGGTCTAGTCTTCTATACCTACAGATACAGCCTGCTTCATCGTATTCACTATAGTCATTGCGCAATATTGCGCTAAGATATGGTCTAATACTGATGGCTATGTGATAGTAATCACAATCTGGTTTTATCGTATTGATAAAGTTCCAGAGTTCTAATGTTCTTTCTATTGTTACCATGGTAACACCTCGTTTAATTAAGATTATAATTAAAGGGAGTCCCGACAACTCCCACCAGTGTCAAATGCATGATACATTAGGGTCTCTTATATGAGATAAATCGAGTCGCGTCGATTATCTCATGTAGATTATATACACTTGTAATTTTAATAGAATGGGTAAAAAGAAAAAGAGCACAAAAATAAGAGGGTACCCTAGGGTACCCTCTCTCTTATGTCGCTATCCTAGAACGGGATATTGTACGGTATTGTGGTTTGAAGTGTCAGGTGATCCATCGCATGCTTATAAACTTTCTTACATGCAGCTTCGATATCAACCTGCTTATCGTCCTGGTGCTCAAAAGCATACTGGCGTAAATGTTCGATCATTGATACTGTATCACGCGGTAGATTCTCAAGATCAAATGGATTGCCATCCATGTCCATAACCCAACCATTTGCATTAATATACACTCGGTAAAGCTTAGCTGTACCTTCTCGGATCATCGCATGGCGATACATCGAATCATACACGTTATACTCGTAATACACGATATCAAATGAAGCATTCTCACCTGATATCCAGTGTGTAACGTAGAGACCTGGATATAACCAACTATGATCATTCTTAGTTGAACCAAGGTACTTATAGTTGGTGATCAGATCGCCTGAAACATCTGCTTGATCAATTTCCATTAAACAAGTGGATAACCGTTTTAAGGTTTGACCAGTGAGATGTTGTCTTACTTTAGGTTGAAATACATCAAGATATAACGCCAATGCTTCAAGTTCTAGTTCCTCTTCTGCATGTTGATCACGTGGCATCATTTCTCACCCCCTGCTGCAAGGAAGAACATCGCTTCTTTAAGACAGAATTCTTGTTGCGCTACTGCATAAGGACTCACGCCTTCTTGATTACCAAGATAGAATTTAGATTCCTTAAACTGATCGATAGTTTCGAACTTGAATTCTACTTCTTCACCTGTTTCTGGATCATAAGCCATATAAGTGATTTTATCGAAATCTTCTGATACGACAAATGCTGGCCATTCGGATGCATCTTTAACGTCAGCTGGATGATTCTTGATCAGTACATTCTCAACGCATTGCGCTGGTGGGTTAAACCATCCACTGTGGGCTTGTTTACCTGAAAGTGTATATCCCGCTAAGCCAAGTCTTGCATTACGGACACCCTGTATACTGTACTCTCTTGCATTGATATCATACGCTTCTACAAACTTATGAATTTCATCATTTCGTTTATTGGTATGGTTCGTATGAGAGATGTACTTCGGTTTATCTTCCTTATCCTTCTCAAAGATCGATACACTTGCATTGATCTGGTTATAGATGAGGAAATAGTTGATGATATAAAGACGAGTTGGATTCGCTTTAATATCGGCAACGTATACCTTACGAGTCATATTAGATGGATTATGCTCAACATCAAGGATAACAAATCGATTTAAGATCGTATTATATCCAGTAGGTTTAATGTTATTGAGCATTTGAGCGACTTTCGTTTCAATATCCAACTCTTGTTCTCTTACTACTTTTTGGTCTGTATATTTCTTCGCAATAGATAAACAAACCCGTTGTTGATCAAGAACAAATTTAGGATACTTCGTTTCATCGGAAAGATAGTACTCTGAGTCCATGAACTCATCTATTGATGTGAATGTTCCAAATCGATAAGGTGAGGTTGCTTTCACATCCGCACCTTGATATTGGTACTCGGTATATGAGAATATTGGACCAGATTCACTCACGGCGAAATAGATCTGAGGATAGAACGGTTCTTCGCCCTCTCCATTATCAGCAAGGATACGAGATACAATCGAGAAGAAAGGAAGGATGATGCGTTTGTGTACATCACCAATCTTGATCTCACGTAATCCACCGCCTGCTTCTAGTAACTCCATATGGCTAAACTGATAAGCCTCTACTAGTGCACGAATAAACTTACGTAATTCGTAGTTAGTCAATTGACTCACATCAGTCAACGTACCAACACGATAGATTCGGCTACCATCTAGCATAAAGCTTACGATACTGTTAACCGTAAGTTTATCATCCAGATCCAATACCACTTCATATAAGTGGTTATTCTTTTTACCCAGTTCCACAATGTGGATGAAATGATTTTCACCTTTGGTTTCACTGTTTACTACGACGTATTTATTAAATGCAGTATTATACGAAGTAGGTGTGCATTTGCTTGCGATATCAAGCAATTCTTTTATTGTGTACATGTTTAACTCCTATTAGTTAATGGTACCCATCAATTGTCTTTCGACTTCCAATAAACATTCTTTTTGCTGTAAACGAACGTAAGGTGGAATGTCATCACCGGTTAAGTAATATTCAGAGTTAATGAACTCATTAATATCACTGAAATCAACGATGGTTTCACCTGGGATGCCTTTACTATAACTAAAGAACTTATCTGTCTTATTTACACCAAACATCGGGAAGTAGAAGTCGTGTTGATCGACTGATACATCTTTACTCTCGAGTGCCCAACTCAATGAAGCACCCGCAACAAGATTAACAGCTGGTCCAACGACAACCCCATCTTTACGTGGTGTGATAATAAATGGCTCATACTTCCCGCCATTTTGGGCTGTTGTGCTCACCCAATCAGAAAACCCACGAAGGATGCATCCAAGTTGCGTATTTTCATTACATGGGTCACTCTCGATTACTACTCTAACCGGTAAACCTTCATCTGGTTTTCGCCATGCAAATACCTTAGCTGATACCTCACCGGTACCATCGCCTTTCGGCGTAGCAGTTACCGTGATATGATAGTAAATAGTTGGGTGCTGGTCGATATCTAAGATGCCGAGATCGCCCACATGTCCATCGGTGTTCATCATGGTAACAATGTATCGACCGAAGAAGGTGTTATATTCAGTTGGTTTAGTATAACCAAATATTTTACTTAAATATAAATCATCATTTTTGCTATTTGTTGTCATGGTGTAACTCCTATTCGTTACTATAGTTAATTTGACTTATTTAAAGAAACGGTCTTTTAGACTGCTCATTTTACTGGTCAAGCCAGTTTCTTCTGTTTTGTTTTCTACCTTTTTATGTTCAGCCCAACGATAATCATATTCAGAAGCATGTGGTTTGACTTCCTCATCTTCATGTTTATCATGGAATGATTTCGCAATCTGTTTGCCATCTAAGATGAAACGGCGTAGGTTAGTCGTTGGTTTACCATTTAAACCATACTTCGTTAAACCTACTTGTGCAATGGTAGTCGGTTTACCATCGACCATCTCAGACCCAACGAAGATAAATAAGCGACGTTCACCACGATAGTATTTATCTTTGATGTAACCTTCAAAGTCAATCCCTCTTAATACATGGCCAATCACTAATGTATCAGATTTACTGAACATGGTGATTAAGAAGTCCTTATTCATGAATTTAGTCCGGATTGTTTGACGATGTTCATCTGTTAAACCATATTTCGCTTTGATTTCATCTGCTTTCTTACCAAACTCTTCTTCGTTTAATAAGCCTTTAATTTGAGTGGTCATAATAATCTCTCCTTATAATCTGGTGATGCTAAATTTAAGAATGTTTTGAAATCCACAGAAAAGACATGATAGCGGATTCCATCATTTAATTTTGGTTCGGTTGTTTCAAAGGTGAATACGCATAAATGATTATCCACATCACCACGCTTAGTTGTGAAAAACCGAATGATATTCCATCTTGAATGAACATCCAAATTCGTTAACATTTGAACGATACTATCAAACTGGTCATGGAAGTATCCATCGCCGTAGATCTGGATATATTGGTTGCAAACACTGGATTCCCCATTTAAGCCAGTGAATGGCACCGTTTGGATGTGTGTGCCAAGATGAGGGATGTTCTCAATCTCTTCATCTTTGATCCCATAGACATTAAGATAAGTGGTAAATACCTTCTTATCGAAGAATTCATTAAACGTCTGAGGACGACGTCTAAACTTGTTCTGATTTTCAAGTTTAGGTTTTGGTTTACTTGACATGCTATACTCCTATTCGTATAGTTAAGTTATACGCGATATAAGGCCTCTAAATCGCACTGTAATCGATTATTTATCTTAAGATGAATAATCACTCGAGTGATGTAAGATAATGCTGTTATCAGCGTTCTATCATCATGTAGATAATATATACTTATAAATTTAATAAAGAGCGGACATAAGCAAGAGGATACCCCGAGATATCCTCATAAATCTGCTACTGTTTTAAGAACTTCAGTACTTTATTTTCAGGATGAAGTTTATCCATCTGGTTATTATAAAGTGAGGTGAGTTCTTTTAAGGTATAACGATAGAAACGTTTGCCCTCTGATAATACATTAATAAAGACGATCACAGGGTTATTCTTACCCACACTAATTAAACGGTTGTGCCCATGTGCCACATGTAAGGTACCGATTTCCATATCTTTATTAATGAATTTGAACATGTCGACGACTTTTTGACCTATATCATTAGTTGGATGGTTTAAGAAGACTAAACCTTCATCCACTTCAACAGGTGTATCATCTTTAGGGATGTGATATCCTACTTCGATATATTTAAAAAATTCATGTTCTTGCTCTGGTGTAGTGATTAATACATCACGTGTTTTGAGCTCAGGGGGTGTATAATCTGCAATCATGTGCTACTGCCTCATTTGTTTTATGGTGTTATTTTTATGAAATTAGGGGTAAAATTAAGAGCCACCTAAATGACCCTAATTACAAACAATATTGTGATGAAATAATCATTTAAATTTTAAGAGGAAAAGCCCATGATGATTAAAGATGAATCCGTTGTATTCCCAGATGATACCCCAGAGAACAAGGATGTGGAAAAGGTTTATGACGTACAATATGAGTATAATGGTGGTACTTATGCAGTAGACCTACTTGCAACAAGTTGGGAAGAAGCAGAAGCGAAACTAGAAGCCCTTCGGTTTACTGGTAAAGTAACCGGCCGTCTTGTTTCAAGAATGAAGATCGATTCAATTGATGATGTCAATGTCGATCTATCTGCTACCGGTACGGTAAACTAACAACAAAGATAAGAGGCATCAGTATGATGCCTCTGTTTGTGTCGGCTTATAGTCCGTTATAAGCGATCTTCACTTTACATAAACGACTATTCACAATACCTAATGATGAGGTATAATCTGCGATAGTACGAGACTTCGGTGTGATGTTATCGATCACAAATACCGTACTGATACGATCGTGCGCAACAACTTTAAACATTTGATCTGGAATCGGTAATCCATGTACACGTTTAGTGATGCGACAGCTATCCACTAAGATACCAGAGATCACGTAGTTTGCTTTACTGTTTGATTTACGTAAGTCTTTCGCAAAGTTTTCCATGTGTTTCCAAGTACCACGATTTAATTGTGGGTTTTGTGGCACGATATTAGTCATTAAATAGGATTGGCTTACAGTCTCATAATCTGAGGTGTTAGAAGAGGCAGCAAGATGACCCTTATCATATCCGCTTCTAGCGTACTGTTTAGGGCTGATTTGATCGAAGTAAGACAATCTATCGTCTAAACGGAAATCGTTCGTTCTAGGGGCTTTAAATCGCTTAAAATCACCCTTTTCAAGTTTCTCTACAACTAATACAGGCATTCTCCATTCTTTACTGAAATAAGAGATGTACTGATCATTGCAAAGCTTGACGATATCATTCGTATCAGTGATCTTCACCGAGAGTTCCGTCTCGATATCGGGACACTGCTCAGCATAACTAAATAAACTACAACTTCCGAGTAGTAATCCAAATAGCAACTTTCTCATTTTTATTTGTTCCTTGTTGAAAAAAAAATATGGCGGTAATTATAGGGAGTGCATATGCACTCCCTCCATATAATTATTTCAAGCAATCAGTTGGCATACGATAGATATCACCGACATTGTGATTCTTATCGAATAACACTTTCACCTGACAGTGTTTGACTTCTGTGCCGTCTTTGTAGTTGAATACATAATCGAATTCAGATACACCGTATAAACCTTCACCGAAGTGCGGGCGACCTAACAAGTTTTGAACTTGGTCTTTATTCATACCACGTTCCACCATGTTGAGGTTTTTCACATTCACCCAGCTACCGAATTGGCTGCCGTCGTGATTGAAAGTTGCATCTTCTGCTTTAGGCCATACAGGGCTTTCTGAGCGACCATTTTCATCTACCTGTGATAAGTTACCACATCCTACTAATAATGCTGCCATGAGTGCAACAGCGGCTTTCTTTAACATGTTTAATTCTCCTATAGAAATACTAAAGATAAGAGGGTAGAAAACTACCCTCTAGATTTGTTCACAATCGTGAGACTACCATTGATACATGTAGCCTGCACCCACAGTCACATCTTTCTGAGTATCTACACCTGCAGAAAGTTTGATGATGTGGTGACCATTGTCAGATGAACGTGAGTAACCTACTGCTACTGCAGATTGGCCGTGTTTATAACCCACACCTACACCGACACCAGATTTACCCGGTAAGTATACTTGTGGAATATTTGCCATTGCTGCAACTGCAGAGATACCCGCATCTGCACGTTTACGGTTTTTCTTCACATCATGATCTAAACGATCAACTTTGTTTTCTAAACCGGTTACACGGTTTTCTACGTTAGTTAAACGAGCACCGTGGTTGATCACAGTACGACGTACTTGTTTAAGTGCGCGTGATTGTGCATCTTGACGTGCTTTCACTTGGTTTAATTGTGAAACATTTACTGCATCGTTGTCGTCTTCACCAGCAGTCACATTTTTGATTTTGGTGTTACGTGCATCGATACCGTCTTTAGTGATCTTAGGACCATTGTAAACTGTTAATGAATTTACACCGATATCTTTAGAAGTCGCCACTTTATATACGGTAGCACCATTTTCATCTTTAGATGAAGTGACTTCCATATTGTGGCCTGCTTCTACGATAGTGTGGCGTTTTGCTTCTTGCTCTACATCCGCGATCTTAGCTGTATTAGTGCCGATTGCTTTTGTGTTATCCGCGATACCTTTAGCATTTTTGTCGATAGCTGGTTGATAGTCAGTTGAGTTTACAGTATAGGTTACTTTACCGTTTGCATCAGTTGAGATATCAACAGTGGTATTTTTACCTGCCGTTACCACTGGAAGTTTTTGTTCTACTGCTTTAATGTAATTGGTATTCGCTGCGATATCTTTCGTATTTTGAGCGATATCTTTCGCGTTCATATCAATTAATTTTTCAGCAGAGCGGATATCAGCTGTATTAGTGCCGATTGTTTTAGCATTCTCAGCAATTTTTGCTTTGTTCGTATCGATAGCAGGTTGGAAGTCTTTTGAACTTACGGTGTAGACAGTTTGACCGCTTGCATTGGTTTTAACATCAACTGTTACATTTTTACCTGCTTCAACAACTGCCGGGTTAGCTGCACTGCTGATTTTAGATGCTACCGCATATAACTGAGAACCGTTAATCGCATCTGTAGAAGTCGCGGAGATTTCACCTGCTGCTACATTTACGATTTGACGTTCTCTACCTTTGGTACCTACAGATACAGTTCCTTTTGGCGCCGTACCAGCAAAACCATTATAGGTGGTAGTACCAACTGTCGCTTCTTTAACTGATTTCTCTGCTTTAGAAACTGAATATGAACCTAATGCAACTGAGTTCTCATGTGTAGCGCTAGATTCGCGGCCCATCGCCATTGAGTTAACACCCTCAGCTTTAGAGGCATATCCGATTGCAGTAGATTCAGACCCAGTCGCTTTGGAGCCCGTACCGATAGACACCGCATTGTTTGCGCTAGCTGCTGAATTAGTACCTACTGCAATAGCAGAGCTACCAGCTGAATTAGAACGAACACCGATAGCAGTTGAACTTGAACCGGTTGCTTTTGCTTCGTTACCCAATGCCGCAGCTTGAACAGCACTGGCTTTAGCGCCATTACCTACAGCAGTTGAAACGATTGCACTCGCATTTGCACCTGTACCTAAAGCTGTTGCACTTTGAGCTCCAGCATAAGAACGACGTCCTAATGCTGTTGACTCTTGTCCTTCGGTGACTGCTTGAGAACCAACTGCAATGGAGTTGTTCGCTTTAGCCGATGCACCTACACCTACTGCTGTTGCGCCCCACGCTGAAGCTGATGCACTATCACCGAATGCGGATGCACTTTGTGCAAGTGCTTTCGAATTTCGACCAACAGCGGTTGCTAGAACACCTGTTGCATTTGCCGTTGCACCAAAGGCTGAAGCCCCCTCGCCATCGGCATAAGATGCCACACCTACAGCAGTTTGACTATTTCCACCCACTTTCTCATTAGTAGCTTTAGCCATTAAGCCAATAGCAATCGCATTTCCGCCTTTACCACTATGGGCTCGATTACCAATTGTCACGCCATATTGAGAATTACCATCGGCTTTATCACCTAAAGTGACTGACCAACGTCCTGTATTTGTAGCATTGCTACCAACTACTACGCTCTCAGTGATTTCAGATTTAGCTTTATTGCCTAAAACAACAGAATTTCCTGTTGTACCAGTTCCAGCAAGCGCCTTGGCACCAATACCACCAATGATATTTCCCTGATCATTTGATACTACATTGGTTTCAGCCATTGCAGTTGTGCTTACACCCGTTAAGACTGCAGCGCCAATAATCGCATTCAACACTTTACGTTTGTCAGTCTTGGATGATTTACCCGCAGACTTGCTTAGCTCTGAAACGGCAGTCCAGCATTGATTTACTGCATTCCAAATATTTTTAAAAACATGATTCATGATTAATTTCCTTTTTGTAGTTAACGATAATTTAACGTATAATTAAACCCTATTATTTACTTACACGGAAGACACCTAGGATACCTTCATAGAGATAATATACACTTGTAGTAAACTATAGAAAAAGAAAATAGGGACAAAAGTAGAGGGTATCTTTCGATACCCTCATATTTGTCTGGATTATTGTTTAAAATTAAGTCCAAGATGGAATGTTTCTTGCTTGAAATCCATTCTTTCTTCTTGGAGTAGTTTAACCACGTAATCCATTAACTCATTTTCGAATGCGAGTTTAATCGCATCAATATCAGCAATAAAGGTTTGGTTTTTGAAGAAGAATTCACCAAGGTAATTAATGAATGATTTAATCAATCCATTGCCAAAGTCTTCATCACAAACAACCAAATAGCCATTATCCGCATAGATATCCTTTAACCGAACTTCGATACGATGAGCACGACTGAAGCGAAGTGCTTCTTTATCTTCAGTATCTTCCGTAAATGGAATTACCCCAAAGCGAGCATATCCAGTATGACTATCGCAAACACGAAATTGGATTGCGACCACATCTTTTACTTTGATAAACTCAAACTCATCGATTGCAAGTTCTTTTAAGAAATCGATTGTTGATTGTTTCATGTCATCACCGTTTCTTTGCAATCCATTATTTATCGTGATAGAGATATTCCATATTACTATAGGATATCCCAGCACAAACCATGGATTGAACTAATCATTAGCGCGACCAATGATTTCATGATACGGAAGTATCTCTGAATATTGGTACACTCTGACGTAGTTAATCTCTGGTTCATTTGGACGCTTACAGAGAACAGGGTTCTTGTAAATGACGTTGATGATACGTTGAGTACTATCGCCTGCCTCATAACCATACGCGTCGACAGTATACGTATTACCGTCATCCAAAGTAAGCAGATACTTATTATCCTCAATTTTCTGAAGTTTACTGATCGTCGGTAAACCCCATCGTAAATCAAATAACGTATCACCCACCTTAGCTGTTTCAAGTGGTTTATACATGACGATTATCTCCGTGAGATCATGACATAGGTATAGACATGTCCTTTAAGTACATCTCTCGGTATGATGCTAGAAACATTATAGTTTAAGTGAAGAGCTCTCCAGTTAGGATCACTATATCCAGCAACGGATGCACCTACCATACCACCTTCGGCGTTATACAACGTACAAGGCGCGCCATTGCCATTTGAGTTATCGATAAAGAGATAGTGATTTTGTTTTTCGACTATTGCACCTTTACTGATATTACCATGGCGAACGACGACATCTCCACCCACGATAGCATTACCATCTACAAGTACACCATGGCAGATAACTGCGTTATCTTTTACGTGAGCTGTACCTGTTACGGTTGCACCACCACCCACGATAGCATCACCTTCAACGATTGCGCTACCACCAATGTAACCACCCTCAAATACCCATGAGTTGCCACTGTGGGACAATGAAGTTTGAGATGAAACAAAACCACCCAAATCGCCTTTGCCTACATCGATTTCAGGGATATCACGTAAAGCACGTATCTGACAATAACCGCCACCATCCGGACCACTGACTTCTTCAGGTAAGATTTCGTACTTACGTTCATCTTCCTGTTTAGCTTCAGCTGAAATATCGCCAGTGGCACTTAATGCACGTTTAAACTCATTAAGTCGCCACACCGCCAAGAAACGGGTATCAAATACTAGTGGATTTGAGGCATTCAATACATCCGTATCATCATTGTGATAAGTCTTGGTTTGAGCCATTCCATTATAGATATAACTGTAGGTATCACCTTCTTCAATCTTACTGAAGTCAAAATAGTACTCTGTCAATCTTTCTGGGCCACAAAGTACTTCTGCGATACCAATTGAGTTATCAGCTTGGCACTCTAGACGAATATCCACTCTGCGTTCACGGCCAGATGGAAGTTCAACGAAGTAGTAATGATAAGGGTTTCTATTGTTTGGGATACGACCAACAAATGCTACTTTACCGTTGGTTAATTTAACTTGGCTACCGAGTTTGATATTGAGTTCATCGATTGGTAATGCTTTTAAACCAAATGATGCTGTTTCTTCAGTACCTATATCCATCACTTGCTCCTTAGTGGTTGCACTTACTGCTGTGGATTGGAAGTTTTCAAATATTGGGTATCCATTACGGAAGTTACAACTTGTGACGGATACAATATCTGCACTTGGTGTAATGAACGATTTATTTTTGCCGTTACGGTCCCATTTAAGTGAATAGTTACCTGAAGTTGTTCTACCGTAGATAGTTACTCCAGCCGAGAATTCATAACCAATTCCGGTGATAACAGCTTCTTTACCATCTTGTAATTTCACTACTGACCAATTTGTAATAAGTCCGATGTTATTACTGAAAATAAAATATGCATCTTCCACCACGGAAGTAATATTATAATCCGTTTCTCCCGTAGTATAATTTAACTCATAATCCCAGGTTGGTTGGATGTGAGTATTTGGTGAGTACCCGTAGATAATCTTCTCATCATTGTAAGAGGTTGCTTTAATTACAGTATAATGACCGTTAGCAAGCATTACCACACGACCTACCATAAGGTCAATATAAGATTCGGTATCACCTTGATGTTTGACGACACGCAGATGACACGTATCTGGTGCTCTTGTGTCAATTGTTTGACTGAGCTTGCTTGTAAATGGCGTCAGTTTTTCTTCAGCTGGGATAATACTTCTGATGTACATTATCCGGTAGTTAGCATAGTCAATACAGACTCCATCAGCATTCCACCAGTAACGGTTACCACCAACCTCTGCTTCGAGCACCCAAAGACCATCACTGGGTGCATTGAGTCTAGTCACAACTACAATCTCACCGCAGACTAATTCTAATTTATCGCCCACTTTTACATTAACTGAGCTTTTATCAGCAAGCTTAACACTTACTGTATTTAATTGTTCCATCTTAAACCTCCAAGTAGTTTAAATATCTATTTAATCTTTGACCAAATGTTGTATGGTCTAAACCACCCATCATGATACCCTCTTTAAGCGCCTGTGCCATCCCTTTTATAAAAGGGTTTGCTAACTCAAGCGCATACCAGTCATCAAGTTTTTTATACTTCTCAAACCAATTCACTGGTGTTTTACGATAGAAATAGTTACGACAATAAAGTAGTGATTTATCGAGGTCATTCATATTAAGGTACCAATAGATATTTCGTCTTACCGCAATAACCCAGACACCTTGATCTTTATCGTAATAATTTTCTTTGATGATTTGCTCGACTAGACGAGTAATCACGATTGCACAAAATGAGTTACTATCATAAGTCGCTTCATCTTTCGTGCTAAAGTAGATGTCACGTGCAATAAGTAAAGCTTGTTTCTGTTGCCATGAGAGCTCCAATAACTCACAACGGAACGTCTTATTAAAAACGGGCTCTTGCATATGCAGATAAACATCTACCTCTCTTACTTCCCATTCTAACTTATCATCAAAATGGTGAAAAGTTAATTTAAAGTGATTGGTCTTAGGATCATAGTGCATCCCACGAATCCCCAGTAGACGTAACACTTTAATGGTTAATTGGGGAGTAAGTTCTACTCCCTCATTGTACTTCACTTCTGCCATTATTTACCCTCCTATAAGTAAAACGTGGCACAGGATCGCTAGCCATATAAATATTTATCGGACTCTTGTCTCCAATTAAAAGGTGCGCCATCAAGTGTAATCTCAAAAGCACTTAATTGCATTGGAAATATACCAAATACAAATAAAGCAATGGCACTCGCAAACTCACCTGGATCAATTGTATACGATGGATGAGTCAACTCAATCTTCTTGCCTATAACGTGGTCAGTAAGGAAACCTTTTCTTTCAATTTGACCTGGTTCTAGTAAATTTGCAATAGTTACTTTACTAACCACCCCATCAGCATCATTAGTAACATCAATATTGCCACAATTATCCCACTGTAACACGAAATGAACCGGTTTATACGTCCACACGCTATATAATTGGTTACCTGAATCTTTAGACATCTTTTACCTCCTATAAGTAGAATATGACTTACTTGTATCCTTTACGGTATTCGTGAAAATCCGCTAACCAATGGAACGGGTCATTATTTAGTGTCATTTCAGCTGTATAGAATAACTGTGGTTCTTTACCTGATACGAAGTCTTGAATTACTTCAGCAAAGTACTCAGGTTGAACAATCTTATTGACATTAGTGAACTTGATCTTATTGCCAATAATAAAGTGACTGATGTAACCCTTACGTAACTGCTGTGCGGGGGTTCTAAATTCATTTACCATCGCTGTTGCAACAGGTTTCCCTGTATTATCAAGGATAGTCAGATTTTCACTACATCCCCAATTAAGCATGAAGTGATAATCTTCTCGTAACCAATTCCAATAAGCTAAATCAGCTTCTCTAATCTTTTCTTCTGTTGGCATTTACAACTCCTATTATCTAAAATCGGTAGCCACAGTTTTGGACAGGATTGTGTTGATTCTTTCAAGGTCAGCCATACCTACCACCGCATCAACAAGTTGACGTTTGACTTCATTCATACGTCGAATACGTTTACTACGGATGAACCCTTGTTGAGAAATACGCAAGATAAATGGTTCTCTTGTCGCAAGATCAACTACGTAGAGTTGTGGGTATAGTCTTTTCTCTTCGCTGAATAACAGACAGCGATAGTTATTATTGATTGTTGTGATCATGCTACCTAAACGACCCTGTTCACGAATTACGACGCCATGCGGTAGTCGGCTGAGCATGAGGTACATCTGATCAAGACTTTCACGTAGTTTATGCGGCCAGTCTATTGTTGCTGGATTATGAGTAGGTTCTAACTCAGCATACTTACAAAGGTAGTAATAAACATCATCTCTATTTAAAGATTCTTTTGCGATTGCATAAACATGCGCAAGGATTTCTTTAACTATCGTGATTGGTTTTTCATCTGTGATATTGAGACGATTTAACACACTCATGACCCAAGACTCTTCAATGAAGTTTTGGATATTTTCAGCGACACGACTAATCGCAACAAACCCGCCTATATCGAAAGGCATCGATATTGAAAGTAGGTCAGTACTATGATCATAGTCGATGCCCCATCCATCTTTCCCATCACTTTTGTAGATGAAACTTAAAACTGGCGATAAGTAACGAGCACGATACGGCATCGTCATCATCGTATAAGGTGATAAAATCAATTTATCCATTTTACATTTCTCCCATACCAAATAAGTATGATATTAAATGGCGAATAACAACTGCGATAATCATAATAAGAGCTGCAGCCGAAAGTAACATTGCGATGACGGGTGCCACTTCATCCATGATATATTCAGTAACCGACATGTCTTCCTTATTTGCTTTACGGGCAATAAGACCTGCAATCACTACTACAATCAGGAATGCAATCCCACCGCTAAGTAGATCCAAATTTGGACGAATAAATTCCATATAAAAATACCTCTATCTAAGATCTGAACTCACCATTCTTGAAAAGATCTCATTAATCTTTTCAACACCGGCACCATTTAAAACTGCATCACGTAATTCAAATGTGATAGGCTTTTCACTTTTAATAAGATGACGACGTAAGAAACCTGTTATACCCAAGTGTGCGGTATAGGCTTCCTTTGTATTACGATCGACAATATAAAGTAATGGGTAAGGTTTAAAGAAATCATGGTAGAAAGCGATACTAAAGTTCGAACCAATATTGACACTAAACTTCGCTTCGCGCCCACCAGTGTTTTTCTTTTCTGGTTTAGTTGGATTGTACAAGAACGCGGAATAGAATCCATTCATACCGATACGGAATGCTGTATCCCATCTTTTCGAACGTGGTACAATCGTTGTCTTAAACTTATAGTAATCACGGAGCATCAAGAAAACATCATCTTGATTGGTTGCACCAGAGACTACTTTGTTAAACTCATTTAATCCAGCAATCAATCTTTCAACTAATCGCTCATTTTGTACCTCATGACCAAATAAGTAATCGATGCGATTTTTATTTATCGTGCCAAGTGGCATAGATGAAGTAGGGATTAAGTCAATTGAGAATAAAGGCCATTGTGTTACTGTATCAAACGCCATGAGTTGATTCCTAGCGTGGTTATAGTTTAGAGTAATGGTAGATTGTAGATCTTCTTCGTTAACGTAAAGACGAAGTGAGATGATCGGTGCTTTATAAGGAACACACTGAATCGGATCTTCCGCAAGCTTTAATATTTTATTTCGTTTGGCCATGTTTAACCTCCAAATGGGCGTACTGTTACGGTAGTCATCGTAATCACAAAAGCAATAAACAATGAAATACCGAAAACAATATTTAATACTTTAATTAATAACTGGCGATACTTCATATATCGACCAGCAAGAAGTGTCCGGTTAGTATCCAATATCACTACACCGAACGCGGAAGTGATTGCTGTTACCACGAATAGGATAACAAGACTATTGTTGAGTAGCTCCATCTTTCACTTCCTCTTTCTTAGTATAACGACCCACTTTGTTCTTAGATTTATAGACTTCGAACTTGTTACGGAGATTATAATACTTATGATCTTCGTTTAATTGATAAGCAAGATCAATGGTGGTTTCATTTACCCAGCGCATGAGTGCACCAGCAAGTGCTGCACTGGTTACTGCAACGGATGGTTCATAGATCGTGAATGTTTTACCATTTAATTCATCCACTAAGAACGCAGCACGAACAAGACTACGTGGTACAACAGTCAAATTACGTTCACCAACAATTGTCTCAACATTTTCAGTAACAAATTTAGCTTTTACGGTGATGTCAAGATGGTGTCCTTCTTTACCTGCAAATAAAGCAGAAACATCATAAGTCACAGTCTGACGATTAAACCAATCGATAAATTGTGCTTCGATACCACGGTATTCACCTGAGCCATAGCGATTGAGTAAGCAATCGATGATGACGTATGCGGATACTTGTTCACGTTGTGCTACTTCATTAATGATGTCGATACCACCTGCTTTACCAGTGATCCATTCTACCATGATCTGGTTGTATTCGATATAAGTATAAAGCAATTGTGCTCGGATACCAGTTTCTGGATCACGTAAAGTTAAACAACCAGAAGCAGGTTTACTGATACCACCGATAGTTTCATCACTACCGATAACTCTATTACCAATTACATCTACCGTATAGCCTGGCTCGATGATGTTCCATTTGATGCATTTAGATTTGAAATATGCTTTGATTTTGCTTAATAGTTTCATTTTGTTTTCTCCAATAGAAAATTAATCAATCACAAATCAACCCGCCTATCAGGTCGTTACTTGTGATTGTCGTTAAGTCTAAGTTAAACTCTATCCGGTTCAACAACTAAGGTTAATATATCACCAATAGAAATAAGTTCCTGTTGGTGATCCTTGATTACTCGCGTATTCTCATCATAAAACGCTTTAGAAAGCACGGAGATGATTTCTTCAAGTGAATGATAGCAATACTTCTCCCATTTTGGGAAAGTGACATCATGGATCTTATAGCCATCGAGATAAGCGATAAGTTTATTGAGATTTAGCATTGCATTTGGTGGTACTCTTACCTTGTTGATAGTAGTAACCACTGTATCGCCTATTAGATTAGTCAATTTAAACGTTACGACGTTCTCATCTGACGTATCGATAGAGATAGCGTATTTATTAAATTGAGCCAAATGCCAACCAAGAAATACGTTAGTGATTTGATGATACTTATTTGTCTCATCTTTATAAACTGCACCCATTCTATTTAGGATGTAAGGTACCACTTTCGATGGGTCCTGGTTCGTGCGGGTACAATAATCGTTAACGACCTGCATACCACCCGATGTTGCGAGCCAATGCATCATCCATCTTGACCAATCACACGCACGATAATTACCTTGATGGGAGCCACGCGTTGGACTGATTAACGTATAGCTGTTTACTGTACCATGTTGTACGGTAAAATAATCACTGTTTGCATAAAGAGAATAATCGTATTCTCTCTTACCTGCATTTACTGCTTTCTTGATTAAGTTTGTAAATAACTCTATCATGTTACCTCCCTATGGGGTATAATGTTTATTGATGATCATCGTACCATCACTTGAAGCAAGTGTAGTGATATCATTCTTACCTAGATCAATCACTTCAGCACCTAATTCGATGAGACGTTTAATCCGAAGTGCAATATCCTCAAGTGAACAATAGCTCTTATCGTTATTGATCGTAACAAGACCCACCTTTTCAGAGTGCATTAATGAACGAGATAATTTATCTGCTGTTTCTATTGAAGACTCGAGTAGTGGTTGTGCGTCGATCGCAACCATATAACGATTACCATATGGATTGCATACCTGTACTACAATAAACTGCTCTTCTTCAACATAATCCACACGGATACCACGTTTACACCCACCAAGGTTCATAAACCACTTATTAAAGCTCTCATAAAGCTCAGGTGCGTTCCATTTACGATAATACGACTTAGGACTAAAGATTTCATTAAGTAGCATGTATGGTGATATATGGTGCGCTGTGCAGTATTCACCAATATTCTTCATCTGTCTTGTTGCGCTAATCCATCTTAATACGAAACGATTATGATCAGTTAGCTTAATACGGATCATATCGCTTGTACCTGAAGCATGATCAATAAGCTTTGCTTCCGTTAACTGTTCACCCACGGTTGAGGTGTAATCAAGATTGGTTGGTAGTAGCTGAAGACTATAGTGACGTTTACCATCAATAAAATCTTTGACTGATCTAATGAGTTGCTTGATCATCTTTCTTTTCCTCACTCAATGTAAGCTGGATGTTGTTATCATGGTCCAATAAGATATTGCTACCGACGATATCAAACTTCTTAGAGTACAATGAACTACGAATACAATGCACGACTTTGTTAAGATCGACATAACCACGTTGTTGACCATTCACGCGAATATCATCAATGATCTTATCTTTAAATAGTTCATTGACCATTTTCGCTCTATCAAGTAACTCTTCTGTGATAAGACTACCAGACGTGATTACTTCGTTTTTACCGTCACCATAAACTGTATCCACGATAACCACAAGTCTATCTCCAGACCACTTCTCAATTTTCACCTTAAGTCCTTTTGACTGTTTGGTATACCAATCCATATAAGCCGATACCAATGGATTTGGTCTCGGGGCACATTCTAATGTAAATAGATCACCTGACCAAGCACAGCCCATACTAAGAAAATAGTCCACCGCATGAAATGGCGTGCCAGCACATTGACGATGCAATTGATTGATAACATTCATCCCATTCGCCTCAGCTAACCATCTAATCGCAAATCTAACGGAATTACCCATACGGATCTTTCCAGACTGAGACCCTTCTGTTAGACTACTCACGGTGTACTCACAGTACTCACCTGCTTTCATCTTAGTATAGTCATCTTTTACAATAAAGACAGCGTCACCAACTGGTTCCCCCACCTTCACTTCAGTAGGTTCACTTTTATGAAATAATCTACTAATCGATTCTAAAATTGATTTAAACATGATTCCCTCCTTTAGAAAATCACTTAAGTTGATATTAAATTAAAACTAACATCGTCATATCAAGACACCAATTATCTTAGATGTGACATTTGATCTGTCAGCTTCATAAAGATAATATACACTTATAAAATCGATAAACGGACATAAGCGGAGGGTAGACCTAAGCCTACCCTCGCTATATCGCTTAACTTATCGTAAAGTAAACTTAACGATTATTTATCAGCAACTAATTTCGCTGCAGATACGTTACCTAAAGTGATGAATGCTTTTAACACACGAATCACGTAGATAGATAATTCAACTTCACCGCGTAATAATTGAACTGGTACGTTGAATAAACGTTGCGCTACTTTGTAGTTGTGTTTTTGTTCAGCAGTGATATCATCTTTAACAGCTGCAACAGTTTTATCCAAAATGTCACGAAGTGCATCGATTGATTTATGGATTTGTTTAGCACCGCCGTTATAGAATTTATCTAAAGCGTTAGCTACAGTTTTAACACCTTTCACTAAGTCATCGATTTGTGCTTTAGTTAATGCAGCGAATTCAGCTTTCTCAGGTTTAGCATCAAAATCTTTATGCGCTTTAGTAGAAGTTACGCGGAAGCTGTTGATTAATGCTGCTTCGTCACCTTCTTGGTCTAAGCTTGCATTGTAACCATAAGCAAGAGCGAAATCACCGAATGCGAATTTCACTGAACCACCTTTGTATGCTTTACCGAATACGTTATCCGCTAATGCATCTTTAGCACCAAATTTCGCGATCATGCCAGCTAAGATATCAGCAACAACTTTGCCTAATTTATCACTTGTGCTACCATTGATAGCAACAACGCCATCTGAAGCTTCACCGATTGCTTGAGTCATGCCAGTGCCAGCACTTTTAGCGATGTTTTCTAATTTACCGAATGCTTTCACTGCTTCTTGAGCGTCGAATTTTTTACCTTCAACTGCTAATAGAGCGAAAGAAGAAGACCATTTGATTTGTGCATCTTCACCATCTTTACGATCTTTTAATTTTTCAGCTAATTTAGCTGCATCTTTAACGATACCAGCTGTAGTGTTGAAGAAACGTTTCCAGTTAGTTGCGATACGTGCTAATAGGTCAGCAACAAAAGCTTTTAAACCTTCCCACATGCGTTTTAAAGTTTCTTTGAAACCTTCCATTGAGATTACTGGACCGTTTGCAGATTCAGTTGCAACTTGTTCAGTTACTTCTTCAACTACTTCTTCAGGTGCATCAGTCGCATCTAAAGTGTTTGCTACGCCAGCTTGTACTAAAGCCGCTTCTTCTGGAGTTGCTTCGCCGCGTTGTTCGATAGCGTCACCGATTTCAGCAACAACTTCACCGTTGTCGATTGCATCAGCAGTTTCAGCTACAGTTTCAGTATCTTCAACGATTTCTGCTGATTCTAATACTAACGCTGCGAACTCTTCGCTGTAGTCAACTAATTCACCAGTTTCTTGGTCTTCGATAAAACCTTCTGGTGCGTTTTCGATTGCATTTTCTAATGATAATGCTAGGGTTTTCTTAGGTTGATTAACCCAAATACCAACAGTACGTGCCATTATAAATATACCTTAATATGGAATTGTGATTGTATTAGATAGGTGCTTGTATAAGAAGTAAGCACCTATAGATTATTTAACGAATTTACGACCAACAGATAAGTAACGTTGAGCTACTTTGCTTGCAGCTACGTATAAATGTAAAGTTGCTGTATTGGTGATCATCGCTGCAGCTTCGCGGCTGAGGCGTTGTGTAGCTTTAATGGTTTCTTGTGCTTCTGAAGAATCAACAGAAACATCTTGATCAAATGCAGCGTTAGCACGTTTGATTGCATCTTCTGCAGATAAATCAGCAAAAGCATTAAGTTCTTTAATTGCTTTTTCGTTAGCTTCTTTCGCTGCTGGAATGTGTTTAGTTAAGATTTCGTAAAGTGTTTCAGCACGTTTTAAGAAATCCACTTTGCTTAATTTCACATCGCCAGTTACTTCAAGTGCATCAAATTTATCATTTGATACTTTGCATTTGACTTGAGTTGAAGCACCTTCACCAGTGGTTTCAGAAGTTGTTACTAGACCGATACCACCTAATGTAGGAACGATTGTGCGACCATTACCAGCTGAATCAGTTTCGTAATATTTATCGATTTTAGCTGCTGCATCGGTAACACCCTTAGCAAGGTCTTCGATTTTGCCGTTTAACGCACCAAGTTTAGCACCTGCTTCAGTTAATTCAGCCATACCAGTGGTGTGAGCAATAGTTGATTCAAGAACATCATCAGCTTTGAATGATACTTCTTTACCTGACTCAACCCATTTACCTTTACCATCTAATAAACCAGCTGCTACCCATAAAAGAGCTTCGCTTGATGTATCACCTGCTGCTTCGTTAGACACGCTAATTGGAGCAACTTCTTCGATACCTTTTTCTTTAACAGTTTCGATAACTTCTTTCACTGCTTCAGCAGCTTTAGCATCATCTTCTTTTGATTTCTTGAACCAAGCTGCAACTTTAGCTAAAACAGCTTTAATAGTTTCAGTGATTGCTTTCCAGATTTTTTGAGCTGTTTCTTTAAAACCTTCTAAAGATACAACTGTCATATCCATACGGTCAGCAGAGCTACCAGCGAAAGATTCCATAGATGGCATTGCTGCATCTAAGAATACACGTTTGGTTGCATTTTTAAGTGCGATGTTAGCAAAGAATGCTGCATCTTTCGTTAAGCCACCACGTTCTAGGTAGCTTTCAGTTGCAACGATAAGATCACCGACTTCTTCTTGAGCGGCTTCTAACTCATCAGTTGCTTCATGTAAACCTTCAATTTCAACTAGGTCTTGTTCAAGACTAGAGATACGTACTTGTGCCTCATTTTCGAGCTTCAATTGACGGACTTCAATCGTTGCATCAGCGGATTGACGTACTTCTTCTGTTTGTACGTTTTCTTTAGTATCATCGACGCCTTCCATCGATACTACCTTATTTACCACTTGTTGCACGAATCGTAATTTACGACTCATAATAAAATTTCCTCTTAATTCGTGATGCAGTAACAGTACTATTACTCCATCGGGATTAATTGAGTAAGATTAGCTAATCATACTCCTATCGATTCGCGGGTTCTTCCAGTAAAAAGATAAAAGTATTCAGTAAATCCATAAAGCCATCTTCATGTTGTAACCAAGATTGTAATAGATCACTTTCATGGTTGACTAAGATCTCGATACACTCATCGGATAGTTTACGGAGGTATGCATCATATTGGCTATCACCAATTGATACGTTTCTTGGTTTAGCTACATCGTCAATACCACTGTTAAATTCCACTAAAGCTTTATAACCTGCTGCTGGGAGTCTGCGGCGACCCGTAGAAATAAAACTTAACGTATCATGAAGGAAACGTAAGTGACCATCACGATGCTCGTGTTCTTTTAACATGTCACGGAACCAAGTATCAAGTGGCTCATCTGCTTGGGGTTGTGAAGATGATACTAAGTCTTGGATGTGACGTAGGATGTCTAGTCGATCTTTGTTACGAATTTCCTGACGGATTTCTTGATCGAAGTAACGACGTAATAAACCATAGTGATATGAAGCACCTGCATTATCGTCCTGAGTATAGAAACGAAAGCCTCGTGCTGAAGTAAAAGTTGGTTTCATATATTTGCTATTTAGCCTCTTTTTATTTCGACAACCCGATTAAGATGTTTCATATCAATAAAGGGGTACTAACATTACCGTTGTATGAATTGCTCATTATTTCATCACATCAGAAATAACGACATAAAAGATTACCAAAAACCAAATTACTCTACGCACCATAATCGGCAGAATAACTGGCTTCCATATCGGCAATTTTCTTGTTTAGTTTCTTAAGTGACTCTTGAGCATTGTTAATAACTTGATCCATTTTCGCATTGTCAGCACCGTTACGTTTCATGATGTATTGCTGAATACGCAATTCCAACAATTCACGTTCTTGTTTTGCTGCTTCGATGCGATTGTGTCTCCACTCTACAATTTTCATACGAACATGGTAGATTGGGTTTAAAACATACGGTACGAAACCAAGACCTAAACCGTCTAGTTTATCACCGTGTACTTTTTGGATCAAATCTAATTCTTCTTTATTTTCTGGTACTTGGATATCAGGGATTTGTTTTACTGCACGGATAAAGTTTTCTTCATCCACACTATAAATTCCTAAGATACCTAAGAAGGCTTGCATGTTCATTTCCAACCATTTGATATCACCTTTCGTAAAAGGTTTTTCAGTAGATGGATTTTTCTCGATCTCTTCGTATTCGTTTGATACGATATAGATCGCTAAACGACGTGCATAAATAAGGAAGAACTCACTCATTTCAACGAGACGTAATAAGTTAGCTTGTTGATATGAAAGTGCACTACCAATAATATCATCGCCGAATGATTTATCAATCGATGACTCAAGGTAGTTTAATCGTTGTCCTAATTGATTTAAGACGTTGTATACAACCAAAATCATGTTATCAGATTTCACCGTGAATTGACGGTTTTTGAAATTGATACTACGAGAAGACATTACTTTGTCGTTATATGCCTTATTCCATTTACTCATAAATGGATTTGGTTTTGTAAAACCTGCTGATTCATCTACTAAAGATGCATAAACAGGCAGGGTCTTTGTCGCTAACTCATTTTTCAATACATCAATTTGTTGAGAAACAGTTGATTTACTGAAAGATGGTAAAAAGGTGCGAACAAAGAACGAAAGAGGAGAACCAGGTAATAGTTTCATCTTATTTCTTATTCCTTAGTTATTCTTTGGAACGAAAACAGCATTCTTAAGAATTTTAGAAACTGTTTTGGTTGCACGTATAGTATCTACATAGACACTAAGAACTGCCGGTGAACTGATAAAGTTTGATAACTTAACAATATTAGATCTATAGTATCCAGCCATGTTACGTGCTTCTTCTGGACCGTTTGGATTCAGCTCAGCCGCAAGTTTATCTACATCGTACTTCTCTAAGAATGTAGCGTAGTTCGCAAAATTCTTAGACACTTTACTTCTGTACTTGGTAGATGCCGATAAGGTGTGGGTTATCTGATCTAACTGTTTTGTCAAGTCGTCTGAATTAACTTCAGTGACCTTAATTTCGGTTGGGATGTATGTTAACTTAACGACCGGTTTACCCTCCGCAAGTGTTTTAGATCTTCCAGATCTCTCTACATATACACCAAGTCCATGGCCGCCCACAGATGGGACATACGTGGTATATAAATCACCATCGTCAAGTTTAATTGGGTCGCCAGTGAAATCATCAGCAATCGCTACAATGGCATACCCAGCAGCCCGTAGAGTGTTCATATTCACCGGTCTACTGACTAGCTCATCGATTGCCGATGCTGCCTGATTCACGAATTTGAAGACAATATAATCCATCGCTTCTACAGTATCCTTGATATCATCGATAGACACTGGTGGTTGTTGATCTGCCTCACCAGGAACTGACCAATACCCACTAGATGGAATAATTGCTAACTTAGCTAACTGATTTAAAATCGTCTCATCAGTGATCATGATGGAATTACCGTATTTCTTAGCCACCCGAATTGTCTCTTCCGCTTCATCGATGGCTGCTTCTGCTTGTGTTTCCGCTTTAGTGAAGAAGCCAACAACTTTCTCAAACAAACCCGCTAGGAATTTAAAGATAGTCTGCCATACACGTTTGATTGTATCTACTACGGATTCAAGTGAAATGTCTTCTGCGTATGACTCCAATGAAACTTCGTCGACCACTAACCCACCAGATTTAAGTGCATCTTTGTATACAATACCAGCAAAGAACTTAGCTGATTCTGGTAACTCACCTTCTTCAGCAAAACGCTCCATGCTTGCTTTTAAATTTTCCAGTTTTTCAGCTGTTTCATGAACACTTTCTTCTGTTTCGATGTGTTCATTGATTTCCGCAACCACATGATCAAGATCAACGGGTGCTTCGTAGACAACTTCGTTATCTACTGGAGTATTGCGTGCAGTAATTACACGCTGAATGAATTTTGTGCGTAGTGCCATTTGTAATGTACCACCATATTAAATATTTGGGGTTTGACCAGCTTGGAAAGCACGTAAGATTTCCATGACGTTTGGACCATTACCTTTTGAAACGGATTTACATTCACCGAATGTTAATTCCATACCACGGTTTTGACCGCGGTAATAAATAGTAACAGTTTCATACATGTCATCCACAACAAGTAACATGATAAGACCACTTCTTGCAAAGATATCTTCACGTACTTTGAAATCACTAATGCGACCGCCGACTGCTAACTCAATCTCAGGAAGACTTGCTTTACTGATAATAGAGATAGTAGAAGCAGTAGCGAGAGACGTTTTTTGTGTTAATAAAGTGGAGATTTTATTCGCACGACGTTTCTTCTCAAGTTGTTCAGTGAGTTTAAGTTTGTCTTGTTTGATCAGACGAGCATGATCTGCGATGATGTCATTGCAGAAGATCATATCTGATAGGGTTTCCAACTCACCATCTTTCCAGCGACGGATGCGGTTCCAGAAACTATTGTTTTGGTTAGCACGTGCGTACATTGATTTCAACATTTCACGGTTAACTGAAACTGGATTTAAACGAACGGTTACTGGGATGGATGCAGTTGCACCACCGTTTTGGATTTTCACATCAAAGATTTTACCTTGAGCAAGTGTTGGGGCATCAGCCATCCATTCACCTGCATTACCATTCTCAGCAGACTGACCACCATTTTTAACGTCACCATCTTTTTTCATTGGTGTGCCATTATCCATGGTCTTAACATTATCAACCGCTTTACCTTTTACTTTGTTGACGATATCACCAAATGATTCAAGTGAAACCACTTTCTTAGTAAAGTCAAATTTAGGGTAATCTAAGAATGATTCTTGTGCAATCCACTCTACAGTGTCTTTTGCATTTGAGCTTACACTGCGATTGGTATTTAAACGGTCTAATACTTGACGTACTGATACATCACCGATGGTGTTCAGTAATGCAACAGCTTGTAAGTAATAGCCGATGTAGATGTTCGTGCAGAACTTCAAAATCTCGGGGGTCACGGCATGATGTGTCAATGTGTCTTCTACCGTAACTAAGATGATATTTTGCGTGGAGCTTGCGAATTCAATTAATGAACCCTCTCCTCGTTCTGAGAGCACATTTGTTGCAAGAGCTGCAACATTAAACAGTGTTTTAACACCATCTTTACTCATCTTCTTTTCCTTACTTCTTATTGTTCTTTTTCTCTAAAGAAGAATAAGTCAATCTTATTTCATCTTCATTATTATATTCACTTCTCATGTCTACGTAGATTATCAATATTAAGAAGTTAGACACATGAAAAATTTTATATTTCCATTTATCTTAGAATAATGCAGGATAAAGTTAAGTATAACTTATTTCCTCAGTTAAAAATATTATTAGCTAATAACGTTTTTAAAACGTGTTGGTAAAAATAGGATATCACATTTATGGCAAACAACAAAAATGGGAACGATGAAAAGATTAACATCGTTCGAAGTATCGATGATATCGCAAGGATATCAGGTCGAGGTACGCGTTCTGCTGCTAACCGTGATTTGACCTATGGGTTAAATTTAAGTGGACAGAGCCAACAACTTGTCATCCCAAATCGACAAACGACAGGAATGGTGTTCTTTACTCGGCCTTTACTTAATTTAACATATGGTAATCTCAGTAAGAATAGACGATTCTTTCCGTGGCGGGATTGTGCACCAAATAGTACATTAGGCATATCAAGAGCCTATCTTGATCCATGGAGTAACTACAGCCGATTTGCAGTGAAAAATGCAAATGGAACTTACATGGAAAAAGACTTGCATACATTCGCTTCTCCACTTGTAGATAGTAATAGTGCATTCATTAATATCTTAACCAATAACTTAATGAGTTTAAGTGGTTGGCCGGATATGCGTGGTGATGCATTTATTTCTGATCGTGGGATACGAAACGAACAATGGTTCATGTATGATGGTATCGCAGAGATCAATGAAGTCTTTGATATCGATGCGACATTCAGAAATACAGAAGGGGATACGACACTTCTCATTTTCTTGTTGTGGCAGATGTACATGAGTGAACTTCGTAATTCAATTGACCCTTATCCGGAGTTTATCGCATGGCGAAGATTAGATTACAATACACGTATCTATGATTTCGTCTTAGATTCAAATCGCCAGTACATTGTCCATTGGGCAGCAACCGGTGCAAGTGCCCCAATGAATACCCCGTTTGGTAAGATCTTTGATTACGATTACTCTTCTACAGTCAATCCAGGTATCGATCAATTAAATATCAGTTTTAAATCGGCTTATGCGGATTATAACGACATCATTACTTTATATGAATTCAACCGTGTAGTAGGTAAATTTAATCCATCACTTCGTCTTTATAATGAATACGGTGTAAGCAATGGTAACTTCAAAAACATTACCGATGATTTAATCGATAATATTCCTTTTGCTAATAAAGGAAATAACAATACTGCAAATGCACCTTACGTGAAGTTATTACCAAATGAAAAACTGAAAGCAAACTACCGTGCTTATCCTTTAATTAATCTCTATACAAAAGAAATGGAGTGGTGGGTAAGACGTGAAGATTTCATTAAATACGTCGCAGATATCAACTTCAAAAACGAAGATCTCAATAATCCATCCGAGCAATTGACTCGTGATATACGTGATTATTATGGTGACACTCGTAAGAGATAGGAAACAAATAACAAATGAGTACAAATTACGAAAAGTTAGAAGATAACATTTCTGATGCGTATCTTCTCAATCGCCAAAAATGGGCGGTAACTTTAGAAAACGCAAAACGTAATCCCGCATTAATGATCAAAGCAGGGCTTGATTATCTTTCTGATGAAACAGAAGGACGGTTGGATTTCGTTGATGCATCTAACCCAGCGACTTTATTGATGGAGTTTAGCTCTACACTTGCAGCCAATAACTTCCGTTACTTTAAAGCTGCAGACAAAAAACATTATCCGATATTAGCGACTCGTATGGAAGATTTATATCCGCATATGAGTTTGACTTTATATGAAGGGATGTATACCGTTCCGACACGTGCTAAGTTTGTTTTAGGTTATCGTGTTGTAGATATCTTAAAATTAGCAGAGAAAAGTGATATCGATGGTATCCGTAAGATCATGATCCCTCGTGGTACATTACTCCAAGTTGATGGAACTGACTTTACAACATTGCACCCAATTGAAATTCGTGTGAATGATTTCGATGCGATTCAGGTGGTATACAATACAGATCGCTTAGATCATCTTGAAACGATCAACTCTAACATCTTAAACTACTGGTACCGTAAAGATACGGCTATTAATCCAGAAGACACTCATGAGGAATGGCTGATGATTGAAGTACCAGTATTACAGGTGACGTTAACTTACCACAAGTTTGGTTTAACTCACTTAGCCGAACCATTTAACCAAATTATTCCATTTGCGCATAAGTTCGTGAAAGCACGGGTTTATCTGGTTAAAGAAGATGGGAGTGAAACTGAGCTTAAAACCACGATGAGTAATCTGGTTTATGATCCAACTACACCAACAGCAGTATTATCGGTTTTAGATGATAATAACTTAAGAGTTCACTTACCACTTATCTATTATACCTCTGAGCAAATTAAACAGGCTCAAGTTAAAGTGGAGCTCTATACCTCATTAGGTGAAGTTCGCATTAATACGGAACATCTAAGTCAACAAAATGGTGTTGGGGTGGATTACAATAGCGATGATTATACGGCGAGAGAAAGTTTCTACGTCGCACCACTTGAGCACATGGATACGGTTTGCTATGCAATTAGCGATACAGCAGGTGGTCGTGATGCGGTTGATTTTGCCACCATGAAACGTTGGGTAATTAACGCAGGTCGTTACGAAGGTGAAACCATCACTCACGCTAACTTACGTGTTAACGGTGAGATCTTAGGGTATAACATTGTAACAGATGTCGACCACTTAACCAACCGTATCTTCCAAGCCACCCGTGAAATTGAACCAAGTCCAGATGGTGATTTTAAACGTGGGGTAGGTTGTTCAATCGAATCGGTTCCATTTAAGATGATCGATCTTGAAAAACATGATTTCGTTAATAGTCATGGTGATCGTTTAACTCTATTGCCTGATGCGTTATTTAAAACCGTTGGTGGTGTCACTACTTTACTTTATAACAGTGAGATCCCAACATTAAGCAGTGAAGGAACCATCGATAGTTATATCCAGCGTATTAATACATTAGAGTATATCAAAACACCGTTCCATTATTGTTTTGACGCAAGTCGTACTTCATTCGAAGTCAGACCTTATTACATGATGGACCCAACTTACATTAGTCAGTCATTTATTCAAAGTAATAACAAAACTGATTTGTTAATGGCAGTAGATAAGATTACGGTACATTATCGTGAACATGGTTATACGATTCGCATTGTGACTCGTAGTAATAAAGAGTTAAAACAACTTGATCCAGAAAACTTGTTCATGCAGTTAGCTTACATTCCACCAGAGCAAATCGATTATGCTTATTTAAATGGGGAATGGGTCGGTAATGAAGATAAGAACCCAGTATTTGAATTCCACATCAAAACCACATTCGACTTTAACAGTAATCATCAGTTGATGTTAAATAACTTTAATATCTTAACTCGTGAGAAACGGGTATTGCCTTGTCAATTAAAACAAGACTTCCGTGTGATCATGGGTGCGTATGATTATCCGAAAGGTGTGGATGATGATATCGAAATCAACCATCTTGCTGGTACGTTCTTACTAGAACGTGATCGTACTTATACAGTAATTGCAGAAAATGAGATCGGTATTCGCTTTGGGGATAACTTAAAGAACTTATGGCATAATACCCGTACGACTTTAAGTACGATTGAGTTTGAAGAGTACGAAGAAGATGTTCCATTAACTTATAATGCTGATGTTCCGGTGATTGATCCAGCTACGGGATTACCGAAATACACGATGCAAAATGGTCGTATGGTCTTTGAACTTGCCCATCAACGTGGTGATATCATCTATAACTCAGAAGGTCAACCTTTACTTAAACATCGTGCTGGTGATGTGAAGCTCGATGAGAAAGGTGAACCTGTTCAGAAATCACCAAAACAAACGTTGCGTATTGTGGATATTTTCTTCTATGATGGGATCTATCACTTCAGTAACCATGAAGATGACTTAGCTTACATCAAAACGATTCCTCGTTTAATCGTAAACTGGTTAGAAACCGATATCGACAGAATGAAACGTAACTTACTTGAACACAGTGAGCTTTACTTCATGCCTAAACGGACGATGGGTTATATTAACATCATCGCTGAAAATGGTATCGAACGTTCGATCTTCAACCGCCTACCATTTAAAGTTAAATACTATTTAGCTGATAAAGTATGGCGTAATGAAACCTTAAAAGAGTCTATCCGTAAAATGACCTATGAGGTAATCAATGAAATGCTCACTAACCGTACGGTAAGTAAAGACATCATTGAGAATGCATTGCGTGTACGTGGTGGCGTAGAGAATATCCTTGGTGTAAATATCATGGATATGGGTCTAGGTGGAGATGTGAATACCTTCACCATGGTAGATGAAGGTTCTCAATGTAGTGTGAGACGTAAGATCTCGTTAACGGAAGATAACCATTTACGTGTTCGTGAAGATATCGAAATTATCTTTGTTAACCACGATAAACGAATTGGTAAATAATCTTCATTTCTTAAAAGGAATAAACTAAACATGATTAGTAAATATAACTACATCAAAGTGGCGATGGAATGTGCTTCCGATACGATCGATGCAGCACAAGCTGCCGTGATGGATGCGCAAGGTTCACGTATTAAAGGTGAATTGATTGCATCTCATGCTTTCGTGGGTCAGTTACTTGATTCCGTACGTCAGCATGAAGGCATGAATGAACCTGAAACTGAGATGTTACTTCAAGCAGTACAACCTGTTATTGATAAACACCAATTAGAAATCGAAGCACCAGCTATCGAATCTTTAGTAGGTACCAATAACGCATTGACATTCTGCCGTCATGTAGAAACTGCTTTGATGGAAAAGATCAAGTCTTTTAAATAAAAAAAAGATTTGGGTAAAAGATGGAGGACTCGATTGAGTCCTCCTTTTTATGTTGTTAGTAGTTGCGTTCTACCGTAGTGACATCCCACCAGTCATCACCTGGATTACGGCGATACATGATGATTTCATGGCTGCGCCAGTCACAATCATCATCGATCACTACCAGACAGCTATCTTCTAGCATGTCTAATAATTCACTTCTTAAGTGAGTCGCCTCTATGACGCTATCTTCGATATGGTTACAGCCATCAGTAGCTACACCATCTAGACAGCTTACACGACTATTGCTGCCGATGCGCATGAAGCAGCGACGGTTACCTGCACTACTGTCATGTGTAGTTGGTTCGAATGTCATTACTACTTTACCTAGTTGGTCAGTGGTAATCTTTTGGCGATACGCAGTATCGTTATCCTCATAGTCGCTATCTACGACTGCTTTGAATTGATCCTCCACGTATTTTATTAATTCCTCGGATGTTAAATTTAAGATGCTCATATAAATCTCCTATTAGATTCTGATTATTTTAATTAATGTAATGTGGTGGTACCCCAATACCACCACGATTTGTTTATCTCTCGTACAATTGACGATAGACAATATCGGCCAGTTTGTATATATGATAACAATACTGATATTCGTAATTTGTAAAATCGTTCTTGGCAAGTGCGATGATACACTCATCAGCACCCTTGAACCATGGATAATACCAATTGTTCGGACGGATAGATCTTACAAATGCAACTAATGTTGCGGCGCGATGAAGATTAATCATAGTTTACTCCTAGATTAATTAGTTATCAAACATGAGGGATTGCACCAGCAATCCCTCGCTTTATGTTGTAGTGAAATACAACAGCGAGTGTCACTCCCTGTACAGGTAGATCAACCCATGTTTTAACAAAACAAAGCGCACATTCTTAATTCTCTCTTTTAAGATAAGTCGAATTACTTCTATTATCTCAATTAGATTATATACACTTATAAATTTGATAGAAAGGGTTTTCGATTTTTCGGACAAAAATAAGGAACCACCCTAGAGTGATTCCATCTCTTTATTTATCGTTATAACGCATTCTAACTAACATTGCGTCCCATCTTTCATCAGTTACACTCTTACGTGTAAATACTCTCATCTCGATTCCAGTCCAATCTGTATTATCATAGAAACAAACAAAAGTATCATTGGCAATCAAATCAGCAAGCTCATCGTTACTGTGCGTCGGTTTGATGTCAGTTGGTACGATATCTAAGCTACCTGCAGAAATCCCTTCTCTGGCGTTTACACGCGCATTTCCGACACGTAACCAACGTGATCTTGATCCCATCACAAAATCACCCTGGTATGGCATATAGTTCAGTGCGAGATTAACAAGGCATAGTGTACTCATATCCGTGCGAATAGCACGGTTATAATCATCTTGTTTATCTTTTACTAGTTCAAAGATCTCATCTGCTCTTTTAATCAATTCTTCTTGGGTATAATCTCTCATTTATCTCGTTCTCCTTAAATAACAACAAAAGTAAGAGGCTATCATAGGATAGCCTCTTGATTATGTCAGATCAGACTAGACAAGGAAGTTACCTTGTACTTTGGCTGATTTCATTGATTGGAATTTACGATCGTAGTATTGAACAAGGCGAGCATATGCTACGGTGTCTTGTAAAATATCTTTGATTTCAAATAAACTCCAACGTTGGTTGGTTTCAGGATCACCCATAGAAGCAAACACGTTGAACACTTCTAACAATGCTTCACGATCATCTTTAGTAAGATCTGCATCGGTTGCATATTGTAAGAAGCGAGCACGGTTGTCCATTGAGAATAGACTATCTTTATAAGTATAGAAGAAGTCTACTGCCGCATCCATCGCATCCATATATACATCAACATCAGGATATTTTAAGATATCCATCAAGTCACCGTATAAACGGATTTGCCATGATAAACCAATTGCTGGTGGTGTACGGTTAACCGGTTGCATCACGTTAGCATATTGACGGAAGTTATATACTTTCAAGTTAGTGAAAGTAAAGTCACGACCTGAATCAGCATGCGGATCATTTGGATCAGCGTGAGTATTGCCAGTATTAGCACCTGTGTTATCTTCTGCTTTAGGTTCAGGGATCACATCTAAGTAAACTGAAGCTGAACGTACAGGTTGACGAACACCATCAGATACTTCAACGTAATAATGACCTGCATCAGATGCTTTAAGATCAGCGATTGATAATACAGATAACTGTTGAGCTGGTAATAATGCTGGTTGACCACCATTTGGTGTACGGAACCATTGATATACAGTATTCTCACCAAGGTTAGTTACAGTTGCAACTAATTGGAAGCTACCACCGAATGGACGTTGTACGTTACCAGATAAGTCTAATGTTACAGCCATTGGTTGTAATACTTCTTTATCCGTTACAGTCACTTGGGTAATGAGTTTTTCAGCTTTCTTATCAAAGCGAGTTGCAACTAAATAATAGTTACCTGCATCAGTTAACGCTAATGGAGAAATATACAAGCTTGAAGTTGTATTTCCTAACACTGGTACACGAACACCTGACACCTCACGTTCCCATTTTAAGGTTAGGTTGCTGTCATTTGGTGTTACAACTGCAGTCACATTTAACTCACCGTCCACTTTAAGATCTTTAATACGATCTTCTTGTGAACTTTCAATGGTGATATCTTTATAACGTAAGTTAGAGATCACCGCTGTTTTAGAAGTTAATTGTGAACCATTTACAATAGCAGATAAGTAGAACTGTTTACCGTGTTCTGGAGAGATCACGATGTTCAAGGTATCTGTATTTTGACCATCGATAGCAACAGCGATACCTTCTTTGATTTGGTACCATTGGCAAGAAGTTAAGGTCGCCCCAGATTGAGTTACCGCATGAATCTCAAGAGTTTCACCTTCAGTGATGTCACCGATGTTGGTTTGAGATAACTCAATGCTAAATGTCCCTTCAGTATCATTACCTGGGGTTGGTGCAGCTGGTGTAACTGGTGCTGGAGATACTGGATCTACAGGAGCAGGTTGGTTTTCACCCGCACCCGGTGTAGGTACGACTGGAGCCGGCTGTGTCTCATGGCTTTCGGGTGGAGTCACTGTCGTGTCACCACTATTACCCGGAACAACTGGTGCTGGCTGTTCAATGTGAGCATCGTTGTTAACCGGTGCTTCTGGTTGTGGGTTAGCTGGTGTTGGATCTGCTGGAGTTACCACAGTGGTATCACCAGTTGATGGAACAACAGGCTGTCCTTCATTTCCAGCTGGAGGTGTTACAGTAGTATCACCATCAGTATTACCTGGCACCACTGGAGCAGGGTCAGCAGTGTGACTGTTGTCTTCACTTCCGGTACCTGCGTGGTCAGTGTTTTCACTTGAGTCATGGTGACCGGTGTCTTCGTGACCTGGTGTAGGGCTGACTGCATCTGCATTTTCACCAGTGTGAGTTGCATCTTCGCCAGTTGGTTTATGTTCGGTATTACCTTCTTGGTCACCTGCATGGTTATCCCCATTAGGTTGTGGACTTACTGGCTGATCAGTGTGAGTATCATCACTGTGAGGTGGTTGTGTCTCATGACTACCATCTTGTTCATTAGTTACTGGACCAGCAGGCTGTTCAGTATGAGTTTCAGTGGTAGCTGGTTTTTCTTCTGGTAAAGAATTTAAACCACGTGGAGAATCAACTGGTTCATCCATTGCTGGTAATGCAGATTCAATACCTAAAGCAGCAATTTCGATAGTATCAATCTTACCGTAGTTACTGAAATCATTTGCGATCATATCTGCAACTTTAACAGCCGCATCTTCGCTATATGCTGCATCAGCTTTTACGGCGATAGAACGCATGAATGGATTGATACGGTTAACGATTTCTTCACCACTTAAATCCGGTGCGCGCTCTGACCATAGAGCCATCACCACACCCGCTACATTTTTAGCGTTCTCAACAACGTGGTCACGACTATTATTACTGAACTGATTAAATGACCAGTTTTTAAGCGCATCGCGTGCTGCGTAGTTGGCGTCACCGCGATATTTGTCTTTATCGCCAGTTGGGGCGTTATAACAGAAATAACGGTTCGCATTGTATACAGGTTTACCTGCTGCCATGATTTCTGCTAATGTAGCACGATTTGCTTTGTGCTCCCAGAAGAAGAAACCATCCACTAACTCAGCGATTTCATTTACGTTGTCTGCAACTACTGCATCATTCCAAACGAAGATTTTACCTTGTTGGCCGAATGATTCAATTGAACGTAAAATATCACGAACTGCTTTATAGAATTGGATCAATGCGATTTTATCATAGGCACCGCCTTCAATCTCATCACCACCCATGTGGAATACAGTTACACCAGTACCTAATAATTCAGTTAGGATTGGTGCTAATGCGTCAGCCGCTTCTTTAGTTTGTTTTAAGTGGCTGCGTCCACCTACTACAGATGGGTTGGTACCATTGAAGTAGCGAAGTAACGCGGCAGCGTGAGATGGCATACCGACTTTAAGACCCACTGAGAATTTAGTGTCTTGATATGCATCAACGATACCTTTCACTTCTTCTTTAGTGAGGTATGCACCAACTTTATCGTTGTAATCACCTAATGCATTTAATTTAACTGCAAAAGTTTCATTATCACCAACATGTAAAATTGCACCACGGTAACCTGCACGTTTCGCATTTTCTACGAAGCGTTTGATTGCCGCTACAGTATATTTTTTGCGAGCAAGGTCGATCATCGCATAGTTTTCAGCGTGATCAAATACTGGCAATGCTTTTGGTTGCGCTGGTACTGGAGATGGAGTTACAGTAGTATCACCAACTGGAGCCGCTGGCACAGGTTGTTCAGTATGTTCACCTGCAGTTGGTTGACCACCTTCATGAGTTTCAGCAGCTGGTTCACCAGTGTGGGTTTCACTACCGTGATTTTCTCCGGTGTGAGTTTCAGTTGCATGAGTATCTTCTACATGATCAGCACTATGATCTTCAGAATTCACTGGTGCTGCAGCAGTAGTGAAGTCAGAAGCTTCTACCGTTACTGCATCAGAAGTGATACTGCGACGTGCTTTACCACGGCGGATATCCGCTTGTGCTTTAACTGTATAGCTACCTTCTTTACCCGCTTCTAATACGAGTTCAGCTTTATCTTTGCTTAGCTCAACTTCTACATCATCTTTATACCAAGTGAATGTTTTATCTTCAAAGCGTGATTCTACGGTAGCACGTAATACTACGGTAGTACCAGAAACAGTTTTAGCAATCGTTGCTTTTAATGCTGGTGTTTCACCTGGTTCTACTACGGTGATTGTCACTGGGTCAGATTCTGCTGTCGCATTATCATCACCCTCTACAGATGAAGTTAATTTCACCTTGTAGGTTTCAGTAGGACTAATCTCCGCCGTACCATCTACGACTAACACATCAGGGATAGTATCACCCGTGTCGTCAGAGAAGGCAGATGAAATCACTTTACCTGTACTATCGACTAATTGAAGTGATAGGTTAGTAAAGTCAGTAACCGGTTGTTCGTCTTTGGTTACTGTGACACCAATGTAACCTTTATCATCTTTTGGTAATGATAAGGCCAAACTGTCTAGTGTAAGTTTGTAATTTGGCATTTATTTTTCCTTCGAAGTTTAATTTGTTTTTGTTTAACGTAACGTTTTCATGGTAAACACCCATTAACATATTAAGCGATAATAGGGTCTACCACATAAGCTTTTTGTCGAGAAACTCTAGGAAATTGCTTCTTCCAAGATGAGTTTTTTCGTATCCCCTGAGGTACCGTGCATTGATTTCATGAAACGTGTATTCATCACAGAACCCACCATCGCACCGTAGGATGCTAGCGATTGTTCATAACCACGCATCTTCTCACCGAAACACTTACTACAATAACCACGACCCCCTTCACCTGCTAAACAAAATGCGGGTGAACGACAGATAACCGTTTTACCGACGTAGTTATTGATATTATCTTCAGTCAATAATACGAGTTTGCTTCCTTCGATAATATACGTCCCAATAAAAGCAGAGGCTTTAATATTTGGACTGATATATTTTGGGATACCTAACTTAGTACCGCAATCTTCTTTAATGATCTCAGAGGCACCATAGATACGATAAATGAATTTAACGGATTCCCCACCTAATGCTGTTGCTGCACCACGGTTAAATGAACCCTCACGGGCACCATCGATCATCGCCGGGATATCAGCTTGATTGAGTTCATCATTTAATGCACCTTTAATAAGGACGGCAGGTTTCGTATCATCCATGCGTTTTTGAAGACCTTGCATGATGTGCAATTTCTTACGAGAGACGTTAAAAGATTTCCCTTTGATATAGAACCCTTTATTTGGGTCTTCATTGATAAAGTCTTTATCGTGTTGGATAAGTTCTTTCTCAATTTTAATGATCGTAGCTGGATCATCAAGATGATCTTTATACTTCTCAAATAACTTGGCTTTAAGCTCTTCTGTACCTGGTGCTTGTTGTACGGTAAATTCCGTTGCAGAAGGACTATTGATAATCGTAAAGCCAGATAAGGATGCCATCGCATTTAACATCTTCTTAAACTGATGGACGTAGATCTTATCCTTTTCTTCTTGTTCGGTCGGAACATCATCCACTACATGAGAAGAGAGTTTCTGCGCAATCTTACCCACTGAGATATTCGGGCCTTTCTCAAAAGGATGTTTTGCCCCAATTGTATCCATAAAACAATACCAGTTTACAAATACCGTACCTGGTGTAGTTTCAATCGATGGTTCAGTAACACTATCGATATCATCCGGTGTGACACGAATGGTCTCATTAACATAAAGCAGGGGTTCTGTACGACCTTCAACAGGAATTGGTTTACCATTAAATAAGATAAGGGTTAATTCCTTTTCCATTTGGTCAGTATCAGACTCATCCATCTCAAGATTGAAATCTGAGGTCATGAATCCCACGTAACCATTAGCATCATAAAGGCGTCCTTTATAGTGCTTACCTTCACCAGGTTTTGGTAATGTAGTCACCATGAAAACAGATAGCACCCACTCCCGATAAGGATAAGCATGTCTGACTGCTTCCAAGAAATAATCAACATTATTCATCTTTATTCATTACCCTTGTTGTTCGAGTTGTTTTGAAATCGTCATACAAGTTTGGACGAAGTTACGAAGTTTATCCTGATCATCAATGATATCATAATCAGGTACCCCGCTATAATCAATCTCCGCTTCGCTATGCATCGATTTAACTGCAGAGAATAGATAAGCATACGTACAAGCATAAAAGAGCACTGTGCGCTGATTTAAGCCGTTAATAAGCTCATATAACGCTTCATTAAGATAATCTTCATATTCATCGCTATCCGTGATGTTAGTAAAGAAATCACGAAGCACTTGTTTTAAGAATTTACGGTTGACACCATTTGGTAATTGAATACCATAAGTGTTAAGGGTTTTCTCGTAGCTTTGGATGAACTTCAATTTCGCTTGGTTTTCTTCACGAAGATCATCTTCATCTAATTCTTGTTGTTTTAATACCACATCTTTGATATTAGTACGAATCGTATCCATGAAAGTCGCGAAGACTTCTTTTAATAAAGGAAGGACTTCTTCAACTTGGATATTTGGATAAAGAAGATGAACGAATTCACCAAAAAGCTCATTGTTACTATTTCCAAGTTCTAAGAACTGGTTGATTGCCATTGGGTCTTCATACGTATCAATCGTCATTGCTGTACGGAAGATGGCAAGTAAAATATCAAACTTACTGCTGTCGATTGGGGTTTCAATTAAGATCCCGTATTCTTGGATTGCAGTGATGCAGTTATCGATCAAGTAAGCTTGAGCTTGTGATACCATATCAACGGTATCGAGTTGGTCTACTTGTGAAAGTAGATTATCATTGAAGAGGTTCATGCCCTCATCAGTATTGTAGTGGTTAACCAATAAGAGTTCTGCTTCTTCAAATAAAGCTTGAGCTTCAGGAAGCATCACCGTTGATAACCACTGACTAAATAAAGGATGCTTATATGGATGTAGCATGGTTTATTCCTTTCTATTTATTTGGATAGTTACAAATATGGACGAAAATATGTTTTAAATGAAAAACACCTTATTCACAAAGCGTGTATGAACAATGTAGCAATATGTTGCTATTAGACGCTTTATTATCCCTAAACAATACTTATATAGGAGTATTACTTATATGGCTCGAAATAAAAAAGCCCGTAAAGCGAAAGCTCGTCCGTTATCAAACCATGCGAAAGAAGCGGTGAGTTTGATTAACACATTAAAAGAGACGTTAGATAATTTAACGAAACAGCAATTAAATCTTGCTTCCTCTGACCAACTTCAACGTTGGGTGGGATTATTTGCTGGTGCTTATCTTTTAGATGAAAACAGTGAAGTGAGAAAACGCATCTTAGGTGAGAACCCGGTTAAAATCAATTTTAGCCAAGAAGACTTTGAAGATGCACATCTTAATCTTTATGCGTTCCGTTTCTCTCGTATGGAAACCGTAACCAAACTCAATGAGTTCTATCGTACTATTCCACATGAACTAAAAGCATTAATGGATACAATCGTTAATGTCGTTAAGGCTTATCGCCGTAAAGAAAATACAGCAGATACCTTAAATGAGCATACCTTGTTTGAATGGGGTGCAACATTAACGGAGATCTTTGGTAAGTGTGATCCGATTGTAGATGCATCTGTTGAGATGGGTCTTAAAGTTCAAGACTTCTTTGATGATCTTAAAGATATCTACGGTGAAGAGTGGTATCAGTTTGCTAATGAACAAACTAAAGCGATTGCTGCTGATGAAGAAAAACGTAAGATCGATTATCTCAACGAACTCGAACAAGCGTGGATCAATGAAGTACTCCCTTACTGGCGTGAACACGAGAAAGAGTTTAATGACCGTCTCATTAAGATGGCAGAAGAGTACGAAGCAGAGAAAGCTAAACTTGCTGAGCAGGTTGAACAAGAGCGTGCAGAAAAACTTGCTAGTGCAAATGAAGACTCAGATGAAAATGTAATCGATGTGGATGGACCTGTTACTGAAGCTGAAGTAACGGAAGTTCACCCTGATGATGCGGAGTAATAATAATGGCAGATTTATATGATGAAAACAATGAAGATGTAGCAGTGGCTCCCCCAACAGAGGAAAAACCTACACCTAAGAAACGTGCTACTCGTAAGAAGGCACTGGCGGCTGATTCAGTAGAAGACACTCAACCTACTGAAGAAATAGCAGCAGAAAAACCTACCACTGAAGAGGTTGTTGAACCAGGTGTAACTGAAACACCAGCTGATGAGGAAATGGCTGCAAATGAAGCAGCAGAAGAGATCCTTGCTCAGTCTGGGTTTAATATCGAAGTACCTGATGTGGGTCATGATCTTGAAAGCGATGATATTCCTGACTTTGATTATGGTTATAAAAATACCATGACTGAAGAGAACCTGAATGTTGACCTTAAGAAACTCTTTACAGGTGACCGCATTAAAAGTACTAATCCAACCATCTTCTTAAATAATGGTGGGATGCGTAGTATCGGTGAGAAAGTATTAGCTCAACCAAATCCTTTAATCTTTGGTGAAGTACCACCTAAGAACATGAAAGAGTTAGATTGGATTAATAACTACCAATACGCAACAGTTACCTCTATGGTTCGTTACGATCAGTATCGTTATTTAAATAATGATAATGGTGCTAAATGGCGCAATGGGTTAACATTACCGAACGGTAAAACTCGTGGTATCCGTAGTCCGTCTCCAACGTTAGACAAAGCGAAGACAAGTCAATCAGCTGCATCTAACTTATTTAAGTCAGTATTAAACATCGGTAAAGATATTGATCTATTCTTATACCACAGTGGTTTTAGTGTGAAACTTCATGCACCAAGTTTATCTCAGTTCATGATGGTGGATCGTAAGATCAGTCAGGATAACGTAGAACTTGGTCGTAAGACTCATGGTTTGATTGCTTCTGCTGATACCACTTATGCTCAACGTGCAATTATGGATCTTTTCTATGATTGTTTATTTGAGACATCGATTGGTGTGATGGATCGTAATGAGTTACAACATGCGATCAGTGTATTGGATATTCCAGTAATTGCTTGGGTATTAGCTTGTGCGAAATATCCTACAGGTTTTAACCTTGCGATGAGCTGTTTAGCTAATCCAAATACCTGTCAGCATAGTTGGTACAGTATCATTGATCCACGTCAGATGTATTTGGTTGATGAGAACAAGTTAACTGAGCGCCAACGTCAAATTGCTTCTATCATGCGTAAACAAACGCCTGAGGAATATGAAGACTACTGGAGTGAATTCCACTACGATGGTGCTGAATTCATTAAGTTCCCAGTAAAAGATGAAGGTCGTGAAGTCATGATCGAATTAGCTAATGCGCCGGTTGATTATGCATTCCAATCTGCAGATAAATGGATTAAAGCAATTACCACTCAAGTTGAAACTGCATTTGGTTTACCACTTGTTGGTAAAGAACGTGCTACGTATATCCTCGAGCAAGCCAAAGCAACGACCTGTTTGAAATATGCGCACTTTGTTAACCGCATCATCGTTAAAGATCTTGATACTGAAGAAAGTGTTGAGATCACTGATGAAAAAGAAATCTTTGGTGCTTTAGTGGATATCAGCAATGATGAGTTACTCACTAACGTATTCATGAACGGCGTAAATAAATTTATCAACCGTGCTACTAATACGATCATTGCGATTCCAAATGTACCATGTCCTGAGTGTGGTGGGTATCATGAAACTGATAAGGTGGAAGAAGTAGGTCGACATGTTGTGCCTATCGATCCAGTATCGGTTTTTACGATCCTCTGCCAGCAACAGACAGCGCGTTATCAAAGCGAAGCAGAGGCGATCCTGCAGTCTATGACTCCGGCTTCTTCGAACAATACCTCGAACGAGTCGAACGAGAAGGAAGAGTCTTAGTTGATCCTCCGGTCGATAATTTAGTGAAGATGTTAAGTTATCGACCTGCTTTGGATAATCCTAATCACAATGAAATGGAAACGGTGTTATCATTGGATAGTATTCCTAAGGAAGATCTAGATGACCCGTTTTTCATGCACTATCTATTAAATGAAGCTTATGATTTATCTTACGGGATATATGATGGATATCTTGATCCTCATCTGAGAGATCAGTTTGGGAAGATTGGTGTTCATCCTAAAGAGGAAATTACAAGTGGTAGTCTGATGGATAGATGGCTTAAGCACTTTACTCAATATGGCATGGCTGAATTATTTGGCATGTCATTTCAAGAGTTTATTAGTGCAGATGTACTGACCTGTGTAAACATGTTAGAGACGGCAAAAGAAGCCATGCGAATTAAGAAGAAACTCTACCAAGAGTTGGAGAGTCCAAAAGGATCAAAAAAAGATAGCGGTAAAAAAGAGGGGTAGCAATTGCTACCCCTTACTTTTGTCCGTTTATTAAAGTTCTAAGAACTTACAGTAGTTATCGACATTAGCAACAATATACTCGATATCACGCATATCGATGCGACTATTCTGGCGAAGGATATCAGTAAGATTGTTACCTCTCGCTGTTACCATAATACCGCTGTAGTCCGAGAACGATGCATTATAGCGATAGTCGTTTTCTTTAGGTTGTTTTACCCGGATCACCAATGGCGTATAAGCATCCTCAGACGCAAGCTTGGCCTGAAGTTCTGATTGGACTTTAATGCGAGCACATTGGGTAGGTTCAAACCAACTCATTTCGAATTTGTATGATTTAAGGTTACCCATGTCATCACGCAGATAGTTAAGTAGGTTATCACAGAACTGTTGTACTGGTTCAGATAGACCCATACGAGCAATCCCATATTCATGTGACTCACCAGATCGACAATTCGTAAACTTATTTACTGAAATGTTTTCTCTATTTGTGATATCATAACGATAATCTATTTTAGTCTTGTTATCTCTGAACTCAACTACAGCATCATCGATACGGTTAACCAAGAACCGATCATCGATATTAGTGAATAAGTGTCTTACAGCCATACTAAACCTCCATTAATAATCGATGTACTCTTGATAAGCACGAAGTTGTTTTACGATAAGTTTAATCTGATTTGCATCAAGTAAAGCATTATTGTTTAATACTTCCATGACATTATAACCACCTGAACTGATCTTATCATGGTATCCGTAGCCATAAGTTAATTCATAATAACACTCACCGCCAGGATCTCTTGAGACGAGGATCGTAAACGGATAGTAATCCGGACCACTACATAAACCCTTCTGAAGCTCAGATTGAACCACCATGCTAAATGACTTGGATTTACGCATGTGTTTGAACTCAATACAAAGTGATGTCATATCACCTGTATTACCGATTGTCTTCATGTGATTTTCAAAAGCCTCGATAAAATCACAGACATGCTCTTCAAGTTTATCATGGCGTCTAGATTTAGTGATGGTCTCACCACGTAAGCCATCAATCACTACACCATGCTCATGACGATTATCATCATAAGAACGATAGGTGTACTCACGTTCAGTGAGATAATCGTAGAACGTCATTCCGCTCCCGCCAGCAGATTGGATCAAGAATGTTCCATCAATAACGGAAAATGGGCTGTTCTCCGAGTTGATTTGTTTATATGACATATGCACCTCCTATTTAGTGCTTAATAAATTCTTCAAGTTGTTCAGCCTGAAGACGTGGAAGGGTAATACTAATGGTCACATCGCCATCGGCTGTTTTCTCAAACTTGTAATGGCTTGCCATATCAAAGAATGATTTAGACTCAGCTGATTCATCTTTAGGTAACTCGATTGTACTACCATTAGGGTCAGCTTTGATGCGCGTCGTTGTATCAAATAACTTCATCACATCAACCGGAGCAATAAACTCGACGGCTGTTTTTGATCCATCTGGTTTATTTGTGGCAAGCGAGCCTTTTAGGTTTCCGCTGCTAGACTTATCTGGTATTACAGTGTTAAGAATCTGAGCTAAGATACCCTTGTTACGTGGAATACTCTCAATATAAGTATCTCCAATCTGTTCACAGGCTTTCGCGATACTCATCTCTGCTAGATTGCTGTATTTCTTGCTGAGTGCAGCATTGCCGCCCTGATCATAGATATCCTTAACAGCTTCAAGGTAGCGAGCAAGACCTCCAGCATCATGACTATAAGCTCCCTGGATTGGCATCATGCCACCTTCAATACTCGTCATGTGGCGGAATGAACCTTCAGCATCACATGGACCAAAATAACCGAGATCAAAGTTACAACGATAAATCGGTAACGCATTATCACTATCTTTATCAAAATAGATAACATGGTAGATGGCCGCAACAGCATTCGCTAAAATCAATCCGTTATGAACAGGTTTGATGATCAACGGGATTGTCATACCAGCTTGTTTTCGGTATTGCTCTGCAAGATAAACCGCGGTAAACAGATTACGATAACGGCTATCGATTGCATTACTGATCGCTAAACCGTTTTCAGTAGCACTGCCTTTATCAAAGTCTGGATGGTCCGTACTAATCTGTTTATTATAAACTACACCTGTATCTTCCGTACCAGATTCGCAAACTTCCACTGCAATATGGTTAACATTGTGGTTAAACGTCACCAACATTTGTTCACCGGTTGACTCATTCGTTAACTGATAACTTCCATGATCAACATCATAACCATAATCATTGATCTTCATTGTCCAATCACCAAAGATATCTTCGATGTATGGGAACGGTGCTTTTTCAGATTCTAAATCCATTTCTCCATTCTCATCTTTTAGTTCTTGTACACTATAGCGTGCATCAAAGACTTCTGGTGTCATTTCACAGAAATCATGATAAGCATTCATAATGAGTTTATAGAATGCTTGGTTATTTGTGATGATTCCTTCTAACTCGCTGATATCATCGAATAATCGAGAATCGATAACATCGCCATATGAATTCAATACTTTAAACACTTTAAATTGTCTATCAATACTAAATGAAACGAAGTCCTTTACTGAATCATCTTCCATTAGAACAGTGGCACGTGTGCCATTCGTATTAACAAGAAGACGGTTTGCGATAGCAAGAATATCACTATTTTCATAATCTGCATGGATAGCAAGTGGAAGATAGTTGTTTGTTGGGTCTTTTGTCTCACCCGTTAACATCCAGCTATATAAGCCCAAAGTGATACGAGCAATCGTCATAGGAATAGTCCCTTGACGTTTGATCTCACGATAAAGCATCTCTGCCGCTTCAGATTGACTTGTATCTTCGGTGATTAACTGAGAGATATCGAACGTACTTTTGATATCCCAGTTACCATCACGAATAATGTGAGCCTTCACGTCATTTGAATCCACGTTCGAGTATACTTCGATACTGTAGCGAGTATTTTCTTTACTATTGACTACCGTCACTCTACCATAATGGTGATCAACGTCTACGTGGCCATCCTTATTAGTAATAATTCGGTAGCCACCGAGTACATCTTCTAGCAGGTGTTTAGTTTGAATGTTTAATTTACATTCTTCAGTGAAATGTGTCATGTTATTTCTCCTATAGAAATATTAATGATGAGAGGGTAGATCTATACCCTCGATCATATTTACCATCCTTCTACTTCAATTGTACATTTATCAATACACGTTACTGCGTAGCCCTTGTCTTTCAATGCCTGTTGGATTCTTTCATCGGTGACACTAGTCGAAACCTGATATTTATCCGATCCAATCGTACGCATCATGTCATTCAAATCTCGATTACTTATTTGAACGCTACTACCAAATCGGTATTGAAGTACAATAAGACCTAAAGCACGTAGTGCTAGGTCATATGCGATATCGCATGATAGTTGATTTACTTCTTTAGCATGAGGTAATCCAATGTTATCATAATCAATCATTTTATTTCTCCTGTAGAAATTATAAAGATAAGAGGGCAGATGACTACCCTCTAGTTTTGTTGATCCATTCTGATCTTCTTACTTTCAAGCAATTCACCAAGAGATTTTAACTCTTCGACCATCTGGCCGATGTCATTACTGCCGAAGTGCAGATATAGTCCATCTTCAGAAGTGAAAGTAAAATTGAATTTCTTGTTCGGTTTTGGGGTTGGAACCACGTGGCGGAGTTCCACCTCTTTTTGTCTGACCAAACCACTCATTGGTCCATTGTTGTAATCGAATTCTGGACTACCAGGTGCAGGGCTGGAAGTACTAGGATTACTATTACTAGCTGCAGGATGAAATTGGCCTTCGCAAAATTCCACTGGTTTATCGTTTGACATGATTATTTTCTCCATCCACTGATATCAAGCGCCATACCTGATTCAGTGTCAATAACTTTAACATCATACCCGCGATCTTTTAAAATCATTAAGATCACTGGGTCGTCGATTGTAAGGACTGGACCACTGTCACGTAGTCCAGGTAATTTGTTTATGACATTACGAGTTACTACTGATTGTAATACGATAACTCGTGTATTACTTCTCGAATACTGCTTAACAGCATCCGCAATGTGTTGCAGCATTGCAGTGAGTTGAGCCTCAAATGTAGTCTTTACTAACTCATGAGCATGCGGTAAGAAATCAAACATCTTTATTCTCCTTTCTCCAGCCACTTATAGTTAAGGTCAACGCATATTCACTGTACTCTGCGGTATATCCGTGACCTCTTAATACTTCTATAATGCGGTTATCTGATATATTAGCATCAAGGTGATATCCATATCGATCAAGCGATCTCATCTGATCATATAGCTCCTGGTTATTAATAACGACAGATTTTCGACCCCTATTTCTAACTACGATGCACATTATCGCCTTTAAAGCTAAAATGATTGATAAATCATTACTGAAATCCAGTAAGTTCTCGGCTGGTTGCAGATCATAGAGCTTATACATCCTTCTCTCCTTTCTTCATTTCTAAAGTTTTCCATCCCGAGATACGAATACAATCTACTGCGTTCATGTTATCGAGGATCTCTACCGTATAACCAAGACGTGTCAATGCATCAATGAGCTTCTGATCATGTACGTGAACCTTATGCTCACCATGTCCAATAAATTCACTATCAAGTACCATGTAGATATCACTTTGACTCACGCTGATGTACGGATTATGGATACAAGCAAGTCTTAGTTTACGACCAATCCAATCCAGTATACGTGAAATAGAGTAGTGCTGCGGATCTGGAATAAGATCTTCACAGCGAGGAATATCGCTGTCATACTTAACGCGATAACTTTTAGTAGCTTGTACTGGCACGTTATCGATAGTGGTTACGGCAGTAGTTGATTCCTCAACTTTATTCTCTCTTACATCCTTGCCATGTTCATACATCACACGAGCAATTCGGTGGATGATCGATGTTAATCCAACCATTTCTTTTACGTCTGTTTCGACAAGTTTAACGTAGATATTAGTAAGTAACTCTTCTTTTGTATTACCCACATCACCGTTTAGAACGATAGGTCGGTAGATTTCTGGATCATAATCAACCATTAACATCCAAGTGTTATCTGGTTTAAACAATATTTGAATATGCACCAATACCTTGGCCTTATCATTAAAGACCATGATGTTAGAATACACATCCCCTACAATCGCTTGGTTGTCTTCATCTTCCAGTTGTTTCCATCCGAGTATATAATTACCAAATAACATCTCTGGTGTCATCTCGAATGTATTATTGATTTCATTTCTATCGATTAGCATTTTATTATCTCCTATAGATAATTAACAATTAAAGTATCCGCTTACTACTACTTAAGCTTCATAATTATAATATACACTTGTAAAAATAATAAGAAGGGTCAAAAGAAAAAGCGACAGAAATAAGAGGTATCCCGTAGGATACCTCGTTAATATTTACCAATAGTATCTCACTGTACCGATAAAGAAAGTCAGATAGATTGTTATAATCACAAATCCAAACTTAAGTAGCTTACCGTTACCTTCTTCTCTATCGTAGAGTTTATCCATTATCACATTAAAATTAAAGCAATTTTCATAAGTTCTACCGTGATTTGATTCACCTCTTAAAGTTGGTTTCATCATCAGATCAACTGTATCACAGTACGAATAACACATCGAGCAGATCTTATAGATCAACACGAGGATATAGACTGCAAGTAATATCGATGCCAATACCATCCAGGTTAATCCATCATGATAAGCTTTTGCTCCGATCATATAAATCGACCATACCCACAGTAAACCAACTATAGGTGTGAAGAGCATATGCATCGCTGAGAAGTAAATGGATTCCATAGTAAAGCGCTCGAGAGATTTATGGCTTATCTCTACCACGACATTACCATCATCCTTTTCTTCTTTCTTAACAACACCTTGGTATCGCTCAAGCATATCTGCAACTCTATCATATACACTGGTTCGCCATTTCACTTGGTTAACGAACATCAGAAAGAATGTAATGACGCAGTGAAAAGTAATTTCAAGATGACTCATTTATTACGCCTCCTATTTACGTAACACTACGCCAGTATCTACTTCATCTAATGAGATGACACGATCTTTCAGTAGTTGTTTCTTCTTAAGATGATAATCCCAAGGTTTACCCAAGTCTTTACCAACCAGATAGATGAACAATGGATTTTGTCCAGGCCATTGTTTGAGTTCACGCAGACGACCCATAATCTGAAGGTTAGCTTGGCGTGAATCAATACTAATCGTCATGATATTAAGGATCAATCCAGGAATATCAATCGCCGTACCCGCACTACCTGTAGTCGATACAATAATCTCACCCTCTAAGATGTTATCATAATCATCCTCACCTACGTAACGTCTGATATCGACATCTTTTACTTTAGATTCCAAGTAATCCACAAACATCGAGCACATCTTAATCGTAGTGAAGAAGATAATGGCTTTCTGCCCTTTCTTACGGATATCCAAGTAATTTTCTTTGAGCTGTTCATAGATCATATCGAAATACTGAATACGAATCGTCTCAGCAATCCGACCTTGCATGAAGTTTGCTTCATAAGCAATATGACTATAAGCTCCTTTGAGAATATAACGCCAACGCTCAGGATTCATGTGATGGTAGATTAATGCTTTTGCCTTGATATAAGGTTTATACAAATCACCACCCATACGTTCGTTTTTCGGGAACATGGTACGATACATTTTATCTTCAAAACTACCTGATGGATCAAGTGTTGCAGATAAGTAAAGTGTCTTAGGACAATGCGTGAACAAATCGATCGTGTAATTCAGATGGAAATGTTCGTGGGTTTCATCGGTGATCCGATATCCGATACCAAGTTTCTCCCAGATTTGTTCTGGTGGAATTTGAACTGAATTTGGATCTTCGCGATACGCATCAATATAACCACGGAATGTTGTCAATGTTAATACAATAGCCGTAATGTACTCAGGTACACCACGATCAATGTATTTATCCAACTTCGCCGTCGTATCAATAACGAGTAGTTCATCTTGCCCGATCGGATTGTTACGAATACCCTCATAGAACTTACTGATATCCTCAATCCACTTGTCTTTGTATTTTGGTAATACACAAACACAGACACGTTTCTTAATCAATTCACCTGCTTTTAGTGCCGTAGAAGTATTATGCGTCACGATGTAGTCATTGATAATATAAAGCTCATCTGGATGATCTACTTTAATGCAGCGTACTTCCTGTTCACCATGTGGTTTGATCGATTTGATTAGTAACTTAGTTGGGAGTTTATCAAAACTTACTTGTACACCCATTGAGCCTGTGGTATAGCTTGCCTGATAACCAAAACTTCGTATCAGTTCAACTAAGTCTTTACCGAGTTGTTCTGTCCACGTCACGAAACAACCTTTAGAATCTGATTCGAACTTATAGAGATCAGTGATCTTATCCAAAAGCATCTTCCGTTGACGGAATGAACTATTTAACAAGTTAGCAGGGATCTCATCTGTGGTTGCATGTCGATAGGATTCAACAAACGCATTAATATCGTTTTGTGTGACAAGATCAACATCCGCCGAATTATGGCGAGCAATCATTGGAATATAATAATGACAGAAATCAGGATTCCCATTATATTCGTAATCCAGATCCGCTGCTTTCATGATAGACCATTTACCACTTTTCTCATCGAAGACCTTCCAGAGATGATCATGACTACAGATTGCTTCACGTCCATCCTCAAAAGTAATCTTATAAAGTGATTTAACGCCATTATCAAATACATCAACGACTTTTGTGATACCACCATTTGGCGCACTAATCGTATCACCTACCTTTAACTCACCAATTGGTTTCCAGCCATTCGGAATACGAACGGGTGTATCAAGGGGTAAACATTTACCGTAACCTGTTGCGAGGTTAAGTATCTTACGTCTACCACTTTCTAAGATATACTCGATCATATTGACTTGATAGTCATATGGAACGAAGGTTGGTTGTGCATGTAGTTCAGCCGGATGTTCGAAGTAATCCTTAAAAGTGTGCACTGTCTTATCGAAATCATTTTCCACATCAACACTAAACGATCTCAAGTGTTCGGATAACTGAGCGAATACATTGATATGAAAACGGATTTCTCTTTTGTCTTTTGAGGTAAAGCAAAATAGCTTACCATCTTTTTTCACCCATTTTCCCATCTCTTTCACCAATTGTTTTGCAATTAGCTTCTGTCTTAGGAAATAACGGAATGCTTCACGTGTTTGTTGGTCGAAATCATAGAACCGAACAAAGTGACTATAGATATCGAGCTTTCCTCTTTTTCTCATATCACTCAATCCTCCAAAAAATAAAATGCGTCATATAACAAAATATAATACACGCAAGTAGCAACATAGACCAGAGGGATAGGTTTACTATCCCTCTTTATTAGTCTAGACTATTTAAAATGCACTATAACTTCGTTAAATCGACCGTAGACGAAGTATTATCATCTTTAGGTACTGGCATGAAGTCATCGTGATAAGTCCCTCTCTCGAGCGCTTTATCCACATCCTCGTAGATATTGTACGATTCAGGGAAGAAGAGCCCATCGAATGGATGGTTAGCACGAATCTTCGCCAATGTCATGATTGGTGATTTGAAGTACTGTGGACGTTTCTCATAAGCAAGTAGTTGTGATAAACTACGATAGCCAAAGATATTACCCATGGTTTCAAAATCACGGTTACCGCCTGGTAGTGGTGGACGATAGTCCATGTTCTTCGCATCACGTACTAACAATGATGAAATCATCGCACCTAAGTGAGAGACCGGAATACCCACCACACCCATAACGATATCGTAACACATGCGCATCATATCACTGATACCTACTGGTTTATTCGCATCGATACCATGACGACCTGCAGACTTGATCGTTGATTCAAATGACTTCATGAAGTCTTCAACCGATGAAATCTTGTGCGGGATCGTGAAGAGGATCGATTTGTTATCCCATTTCTCAGGTGATAATATTACGGTTACCTTATTGGTTCGCGTTGTATCAACAAGATCGCGGTTCTCTGCAATGTAATTCACGAAGTCACGAGATAGTCTTGCACAACGTGAACGGTCAGATAGGTTAAGTGGCTCGATAATTACTTCACGTGATTTATCTGATAATGAAATCGAACAGCTTGCAATTTGTAAGTTAGATACCTGAATATCATCCACACTGATATTGGATTCCAGGTCAGCCAAGAATGGGATATCGCGACTATCAAAGGTCAAGCTGATTTCTTTCCATTTCGGATTATTGAGTAACTTCGTTTGGATAACAAGTTCATCGATAACATCTTTACGAGGGAATCGTAAGTATTTCGATGTGGTTGCATCTAATTCGAAAGTTTCTACTTCACGTGATACGATCAAGTGTTTAGCAGATAAGGATTTCTGTACGAAGTCACCTAACGCACCAATGATCGAGATGTGTCCAATCGAGAAGTCTTTTGGAATACTATCTGATACTAAACCGAGACAGGTTTCACAAACCCCATATTCATGGAGTTTATGACAGCAAGCCATCGTACGCAATTCTACCGTTGTACCAATCAGTTGTTTATCTTGTCCAGTAATTGGTCTGAAGACTGTACCGTCTTTGATAAAACAACCTGTGGCTGCATCCAAGTCATCCTTGTTATTAATCGCCCAAGGAATAGTTTCGGTTGTACCACAGTCGCCTGGGTAAACTTTATCGAAGATCCCAGTCATGATCTGCAAACGACGGTTTAAGTAGTCTGAAGATTGTACTGGATCTTTTGCTTGGATCGCTGCAATAGAGGCACCACGAGATTCTTGTGCTGACCAAAGGATGTTGTGGATACCACGTCCATATGAACTGAGTACGGGGTCTTTGAATTGTACGTTATCAATATCCGTACAAACCCCACGAGCCATATATACTTGGTTAAACTGCTTACTATCTACGATGCCATATCTTGCTTCACGTGCTAAAGTATTTTCCTTGAAGATTGGTGAATTACGGATGATTTCATCACCTTGTTTATACGCATCCTTAATTCGGATCTCTCCGTTTTTCAGACGTTGATAGATCTTATCGATCTCAGGATGATGGATGATCTCACGTAATTCACGTGCACCTGTTGATGGGATATAGGGTGTTAGATATTTGATACTATCATTAAACACCTTATTGATTTCCAAATAGATAATATTGGCAATCGTTGGTTCATCCACATCATGACGTTCTTTAAAGTTTCGCATATAGCTCAGTACTTTATTAAACATCTTTTCAAGCGAACCTTTACTCATCGGAAACGGAATCACGAAGTCTTTTGTTAAATGTGGTTTTAACCACTTGAATTCACGGAACGGTTTCCAGCATGGAATGGATAATACCGCTTGTCGCCAATAGCAGATGATCGGTTCACCTTCTGGGAAATGAAGAACGATTTTCTCATTCTCATGCGTCCAGAGATATTCCTTATCCATCTCTGCGAATTCATAAACATCAAATTCTCTTAAGCTCATTTCTACTGCTCCTATTCAGTATCACCAAAACTATAATCCACTTCATCAATATTGACATTTGAGATCTTATCGAAAGTATGCTGACGTTCATCAACATATTCCAATTTCAATCCATAGCAATATAAGAAGTGTTCTATACGTTCTAGAGCTCTTGATTTGTAATAAGGTAACTTACTATAGTCAATCAACTCAGGAATCACTGCTGGGTTCTCAGCACGTAAGATCGTGAGTACCGCATCATTACACATCACGTTGTTATTGGCAAGTTGTAGTAAGCTTGCGACGTATGCTGGGTTAGCGGCAGCCATTAATAAACGGACTTCAGTTTCACCTGCAATACGAATAGATTGCGCACGATAAGGTAAACTGTCTTTCGTTGTTGCCGAAAGTTTAGAGATGATACCGTGTTGTTGACGTTTTGGTACCGAAGTGGATGCCCAGTTACTCCCTACTTTTTCTAGACGCATGTAATACATCGGAATAAAGCAGATATCATTTTTACTTTCAACTGGATTTCCTTTCGGATCGTATAATGTCACTTTACCGAATTTAAGTGGGAAGTGTTCCTGTAATCGAACTGACATCTCACTTCCTGTAAAGTCTGAACCAATCGGTAAGATAGGGCTGATTTCATGCTCAATGAACTGATGCACGTGATACTCTTGGGATTCCTTATCGTCTAAGCCTTTTGAGATAATCTCATAATAGCTTCTAAACATGATTTGGTAATATCCCAATAGATAATCATAAGCTGCTTCCCATCCTTTTGCTTCAAGTAATTCTCTTACAAAAGCACGTTGTTGCTCAAGTGATTCAGCTAATTCACCTTCCCACAACCTTCCACTATTCATCCGGTGGACTGATGACAAAAAGATTAACAATACGAATACTGTTCGCATGTTATCTGATTGGACTATATCTTCACCGATAATAAAAGATCTTTTTATTACTGGTGCTCCCCGTTTCGGTACTTACATTAAAATGCGTTCCCTACTCTACTTGGTTACTCTCTTAACTATTCCTAATCAAGATACCCTTTCGATAGTCTCTGAAGCCATCCCATATCCAGTTGGACTTAGGGACTTCCTTGCGCCGATTAACACTAAGCTTAGTTTATCACGTTGACCACTGACAAGATTACGTCGTGGCTATTATATTCCTTTCAAAATATAAGTCGTACTAAGATCTATAACTGTGCATTCCCCGCAGTTAGAGGAGTATTACGCTAGCCCATCATTTATTTTAATGTATCAGTAGTGTAAATTAAATTGACTAGCGTCTACTAATACATCTGCACGTCTACCATAACCATCTAAAGGCATTTTATCATCTGGAATAATTGCAGTGATAACACCTTTATCGGCAGCTAACGTACAAAGTTTGGAACCCATCGTCATCGGAAAGTCTTTACCATAAGCAACAGTGATACGATACTCCTGGATCTGTTCTTTACGATACGTAACTTGAACAGAGTTCTTTAAGACTTCATGATCTTGTTGATACGCCATAGTAATAAGACGATGTAATCTTGGTGATAAGATTAAACCATCTCCTTTCACACGTCTTAGTTCACGATGATATTTGCGTAACGCTTCCATCGTATTAGTGTGGTTAACCCAATAACGATGAGGTTGTTGGTTCATATCCGTTGGTGAATGATACATCGATGGGTTATGAGAATGCTGTACCGTAATATCTAATACCGTAGCACCTGGTTCTGCATAATGCAATTGGTCAAATCCATAGTCAATGGTCATCAATGCTTTTGGTGTCATTTGTACTGGAGATAATTCTTCATCCAAATCACGTAAAGCAAAGAGTAAACCATCGTCACGAATCTTTTCACCAATATCAGGGAACGGCTTATAGTTATTCTCATCGCCATAAAGGTTTAAGAGATAAGCTTCTTTACCGTAGTTTACCACCATCTCACCGTATTTACGAGAAGTCAGTTTCTGGGCAAATGATTCAGAGATACCGATACCGTCCTCGATTACCTCTTTAAAACTACCCATTGCTGTGATCCCTACTTTACCATAACAGTAAGTACCGGATGTTTGATTCACACCTGGTGTGGTAAGAAGTACTGTTCCGGCTGGATAGATATCACCTTCACGTAAACGTTGGCACACTTCAGTTGGGATATAGTCATAACCGAAAAGCATGTGATTAAAACGATACTTCGGTAGGATGGCCACCCCGATGACATTGGTTGATAAGTTTTCATAAATCACGTAAGTTTCAGGACTGGTCTCAATGGATGTATCCCCACCTGTACGTGTATACTTCTTGATTATCTTGAGGACTTTGACATCCTCATCTGGTTCTCCCTCAAATCGAACATCGATAACATGCTCGGCGTAGTTGTAATCCATACCACTACTCACACTCATGATATCAGGTTCTTTTAACACTACAGCTTGTGCCACGTGCGATGCGTCCATCGCTTGTCGTGATGCTGAGTTATTCAAATAAAACGGATTCAGCCCAGTAATACTTCCTGCTAGCCGAACATCTGGACGGATATGTTCTTCAGGTTGTGTATAATTTATCTGATCAGACATGGTAATTCTCCTATTGAACCCTTGTTTGATTTTGTTTGTTGTTTAAAAAGTTAATTAACTTTGCAATGGATAACACCACTACAATAAGATAATATAGGAATATAATAAATTATAAAAGGGTAATTAAGAATAAGATGAGTACGAAATTAAGTGATTTGTTCCCAGGTCATGTATTAGATACTGGCCATTATGAGGACGATGGATGGGATGCCTTCTGTCGAGATCATACGGGTGGATTAAATAAATTAAGAAGTGCTTCTTTAAAAGAAGTGAAGAAAGATGAAGCTTGGCGCTATAGAGGAGATTTCTTTGGCTACCTCCGTTTCTTAGGTTATAGTAATGAGACGGATTGGATTAATTTGACGTTAAATGGTTATGAGCATCCTACTGAGTTTCAAGAAAGATCTATGCCACTAAATCTCATTAGTGATGAGACACTCAGTCAATGGTATATCCAGTATCATAACCATCTTGGTGAGAACTAAAAAAAAAAACAACACAAGTCGAGAGGGTACCTTCTGGTACCCTCTTTATTGTGTCATCTTATCGACGTAGACCACCTAAAGTGCGTGGTGCATCATTACGATAGAAACTTCCACGATCATCATAACGAGAATAACGATTACGTCTATCGTTGTAACGATCTGCGTAACGATCCTCATTTAACTGGCGCTCACGGATTTGGTTTTCATCGACATCGGATAGATCGATGTTGTCATTGTAACGACGCCGACTACTCCCAAGGAAGCGACCAGCTTCTTCATTACGACCACCACGATATCCACCACGACCAAGTTCTGCACGACGTTTTTGAATATCCGCCCAACTCATTTGTTGTTTGAGTGGAGATTCATCTACAGCTGGTTTTGATGCTTGTGCTGCACGCACCGCTTCTTGACGTACTGAACGAAGTGATGCACGTTCTTCACGACGTGGTTCACGTATTTCAGTTTGGATGTGTTTACGTTCTTTACTTTCCGCAATTGTTGGTTCACCTTCATTACCTGGTAATGCTGGGATTAAACCACGGTATACTTCAAGTTCATCTAAACCATCTACCCAAGATACATCAACTGATGAGATAGCATGGAACTTATCTTTGAACAAGCTATAGAACTTGATGATCTCAGTTTTAAGACCAAGATAAGCCTGAGTCAATGCGGTAAAGCTTGGTGCAGTTGGTGTATTGGTACCAGTTTCAAAGATGCGATTATCATGACGAGAAATCGTATCAGAGAAGATCACGTTTAAGCACATCAAGTAAGCTTCAAGATCTTTCTTACGTACTTTTACACCGGCTACTTTGTGATCACCTGTAGATAATGCTTCTTCGATCATTTTATAGAATGGAAGACGTGCTACACCTACACGGTTATATTTCTCACTGTTAATTGAATGACCACGTAATACCGTGAAGTCTACCGCTTTATTTTCACCATTGATATCGATCTTATCAAAGATCGCTTCAAGGTTAGATTTAGTTTTTGCATCGAACTCAGTTAAGTTTGCAAGTAATGCACGTTGAGACTTATTCAGTTTCTTTTGTTTACTTGCATCAGCTGAAAGTTCGATCAAATCTAACATGAGGTGCTGAAGATCGATGAAGATAGATGCACGATATAATTTCTTTAAGAAGTTAAATGTTGCACTATCTTTACGCATTACGTTTTCACATGCTGGATGGAATACATGGAATGCTTCACCTTCTTTATTGAAGTTTTCTAATACTTCAGTGGTTGGAAGGACAAGTACTTTACCTTTAATGGTAATTGGGGTTGGATCGGATACAGTTAAGAATCCTAATCCTTCTTTATTCTCAACGAGCCCAGTTGAGAGTAAGAGGCCACGATAAAAATCGACAGGTTGCATAATTATGCTCCTTACTAAATTTAGTTTTGTTTCATGTACATGTACGTGTAGAGATACTTAACTTATATCTCTACATCACCGTTTACTACGGTATTAAGCATTTACTGCTTCATCAACAAGATTCACCACAGAGTTCGTGAATTCATTATAATGATCAAGATCAGATGTTAATAACGATGAAGTTAAACTGCCTGCAAAGGTTGGTGCAACGAAACGATATTCACGCCCACCACCTAATGAGATCACAATCTTACAACTACCTTGAACATCGCAGTCAATCATCAATGAAACATCGATGAGACCGTTCATGGTAATTGGTGCAAGAATCACTTCTTCGAATTTGAAACGGAATGCTTCAAGACGTTGACGTTCAATCTGAGATGGTAGTCTTGGGATTAAGAATACTACCGCATCACGGTTATCATTACTGCTACGACGGTGATCACCAAATAACCATTGATAACGTTCTTCCAATGAAGAGTGCGTTTCATTTGTTACAGTAAAACGAATAGATTCGATTAACTCGGATAACAAGAGGTTTGGTAATTGTTGTGCGATCATGGTTGCGACGATAGTTTCTTGTGTTGAACCATCCCAACTATCACTGTCAAGATCTTCTTCACCGGCCACACGTAAACGACCTTCTAAACTCGCACCACGGGTTTGACGAATACCTGCTGGTAAGATGATAGAAAGAATATTATCGTTTTCCGCATCTGGGAAGTACTCAATAAGATCACCCCATGTAAATGCAGCAGCTGAAACGATATCCGTATCTTCAGATAATAGGTTAGTTAATGGGTTTTCACTAAAGTCATCAATTCTTAAGAAATTGTTGAGACGTTTAGTGCGATCCATTTCACTATAACCTAATAGACTGGATGAAGTATCATGGAGATCACCTTCACTATCCGTCGCACGGGTTACATTCACAAGCTTCGTTAAATAGAATGCTGGAATGTGGTGAGCACGTTCAACGTTACGAGCATAAGCCCCAACAGTTGAATGGTCTGGTGTGAATACCGGTTGTGATTCATATTGCCAATCATCTTCTTGATGAGTAGAGCGAGTATAAGCTGCACCAAGTACGGCTGCTCGTGGGTCAATCAGATAATCTTTTGGTGGTTGATAACCAAAGCCGTTTCTGTCACGAATGCTTTCATCTTCATAATAACGAGATGATACCACCACTGTATTATCAGTACGTACAGAACGAGTACGGTTACCACCACGTCCTTCCGCATTAGAAATCACCATCATATTAGTAATATGAAGTGGCATCGCATGGTCGATACTGCCGTTTTCAGATACACCTGCATAATCAGTATAACCTGTATAACAGTAGATCAAGTTCATTGAACCCACTGGCTTAACAAACTCAAGATAGAAACGACAACGTGGTTCAGCCCAACCATTGGCGATACCCACTGCTCTATCGATTGTAGAGCTTGGTACGATGATACGGTTAGCAACATTACTCATTGAGATGATGTCAGCTTGTTCATCTTGTTGGACGATTTTCGTTAAATCGTTTACCGCACTACCACCGACATTCGCTGTAAATGAACGACGCACTTGATCATGATAAGAACCTGTTGCAACAAAAATCGCTCTCGTCAAGAACATCCCACGGTTAAACTGAAAGTTTTGCCCACGGGTAGTGAAGTCATCTATCTCGCGATTGGTATGATAGATATCGGATTGTTGTGATGCACTCCCGCCACGTCTGGATGAAGAAACATCAGATGTTAAATCGATTAATGACATTTTATACTACTCCTATTGAAATATAACTTGTCGTAAAATACTAAGCTTAGTTTTTTAATAAATGGGACAACATTCTTTAGCGGATTGTTATCCCATTAAGATAATATAACCTTGTAGATTATATTAGAATTGTTATGGGTTGATTAATTGGTGCTTATTCATGTAAATTAATAACTCAACTAAGATATATTTTACATGATAACGGTTACACCAACGCCCTTCATAATTCACCCCTTCAAACCACGCACCCCGTACATCATCTTCCATCTTAATACAAGCTAGAATCGGATAACTACTACTACGACGTGATTCACCTTTAACACGGTTACTCGTGATTGTGTGCGGATAGAATTCAGAGATCTGTTTAAGTTGATCTGCTGTCACATCCGTTGTATCGAAAATCGGTTCAGGTTGGATATCGCGTAATAACTTACCATCGAAGATACGAGCAAGTTCATCGAAACCCCAGTGTTTCAATAATGCCATACAAACACGGAAACAGTTCCGGTATTGTACGCCTTGCTGTACTTGAACACCTGGACCATGTTTAACAGAGGAAAGATATTCAATATACTTCGGTGATACGGCTGATGCCATCAACCATTTCATCAATGTTGCACGGAACGGATGATAAGACTTATGATAATCACGATCATATTCGATTGCTTCTACCTGTTCAATAGATAAGGTCGGATCAAGATGAGGAATAATGTTCGCCACATCAGATAAGAAATGGTTATTAATTACCAGATTCATCTCCGACATTTCACCTGCGATCTTATAGCGCTCTAAGGTTGAGGCTTGGTTCTCTTCCCCTTCATCCGTTTTACCTGGTGCATCTTTATTCATAAAGAATTCACTACTACCACCACGACCATCACGTCCTTTTGTTAAGAACTCCGCATCACCTTGTACGTAATAGAACAACGATGAAATCAGAGATGGGCGTTGAGATGGTTCAAGGTTCTCGTATTTGTGCGATACCCCAATTGGTAAGAGTTTCTTCATGAACACATCGGCCATAATCCAATCTACTGCACCGTCTTTTGCAAGACCATGAACTAAGATTGGTGGGGCTAATTCATAATCGCTTTTGCCTGACCAGAATCTGACAATAAACTCACGAAGTCTTTGATATCCTTGCTCATGGATGAACTCTGTTTTATCCAATAATGAAACAGTTTTCATACAACGGAAGAAATCTAAGACATCATCACCAATTAACGTATAGTAATGCGCTAACACTGGCATGTAAAGTTTAGAGTAAATGATTAAACTGTTTAAGCCATGGTAGTCATGTTTATCGTAGGTTAATGATAGTGACTTCTGATTCTTTTCTGCCTGATCCGTGTTTTGAGCGATACGTGATAGAGGCATTCTGGTATCTTCACGTTCAGGTGGCGTCCAGATGGTATCTTTTGCCACGACATCTTTTAGTACAGAGCGATACGGGAAAGTATCTGAGATCACTTTAAGGTTATCACGGATACGATTCATTAATCGATCTGGGTTATGGATATTGATGAAATCCTCATGGATCTGTTTATAAGCATTCCAGAGGATGTCTTGCTTTTCTTTTGGGAGTTCAGCAAGAAGTCGGTTAATATCCCCAAATACAAAGTGATCAGCTTTGAATTTACGGTATAGCTCAATGATCCAATCGAGCTCTTCACCATTATGCGCCATGGTGACCGACTTGATTTTTCCATTAACGGATGGACGTAAAAGGAATTCCATTATTAACTCCTATTGTTAATACTGTTAGTTGTTTATTTCGAAATAAAGTACAAAGATACTTTCGTATCTCAGTACAATAAGATAATATAGGAATATAATAATTGATACGGACATATATCGAGGCATCACTAGGATGCCTCTCGAGTATGTCTGACTAGATCCAGTTGTCGTCACTGAATCCTGGGTCAGCTGCTGGGGTTGGTGCACTTGGTTGAGATGGTTGTTGATTGTAACCACCTTGACTTTGATAGCCACCATTGCCACCATTGTTATAGCCACCACCGTTGTTGTTGTTATAACCACCATTACCACCTTGTTGTGGACGCTGTTTTGGTTCTGGGTGTTTATATTCATTGATATAAACAGTGAGTGAAATATCACGCACTAAACGCGCCCAAGAGCGTGCTAGTAACGCTGAAACATCTTGTGCAGGGATTTCATTACCTTGCGCGTCCACCCGTTTAAAACGGAAATAAGGACGGAAATTGAAGCGTTCTGGTTTATCCCAACCAAAACCCGTCGCACCGATATAGACAAGACCATCTTCACCACGACCCGCAATTAAAGTACCGATAATACCTTTCTTGCCTTGTGCGACGAAACCATCAAGATTCCAGCGTACTTGTTCGGGTTGATTACGGCGAGCAATGTCTTCTAATGTGGTTAACACTTCGTTTAATGATACTTGGTCTAATTTAAATTCAAGCATTTTACCATCAGTACGGTAAACACGGAAACGAGGTGAGTTATTAAAGGTAGAGAATACCATGGTAGCAGGTTTACCACCTGGTTGTGCAGCAATACCATATAGGGTTAATTCACGAGCATCTGCAGCATTCTTTTCACGTTGTGGGGCTTGGAAACGACCGCCACCTTGACCATATCCGGACATAGGGAACTCCTTACTATTAAGTTAATTCTGTCTGTTAAAAATAAATAAAATTGATTTTGTCTTGATACACAAAATAGACTAGCATTTAGAAAAATTGCAATAAGGCATCTTGGTCTGCTTTGTGTTTGAGTTTACGGATACTATTACGAATCGTGGAATCTGTTGTCATCACAGTCCAATGATTATCCTGACTCATTTTTACCACTAAACGTTTTACGGTTAAGTTTTGCTGAATAAAGAAGACATTATCCCCGAAGACTTGCAGGGTGAATTTATTGAACGGCATATTCTCAATATCTTCTTTCTTATGGTAATTCAGTTTGGTGTTCCAGCTACGTCTTAGTTTTACTGCACCCGTATGGGATTCAACGAGATTCATCTTAGGGAATCTGTATTGAGAGAGTAAATCCGTTGGGAACGAGGTTAATAAAGAAACACTTCGGTTATCCTTTTCTAACTCCCATCCACGTATAATACGAACAGGAAGAAGTGGTCTACCTTGTGCTTGTCTTTCTTTATTGGTTTTATCTAAGAGATCTTCAAGCTTATCTCTTACAGTTAACATCATGGTCTGCACGAAGATCTTATTCTTCGTATTAAACTCACGAGGTTTCGCCATTGGGAAATCCAAATAAATCTTCTTATAATCAGGAAGATAAAACTCAGCGACTGTATTTGGGTTTAACTGAGGAACGGCTTGGATTAATACATCCATCTCAGCGAGTATTACTTCTACCACGTCATCCGCTTTCAGATTGTGCTGTTCAGCAGCTGGAATCGATTGGATCACATTACGTGATAGTGTTAATAGATTAACAAAGAGGACATCGTTCCACATGGATGGATTTGCCGCTGGACCATCAGCGATGAGTGATGTCCCGATAGATACGGGTAGTACTTCACCAAGTACTCGACCATATAACAGGTCTTGAGAAGTCTTTGAGGTTTCACGCTTAATCCCAAACCACTTCTCCAGAAGTTCATCAAACATGGCTGATTTCCTTTAATTTAACATTGGTTAATATAATGCAACGAGAGTTTCTCAATTTCCGTTTTAATGGAATCATCTTTGACTTCATTAAGGATTAAAGATAAGATATTCTCTCGGGTTAATGCAACGTATTCTTGTTCATATCCCTGAGTCACCTCAAGGACAGGTGTATACTGACTTTCTTTTGAAACGTATTTCTCAGTGAATCGGTACTGATTATACTTGGTTCTGAAATAAGCCAATAATGCTTTCATATCGATTTCTTTATCAGTATAAATAAAACGGATGTTTCCACTATCTCGATTGATGGCTTCAACTTGTTTATCTAACTCGCGATAAGACTCGATATCTTTACTATCGAATTTCTTCGTTAATGTGATTGAAGTGTAGACTTCCGCATCTTTATTTTCAATAAACTTCACAACACGATTATCTTCACTGTAATAAGTGACATCCAAGAAACCTTTCGGTTCCTCTTCACCATGTGCTAATCTATCAAAACTTCCTGCGACTTCAATCTTCTTATACGTACTTCTTTTATGGACATGACCAAAGAATGCGTTATATCTGACCATCTCATCCCAATCATCTTCTTTTAAATGAGAGATCTTATCACGGATACTTTCATTAAACTGATAACCGAATTGGTTATGACCTAAGATGATATCCACTTGGTCGAGATTGTGCTCACGTAGTAACTTACGTGCAGTCAGATACATCACGTCACGTTCAGCCCATTCATCCGGTACGTACATGATACTAAGATCATATTTCTCGATATATTCGATTTCCATATCCGTAATGTATTTAAAATCCACATCAGGATATAAAGTCTTAGCTATCGTTTCAAACTGTTTTCCTTGACTACCATCATGAGATGGGGTACCGTGGAGTAAGCGGATGGAGATACCAAACTGTCTGGCTAAACTTAGAACACGATGGTAGTGCATATTGGCATAACCCACACGCTCATCGCTGTTTAATAAGACTTGGTCAAGTAAATCACCCGCATACAAGATAAGATTAACCCCTTTAAGATAATCAGGGTTAAATATTTGATTCTCCAATCTATCAATAATCTTTTCCGTGGAGGTCTTATCATGAAAAAGATGGATATCGTGGAGACTGACTAATCTTAAAGGGAACCGCATAATCTTCTCTATTTAGTTAAAATGGAACACTACTCCCAATCATCCGTAGACTCATAATCATCGTGCTGAGTTTCAGTTTCTTGGGATTCTTGTTGTACATCAGATTCAACAGGATCTTCGACTTTCGTGTAGAAGTCATCCGTACGACCTAGGTAATCACGAATCGATTTGTCCTGTACCCAGAATTGATAGAACCCATGGTTTTGTTCAGTCAACGTACGGAAGTTACGATATACGCGTTCATCTTCCATAGGAAGTGGACCAAAGAAATCCATGATCTCATACCAAGCGAGGATATAAAGTCCTTTAGAATCCGTTAAATCAAGGATATTTAAAGCATTCTGCACCATGCTGTTAGTAAAGCGTTGGCGGTTGATTGGAATGCGTGCTTGTTGGGATTCCATGAATCGACGATACTGGTGAGTAAAGCCAAATTCATATTTCTCTTCCACATCAGTGATATACTCATGTTTAAAGCTGACTGTAAGTGATGGAACATTAAAAAGGATTTTATCGAGATCTAAATCATCCACGATTAGAAATCCGTTTTGCTCTCCACCCACCCATTCAGACATCTTCTTATAGTTATATTCACTGTGGTCTTTATTTTCACTGATCAAACCAGGATAGAAACGATGTCTAAACTCACTTACTGTGATACGTTTAGCTTGAATAAGTAAACTTTCATTCACCATACGAAGCGCTTCTAGGGCTTCGCGTTCACCATCGCTGATCTCACTATTGGCGAGTTCACGTAATTCATCTGGTGTCATTTCATCAGGCGATTGATTTCCACTCATCGATTAGCACTCCTTCGTTATTGTATTTTAACATTCTAGCAAGACGGGTTCCTTCGATCTTGATGATACGATTGAAGTTAGCGCGTCCACTATCTTTATCTTTTACCTCGATACGAATATCCAGGTCATATTTACCATTACCTGATGGGTCATCGATATAATCGACCATGACTTCACTGTCTTGGAAGTATCGACCGCATAAGGTCGCCAAATCAGCACGGACTGCATCTGCACAACCTACCGGATTATGGTTGTACTCAGAGACCGTATACAGGAAGCTGATGATCTTACCTGTAAATACCGTAGATTGATCATAGTTGGTTGTAAAGTAATCCAGTAGCATACTGCTTACCTTAGACTCTAATGTGATCGTCCAAGCATCAAGATTTGGATATGGCGTCGTATAGGTTGTTTCTCTTGCCATAGAAACCTTCTAGAAAAAAAAATAATTGTGATGAAAAAGAGGACACCCATCACAAGTGCCCTCTTTATTGTTTAAATGATTTCATGAAATCACTTGATGTTACTCAAGCATTGCGCCCCATTTTGAAGTTGGGTCATACTTATTTGCGATTGCGTGGTCAGCGAACTCCCAACCTAAACGGATATCGAAACGTTCACCATCGGTTAACTTCTCAGTATCACGTATCTCGTCAACGAATGAATCAATGAACTCCACAAATTGGTCATCCACAATTTCACCATTAACAATATATTTATAGTCAGGGTGTTCTTCTGGGCTAAATTGTAAGTCATCTTCGACTTCATTATCCCAGCCAGATAACGTTTTCTCACGCACACCTTTACGGATCACTGGATTTGCCATCATCCAACGACGCATCTTAGGTGTCGCTTCTACGATATCTTCTAAAGACCCAATCACACGGATGTCATCGTAGTCTTTTACTGCACGTTTTCGCATACGGTCTACGTGGTCACGTAGATCGATCAAGGTATCAAAACCAGAACGACGATATAAATCTGCAGCACGATCTGCAAATCGTCTTCCGATATCACCAAGTCTTTCTAGTGCACGTTCGTTAGCAGAGCTGATAAATCGACTTAAGCCTTCTGACATCGGCGTGTAGATTAAACCAGATGCAACGTTGTCGTTACCATAATAGACACTAGCCACGAATTTCACCTCCAATGATTTCGTTCCATTCCATCCCTTCTTCCAGCCAGCATCCTAACATACCCCAAACCTGTTTCGGTAAAGCCACATCACCGGATAATTTACCTGGCGTCGCATGTGACAATACAGTTGTTGCAGGATGGAGATGTACAGCAGATGCTGCTTGGAACCCATCTAATACACCCAGCTTGTTGGTCTCATCCTTTTACAAGCTGGGATTTTAACTATGTACCTATTTGAACGATTGGTCTGATAATACCATCTCGCCATTAAAAGTTTTCATGAACTCAGTATATTCCTCCGTTACATCTGGAGTAAGTCCATTGCCATCTTTCTTGTAGATAGGATATATTTTAATATCTCTATACTCTTTACCACCATCGTATAATCTTCTTACAGTTTTAATATCCAATAGATCTAGACCATGTCGCATCATGATATCGTTATATGATAATGCAGGGTATACCTTATTTGATTTGACGTTGTGAACTAAATAACCTGGAGTATTAACTGCCGTATTACTTTGGTATATTCTGATATACTGCCAGAATAACGCCTCACCTAAAGACATTTTAACCATTTTATCTGGAGTGTTACCAACACGGAAGAATTTATATCCTTTAATGTACTGGCAGTCTGGACGTAAAGAACTCTTGAGTGAATCCTCAATCCCTGACTTACTCACCCCAGTTAGCTCCATTGCATCGGTGAATGACTTAGAGATGAATCTAGATCCATCTACGTAATCCCAAACGTAAATTGGGTTGCGGTAGCCACTATTGCGTTCAAGATCGATCTCAACAACAGTCCAACCATTTAAGTTACTATATCGTCCAGATTTATCAATCTGAGGCACCATTAAACTTGCTTGAACACCAACAAGTTTGCTCACCTCATCTAAATTAGCACGAAGGCAGTCAGTACCGTTAAACTTATTAACTACTCGGTATATTAAACCTACACTGTTTGCTTTGCTGGCAATTCTACCGCGTTTATAATTTTCAGTTTTGGTGACCCATTCAAGATTTTCCAACTTATAGTTAGTTCTTGTTCCATCTAAATGATCAACTTCAATGCGTTCACCGTAATCAGCCTCAGGCACAGGAAGGAATGCTAAGGCAACCAAGCGATGGAAATCCACCTTCTTGTTTTTCATTCGATCGGCATCTGATGCGATATAAACAGTTGGATAATCATTCATGCGCATACTTGGCATGACGATATTACCATTGAACGTATCTTTCAACTGATAATTTTTATTAATCAGATATCTAGAATAGCCTGGTATTAAATACCAACCTTCCTCTACCTCAATGGGTTCTTTATCGATACCTAATACACCATTTGATACGCGAAGTTTGTCTTTGTGTTGTGAATAAAAGTTCATTTTACACCTCTGGTAAGTTTATTGAATAGAAATTAACATTGGTGTGATACATAGTCCATGTTTTTTCAGAGCACATCTTCTCCCACCATTACAGGTAGGCACCCCCATTTTCTGGGAACATGGTAACCATACTCTACTCGCCTCACTTGGCATCTCAACCAAGCTTACTTTCACCAGTTAATAGGCTCGACTAGACCTAATGCTACAGCCTGGGTATAGCTTTCGATGCTCGTTGAAGCTTCATCTCTCTAACTCATGGAGATGAGTGCTTGCGGATTGACCTACAAGTATACTTATTACCTTACCTTGGACATTACTCCTTGCCACTACCTTATTGCTAAGATAGCTTGGTATATACCTGTTTTCGGTTGTTTCCGCAGTTAACGGGGTTTCATGGCATGTTATCACATACCATAGGCAATGTCATCGTTAAGCGTTTAAACGTCCCATACAATGAACGACACCATCGAAATCAGTATTGCTTGATCCTAATATCAACACACTAATAGCCGTAGTGATATCAGTTGGATCAGTTTTTACTTTGGTTATTAAAAGGGATTTCATTGAACCCATACGTAATGAAGGGTTACGGTTTTCTATTTCCATAAATCCAGGTTTACCTGATAAACGGGTACGATGAGGTGATGACTCAATAATGTAGTTAATCATCTCATGGATTTCTGGATCATAGTTATTTACGGCATGAAGTATCCGTCTTTTGATCTCATTTGGTTTTAACCCTTTCTTCATGAAGAGGTTAGTCAAATGCACTTCAAAGAGAGGAATCGCAGCAGGCCAGGAATAATGCATTTCTTCTGCATCATGTACACCATGGATGGAAGTGACCACCATACGAGATGTCCAAGGAATGCGAGAACCGTATACATGTTTACGGAATTCACCTGTCTTTTTGTTATAGTCAGATGCGAACTTAGCACTAATGTAATCTTTAAGTTCAATCAGTACATTGGCCATGATGGATTCTTTACGTTGTTTGGTTAAACGACGCCCTAGGTTGTTCATGGTTGTGATCGTATTGATTACGTTCATATACGGGTTGAAGGCTTTAAAGTCTACGTAGCTACCAAGCTGAGCACGTTCAATGATGTTAAACGATTTATGCAGTAGAGGTACGGCATAAGGGGTACAAACATCATGATAAGTTTCATAGAACTCATGAAGTTGTGCGCATTTGGATTCACTGATTCTAAATACACTTGGGTTTAGGATCACTGACATGACAAGATCAAGGTGTTCAGTGAAGAAGGTAAGACCTCGTTCGATTTTATTTTGTTCAAGATAAGCGATACCTGCATGATCCGTATAGTCATTATAAAACGGGTCGAGTAGGTAACGGATAAGGTGACCTGTATTACCTGATCTTGTTGTGCCTGCTTTGAAAGCATCCATCAGGATATCCAGGAAATAAATCGAGAGGAGTTTACCATTTTCATCTGGTGCCCGAATCCACACGATCGGTTTGAGCTCTTGTGAAGATTGGAGGTTGATTTCCGTGTGGCAATACGGACATCTGTCACCAATTTCAAGCTCAGGGTTAGAAGCAAGTGATGTCATCCCACAACTACACGAGGGGATAAGACTAAAGCTTGCACCATCAAAGATACTGATAGTTAAGCGTTTGATGAGTTCATGATCTTTGATCGGATCAAGGTCATTTAGGTAGACGACTTCACCACCTAAGTGTTCAAGATCTCGGTTTAGATCGGGGAGTATTGCATTTACACCCATTTAAACTTACTCCTTATTTTTGTTTTGATGAGAGAACATCCTTTTAATTTTTAAAATAAAAGGACAAAAGAACGGGGATGTCCGAAGACATCCCCGATACAATGGTTTACTTACGAATGTAAGTGATTAGCGGCTACGGCCACCCCAACCACCCCAGCCTTGTGAGCGGGTAGATGATTGACGTGCGTATGCTGCACGGCGTTGGAATAAACCACCAGCAGAACCCACACCACGTGATAAGTATGCACGGTTGCCACGAGATTCACGGTTGATGTCAAATGCAGCATCAGGGCCGATAGAAACGTGTGCAACCTCAGCAGCTTCACGGAACAATTCGAAGAACTCAGGTGTAGCGAATACACGTTGAGCATAACCAGTTAACTCGAATGTAGAGTTCATGGTATTTAATACTTCGATCGCATCAGAGATACGACGTTGTTCATCGATTTGTTGGTTGTAGTACGCATCAGTTAATTTACCGATAGTTTGGATGTCATCAACAGTGTTCATTAAGTTGATCATGTCGATGTTACGAACATCACGTTTACGGCCTTGACCATCAATGTAGTAACCCAATGGGATACGTGTATAGTCAGTTGCTAATAACTGTGGTTTACCTGCGTTTTCCCAGATAGCTGAGAAGGTGTTGCCACCGAATAAGAAGTCAAGTGATGCAACCACTGCGGCTTCAGATTCACGTACACCTTTCGCTGCATCTAAGATGATATTTTGAACTGGTGATAATTGACCACCTTCTTCGATATCAACTGCGATTACTAAACGATCTAAGTAGAACGCAGTACGGCAGAACTCGATGAAATCGAATGATGCATCGTTAGATAATACACCCATGGTTTCTGGTTCACCACGACGAATCGGAGTATCTAACATTGGTACTTCACGACCTAATGCACCAACGAAACGTTCTTTAAGTTCGTTAGCATAGATTGGGTTGAAAGCTTGAATCCAACGGTTAGAGTCAGATAAGTAACCTGCAGAACCAATTGCAAACATTAACTGAGTTAAAGTTACTGCGTTAACGCAAGTATCTAAATCAGTGATAACGAATACTGGCTGGAAGGTTTGAGTGTTATCTTCAGTCCATACTTGTGAACGAGTGTTTTCGATATCTTGACCCACGTAAAGTGCATCAACGAAACCACGTGCTACAGTTTGCGGAGAAATACGGGTAGATTTACGACCGTTTTTATCCACGTTTTGACGTACTACAGTTTCGATAGTTACATCACCACGGAAGGTGTTACCTAAGTAGTCCACTTGATCGATTTGACCAAATTTAGTACGTACGGCTAATTTACCATCAGCTGGTACTGCGTTGAAGTTGAATTCTTCAGAATCGATTACACCTAAGTCTACTAATAAAGACTCACATGCTTCTACAGCACGGTAAACGATACGACGAACTTCATCAATATCACCGATGTCCATACCAGGTGCAGTAATAATTTGACCTGCTAATTCAACATCAAGTTGTTTGTTGTCTTCTTTGAATGCTTCTTCAACCATATCTAAGATGCGGTTACGCATTTCAACAGATTCCGCGAATACATCAGTTGGTACACGTGGAATACGGATTGGTGTTGCATTACGATCTGCTTCGAGACGTTTGTCATCGATATAGATTTCACCAAGATCAGTTGCTGTACCACGTAAGGTTACAGCGACTACTGCTACGGTGTCTTCTTCACGACGAGCAACAACTAATGCAGAGATATCTGCATCTTCAACTTCACCATCGAATGGTAAGAATTGAAGTTTATTTTCTTTAAGAAGACGTTTGAAGCCTTCGCCAGCTACGTCTGCTACATTTTCGATTGCAGCGATGGCTGTGCTGATTGCACCGCTCACTGGGTTACGAGAAACAGAACGACGTAATAATGCGTTCGGGTTAGCTAAAGTTGCTACACGACCGTCAGTACGAGTTGGAGCTTTTTGTGCGCCACGTACTACTGATGCAGTAGATGGTGCTTCAGCTTTTGGTGCTGCTGTTGTAGCAGCGTCTTGATTTGCGAATTGATTTCCCATTTTATACTCCTATTGTAGATGATGGGTTAATAAAGTTTAAAGATCTTTAAGCTTCGTATTCGATGCTTATTATTTTGAAGAGACGAAATACAACCTTCTCTTCATTATAATAATTTATCCTTATAAATATCAATAGAACGGGTATTTATACGAATACACATCCAGATACAGGCTAATAAAGATTTAGTAATGCTCATTTGAGCGATAACCTGTGTAAAAATCGATAAAGTATCGATATTCGGACAGATCTAAAAGGTACATCATAGGGATACCCATGATATACCGGGTGGCTATTTTGAAAAGTAGCACCATAAAACATACTATACAGAATTATCAATAAGGATTTAAATATGAACTTCTTATACCCAATTGACAACTATAAAGATAGTGGCAGGATATTTAAGAATAAGTTTGAAAGTGAAGTGAGATATAGACACATGCGAGTGATGACTCGTGTGATTGAGGATTGGATGCATGATAACTGGGAACTACCGGGTGGTCATCCCTTAATTAAGATATTGAACAATTTAAATGCGGTGACTGATGATGACTACCGTGCTTTCTTATTATTACGTGAACAGGTAGGTAGTCTTGCAGGTGCTCTAGGGTTCTTTGGTGGTACGGATAAAGGAAGACTACTTGATAAGCCTTGGTTCTTCTTAGATCCTAATACCCCTGAGTGCGTTATTAGTAGTCAGTTTGAGGATACCCAGAAACTCATCCTTGAGCAAACGATGCATGAGGATAAGAACTACTGGATGAGCTGGGAGCCTATCCGAGTCCGTTACCATGTCTACACGGATATGGACTATTGGATTATGGGTAAGGACTACGGTAATGAACCACGTATAGCTTGTGACAAAGATGGGGTAAATATCATCGAGATCGACATGGCACTTCTTTATATGCAATATCGTTACTGGAGAAAGAGTCGTTACAGTAAAGATGTTGATAGTGAGGGGAATACTTACGAATACCCGAGAACCGTCTTTCTAACTCGCTTTGCTTTAGCCAACGCCATCGATAGCCAAATGCAGGTAGCCTATCTCAATCGAGTAAGATGTTATTTCATGGGTACACCACTTGGTAGCAGTCGTCCTATCAATAAACGCCATGCTTATATTAACACCTACATGAACGTGGATAATAGCATCTTAAACAGTATCATGTATATGAAGAAATATGGTGGTCTTGACTTTGATAAAATCGTTTCCAATTTACCGACAATCGCAGGTAATAGCTATGGAAACTTTTTTAAAGAACTTGATATACGACTTGACCAACGAACTGAACTGATCTGTTGTTATAGTGTACTTCCTTTGTATGAAGTCTGGTTGAATTTAGTCAATGAGAAACAAATGCAACGTTGGAATCGAAATGAAATCCAACATGTTTCTCGTGGGTTATTTTTAATTAATAACAGAAAACTATTTAGTACCGTGTCAAGTAAATTCGGAAATCGTTTACAGCTTCGTTTCGATAAGTTAGCTGAATTACTTCCGAAAATCAAGTAATACCTTATTTATATAATAGGCTCGATAGGAGGGGTCTTATTATGAGTCAAGATTTAACTACTGTGGCATCCGCTATACAGAAAAAGCAAGCTGCTTTTGTAACTTATCACACGGTGAACCGTAATATTGAAGGTGGTCGTTACCGTTATGATCATGGTGACCTTTGTGTGGTAAAAGAGAAATGGTTAGATGAGGAAGGGAAACTTCATAAACGCCTTAATATGATTGAGAACTATCCTCGACCATTTTGGATTACTAAACCTAGATTTCGTAAGTTTAAAGACAAACGGGAATGGGCTTACTTTGATGAAGTGGACATGTTTCGTTCACCACATCACAACCTAAGCTTTGCAGTTCAAAAAGCATTAGGTAAATTTAACCCTGACCCTAAGATGCAGATTCGTATGGTCAACCGTGACCCTTACGTATTTGGTACAGACTTAAGTCCAACGTATATCTTAAAAGAAGCGTACAGCCATAAATATGGTGGTTATAAAGCCGGCCGTATGGAAGTATGCAAACTGGATATCGAGACCAATGTGGTCGATGGGGAAGAAGATGAGATCTTAATGTGCTCTATCGCTTTAAACGGTAAAGCTGTTACTATTGTAAGACGTGACTTCTTATTTAAGAATAATGTCAATGGTGATGAGAAGTTCTTTGAGATCTTAGATAAAGATATCCCTCAAGTAAGAGGTGAGTGGGGTTATGATGTCGAGCTTGTTATTGTTGATAACGAGATTGATGTAATCAGTGAAACCTTTAAACGTTTACATGCATGGCAACCTGATATTGTAGCGGGTTGGAACGTCATGATGTTCGACCAAGCGGTAATCGCGAAACGAATTGAACGTTTAGGTCAAGACCCTGCTTTATTCTTCTCTGATCCTAGTATCCCTGATAAGTATAAAGGTTATCGCTTCAAAGAAGGTCGACGTTATGCAGTAAGCGATAGTGGTAAGAAGATGAACTTTAAGCCTATCGAAAGATGGCATGAAGTGATCGCACCTGCTTCATTCATGTGGGTCGATGGGATGTGTGTTTACTATCGTCTTCGTAAACAGAAAGGTCAGTTACCAAGATATAGTCTTGATTATATCTCTAACTTACACTTGAAGATTGGTAAATATGAGATCCCTGAAGCTGAAAAATACGTAGGTCTACGTAAACACTTTTTCATGCAGACTCAGTTCCCCGTTCATTATACGGTGTATAACTTAATCGATACGATCATTTATGATCAGTTAGATAAGAAGTTAGGTGACCTTGAAAGTACATTCTTCGATTTATTGGGTGATTGTGATTATCGTGATTATCAATCTAACCCTTCTAAAGCGGCATGTAACTTCCATACTTACATGTTACGTGAAAGAGGTGGGGTAATCGGTAGTACATCTGATACGATGTTTAACGAATGGGATAGACAACTTCCTCCATTAGATGGTTGGATTGTTGCATTAGATACGACTTACCTTGATAGTCATCAGGGTTTGAAATGTGTATTTGAAAATCCATTCCAAGAAACCCGTGTCTTTACCCATAATGCCGATAGTGATATTACGAGTAGTTATCCTTGGGGTACGATCTTCATGAACATGTCTCGTCGGACAACGAAGATTGAAGTCAGTCAATTGGTTGGTATCCATAAACGAGATCGTTATACTTTTGGTTTAAACTTGATTGCAGGTCGAGTCAATGCTATGTCAAATGCCAGAATAGCATTCAACTTACCCGACTTCAATAAGACACTCGATATCTACGATGAGTTTGTCAACGAGTATGAATCAAATAGTGGACATTAGGCACCTCTTATAATTTAAGCTAATAAGTGGGGTAGTTTTCTACCCCACGCCTTTATGTCGTCAAAATTACTTAGGCTCTGTATTTGAATGAGTTTTATATAAACAGAATAGGAATAGATAAAGATGAGTCAATATGATCCAGTTACTGACTATCGACAAGCCCAAGGGGATGCAAAGAACCCCACTAATCCATATCCGGGTGATGTCAGTAAAAATATTAATCCTGTTAAAGGAATAAGAGAAGATAATCATCGTATCGAGGTACAAGCAGATCGTAACTGGGTACGTCGAAGTTTCCATTACTTCAACACTGATCGTGATTATGGTCAGGCACAACGTGATTATGGTAAAAGCCATCAGGCTAAAGGGTTTTCTGGTGCACCTGGTGTGATTGAAGCAAAACACCGTAAAGCATGGCGTAGTTTTGTCTCTACTGAATTAGGTGGTAACTTCCCAATCAATACGTTATATGGTTATACACCAACTGCAGATATTGCAGTAGATAGACAGTTCCCAGGTCTTGGTGGTGAGATGGGACGTGCCTATCAAGAACGTATTGAGGATAATGCCCATGATATCCACATCCGTTTAGGGGTGCAGAAGTTTAATACAGGGATCAGTTTCTTTAGTAGCTGGTTTGACTATTACTCTCACTCTGTAGCTGTACATGGTCGTACACCATCTATTTTATATGAGATCGGTCAAGTAGCGGGTATCGTGATGGGCTTTATGGCACCTCAAGTTGTGGCTGTTGGTTTCATGATTAAGTTCTTTGCTTTATTAGGTGGTGGTCGATTCTGGTACGTCAGTCCTGCGATGCCTTTATATTGGACGGCTGTAACTAATATCTTTAATGAGATTACGGGTTCCATGGGTTTAACCTTACCGACTACAGCAGATGATGCTTACGACATGAAGTTCTCAAAAGGCACTCAAGGTAAAGGTCCTTCTGCTCGTAATGGATTAAGTTATATCCAGAAAGTCTCTAAGTTATTACCAGGTGTATTCCAAGAAGCATGGGGGAGTAATGAGGAAGGATTTAATATCGATGTCAGACGTGTAGCCTCTCGTGCTCAAAGTACTCAGATGCAGATCAACCAATACGTTTCTCGTAAGTTACAAGATGCGCGTAATTATGATACAGATAAAGCATTTAATCTCTACGATGAAGCAATGCAAGCGATCCAAAACTTAGGTAAATGGGGTGGTAAAGTCGGATTTGAGGGAAGTGTGAGTAATAAGAACTCTCTACGTGCTTATACTCAAGAATACTTTAAATCTAAACTCGGTAGTTCAGATACTAAGCAAAATGCGGTGGGTTTTGAGATCTCTGAGAAGAACCGTAAAGATGGTCAGTCTATCTATGATGCTGACTCCATGCAAGCCTTGTATACGAACACTAAGACTAATAGTAACACCAGCGATATTGATAATAACGATGATGTCCAAAAACTCTTCATGAAAGAATTAAATGATGGTAGTGCTTGGGTCACGTTGCGTGTAGATGGTACTCGTAGTATCTCTGAGTCATTTAGTAATACTTCTGAAGAATCTCAGATTGCAAGTATGATTAATGGTTGGGCGGATTCTCGTAAGCAACTCATGTTTAATATGGCAGGTGGTAGCATGTTTGGTGACATCATGCAATCTGTGATGAATGGTGCAGCTGACTTCGTAGGGGGTCTAGCGAAATCATTTAAAGTGGAAGGGTTAACCGGTTTCTTGTTTGGGGCTAAAGTCGATATTCCGAAAACATACGGAAGTAGTAGTGCGTCTTTGCCTAAAGCAAGTTATACGATTAAATTGCGCACGCCCTATAAACATCCGCTTTGTGTCGCCCAGGATTTATATCTTCCATTAGCAATGATCCTTGGTATGGGTTTACCATTAAGTCAGGGTCGTAATGCACATGGTGGTCCATTCTATTGTGAGGTTTATGATCGTGGTCGTTGTGTGATCAAAAACGGTATCGTCAGTAGTATCAGTGTAGAACGTGCTACATCAAATGTTGCGTGGACAGCGGAAGGGTTTCCATTAGGTATCGATATTACGATTGATATTGAGAACCTTGATACCACCATCCACATGCCGATTAATACCATGGGATTCTTAGATAGTATCAACCCATTTGATGCAGCTGAACGTATCTTAATCGGTAATGAAGGTGCAATGGCAGATTACGTCAGTACACTTGCTTCATTATCATTGCCAGATATGATTTATCGCAGTAATAACTTTAAGCGTAACCTTTATGCTTACCAAAGACAATGGACAAGCTATTGGGATAGAGATCACTTTATCCAGCGTATTGCGGCAAGTGCACCGGGTAGATTTGTTTCTGCATTTGTACCAGGTACAGACAGACGCTAAAAAAAAAAATAACAACACAAGTAAGAGGGTATCATTTGATACCCTCTGCTTATGTCCATTAAAACTGAAATGGCTTTGAATTTATAATGATGTATAAAAGAACAATCGCAATAATGGCTTTTATCATTTTACATCCATCCTTTATATTGGTTATAGTTAAGTAACATGTATCCCATTAGTACTAAGATCACCAATAGAATAAATGCGACTAAAGCATAACTGAACCGAATACTTGCTTTACCGTGTTCGAGGTAATGCGTTGGTACCACTGCTTCACTCTCAGTACGAGCATGAATTTGATAATACCCATATACACCTGAGACTAAAGCAATAATAAGTAATACGGCTAATGTAATAAAGATTTTAAGCATGGTTTCATCCCTCCTATAAAGATGAAGTCAAGTTTAATTTAACTGTGGTCGCGTTCGACTTGTTGGATGCGTTTTACACGATAACCATTAGCAGCCAAAACTTGTGATAAAGCTTCTGCTGACTCTGGTGTCACATCAAGTAATTCTACTACGTAGTTTGATACGGATAGAAGCTTGATGGTTGGGTAACGAATCCAGGATAGTCCGATTGCATCTGTATTACCATTTGGATATTCTACTAATACGTAGAGCTGAGAAGTGTAATCTTTCTCAGAAGTTTCCTCTGGTAATGATGCAAACATTTGAGCGTGCTTGGTTGCAACCTGATAATTAAGTTGTTCTGCCACGTTACCTGATACGATTGAGGTTACACGTGCATTGGTTACTTTGGTTGGCATTACTGCATTTGGGTAAAGTTCGAAGTTATAACGCTTACCCAGTGTAAATGGATTACTTAAAGCCATTTATTCTTCCTCACCTTCGTTTAATGTAAAATAGAAATAACCTTCATCTGTAAAGAAGATACGTTCTATCTTGTTATATTCAATATCATGGTCATCAAAATACTTTAACCATTCCATACGAACTTCTCGTTGTTCATCTGTCAACTCATTGGCATCAGCGATGAAAAGAAGTTCACAAACTGAATCAGACAACTCAATAAGTTCAGTTGGAATCGTTACTGGAATATCTTGAGTATCCATGTCGTTATATTCATGTACTGATTTAATGAGGCGTTCGATTGCCCCATCCTCAGCAAAGTTAACATGAAGCTCTTTCATGTGTTAATCCTTATCTAAATAAATATTTAGTAACAAATCCTCTACAACCCACTCTGTTCTGACGATATCGTTTACATGGGCATCGTATTCATAAAGAACAGGATGCAGGTATTGTCTGATGAGTTTGTGGAGTTCAAGTTTTTCCCAAGTATCACGAAGACCTTGGACAGCGACTCGATGGGGATTGGTGTAATACAAGATCACTTCAGAGAGAGAAAACTCCCATCTGTCATTTTGTCTTTGTACTTCCCTTATCTTATCCATCAAGCCTGTTATATCAAATTGGATGACGCGCATAGTTCTGGTCTCCGGTGTACTAAGAAGTTTTTATTAAGATGGAATCGATCAATATCAGGCGGGATTCTTCCAATATCCAGATACTGAGCAATTCCATCAAACGATTGCAATAATTCATGCTTGTGTTCTAAGATGAATTCTCTGATTGCTGAGATATCATCAATCATGCTATCAAAGTGTTTTCCACCACTAAAGAACAACCAGTGCATGTCTTCATAGATATCATAACTCTCATCATTATTAATAAGAGAAACTAATTCCATCAAGATACAATAGATGTAGTTAATCTTTTCGGTTTCTGGGACATTGGTTACACCGAATTGTTTATCGATGAAATCCGTCAGTACCTCAGGTAACCAATAAACATGGTAACTCATTTATCCCTCCTATTAGGATATCGTAAATCTTAAAAATCCATTTCGGTAATTGAAATCCTGGATGCAATTCATGCCTACCCACTCATGTTCTCCATCATCTTGATAGACATTAATAATCCCTAAGCCTTCTATACCAATAATATAGCGTCGCATCAAGGCATTAAAGAAATCATTCACGTCATCTTGTTGAAGGAAGTCATAGTAAGCTTCATCGTTAAACTCCCAGTTCTCGTAGCCATCCTTTTGCATAGCTGATGTCATCTCATAGATGATACCCTGGGTATTCTCATCCATTTCCACTCCGAGGTCATCGAGTGTATTTTCAAGATAACTTAATACATCTCTACCATGACCTACCATCATTCCACCTTTTACTTCGGTACCTAATACAGTCAATCTAAAGAAGTAGTTCAGTAAAAGTAACATACATCCATATCTCACCTCTCTTACTGCATTGGATACTTCTAGATCTTCGGTATTTGTTAACATCGGGATATCACCATGTAAGATCCCTTCAAAATGTCGTCTTATTTCAGTATCTTCCAGATAGACAACATAGTGGGAGGGTGGATAGGTATTCCCTCCACCCCTCACATTGGTGAGATCAATGACGTTAACATTCTGGTATCCGATAGGTTGTTGACATCTTGGTACGTGTTCAAACATCTTGGCTCCTAATATCTTAAGATAGACCCACCCCGATACATCTCGTAAGGGAAGTGTCTATTCTTATAATAAAACTCAAACTGTGCAATTGTCATGACTTTCCATATGAAGAGATCTCTCTGATCAGAATCATCTGCGATCATGAACCGGAAATCCGTTCGGTGGAAATCATCTAACTGATTGGTAAAGAAGTTATCGATGATGTCGTAAGATTTCTCCACGAACTCCCATGCGATATCATAGTTACTAATCTGACTTCTTTTAAATACATCTACCACTTCATCATCTGAATGATAATCTAGATAATGATAGATGACCATAAAGAAGTTTAGCACACTGAGTTTTTCGGATTTGATTTCATAGTCATTAGCTTTGGATATCAGCTTCTGGTAAATCATCCCAAGGTGTTGATATAACGACCGGACGTCGATAATCGCGGGGCGCATTCCTATTGTCCTCTCTTTCGTCTCTTAATTCACCATGATAAACCATAATACGCTTATCCCCAATACATCTCACTTCCAATACATAGCCACGGCGACGTATTTCAAAGTACTCATATCCAGTTGGTTCATAGTTAACTGGGTAGATACTAAATTGTTCTGAGAGTTCATCCATGATACTGTCTAAGATATCGGATACTCGATCACCTTGGATTTCCTCT